CCAGTATCTCCAGTAGGACCAGTATCTCCAGTAGGACCAGTATCTCCAGTAGGACCAGTATCTCCAGTAGGACCAGTATCTCCAGTTGGTCCTTGTTCACCAGTTGGGCCTGTAGGACCAGTCTCACCTGTAGGACCAGTCGATATAGGACCAGTTGGTCCTGTATCACCTACGGGGCCAGGTGGACCCCCAAGTGGACCAGTTGGTCCTGTATCACCTACGGGGCCAGGTGGACCCCCAAGTGGACCAGTTGGTCCTGTAGCTCCTATACCTGTTGGTCCAATTCCTCCCGTTGGACCTGTAGGCCCTGTAGGCCCAGTAGGACCAGTTGGTCCAGTTGGGCCAGTTGGACCAAAACTTCCAGTTGGACCTGTGGGCCCAGTTGGTCCAGTTGGACCTGTAGGCCCAGTTGGACCTGTAGGCCCGGTTGGACCAGTGGGGCCTGTTGGACCAGTAGGACCCGTAGGGCCGGTGGGACCGGTGGGACCAGTGGGGCCTGTTGGCCCTGTCGGCCCAGTGGGGCCTGTTGGACCAGTGGGGCCTGTTGGACCAGTAGGGCCAGTGGGACCAGTTGGGCCAGTTGGTCCAGTTGGACCCGTAGGGCCGGTGGGCCCAGTTGGACCTGTAGGCCCGGTTGGACCAGTGGGGCCTGTTGGACCAGTAGGACCCGTAGGGCCGGTGGGACCAGTTGGCCCAGTGGGGCCAGTAGGACCAGTTGGCCCAGTGGGGCCAGTAGGACCAGTTGGCCCAGTGGGGCCTGTTGGACCAGTGGGGCCTGTTGGACCAGTAGGACCCGTAGGGCCCGTAGGGCCGGTCGGTCCAGTAGGACCGGTGGGACCAGTGGGACCAGTAGGTCCAGTAGGGCCTGTTGGCCCTGTAGTCCCGGTAGGCAGTCTCCATTCTCTAGTGCCGTCTGGATAGCTGAATAAAAAGTAGTCTTTCCCTGGTTGTCCAGCGTCAGGAGGTGGAATACCTAGATTGGGCTCAGCTTGAGCCAGTCCGAGAAATTCATACCGTGAAAGATCACTCGCTACCTCAAGAGGGGTTTTTACAACGACTCGCCCACTTATAAGTTTAGTCATTCTTTATCTCTACAACCGTGCCAATAGTGGGATATTTAGGTGCAAGATGGTATTTTGACTTTTGGTATCTAGTCCTGGAAAAATTCATTATGTGTTGGCGCTTTCCACAATACTTAGGACTACATCTAAATTATTGGCCCCAGCAGCATCTGTGAAAACTCTCACTCTGTGTCCTTCTTCAAGCACGAGGCGGCCAGTCAAAACACTCAAAGCGTCCTCAATGGGAATTTTGGCATTACGGACCAAGAAAGTAACTGTAATATCTTTCACATGAGCAAAACTTACTTTTGCAGTAACATTACCCACATTGGAAATTTGGGCCAAAAGAACAATTGCTGTTACACCTACAGGACATGTATAGATTTCCTCAAAAGAAGCAGGACCTACGGCTGTGATTCTTCTTGTAATAGTTCTAAAAGTATTCAGCGGCAAAACAGCCATAGGAACCTCCACAAAATAACGCTATACGACTGGGTATTTATAGGTATGTCAACTACCTTGTCTTAACCACTAGACTCAATACTCAAAATAAATGGTGTTACAAGGCCAAACAAGCTTTTGGCAAACACACGTCCACTAAGTGTGCCAGTATTCTGATTGATAACTAATCCTTCGCCAATACGGAAGTCACCTTTGTGATCGGTGCTAGTGTAGTAAATTCTCCCACCGCGTCTCATTACAACTTCGTTTTCCTGTATAGGTACACCACCTAACTGAGGCAAGCAGGTGTTGATATCTGTTCCTGCGCCCACATATTCAAAAGTGTGACTGGATGCAGATGCAACACTTACTTGATAAAAGTTTACAGTTTCATCATCCAAAGGTGCATAGTCTGTAACTTCTTCAAGTGTGACAGTTGTTTCGTTTTCCACAGTATCGCTGAGCAGTGACCCACCGGCTCCTACTAAATCAGCTGCTACTGCATCCACAATAAATCCAGTGTCACGTGTACACAAGCTCAGTTGATCAGCTGTTAAGAACCCTGGACCAAAAGTATTCAACACATATTGCGTTACTTCTGCTTGAATAAATTGCTTGTTCAATCGTAACAATTGACTGGAATTATTCCAGCGTAGATTTTTGGGACCATAGAGGGGGTTTATTGTGCTGATCAATACATCAAAAGAGGCTTCCAAGTTTTGTGAGCTATAACTGCCATAATTTAATGCTGGGTTGACTACTTGTGGCACAACCCCCTGGATAGGTATAATTGCACTATTGGTGATAACGTCCATAACCAACGTGCGTAGTTGGGTCAAAGCAGCGATGGTTTGACTTTCTTGCCCACCAATCAAGCTGGTTACACCGTTCCAGTAATTTCTACCACTACGCAAGGCCTCAATTACTCCACCTTTTGTTGCATCAAGTGTCATGCCATCTACAATCAATCCCACATCTCGTTCACACAGTGTCAGTTGTGCGGGTGATAAAAATCCAGGATAGGTAATACTTACCCATGCACCAATTTCAGCTTGGAGGAATGCTCTGTTGGCCTGTAGGAGCAGTCCTGCATGGGTATATCTTATATTGGCTACACTTAAGCCATCGTTAATAAATGTGGTTATATGGTCGAAAAATGCTGTTACGCCATTCAAAGTAGCTGCTCCACCACTCAAACTTCCATTTGTAACTTGTGCTACAGAAACTTGCAGCGGAACAACAGCAGTGTTTTGAACTATGTTTTGACTTAGACTCTTGGCGAAATTTATGGCCTGAATAGTTTGTGTTGATTGACCAGGTATCAAACTGGTTACACCATCCCAATAGCGTTGGCCACTTCTGAAACTAAGGCTTGCTGCCAATGGTGCTGGTATTACAGGGCCCCCATTTATTACCAACGGCGTGGCACTACTTATAGTGTAGTATTTTGGATACAATTTAGCCTCAGCAATAGCAGGAGTACCCCCAGCCCCAATGATATCACCACTGACGCTGTCAATAACTTGGCCAATGAGTTTGGCAAAATTAGCTTTCTCATCTGTAGTCATAGACACCAAAGTATTTGCATATGCTGTTACTTCAGCTTGTAAGAATGCATAATTGGCTTTCAAAAGAGCACTTGCACTATTATATCCTGTAAATGGCAGGCCGTTGGAGATCAAGTTGGTGATAACATTCACTGCTGCTGTTAAGTTAGAGGCAGCATACACTCCATTTGTAAGCACTGGATTGACACTTGCGGTCACTGCTGTTTGGAAAGGTGCACCTGGGTACGCACCTGGTGGAGTTGATATATTGTTGATAAGATTCAACCCCCATGCCAAGATATAATTGATCGCATCAATAGTTTCCGCAGCTTGTCCTGGAAGCTTACTGACTATCCCATTCCAGTAAGATTGTCCTGCTCGTATACTTCTTACAAAGCCGCCAGTTGAACAGTCAATTGAGAGAGCATCAACAATGTATCCAACATCTCTGCTGCATAGTGCTTGTAGTCTAGCTGCCTCTGTGGGATTACCACCAGCTAATGCGTTGAAGAATCCTGGATACTGCCAATTCACATAAGCCAATACCTCTGCTTGTAAGAAGGCTTTGTTCAGGAGCAGCAAGCTACTGGCATTGTCGTAAGGACTCAGGCTTGTCCCGTAATTTATTATTTGACTTGTATTTGTAAAGAACGCAGTCACCCCAGTTGTGGCATCCAATCCGTTGGGCAAAGCTGGATCAACAACAGGCAGCTCAGTAGCTTGATAAGGACTGCCAACATATCCGGCAGGTGGGGTTGGGTTGTTATCAATCAGATTATATGCCCAGTCTCTAGCATATGTGATAGCTAGCAATGTATTTGCTGTGTCAATAGGACTGACTGCTGCCTTAGCAGTCAAAAAGCTGAAGCTTTCAGCATCACCACCTTGGAATCTTACTCGAGGACCAGCACTGTAACTGTTACCGCCGCTTGCTAGATCAATAGCTGCAAGGCCCATACTGAGATCAAGTAAGCATCCTGTGCCACTTCCACTGAGAACATACTGAGTTTCAACGCCATTTAGTGTAGGCATCTTTGAATATTTGCCAGCTGTGTCAATAACAACTCTTGTTACAATACCAGACGTAAATCCATTTGATGCGACAGCAACTACTCGGACACGAGTTCTCGCCGTGCCTTCTCCTCCAACCACCTCGAGCAGGTCATTTATTTGATAGCCTTGCCCACCATTGAAATAGGTGTTGTTTGAGGTTGTAAAGACACTGTTTACGCTAGCACCAACAGCTTGATACCAAATTTGGCCAGCTTTGGCACCAGCGCCCCCGCCTCCTGAGAAGCGCACAGTGGGGTCAATTACAAAGTTTGATCCTGGATTTGTAATCCGTATATTTGTGACAACACCAGCTGTTACCTCAGTAATAGCTGTTGCACCAGTGTCGCCATTACCTGATCCTCCACCACCCTCAATAGTGACAATGGGTTGAGCTATATAACCACCGCCCTGACTTATGAGTGTGACTTCACGAATTGTGCCAGTTGTGTTGTCATACTCTGCACGACCTTTGGCTGTGATGCCACCGCCACCACTTATAGTAACAGTGGGGCTTGTGTAACCTGTGCCACTGCTGGCGAGATTTATACTGTTTACGCCAAAATTGATACTGCAACTGAATCCAGTTCCTATGCCGCTGCTAGTGGTAGCCGCACCAGAAACTATAGGGAGGTCTGTGTATTCGCCTTCATCAATCACAAAAACTGATGTTACTGCACCTCCCAAACCTACAGCAGCTACTTGAAGCAACACTGGCGTATTCACTTGCAGATTTGGGAAAGTTCCTCCACTAATTGTTATGGTGTCGTTAAGTGCATAACCGCGACCACCATTCAAAATAGCCACTCCGCTAGCTATATCGCTTCTGCAACTGTAAATCACCGCACCAATAATTGCTCCAGTACCACTGGGATCGTAAATTGTTGCGTATGCGCCGCCTGTATAACCAGATCCTTTTTCTATATTATTCAACGCGGTAATAGCTCCACTTGTTACTACTGCTTGAAATTCAGCACGCTGTCTTGCGTAACCAATTGGTGGATCCAACAGCACTAGGGGTGTACTAGTATATCCCTGTCCTTGATCAATTACTTGTATTTCGCTCACATAGCTGAACTCAGGACCAACAGTAGCCACAAGGCCCACAAATGGACGTTGGATAATATTCTTGATGTCAATAGTATCAACACGGAATCGTCCCGTGCCAGCTTTGATTCTGCCGCCATAGAGATAGGGACTTATGCCATCAGCCAAAATACCAATATCTCCGAAGCTGGTATTGCTGTTGCTTATGCTGCATGTTGCACCATTTTCTACCCATGTGCCAATTGTAGTACAGATAGTGAAGATTGACACCAACTGTGCGTAACCTTGGTTTGTAATGTAGATGCCAGGACCGCCTTGGTTATATTGAGTGAAGCCATCCAAAACCATACTCTTCAAACCTTTGGCAAGGTTTCCATCCACTTTCATCCCACCGCCAGTTTCGTTAAAACATGTGCAGTTTTGAACATAAGGACTTGTGCTGATTACTCCTGCTCCCCCAGGCACACCAGGAGGAAGATCGGGATCGCCTGCCAAAGGAGGATAGGTGATAGCAAATCCTGGCGCCTTACCACCTCTGAAACTCACGCCTGCAATGTAACAGGCATTGTTGACCCAAAAGAAGTCTTTTGTAGGATTATTGTAAAAGAGATTTACTCTACGCAAGTTATCGCCAATAACTGACACTCGCTCAGGCAAATAGATGGGGTTGTTTTCGTAATAGTTGCCGCTTCGGACAAAAATTGTTGTAAATGGTTTTGCGATTGCAGCAGCAGCTTTGACGGTTCTTTTTGCCCGGTCTTCAGCCAAACCATCATTGTTGTCATCACCATCTTTTGTTACCCAAATTACGTTAGTAACAGCAGGTGCAGTACCTTTGCTAACGCCAGTTACTACCAAATCACCAACACTTACTCTGGCGCCTGTCATTACAGGTGTTACACGAGCCGTATTACCAGACGGGCTTGGTTGCACAATTGCTTTGGGTGTATTTGTGTATCCACTACCACTGCTGTTGACTATGGCAGCAATCAGACCGTAGCTGAGATTTACCCTAGCGCCAGTTCCTGTTCCACCAACTACAGGGTTGTTCAGCAATGTGGGTAGGAAACTATAGTATCCAGGATCAGTAATAATAAGAGTGTTGATCTCACTCACCATATTGAATTGAACGCCGTAACCGCTGCCGCCAGTGGCTTTGTTATTGGTCAAAGGTGGCAGGGTGTAGTAAGGTCCTTGATTTTGGAGTTGGCAAGTGCTCTCAGTAACACTGTATTTGGCTGCTGTTTGATATTCAGTAAGTAGGCCACGGCCACTGCCACCAACAGCGGGGTTAGCCACAATATTGGGCAGTTCTCTATAAGACCCTGAGTTGTTGATTGTTATGTCTGTTACACGTCCGCCCAAAATAACAGAAATAACTGAGCCATTACTAGGAGGGTTCACAAAGGTAAGCCTGGTCACACTAGCGGGCTGACTTACTGTGTAGTTTGTACCCAGTGTTTGTTTCACGTTGTCAAGAGTCACATACAAATCAAAATAGTCAGCTGGTATAATTGCACGGCTGAGATCAAAGTTTGTTTCAACCCCGTCACCTGAGAAACTATTGTAAAATACACCAATTACATCGCCAGCTTGCAGAGAAAAGGCTGGCAAGAATGTGATATCTGTTTGCAGGCCGTTGGGCGCAAAGCTGTATACAGCCCCTAGGATAATCGTGCCATTTAACGTAACAGTAACGCCACTATAATCCAATGGATCAATAGTGAATGGAACTGTATAGGTTTTGATTGCTGGATTTGTAACAAAATTGTTTGTATCATATTTCCCCGATATTTGAATGGGGTCAGCTGAGATAATAGATGTGGCAGGTGTGCCTGAACCACCAAAAACAGTGATTTCCTCACCTGTGATGTATCCCACACCTTGTGCAATTATTTGTGGTTCAATCAATTTGACTCTAGTGATAATAATAGTAGCTGATGCTGGTCCATCACCACCACTGACAGTGAGAATATCATTGGGCTTATACCCACGTCCTTCATTGTTGGCATCAACAAGTATGCTCTTGATTCTAGCTGTTTCCACTTGTAACAAAGTGGGTGCAGAGAATACTCCGCCTTGAACTGTCAAGGCGTCGCCTGGCGTATATCCAGCGCCACGATCCCAGGGCACAACGATAGGTACAGCGCCCATAACAGCTTCTGCAACAGCTTGCACGCCACCAGGTGGTGGTGGATCAATTGTAATAGCTGGAACAAGTGTGTATCCGCTTCCAGGATTGTTGATATTCAAGCTAGTAACTTGCCCTTTGGCATTCAAATTCAAAATACCTGTAGCCAAGCTGTTGGTGATTACATCATTATCAATTAAAACTTGGTCTACAGCCAGCTTACTGGCGTTGAGTTTAGATCCGTCCCATTTGAGATCTGCTGATCCAGCAAATGTTCCCCCATTATTGAATTGAACAGCTTGTGTGGGTCCACCAGGTGTGCCCCCTGGTCCGGCTGGGCCGGTGGGACCTCCTAAGGGGCCGGTTGGGCCGGTTGCACCAACAGGACCAGCAGGGCCGCCTGACGGTGCAGGAATGGGTTGTGGACCTGTCTCCAAAATGTTGATGATAAGATCAATACGTGCAACAATGTCATTTGTCCAAAGTCCACCATCAGTGTAGGCGATGTCAAATACTTGGGGCACCAAACTGTAAACAGGTGCAACTGAGGTGTTTGTAACCACATCGTTCATCAGGGTTTTTAGATGGTTCAAGGCCGCAACAGTAACCTCTACCTGTCCAGGTATTACTGTTTTCCCAGACTCATAATATTTGTTGCCAGCTAGGTAGCTATTGAGATTGATGCCACTCAAAACATCGCTCATAACACACGCGGCAATCAGTTGCACATCACGAGCACATTTGTTTTGATCGTAAAAGTAAGGGGCTGGAAATTGGTTGTTGATCCAGCCAACTACTTCTTGACTCAAGAATTCAAGGTTCAAATATACCAGTGTTTGTGCGCTGAAATTTCCCAACGAGGTGGGAACAAAGTTGGCATATTCAGTGCTGGGTCCAGTTAGGATAATATTATTGATAATCGCAATATTGCTGGCAATAGGAGCATAGGCTACTACGCCGCCACTGAAGCTGGGTATAATTACTTGACTGGGTGGTACAACAGCTGGATAATCTGGTACAATAGCGATATTAGCAACGATTTTTTGAACCAAACTCAATGCATAAGTTAACGCATCAACAGTCAATTGTTTCTGCGCAGGTGTATTATAAATTAAAACACTTGTAACACCGTTCCAGTAAGCGTTGCCAGCTGCAACACTGTTATAAGTAGAGCCCAGCAATGTGTCATTCATTACAGCAAACAGGATAGTAGTCAAGTCTCTGCTGCATTTTTCCAGTTGAGAGGGGGTTAAAGAATAACCCAGGGGATAATTGCCTTGTACCCAAGAATTAACTTGCGCCCGAATAAATGGCAAATTGTAGATAACCAAGGCAACTGCGTTCAATAAACCTTGATTTTGTGTAATTTGACCAGGGCTACCATCTGACAAGAGGTACCAAGCTGTGCCGTTGTAATATTCCAACTTGTTATAATCAGTATTGAATCTGATCATACCTGTAGAGGGAGCAAGTGGGTTACTTGCTGGCCGTTGCGCCGTCAAGCCCACTGGAACCCTGATAGCTCCAGTCCCAGGGAATTGGATGCTGTTTTCTAAATCGCTGTTTTGGAATCTTGTTACAACCAAGGTGCCGTTGGGATCGCTTGTTAAAACAACCTTGTTGCTTTGAACAGGTCCAGATAACCTCACTGTGGTATTTTGTAGGTTGGAGATTTCAGCAGCCGCAACAGCAAGTTGAACTCTCATTGCCTCAAAATTGTCTCTGAAACCCTGACTTTCATTGTCAGAACCGGCCACAGGATAGTTGGTGTTGATACTGTCTGGTCTAATGTTGCTGGTCATGGATATCCACACTAATCGCGTTTTTTCATATTTATGGGTTGGCACAATTTGTGTTTTTGATCCATGATTTAACAGTCATCAAGCGTCACGCTTAAATACTCATGGTGCCCAACTCTCTACTGGAGGAACGCCACTTGCAAAGAAGATTGAAACGCTCTAACAGAGCCAATCCTCGAGAAGATCGCAACATTTTTGACAACAAAAATGTTCGAAACAACATCATCGAACTTGAGCAATTTACTAAACATCTCAAACAAAAAGTTGAGTTGATTCCCAAAAACCTCAGTCAAGAAACTTATATTGAAAAGCTGGAAGACCCAAACATAAACATTGTGTTTGCCATTGGTCCAGCAGGTACTGGTAAATCATATCTTGGCACACTATATGCCATCCAATGCTTGAAAAATGGCAGTGTTAGCAAGATTGTGATTACCCGACCAAATATCAGTTTAGATGACAAAGACATTGGCTTTTTGCCTGGTGACATTTTTGCCAAAATGGCTCCTTGGACTAGGCCAATCTTGGAGATTTTTGAAGAGTTTTATTCAACCAAACAAATTGCTACAATGCTGGAAAACAATGTGATAGAGCTGCTTCCTATGGCTTTCATAAGAGGCAGAACATTGAAAAACAGCATTATTCTCCTCGATGAGGCACAGAACACTACAAAACTCAGTATGGTTTCTGCGCTGACCCGAATTGGTGAGAACAGCAAGATGATTGTGACTGGAGATACGAAACAAAGTGATAGGGGAACATCAAATGGTCTCACAGATTTCTTACAACGATACAAACCAAACAAACGAGTGGCTGTTGTTGAATTTCAACAACAAGATGTTGAACGCCACCCAGTAATCAATACCATACTGGACTGGTACGGAGAAAACTAAACAACCTTTTGTGAACCATAAATACTGGAAAATTGGGCACTTCTAGTATTATGGTTCACAAAATTCTCGAAAATTTTTCAGATCAAGCTGAAGAAGTAATCAAAAAGCTTACAGCCAAACAAGACTTATTGGATGTTATGCTGGATATTGAGGATTACTTTGATAACAACAATCTCTATGTATTTGACAATTGGTTCAAAGGTGAGCTTGTAAATGGCCCATTGGTAAAAAAATACTGGATTGAAGTGACCTTCAAATACCCATACCATCACATGCCTGATCCTGAAGGTGGGTTGAGACTTACTCAACATGGCACCAAAATACAATATGAAAAAACTTTTCAAACGGTGCCTGTGCCTATCCATAGTCCTGATGACTATGAACCTGGTACCAAGAAGCCGCGAATGAAAAAAGAAAAGGTTTGGCTTATTCACATGAAAATACCACGCCGCTTTGTTGAAACTCTTGATCCTGAAATGCTAGACATTTACGATGAAGAGGTAGAGGACACCGACATGGACAATGCTGAAGACCAGATGGCGCAAGGTCAGGCACCTGGGTTGGAGATGAATACATGAACCTGAAGGAAGGACTGCGCAAAGGTGACTTGGACGGGTTGATACTTCCGCTTGTTACTGTGGATGAATATGAGTCCAAAATTGGCGATGATGAAGCTGTTGTTGTGGGATTTTATGCATTGGAAGCGGATGCTGCGCACGATTTAAGTAATTTTATTGAGAGAGCGCCTTACATGGTGTTGGATACTGATGTAAGTCCAGCCCCAACAAAGGACGGTTACTACGTATGCTTTGCTGAACTCAATCGCACACTGGACTTTCCTAACGCTTTGATTTCCTTGTTAAATGATATAACAAAACTATGTAATATTGATGATTGGCAATTTACTACTGTGAACTTACCCAAGGACAAAATTGTGCCCTTGACTGAGAAAAATTTGAAAAAAACTGTAAACTGCAATGTACGTGAAACCAAAAACACTGACGAACAAAATGTCAAAAGGTTCTTCAAACATAGCAGCTTGAAAGAAGTATCGTGGGCAGATGGGCAACTAACTCTCTCTGAACGTGCATACAGAAAAACGTTTCAGGTAGACACCTTGACAAATGTTGTGCCCCAAGGCCCGGTGGATTTGAGTGAATCAGGCAGTAGCGAATGCAGAGTTCTAGAAAAAGCATTAGCGGGGCCCTACAGCGTCCACAAGCTGGGAGAGCAGTTGGTTGTGGAAAATTGGAACCTCCAAAAATTTTTAGTGTTAACACCCCTCTAAGTGTTGTTACTAGCGTCACCTCCCCTATAATCTACGAACTATTATAGGTTTTGATATCGTGGTAATGTGTCCACGGGCGGAAGGGATGGTGACCCATCAGGAACGCAAACAACTCGGCGCCCCTATACGCCGGACCGGGAAGCACCGCTGTTTGTCTTGACACATGCTCTCCAGTGCGAACCCGGAATACACAACCAAGTGACAAAGTAGGTTGAAAAATTATCTTTGCGATGTGATGCATCGCATAAAAAGGATCGCTCTGAGGTGGTCATTCTCATCGATCAGGACGCAATTCAAGGTAGCTGATGCCCTTGGTTGTGTTTGCCGCTGCTGAACCCTGTGTTCGAGGTAGTGAATGCATACTGGTACCGAGCAACCGCCAGTTTTTGGTTTTCCCAAACATTCATCCAAATCATGCTCTCTATACGGCGCCATACCAGGCACTTGAGACAATTTACCTCCCCAATTAGCCGTTGGGGAGAGTATGATCTCTTCCAACACCACCCAGAACATGAATATATGAAAATCTTCTATTGCATCATAAAATATCAGATGCTATGTTGATCTCAGATAAAAAGGATCGGCAAAAAATGTGGTTTATTCTGCTTATGGCTGTGATAGCCGCAGTGTATGGCCTAGGAATGGTAGCTAATATCATAGGCTACTTTTTCCTATTCATTGGGCTTGGAATTGCCGCTCTAGTGGCACTGATCGTTATCGGTGCCGTTCTCGCAGATGGGAACTGAAGATGACAGTGTGGGACAAAATTGCCGCTAGGGCTTATGATAATCAGGACCCGTGTCCTGTTCACCCGCTACGCCCTACTCTGGGTCCCAATCCCAGTGCAGGAGAGGCTCAGGCATATGCTGATGCGCTCACGCATTATGAGAAGGTAGCTCTACCCGAACACGAGGTGGCTTATAAGCTATACATAGCTCAATGTGCCGAGTTGGCTGCACCTTTCCAAGATGATCTCGAAGAGTATTATGGCATGAAGGGTCATCCCAAAGCAGAGCTGCTCTACTGGAAGAGCTATGAGCGTGGTCACTACGCGGGCTTCAGTCAGATTGCCAGCGCCTACAGTGACCTTGTGGAACTTGTGAAGTGAGAGAAAGCTGCTGTTGCCCCAGCCTGTCACTGTGCAGAGTAACCGACAACAGTTGGATGCTCAAATAGAGTGGTGCCAGCAGAATCTGCCACGCTATACCTGGCGATGTTATGTCACTCATTTTTGGTTTGACAGTCAAGAAACTGCTACCCATTTTGCCTTGATATGGAGCACAAACGATGGTTGACGTTCGACTGCTGCGTGATGCTGCTATTGCAGAGAGCAACAACGGCTTCAACGTGCATGATGAGCTAAAAACTCTCACAGTTGAAGAGCTCAAGAATGTAACCCAAGCTAGCCTCAAAAATTTTGAAGTTCTGTGCCTCAACGTGCTGGGCGACTTGAACATTAGCACCATTATCAGAAGCAGTCACCTTTTTGGGGCTCGTAAGGTGCATGTGTTTGGTCGCCGACGCACTGACAACAGAGGCCTAGTGGGAGCTCAAAATTACACCCAAGTGGACCGGGTACAAGGACTCCTAGAGGATGGGGTTACTATCGATCCTGATGCCTTTTGGCGTTATGTGGACCAGGAGAGGCTCTATCCTGTTTTTGTTGAGCAGGGAGGCACCAATGTTTATGAGTTTGATTGGAATGAGAGCCTACTAGATGCCAACAGCCTTGGTCGAACCATGTGCTTGATCATGGGCACTGAGAACAGCGGCATTCCACAAAGCATTCTCAAGGATGTTGACATGGTAGACCAAGCTGTGAGCATTCCTCAAACCGGCGTCATCCGAAGCCATAATGTAAGCATGGCTTTTGCTGTTGTGTGCGGTCAGATGGTTAGCGCACTTAAATGGTATTGACGTAGCGAAGATATTTCGCTATAAATGAATTGAGCGTTGTGCTCGATCTTGTGAAAGTGGTTTTCACAAGTTAACTCCAAAAAATGCTGCGGCATAGGAGAAGACTAAAATGGCTCGTAATTTTGATATCGCTCAGCGTGCTTTTGATAACCGTTTTGTTGTCTGGGCAGAAATTGATCACCCCGAAGCAGACCGTGATTGGTACCTGAAGAACGGACTTGCAGTACCCCAGCAGTGGGTGGCTGTAGCTGTTACTCATACCAAGGAGGCTGCTATCCGCGCCACCAAACAGGTTAAGATTTAACCTCAAAAACAAAAAACTTGGATACTACCTGAGCTGGGAATTATTTTCCCAGCTCTTTTTTTCTGATGGCTTGATCAAACAGCTCTAGTATCTGTTGTTTTGTTTGAGGTTCAATTTGCTGGCAACGGGTGATTTCCGCATCAGGAAAATACTGCAAGATTTCAGTCACAGCTTGATTTTCTGACTCGGCAACAATAAACGAAGCCAACTCCACATCTTGAATATAATTTTGGTTGATTTCATCTAGCAGTGATTGGTTCTTGGTTTGAAACGCATCAGCTACCAATTCCTCAGTTACAGTCAATGAGCTCTTGCAGGATGTTCTTTTTTTATACATGTGGCCCTGTTGTAAGGGATACCAGACCCAAGGAGTAGTAACTTCCTCTTCTTGCCATGTTCGCCAACTTATGTAGTGGATGCTGTTCATAATAGGTTGAAGCCTTAAATCATCTTCTGAGATGAGTCTACTGGACTCCCTGGAGCTATGCAAAAATAACTGTCAATGCTTTCATATTACACTTAATGGTGTTGAGGAAAAAGGCTATCAGGATGGTACATAACGACTTGCCTAAATACCTTATATGAGCAAAGAAGATTACATCACAGTCAACGGCACAGTTATTGAAGTTTGTCCCAACAGTCTGTTCAGAGTACAATTGGAAAACGGACTTACAATACTAGCTCACTTGGCTGGCAAATTGAGAATCAACAACATCAATGTCCATCATCTTGATCATGTGACCGTAGAGCTAAGCGCATATGATTTGACGAAAGGACGCATTGTCTACCGACAAAAGCGCCCTCCTCGGAATTCCAACGCTACTCATTGACCTCAGTTGAGTCCAGTGTAGCCTCATTATCGTTCAGGACTACTGCCACATCATTGTCTGTATTTTGAAGGTTGGGCACTAAGACAACAGTTTCTGTTGATTTTTCCACATTGCTGTCAAACCAATCTTGGATAATCTTAAGGTTGTTTTTTAGTCTGCCATCATTTGAATTGTGTTCAACCGCCTTGGAAGCGTAATCTAAGCTTTCTGTTCTTAACCCCAAATTCCAAGCACTTATGCTGGCAAGATCATGTGGTAACCAACTCCATGAGTCTTCGTTACAAGTGTAGTCCATTGGATGTTGAGTGATCTCTAGGGCTTTTACAGCATGTTTGTAGCATTCACCCCAATTGGCTTTTGTATAATAATATCGAGCTAGCTCAACCAATGGCTCTCTATGATTTGGAGTTTCCATAGTAGCCATCTTCAACCAGAACTCTTTGTTTTCATCATCCACTGATGCCAAGTTTTGCATTGCAAATCCTCGCTCTACATTCCAGCAAGGCATTGTCAAGAACTCTTTGTAAGTTTTGATGCAATCTTCCTTCATACCTCGATACATATATTCTCTGCCCAGATAAGCTCGCATGCGTGCATCGTGAGGATATTCTCTCACTGCTTCCTGAAGCAATGGTAGATCGCCGTTTTTGTTTTTGAATTCAGGGTAGTGGAGGATACGCAGCTCGGGGCAACTGGTTTGAACTTCAGGCACACGGCTGCATAACCCTTCGTGAGTCGCACCTACCCATCGAAAACCTCGTCGCGCATGGATGCGATCTCCATTCCAGATGCGGCCAGGCACACCAGGTGACAACCAATTCCAAATATATGTATATCTAAGTCTAGTGGTTTCTGGTGTCCATGACTTTTCCAACAGTTCTCGCCAGCCGTTATCAAGACGTTCATCCATATGAAGACAAATGCATACATCACAATCAGCTGGTAACAAACTCATTGCGATATTATATGCATCATCAAAACGCCAAGGACTGATCAATGTATCATATACAGAAACTTTATTCTCTTGTAAAATTTGTTTTGTATCATCTGTGCTGCCTGTATCTATTACTACTCGGTAATCAGCATCTGCACATGACAGGGCCCAAGCAGCAGCATTTTTGTTCTCGTTCAATGCCGGAGCATAGACGCCTATTTTCAATTTTGTCATCCTTTGTTCTCCAGGACAGATTTCACAAACTCATAATTGGATTTGATGCGGCCATCTTCTGGCTCAAGACGTGCAGCTTCTTCAAACATTCTGAGGCTTTCGTCCTTTAGGCCGAGGTTCCAAGCACCTAATCCGCATAGATCATACATTCTTCCTCCCCAAGCGTGCGAATAATCAAGATAGCTGTTGCTCTTGTGAGCACATTTCAAACCTTCTTTAGCAGCCGCATAGAGATTGGGCCAATCAGCATTGTTGTAGTAATATTCGGCTAGATTTAACCAAACTTCTCGTCGTGTGGGACTTTCAACAGAACTTAGTCTCAGCCACTTCAATTCTTCATGGGGTAGACATTTGGCTAACCACTTCATAGCCTCGCTCCGTTCATCAGCCCAACCACTTTCAGGCATGGCAAGATACTTTTGGAAATGTTCAGCAGCATTTTCAGGCTGATTATACCAAGCATACTCTCTTGCCAACCAATAGCACAATTGACTGTCACGTGGCATCTCTTTGTAGCTTGTTTCCAGCAAGGGTAGATATTGGCCACGACTTTTGCTAGGATCTTGTTTGTGCCACATAACAACACTGGGGGCTACGACGGTTTTTTCATCACCAATGGGAAAAATAGTTTCATGCACTGCACGCTTCCATCGATAACCAAATCTACTATGCAGCTTGTCTGCAAGGAATTGACTAAGTGGTTGGTCATTGGCATCAAAGTTGTGAACATAATGATAGCGCAGTCTTGTTGTGCCAGGTAACCAATGTTTTTCCAGCTCTTCTCGCCAACCGGGGGCCATCATCTCATCCATGTCCATAGAGATACAGACATCAACATCTTCTGGAACCAATGCTAGTGCCATGTTGCGTGCATCATCAAACCTCCAAGGTTTGATTTTAATAACACTTACTTGTACACCACGTTCTCGCAATGCCTCCACAGTGCCATCTGTGCTGCCAGTGTCAGCTACGACTAGATAGTCAGCTTCTTTGACACTGTCACACCAACGCTCTACAAAATGTCTTTCGTTAAGGGAGATAGTATATACAGCTAGTTTCATGTAATCACCTTTGGCAAAGAATCAGGATCAGAAATATATGGAGTATACCACCATCCTGTATATCTACGTTGTACCACATTTAACGGCAAATCTGCAAAACAGACTTCAATATTATGGTGTTTTAAATGGGTATCAAACGCTTTGTGAGGATGAAAGTCTTTGTCTGAGAAGCAGGAAAATCTTTTGCCTGCTTGATTTGCTGTGCTGCTGTTGCCTATAAACCAAAAATCGCAAGGACTGCCACACCCAAATTTACGTTGAACCAGAAGTTGGTTGTAATCAAAACACCACTGAGGCAAGGAGTTTTGATAGATGACATCAGCTCGGCTTACAATGACAAAATCGTATTTTTGAGAAAAACAGCTTGCCATCTCAACAACTCTTTCTTGTGCCCATAAATTGGCCCACATTGCTAGAGGATAATCTTCAACAGAGCCAATATTTGATTTCAACTGTGCAAGTGAGTTTGAAAAACACTGGGAATCCAAGCTAAATGTCTCAGATTGTAAAGGACATAAGCTTGATAACATTGAAAAATCCTGGTGTGTTGGAAAACCACCAGGATTTTTATGTGTGTATCGTGGATGGTTTGAATCTGCAGGATACATTCCCAAGGACGATGCATCGTAAACACAGGCAAACAGGTCTATGTTCAAACAGCTAAACAAATGAGTTCGCAAGCTAGCTGCAACATTGTTGAAATGTCGATAAGGGCCATACAGGCACAGTGCTAGTTTCATTATACTACCTTGATCCAAGGAGTGTATTTTTGAATATCATGTTGCTCATAAGTGAACTGACTGTTTCGAGTAGTGTGATAGTAGATTTTTTTATGAGTTAGCAGTTCGCCAACGCTGTGAATGAAGTTGAAAACACTGCTATCAATGAGGTGTATCTCTTGTGCATTTTCAATTACACGTATCCAGGAAAGAAGATTTGATGTAACATTATGTGAGACTTTTACAATACGTACATCGTGAGCACTTTCATCTACCCATTTCAAAGGCACCCTTCCACCAATGCTGGGCTCGTCATGGACTAATCTATACGGGGTAGAGTCTCCCACAACCATATCATACACTGCGTCAACATCAGGAATACATTGTGGTAATTTGAATTGGGAGAATCGGTATTCATAAGGTAAGCCAAATTGCTCATAGTACCACCTGTACCACCGTGCACTTGTGGGTCGATGCATATACACATCAGCTTCGATTATAGGTATGCCAAAACAATCTAAGCTGTTTTCAACAGTCTCACTAATACCGTCTATTTTTAGTAGTTTTACTTTGGGATTGTCTTGATATAAACAGGAAACTGTGGGCCAGTTGTGAGGTTTCACAGGCACAAATACCTGATCGTATATTTCTGAGAAATAGTTGACTAAGCCATTACAAATGAAATAATCACCCAATCCCAGTTGGTGTGCTACTATTACTTCTTTCATTGTGCACCTACAGGATGCAACAGGCTTATCCAGTCAGAGCATATTCCAAACGCATCCCAGCTCAAGCATTCAGCTAATTTATCAAGTGGGGTGTGCCATTCAGGCATTACTGCTATACTATTTGAGAACAATGGTTTGTTTGGTGATGTCCACCAGTAATTTTGGCTTGTTAATACACGCTCATCATTTTCATGCCAAAAATAGTTCAACATTGGGTGCAAGTGGTGTAACTGGCTCAACTCTTGGCAAGCTTTTGCATTCTTAGCGTGAATCCATAAGTTTTGCTGTGTTAGGAAATCAGTTGTTACTCTAATTGATGGAGCATCATGCCCCAACATCCAGCCGTCTGTGTACCAAACATCAATTTCCACGTCAATTCCCAACTCCAAACAAGTGTGGATTGATTGGGGAGTGTTTTCAGCTTTGGGATCAGGACCATACAAAAGTCCTCGATGTGCAATCAATCTCATGGTATAATTCCTGTTGGTCTTACTATTCCGTTATGCCAGTTGTGTTCTTTGACTGGTATGTTGTGTAACAAAAGATGGCTTTTCAAAAACAACTCGCCACAAAAATCCACCTTGTAGTCTTGATAGAGTGTAGGAAGCCAATCCACTAGTTGTGCGTAAGTTTTCATAGTTGTACTGCTGCCATATGCAAATTGGTCACTTATGCCCAGATACTCTTGGTCCAAGAACTGGAATCGATGCCCAGATAATCCCGGTGTATGGGCTACATTTACTGCGTTGTTCAATTCCAGCTCCACAGTTTGAAGGAACCAATCAAATCTTGCACGGATAATCACGTCATACTCAAACCCAAAATTAGTTTGATAGTCAAGCGCCAAGCCAATGGCTTTTTGAATTCCAGTATATTGTGCAAGTTGATTTTGTGGTATAGTACGGTATGCCCAAATGCGGTCTGTGTACAGGCTTACATCATATTTTTTAGGTTGTTCCCAGGACAGGATTTTGGGTTGATATAAGCTCCAAAAATTATTGGGGTCAAAATCTAGATTTTGCCAAGTGTGAATGAATACGTCAGGTTGATATACGTCTAATAGACATCGTTTCCAGTAACGATGCGTTTCCCTTACAAATCTTGGTAAACCTGAAAAACAAAGTGCCACACGCACCTAGTCACCCAAGGTCAAGAGTTGTTTGTCATTCATACTGGGAACCTTGACACAAATAATACTTGTGTCCTCAAGAAACTCAGGATTGGTGATTTCCCAAGGATACAGAATAAAAATATCTCCAGAGCTGAGCTCAGTGTCTTGAATTCTCATTCTCCCGCTGGTAATGAGATTGATCTCAGTAACTTTTGTGTGAAAGTGCGGATCAGGAGGATCACTGGATTTGTGTGTGCGAAAACCAACTTCAAAGTCTTTTGTGGGCCAAGCAGTGGGCTCAAAATCGCCCACAAACCATCCTCGTAGCATATTGTTGTGTTTCAACAACTTCATAGACCAAATGACTCCCAGTTCACAATTCCAAACCCTTGATCAGTTAATACATTTACAGCCAGTGCTCTATTACTGTCAGCTTCACTAAGCTTGTCATTTACAATTACTCTTGTACCACTTGTAACACCCATCAACAGTTGATCATACGCTATACCAATACTCTCAAGCTGTGCAACTGTGGCAGCTCTAGTACTTTCTTTTCTGGCTGTAACAAGTATAATAGTGTGCCCTTGGCTATCCCATTGGTTGAACTTTTCTCGTACACCGTGTAGTATTTTTGGCTCAACTCGCAATGCCTCACTTATGGAATGCTGATGTTGAATAAGGGTGCCGTCAATGTCGCAAAAAATTGTTTTGGGCTTGCTGCTGTAAAACTCCTTCACCTTACCCAAATACCGTGCCACATCTTCTGGAGTGCCCAACGGAATATAAATGTTTGGAGCAACAAAATATGGGAAAATGCTTGAGCCTTGTTGAATGAGATAGTTGTAAGTTTCGCTTATGTAACACTCAGGCCGGCCGTGAAATGTAAATTCTGACAGGAGTTTTTCTGCACTTTCTACAAAATCACAGCCGCGTTTCCAATAGTGAAAACCAATTAGTGCATCATCTGAGATGGGATTTTTCTCCACAACCTGTACTACTCGACTGTTTTTGATCTCAGCAAAGCTGTTCTTGGGATCCCTTTCTTTGTGAAGCACAACTGCCCCATCAACTCCGGTATCGCTTGTAAATTTTAAAAACTCTCGAGGATCCCAATTGATGATTTGATCGCAATTATAAATCACTAGCGGCTCATTGTTGTTGATAAACTCTCGAGCACACAATGCTGTTTGGCTGGCACCATTTGTGACACGATCTATTTCAATTATCTCACATTCAGGGCGTAGTTGCTTCAATAGACTGTTCAGCTGGTGTGAATATGCTGGGTTCTCATATTTGCGTGTTACAAAAATAAATTTTCCATCAACATCAAAGCTTTTGATGCTATGCTCAATCAGTGTGCGAGAGTTAACCTCAATAAGCGGTTTAGGCTCTTGTATCCCAATGTTGGAAAATCTAGAGCCCAACCCTGCCATTGGTATGAGAATATTCATGACTGATCCTTATCTACAAAATAAATTGTAGTGGATGTCAGCTATCTATCAAATATTCGGCCCAGTTGATCTGCCGTTTGTTTCACAATGTCTTCGTTATTACGTACTTGAGCAGCAGGAGTGGGCTCTGTATAGTCAACACCAACAAAGCCCAAAAGGTCACCATTATTTGAGAAAAATGCACAACGGGTTATGTGCAATGCTGCTCTGGATTCATAATACCAATAGAGTGCACTATCTGGTCGAGCATTGATATTGGTCAAACTCACGCATTTTCTCTTGAGAAATTCAGTACTCATGTTGGTGATCAAACTGCTGGGCAGCCTTTGCCCAAAGTTCATGATCCTATTGGTACCAGGTTTAATTACTTCGTGAGTATTTGTGTGGAAAATAAATGGCACATTATTGGGGCTAGGAATACCATTGTGAAATCGGAAAATATATGCACGGTTGGAATTGGTAGTTGTAAGTATTTGATTTAGTGATTGATTGGCTGCTGTATCCACTGCAACGCTGACTTGTAATTCTCTTGCAAAGTTGTTCATGCTGTTACTGCGTTGCCAAAGATCAATCACAGGTTGAAAATGAAAAGCAACAATGTAGCTGGTGCTTATCATGCACAGCAGGCAGAAAATCACAAACAAATGCCACAGCATCTTCAAGGGATGAACCGTTCGAAAATATGATATTAGGACGCGAGCAATATCAGACATGTAATTTTCCCATCAACATATTTACAAAGTTTTGTGTGTTCAATAAGTTGCTAGTTTTTCCTGCATTGACAAGGCAGCAATATAAAAATATAATATACATATGAAAGATTATTATAGTATCCTTGCCGTGCAAGAAAATGCAACTCAAGATGAGTTGAAAAAGGCTTATCGCACACTTGCAATGCAGTATCATCCAGACCGTAACAAAAGCAGTGAATCTGAGAGTAAATTCAAAGAGATCAATGAGGCTTATGATACTCTAGGTAACGAAGACAAGCGTCAAGCTTACGATCAGCAACGCAAGTTTGGTGGAAGTCAGCCAGGTGGATTCCATTTTGAATTCCGTGGAGGAGGATCACCCTTTGGTGATATTTTTGAACAAATCTTCCGAGGTCAAGGATTTGACCACTTTAGCCAACGACCAAGTCGTAATCCTGACACGCAAGTTCAGTTGAATATAACCTTGGAAGAAGCGTTCACAGGAAAAAGTGTACCAATTCAATTTACTGATAGTGCTGGCCAAAACATCAATTTAGTTGTGAACATACCTGCAGGTATTGATAGTGGGTATAGGTTACGATATGCTGGCAACGGTAGCCGAACACATGCCAATTTAGCACCTGGAGATTTGTATATTACTGTGTTTGTTACGCCGCACTCTGTGTTCGAGAGGAGTGGGCCTCATTTGTTGACTACACTGAAGGCCAACATTTGGGAAACATTAGTGGGGGTTGACAAGCTTGTTAGTGTGATTGAAGGCGGTGCAGTTTCCATGAAAGTCCCGCCTTTGTCCAAAGATCAAACTCTACTTAACGTCAAAGGCAAGGGCATGCCGCTCAGTAGTAATAGTTCTTCACGTGGTGACCTCATGGTCAGACTCCATGTAGAGCTGCCACAAAAGCTGGATCAAGATCAGCTTGATGCCATTTCAAAATGGGCACACCCCCAAACATCTTAAATCTTTCACCAGGACAGCACATATGAAAGAGCCCTTTAATTCAAAAAATGATTTTGAGCAAGTAATAAATCGAAGTTACTCTATTGCAATAAAACATCATCACGAATATGTGGTGGTAGAGCATGTGCTGATAGCACTATTGGAATTTCAAGACATTGACACCATGTTAACAGCCTTGGGTTGTTCTCCAAAAAAGCTCAAAGCTGATGTAGTCAGTTATCTCAAAGATTCCAAATATCATAGTATTGTGCCTGACGGAGTGTATCAACCCAAATACACCTCCACACTGATGAGTGTAATCAAGCAAGCCAAAGCGCAAAGCTTGTTCATGGGCAAAACTGTTATGAACAGTGTGGACATGTTGCTGGCACTTTACAATGCAGAACAAAGTTGGGCTGTGTATTTTTTACAAAAACACAACATCAACAAAAGCAATATCACCTCGTATCTTACACAAAATAGTCAAGAAACGGATGAGATGGGCATGAGTGAAGACGATGCAAGAATGGTGTTGTTTCAATTTGCCACCAATTTAAATCAACGTGCCAAACAGGGCAAGATCACTGCACTTATTGGTAGAGACACTGATGTTGATCAACTAGTTGAAACGCTGGCCCGAAAACTCAAGAACAATGTTATACTTGTGGGCCATCCAGGGGTAGGCAAAACACAACTTGTGGAAGGACTTGCCAAGAGAATAGTGGAACAAACCGTGCCAAAAGTTCTTTTGAATCAAGAAATCTGGAGCTTGGATATCAATAGCATTGTTGCTGGGACCAAATATCGTGGCGACTTTGAAGACAGAATGAAAAACATTATTACGGCGTTAAAAAGTTTGCCCAATGTTATTATTTTCATTGATGAAATTCATATGATTATGGGTGCTGGCGGCAACAGCAGCAATGCAATGGATGCAGCCAATATTCTCAAGCCAGCGTTGGGTCGGGGAGAAATTCGCACTATTGGTTCCACAACATATGACGAATATCGGAAGTATTTTGAAAAGGATCGAGCACTACTTCGGCGTTTTGAGAAACAAGATGTAGTTGAGCCCAGTGTAAGTGATGCTAAAAAAGTAATTCAAGGATTGATCAAAACTTTTGAAAAGTTTCACAATGTAACTTATGCACCAGGATGTGCAGAGGCAGCAGTTGATCTCAGTGTAAAATATATTTTCAACAAGTATCTGCCAGATAAGGCAATTGATTTGATTGATGCAGCTGGTGCAACAGTGAAAATCAAAGGAAAAACCAAAAAGGTTGTTCAAGTAGAGAATATTGAACAACAAGTTTGTAGGATTGCCAAAGTCAGCCTTGAAAACTTGGAAACATCTGAGAGTAATAAATTATCTACTCTAGATAATGATCTCAAAAAAGTAATTTACGGCCAAGACACAGCAGTAGACACTCTTGTTGATGCAGTGTATTTGGCTTATAGTGGACTACGAGAACAAAACAAAACACTGGGAAGCTTCTTGTTCACAGGGCCAAGTGGTGTGGGCAAGACTGAACTGGCCAAGATGTTAGCAGACAAACTGGGTTATAGTTTTGTTCGCTTTGACATGAGCGAGTTTCAAGAAAAACATTCTGTTGCTAGATTTATTGGCAGTCCCCCTGGATATGTGGGTTACAGCGACGGCAGTGCTGGCAGTGGTGCTCTTATCAACGCACTAGAGCAAACACCCAGTTGTGTGCTGCTGTGTGACGAAGTGGAAAAAGCTCATCCTGATGTATTGAATGTTTTTCTGCAAGCGATGGATCAAGGCAGCATCACAAGCCAAAATCAAAAAACAGTGAGTTTGAAAAATGCAATCTTGATTTTTACCAGTAATCTTGGTGCTGTGGAAATGGAAAAGCATAGTATTGGCTTTGGTGCTACCAAAAACAGTGATGCAGACAAAGAAGCTGTAAAACAATTTTTCCGTCCAGAGTTCAGGAATCGATTGGATGCAGTAGTGCCATTTGGTGCGTTGAACAAAGAAACCATGCAGAAAGTTGTTATCAAATTCATTCAACAACTGAATCAAGCTTCACAAAGCAAAAATGTGTGTGTAGTAGTTGATCCTGATGCGCAAGAATGGTTGGTGAAGAATGGTTTTGACCCTTCGATGGGAGCTAGGCCTTTGAGTCGGGTAATTGACAACCATATCAAAAAGCCCATGAGCCGCCAGATGTTATTTGGAAAGTTGAAGTCAGGAGGAAGAGTGTTAGTTACACTTGATGCAGCAGCACATAAGCTGAAATTGGAATTTTTAGGCACAGTATGTAGTCTCCCCACAGGCCCAAATGAGGCCTTTAATGAAAACAACTCAGAGGTGTCTGCGCAATGAACAAAACATCAGCTATTCAAAGCTTGTGCCAAAAAGGATTGATAAGCAAAGGCACAGTCATAGGGGTTGCTGAGTCAGCATCCTCTAGAGTCTATCATAGATTTGTAGTTGCACATGCTATACTTGCGCCCTGTGTAAAAATTACAGGAGTGCATACACAAAACAACAGCAGTCTTGACTTGGATATCAACAAGATTGTGGAAGTGGATGGCATGGGGCTAGATCGCTATCTGCAACATGCAGATCTTGACGCCAATGGCCTACAAATCAATCGTGGAAAAAAGCGTGGCAGAAGGCCAAAAAACAGAGGATAAATACTCTAATCAAGGACCTTATAAATGGCACAAATAGCCTGTCAAACTATTTCAATTTCCATCAGCAAACTTATCAAGGATGATGAACAACTGGCTAGTGTGCTCTCTTCTGAGCAGCTTTTGGCATTGTTTGAAAGCTTGCCCAGTGTTGTAGAGCAGCTACTTGAAGACAGTAAACTGGTTATTGAAGTCTCTATTTGACCTTTCCATAAATATCGACAAATCAATTGTTGAGAAATTATGGAAAGTCTTGTCTTATTACCAACTACTAGCGGTAAGGTCAATGTAACTGGCGAAAAGCAAAAAGGCGCAGGCTACACCAATTTTCTTGGCGGTAGTCATACAGTAGCCCTAACGTTAACAAATTTTACAGGCCGGATTTTAATTCAAGCCTCGTTGGCAGATAATCCAGTTGAACAAGACTGGTTTCCTGTTTATCTACAGTCAGACCTGCCTTATGTACAATTCCCTAGAGATTTGTTCAATCCCAGTGGCCTATTTGGTGGGGACACCGGCAGCTTTGCATATACATTTGTAGGCAATTATGTTTGGGTAAGAGCTGTTGTAAGCAGAGATTATTTGACTCCAGCACCTATTGACGACAGCACGGTTGGCAGTGTTTCTGAAATACTTTTGAACTTTGGTGCCCTGAGTCCTGGATTTATCCCCAAAGGCCCCATACAAGGTCCCACCGGTCCTGCTGGCCCTCCTGGGTCTGCCCCAGTCACCAGCTTCCAAATGCCGTTTTCATCTCAAAATATTGTGACCGATGTGTTGACCGTTGTTCATGGCCTTGCACAGAGACTTGTGTTTGTTCAAGTATATGACACCAACTACCAACTGGTAAATCCCACAACAATAACCTTAATTGATGAGATGACTTGCCAATTGAATTTATCTGGGCAAGTGCCTATTTCTGGAGTTTGGTATGTTTTGGTGTCTAAATGACAAACATATGTGGTGTAAAATATGAGAGCTAAAGAATTTATTCGAGAATTTACTGTAAATGTGCCTGTTACAATCAACATCCCCTTGGGCGATGTGTTGAAAGCGCAAGCTGACAGTGATGTGATAAATCCTGGAGTGCGTTATGGTGAAGAGGGCGATGCCAAGTGGAGTCCACCACTCCAACAACACCTTGACACTGTAAAAGACAGCGTGGGGCCCACAACTGAAGATCCCACTGTGATAAACCCAGAGGATGATTTTCATACACCTCAACAGTCCAATATCTCAAAAATTACAGCAAAAAAAGATTTCATACCAACTGTAAGTATCAAACCCTCTATTTTGGGTTGAAGCTCTTGTGACTCAAATTCGTAAAATTTGGACCAGCAAGTTCACAAATGATATAAATGAGTATGTTGGTCGCGATGGGGAGATATTCTACGCAAGCGGGGAAGTTGAGTTACGTTTTTCTGACGGCGTAACTCCTGGTGGGTTACCATTTACCCCTGGCGGTGGAGGGGGTACTGGCACAACTGGCGCACAAGGACCCACTGGGCCAACAGGGGCAAGAGGCATTAGTGGTTATTCTGGGGTAAGCACCCTTGGCTCAACTGGACCAACTGGGCCCAACAGTGCTAGTGGTTATTCTGGGATATCAGGTTACTCAGGCGAGTCTGGAACAAGCGGCTACTCTGGCAGCGGAGTATCAGGCTACTCTGGTCAAGGTGGTTATTCAGGAACTTCAGGAAAATCTGGAGAATCTGGGTATTCTGGTGCCAGTGGGTATTCTGGTGCCAGTGGGTATTCTGGTGCCAGTGGGTATTCAAGTGAGTCTGGCCGGTCAGGTTACTCTGGTGAAAGTGGTTATTCTGGCAGTGGAGTATCAGGCTACTCTGGAGAGAGTGGGTACTCTGGAGAGAGTGGGTACTCTGGAGAGAGTGGGTACTCTGGAGAGAGTGGTTATTCAGGTTATTCAGGTTACTCTGGTTATTCAGGTTACTCTGGTTATTCAGGTTATTCTGGAGAGAGTGGTTATTCAGGTTATTCTGGAGAGAGTGGTTATTCTGGGATATCAGGTGAGTCAGGCTATTCTGGAGAGTCAGGTGTCTCTGGATATTCTGCCTATTCAGGATACTCTGGAGAGAGTGGTTATTCAGGGGCATCAGGTGAGTCTGGCTATTCAGGAGAGAGCGGATATTCTGGAGGCAGCGGAACTAGTGGAACTAGTGGTGTAAGTGGATGGAGCGGCACAAGTGGAACTAGTGGATGGAGCGGCACAAGTGGAACTAGTGGATGGAGCGGCACAAGTGGAACCAGTGGATGGAGCGGCACAAGTGGAACTAGTGGAACAAGTGGCACAAGCGGCTGGAGTGGCACAAGTGGAACTAGTGGATGGAGCGGAACAAGCGGCTTTAGTGGTGTCAGCGGAACTAGTGGGTTCAGCGGAACTAGCGGAGCAAGCGGCTTTAGTGGTGTCAGCGGAGCAAGCGGCTTTAGTGGTGTCAGCGGATTCAGTGGAGCAACTGGCTTAATAGGACCTACTGGTAGTGGCGCAACTGGTGCAACTGGCACCCCAGGTGTAACAGGTGTAACAGGACCAACAGGTCCTGTTGGTCCTGCGTCTACATTAGCAGCTAGTTCTTACATTTTAACTGCTATCTTAACAAGTGATCAAACAGTTGCTAGCGCAAGTACGTTAGTTTTACCCTTAGCTGATTATTATGATCCACAAAACTGGTGGAACGCCAGCACATATACATTCAAACCAACTGTTGCAGGTTATTATAATTTAAGTTTCGGTGTTTGGGTCAGTGCAGCGTCTGTGGCAACTAATCAATATAACGGCCAGATACTTAAAAACTCTGGAACTATATTAATTGCCCAAGTTCAAACTGTAACGTCTACGGGAATTTCACTTGGTGGCAGCAAAGTTGTTTACTTCAATGGATCTACTGACTCTGCTCAAGTTACTGCCTTTAACGGTACCGGAAGTAATGTTACAGTGCAATATGGCACTGCTGACGGTCCAGGAACTTGGCTTTCAGCACATTTAATTGCATATGGCGCTGATGGAGTAACAGGACCTACAGGCGCTAGCGGAACTAGTGGCGTAAGTGGATGGAGTGGCACAAGTGGCTGGAGTGGCACCTCTGGGTTCAGTGGATTCAGTGGCACAAGTGGATTCAGTGGCACAAGTGGATTCAGTGGAACAAGCGGCTTTAGTGGTGTCAGCGGAACTAGTGGCACAAGCGGCTTCAGCGGAGCAAGCGGCTGTAGTGGTGTCAGCGGCTTTAGCGGAACTAGTGGATTCAGTGGCGGAGCAGGTGTTACTACAGGCAAAGCTATTGCGATGGCAATTGTTTTTGGATAAGGATTTAAAAAGTTATGTCAGCCCCTAATATAGTAAATGTCACAACAATTATTGGTAAAACTGCGGTACAAGCAGTTGGTACAAGTGCTACAGCAATAGTTACCAATTCAGCAGCAAGTAACAAAGTCTTTAAAATCAACAGTCTAGTAATTTCAAATGTTGACGGGACCAACAATGCAGACATTACTGTGGATTTGTTCAGAAGTTCTGTAGCGTATAGACTAGCGAATACCATTTCCGTACCAGCAGACGCATCGCTAGTTGTTATCAGCAAAGATACTTCAATTTATCTTGAAGAAGGCGACAGCATACGTTTGACTGCTAGTGCTGTAAGTGATCTGGAAGCTGTGTGTAGCTATGAGGAAATCAGTTAGTGAATACTAACTTTGATAACGGCGGTGTTATTGGGATTGAAAATAATCCTACATCAACTACGGCCAAAGGAGTCTGGAGCTCAGAAGCACAAGCTGATGCAAAATACGGGAATACCTGGCCTGGGCAAGCACTCTACGGATTTACGTCAGCTACATTTACACCTGGCACTGCTAGCGGCAGTTCAGGACCAACACTGGCACAGGCACAGGGTGGGATGACCGGCACGCCTACACCGTCAGGATGGAACACCAACACAGCATATTTCAGCGTAACATCCGGGATACAGCTATGGACGGTTCCTTTGACAGCGTCATACCGGATAACAGCAATAGGTGCTAGGGGAGGCAGCGGTGCTACCGGTGTTGGTGCCGGTGCACGCATGATAGGCACCTTCTCCCTTACCCAGGGCGAAAAACTCAAGATATTGGTAGGACAACAGGGTGTCACCGGTAATAATGCGTGCGGTGGTAGCAAGGGCGGCGGCGGCGGCAGCAGCTTCGTGACTAAACAGGACAACACCATACTGATCATAGCTGGCGGAGGCGGCGGAGGTTCGGCAGGCACATGGGCCAACAAGGATGCCAGCATACTCACCTCTGGCAATGCCGGGGGAGATACCGGAGGAGGTGGAGGCACACTTGGTTCTGGCGGTGGTGCCACCAATGGATGTGTTTCAGTTGGTGGTGGCGGTGGTGGCTATAGCGGCAACGGCGCAGCTGGCGGCGGCGGTGAAGGCGCTTCAAGCGGCGGTAACAGTTTTCTCAATGGCGGCACGGGGGGGACCGGAGGTGTGCAATACGGTGGCACGGCGGCTAACGGCGGGTTTGGCGGTGGAGGCGGTGCCAGCAGCTACCTAGGTGGTGGTGGTGGTGGCTACAGTGGCGGCGGTGCTGGCGGTGTGGGGGCGTGTACCTGTCCTGCCTTGGGACCAGGAGGTGGCGGTGGCAGCATCAACAACGGCAGCAACCAATCCAACACAGCCGGGGTAAACACCACCGGAAATGGCAGCGTACTCATTGAAAAACTCTAGCAGATAAAAGACCGTATAAATGGGCAAAGGCAATATCATAGGCAAACCAAATGATCCAACTACTTCAGTAGCTTCAGGAGTATGGTCTTTGAGAGAAAATTTTTTGGCAGTAAAGCATAATCGTTGGCCACCCGTAATTCTTTCCCTTGGACAACAGGCATATACCACTCCCGGTACATACACATGGACATGCCCTGCGGGAGTAAATAGCGTGAGTGTAGTATGCGTTGGGGGAGGGGGCGGAAAAGGTGCCACAGCGACCACATATCTAGGTGGCGGTGGCGGTGGTTTGGGTTATAAAAATAACATCAGTGTTACGCCAGGCACATTATATACTGTGGTTGTTGGTGCAGGTGGCGGTGCTGGTGCAAATGGTGCTGCTAGCTATTTCATATCCGCTTTAACCGTACAAGGTGGAGGTGGAACTTATGCAGGTGCAGGTGGAACTTATGTTGGAGACGGCGGAGGTAATGGTGGTGCTTCAAATACTGGCGCGTATTCTGGTGGTGGTGGCGCAGGTGGCTACACAGGTAATGGTGGTGCTGCGGGCGTTACAAGTGGCGCATCAGGACCTGGCAACGCTGGTTCCGGCGGTGGCGGCGGTGGAGGTAGCTCTTATTATGCAACAGCTGGGGGCGGCGTAGGAATACTGGGACAAGGAGCAAATGGAACAGCAGGGGGTAATGGGGGAGCGAGTAGCAGTGCAGGCGGCGGCGGCGGCAGTGGTGGCGAAAATGGCAAGGGTTACACAGGTACAGGTGTGGGTGCATTGTATGGCGGCGGTGGGCTTCAGAGTGACGGCGGCGGTAGCGTTAGTGGCGGGAATGGGGCCGTTCGCATAATATGGCCAGGAACCACTAGACTGTTCCCGACAACCCAGACTGGGAATCTATAAGATGTTGTTGACAAACCTCAAGCTGCTGGATGACCCTTCAAAATACCATGAACGGAAGGATTCATGCCAATCATGTTCGAGATTTACTATAATGAAGACTTGCCAGGAATGCGGATGCATCATGCTAGCGAAATGGAAGTTCCATTTCGCCAAATGCCCATTGGGCAAGTGGTAGATTACAAGATGATATTTGTCAAGACAATCACTACTGTCGCAGTCAATTACTATTGCAATCATTCACTATTGCAAAATAGTGCTTATAGTATCTCACTTGATAACAACAACAAAAACTCTATCTCGGAGGTCTCATCAATACTACTATGCCAAGATTCTCAGGAACTTAAGGAGACATAATATGCTGTATTCCTATAAAAACCAATGGCCTCAGTCGTTGCCATTCAGGATAAGACTATTAGATGGTAGAACACGAACTGATCCTAGCACTTTCACTCCAGAAGAAATTGATGATGCTGGATATGTGCCTGTAAGTGATCCTCCTCAACTACAGGACAATGAGAAATTGTTGTGGAATGATATCACAGGTGCGTGGATAGTGACCGAATATACCCTGGAAGAACTTGAAATGCTGAAGCAGACAAAATGGAAAGATGTGCGACAACAGAGAGATATACTTATTCAGTCGGTTGCATGGAGAGTTGAACGCTGTAATCGATACTTAAGATTGGGTCTCACTCCAATTGATGATATCCTCACTCTCGAACGCTATATTCAAGAACTAGCTGATATACCTCAAACACAACAAGATCCTTTCAATATTATTTGGCCTAGTTTACACATTGTTCCTGTGGAATCAGTGAATCCTTATCCTCCGGGATTCCTTCCGGAGATGAACGTGTAGTTTCAATCTCTAAATTGTAGTGCTATCAAAAAGTTTGTATAATTTTGTTGTGACTCTACAATTCAAATACTCTATTATCATACCAACCTACAACCACTGCAATGACTTGTTAGAACCTTGCACTACAAGCCTTTGCTCTCATAACAAAATGACTGACGTTGAATTGATAGTCAGCGCCAATGGTTGCACAGACAACAAATGTGACTATCTACAAGATCTACAACAGCAATTTGTCAGTGTTGGCATGGCTGATCACTGTCAAATTGTATGGAGTGATCAACCCTTGGGATAAAGTGGTGCCAACAATCTAGCTATCAAGCTAGCCAAAGGTCAACGCATAATTTTGCTCAACAATGATGTTGTGTTTCTGCCTCAAGAGAGAAATTTTTGAATTTGAGCTCTCAATCAACCATTTGAAATCAACCCCCGAGCAGGAATAAGCTGTGTATTCAAAAGCTGGAGCGGAACAAGTGGATGGAGCGGATTTAGCGGTGCGGGCACAAGTGGATTTTCTGGCACTAGTGGATGGAGCGGAACAGCCGGCAGCTCAACCTCAATTACTGCTACAAATACCACAACAAATTCAACATTTTATCCGGTTTTTGTGGACACTGCTGGCTCTAGCACTACTCCTAGGATACGCAGCACTGCAACAGCATTCACCTATAATCCTGGCACTGGTGAAGTGGCTGCTGTTGACTTCAACAGCATCAGTGATGCTGCGTTCAAAACAAACATCTCAACAATTACCGACAGTTGGGCTATTCTCAAGGAACTCAATCCCGTTAGTTTTGACTGGAAGCATGCCAGCAAACACAGTTTTGGTTTATTGGCTCAAGAAGTAGAGCAAGTTATACCATCTCTTGTGAGTACAACCGCGTCAGGGAAAACTGTGGCATATATTCAGTTGATACCGCTGTTGTTGAAGGCATTGCAAGAGCAGGCCGAAAGTATTGAAGTATTGAAAAAACACTTGGGACTAAATCAAAGTTAAGTAATGTTCTCACGTCTCTATAAATAAGTGCAACCGAGTACTCTAAAAGGAGCGCGAAGATGGCCATAAAAATATCAGGCGTTACAGTCATCGCCGATAACCAAAATTTGACTATTACTGGGTATGCCAATTTCAGCGGCACATCTGCACTAAAATTGCCTGTGGGCACAGATGGTGAAAGACCAACAGCAGCAACAGGACAAATCCGTTACAATACTACGCAAGCCAGTTTTGAAGGCTACGACGGCACAGTTTGGGGCAGTTTTGGTGGCCAAGACAACACTGCTCGAACACTAGCTTTGTTGGCACTGACTTAATCACATGTCTGTGGCTGCTGGCAAACTCATCACACAAGCCAACGCATGCATTGTCTTGGCCAATCAAGATGTTCTGCAAACTGCTCAGTTGGCAGGTATTCAAGCGGCTTTGAATGGGATCTATTGTGTAGCAAATTGTGCAGCATTGCCAACAGCATGTGACAATACAGGCAGGTTTATTTGGATAACGGACATTGGCGACTATCGCTACAGTGATGGCACCCAATGGACCAATGACTTCAATACAAATTGGACAGGCGCATGTGTGTTTGGGTGGGGTTGGAACCTCTGTGGAGGTTTGGGCAATAATACAACAACTTCCCAGAGTTCACCTGTTCGAGAAATAAGCTCAAGCTGCAATTGGGTTACTGTCACTAGCAATACAACATCAGCAGGAATAAAATCAGACCTTTCACTATGGACTTGGGGTTACAACAATTGTGGTGCACTGGGCAATAATGCAACAGCTAACCAAAGTAGTCCAGTTCGTGAAATAAGTAGTTCTTCAACCTGGACAAGTGTAGGGTCATTTGCGTTCCATCTTTTGGCTTTAAAATGTGATAGCACACTGTGGGCATGGGGCGACAACTTTTGCGGTAATTTGGGCGATGGCACCAAAACAACCCGCAGTTCTCCAATCCGCGAGGTATCATCAAGTACAAATTGGTGTTCAATCAGCAGTGGAGGGCTGCGACACTCTGCTGCTGTCAAGTCTGATGGCAGTCTGTGGACCTGGGGAGTCAACACATGTGGAGTACTGGGAACCAACAACACAACTAACTTCAGTTCACCAGTGCGAGAAATAACAAGCGGAACCTCCTGGTGCAGAATACAAAACGGTTACAACCTAGCAGTTGCGTTGAAAAAAGACAATACACTTTGGAGCTGGGGCTCAGGTGGATATGGCGTTCTCGGTAACAACTCTACCTCAAATGCCAGCAGCCCAGTTCGAGAAGTTTCCAGCTCTACAAATTGGTGCACATTTGGGCCTGGCAAGTATCATTCAAATGCTATAAAAACCGATGGCACTCTGTGGGCATGGGGTTTAAATACATGTGGAGAGCTGGGAAATAATACTGCAACCAGCCGGAGCAGTCCTATACAAGAAATTTCATCATCAACAACTTGGTGTCAAGTATCTGGTGGATGCGCGCATACCGCGGCGTTAAAAACAGATGGCACATTGTGGACCTGGGGAAATGCATCATGTGGCGCGTTGGGGAACAACACAGTTACATCAGTTTCCAGTCCTGTGAGAGAGATAACATCAGCCACGTCGTGGAGTTGTGTAACTAGCAGTACAAGGCAAACAATGGCCATTCAAGGTAAAATTTCAGGATTTGTAGCACTATGAACTTAAATCAAATTGAATTTGCCCTTAGCCAAAAAATCGCAGCAGGCAACGACAATCTAGATTTGCTCACATATACACGGGCTATTCAACAACTGAGAACAGGCGCTATGTTTGTTGTAGCCTGTTCTCAATTATTACCTACTGCATCAGCCAGCAATGGTAAATTGTATTTGGTTGAAGACGCTCAAAGAGTAGTTTTCAGTAATTCTGTATTTTGGATTCCTATTGTATCACAGTCTAACACAGGTTGGGCGTGGGGGTCAAACAGTTGTGGACAATTGGGCACAAGTAATACAACCAATCAATCAAGTCCTGTCAGAGAGATTACAAGCTCCTGCAACTGGCTGCAACTCAGAGCTGGTTCGGTAAATTCAATGGGGTTAAAACAGGATAGTTCCTTATGGCTTTGGGGCAATAACGTATGTGGTCAGTTGGGAGACAACACTGTTACCAGTAAGTCAAGTCCTGTAAGAGAAATCACCAGCAGCACAACTTGGTGTCAAATAGGTACGTCTTTTTACACAATGTCTGGTGTTAAAAGTGATGGCAGTTTGTGGGCATGGGGAAAGAACACATATGGCCAAGTGGGTGATAACACTATAGTTAACAAATCTAGCCCAGTGCGTGAAATCAGCAGCAGTGCCACTTGGTGCCAAACCTCACCTGGATATTCGCATACTGCTGCACTAAAAACAGATGGAACCCTTTGGGGTTGGGGAAATAATGGGACTGGGCAACTGGGCACATGCAATCTGTCTAATAGGTCTAGTCCTGTGCGAGAAATTTCCAGTTCAACCAATTGGTGTCAAGTTTCTGCCGGCCTCTACGGTACCCTAGCACTCAAAACAAGTGGTACTTTATGGGGATGGGGGTCAAACGAGTGTGGCAAATTTGGCAATAATAGCACTAGCAATGTATCAAGTCCCGTTCAAGAGATAAGTAGCTCCACCACTTGGTGTCAAACTTCCGCTGGGTTTGCTCACTCTATTGCCTTAAAAACAACTAACACACTATGGGCATGGGGTTGCAACGCTTGTGGTGCTTTAGGAGACAACTCTACTGTATCCAGGAGCTCACCAATTCAGGAAGCAACAAGTGCAACCAATTGGTGCCAAGTCACTGCCGGCTTTGGCAGAAGTGGCGCTTTAACAACCGCAAGCACTTTATGGATGTGGGGTAATAACAATTGTGGCCAACTTGGTAACAACTCTACAATCAGAAGTTTATTGCCTATACGTGAAATATCCAGTTCAAGCTCCTGGAGTGAAGTTAGCATAGGACAGGGCCTGTTTACTGTAGCCCGGCAAACAATTTAAGATAAAAGGAATAAAATATGTATGTGTTAGTACATAACGAAAGAGTGTTGGTAGGTCCAATGAGTTGGAATAGGCCAATGTTTGAAGGCGGTCTGGACCGCCTTAAGATTTCAGCATTGCTGCCGCGCAATGACCCTGAAACCGTTCCTATTGTGATAGACGATGCCACCTATTTGACCACAGCACAGCTGGTGATACCCGATCATAACTCTCGAACACAAACCTATTATGGTCCGTTCTGGGATTTCACTAATCCTGCAATTGCCGTTGGTACATTTGAGATCAAATACAAGCAAATTTGGGAGATACAAGCTCAGTTGCGAGACGAGGCACAAGCCAATCGCTACACTGCTGAAGTGGGTGGCACACACACTGTGATACAAGGTAAAAAAGTTACTATTGACACTAGCAGAGAAGGTAGGAACATTTTTGTGCAAAAATACTCTCTTATGGCAACTGATGAAACAGTGAATTGGAAGTTTCCGGAAACTTGGCTCACTCTCACAAAAGATGAATTAGGCCAATGCGTCGCTGCTGGTGCAGCGCATATTCAAGCCACATTTGACTGGGAAAAACTCAAAGATGATGAAATCACTGCCTCAACCACTATAGAGGAGTTGGAAGTGTTAGTGGTAGGCAACGTGCCCAATCTAGTGAGTGGTGGTTAAGGAAGCGCAAGATGGCCAATAACCTCTGCTGTGCAACACTTCTCAACTCTGTGGTGAGCGAAATATGCTCAAGTGGCACACTCACATGCAGTATGGATGTGGTGTTAGCAGCAGCATCACAAGACGCTGTTGACAGTAATCGGAGTAGTTTCATCAGCATAGATACCTTATTTGGTTGCAGTTGTTCAACTGGGTTACCAAATGGGCATGTTGTTTTTTTGTGCGATGCACTTGTGCCCGTAGTGAGCCTCAATGGCTGTTGGATTGGTTTTGATGGCAGGAATTTCACTCCTACAGTGGGAGGAGCTCTTTGGAGTTGGGGCGGCAACAACAACGGTCGATTGGGAGACAACACTATTACCAATCGCTCAAGCCCAGTAAGAGAAATCACCAGCAGCACCACTTGGTGTCAAACTTCAGCTGGCTTTTATCATACCAGTGCATTAAAAACAGATGGCACACTTTGGAGTTGGGGCAGAGGCAACTACGGTCGATTGGGAGACAACACTGCTACAAGTAAGTCAAGTCCTGTAAGAGAAATCACCAGCAGCACCACTTGGTGTCAAACTACGTCTGATAACAGAAGTACACATGCAATAAAAACAGATGGTTCACTTTGGAGTTGGGGCAGCAATGCCTCTGGTCAGTTGGGAGACAACACTATTACCAATCGCTCAAGCCCAGTAAGAGAAATCACCAGCAGCACCACTTGGTGTCAAACAGCATCCAGTAATTATACTGCCAGTGCAGTAAAAACAGATGGCACACTTTGGAGTTGGGGCTCCGGCGGCTATGGTCGATTGGGAGACAACACTGCTACAAGTAAGTCAAGTCCTGTAAGAGAAATCACCAGCAGCACCACTTGGTGTCAAACTTCAGCTGGTGGTATAAGCACTAGTGCTATAAAAAAAGACGGCACACTTTGGAGTTGGGGAGGAGGTTTGCAGTTGGGAGACAACACAACAACAAACCGGTCAAGTCCAGTGAGAGAAGCCAGCAGCAGCACTACTTGGTGTCAAACATCAGTTGGATATCGGCACGCGTCTGCAATAAAAACAGATGGCGCTCTTTGGAGTTGGGGCTCTAACGGGTGTGGTCAGTTGGGAGACAACACAACAACTGGTCGCTCAAGTCCAGTGAGAGAAATCACCAGCAGCACCACTTGGTGTCAAACTTCGGCTGGTTGTGTCAATAACAGTGCATTAAAAACAGATGGTACACTTTGGACTTGGGGAGGCAATTTGTGTGGTCAGTTGGGAGACAACACTATTACCAATCGATCAAGTCCAGTGAGAGAAATCACCAGCAGCACCACTTGGTGTCAAACTTCGGCTGGTAAAGTGGATACTAGTGCTATTAAAACTATATTAGTTGTTCCGCAATAACATGACCACATCAGCAAAAACACTACAAACACAAATTACTTCACGTTTGGCAGCAGGTGGGCTTACTCCATTAAGCTGTTGTCAGTTGCAGGGTGCACAATGTATTCTCGACACTCAAGCAGTGGTTTCTTTTTCCAATCTCGCTGCTTTGCCCACTGCGACCTTGAATCAAGGAAGGATGGTGTATCTACAAGACACTTGCCAGTATCGCGTCAGTGATGGCATTTGTTGGACAACAGACTTTCGAAGCATCGTGCAGCGTGTTGAACCCAGCGTTTTTTCTTGGGGAGCCAATGGGTTTGGTCAGTTGGGAGACAACACTGTTACTTGTCGGTCAAGTCCGGTGAGAGAAATCAGCAACAGCGGCAATTGGTGTCAAACTTCGGCTGGTGGTGGTCACACCAGTGCAATAAAAACAGATGGCTCGCTTTGGAGTTGGGGCTATAACACGGGTGGTTCGTTAGGAGACAACACAACAACAAGTCGCTCAAGTCCCGTAAGAGAAATCAGCAGCAGCAGTAATTGGTGCCAAACTGCGGCTGGTAGTAATAGTCCCACTAGTGCAATAAAAACTGATGGCACACTTTGGGTGTGGGGACTCAATCTCTGTGGGCAGTTGGGCGATAACACAACAACAAGTCGCTCAAGTCCGGTAAGAGAAATCAGCAGCAGCAGCAATTGGTGCCAAATTGCCTTTGGTGCGAGCATAGCTAGTGCAGTTAAAACAGATGGTTCACTATGGACTTGGGGATGTGGTATTTGGGGTCAGTTAGGAGACAACTCCACCAATACGCGGTCAAGTCCAGTGAGAGAAATCACCAGTTCCACCAATTGGTGCCAAACTTCCCCTGGAAGTCAAGTATCCAGTGCAGTGAAAACAGACTCCACATTGTGGGTTTGGGGACGCAATTTCTGCGGTACATTGGGAGACGGAACCTCAACCAATAGATCAAGTCCAGTGAGAGAAGCCCTCTCTAGTACTTCTTGGTGTCAAACTGCCTCAGGTTCCAATGCCGGCACCGCAGTAAAAACAGATGGCACACTTTGGACCTGGGGGTACGGCAGTTGTGGTGTGTTGGGAAACAACACCACCGCATGTACTGGAGTACCAGGGCGAGAAATCACCAGCAGCAATAATTGGTGTCGAACCTCAACTTCCAGAAATCAGACAGTCAGTGCATTGAAAACCGATGGTTCACTTTGGAATTGGGGCCGGAACCAGTATGGTCAGTTGGGAGACAACACAACAACTGGTCGCTCAAGTCCAGTAAGAGAAATCAGCAGTTTTACTACTTGGTTTCAAACTTCGGCATCTGCCCATATTAGTGCCTTAAAAATCCTAACCTGCAAAGGATTCCTTTGATGTCTACCATCAATGTAGCTAATCTAGTGTTCACAATGCAGCAAAAAATATCCAGCACTACTAATGAGCAGGATTTGTTTTACTACAGCAAGGTATTGCAGCAGTTGAGAAGCGGCAAGGTGTATGTGGTGAACGCAGTGACTGATTTACCAACAGCCGCCGCAAATGTGGGTGAATTGTATTATGTTGTGTTGAATACCTCACTGTATGTGGCCACAGTTACGGGATGGGGTGTTATAGGTACTACTCCCCTAAACCAAATTTGGAGTTGGGGCTTTAACGGGTGTGGTCGGTTAGGAGACAACACTGTCACTAGTCGCTCAAGTCCAGTGAGAGAAATCACCAGTTCCACCACTTGGTGTCAAACTTCAGCCGCCGCTGCCAACGGTGGTAGGACTAGTGCAATAAAAACAGATAGCACACTGTGGACTTGGGGCTACAATGTCTCTGGTCAGTTGGGAGATAACACTGTTACAAGTCGCTCAAGTCCTGTAAGGGAAATCACAAGCTCAACCACTTGGTGTCAAACTTCAGCTGGTAATGCCCACACAAGCGCATTGAAAACAGATAGCACACTTTGGAGTTGGGGAAATGCATCCTGTGGTACGCTGGGAAACAACACTGTCACTAGTCGCTCAAGCCCAGTGAGAGAAATCACCAGCTCAACTACTTGGTGTCAAACTTCGTCAGGCGGGTTTAACAGCGGCAGCCATACCAGTGCATTAAAAACAGATGGCACACTTTGGACTTGGGGCTGGAACGGTTGGGGTCAGTTGGGAGACAACACTGTTACGGCTAAGTCAAGTCCAGTGAGAGAAAGTAGCAGTTCAACCACTTGGTGTCAAACTTCAGCAGGCCCTACGAATACTGCTGCAATAAAAACAAATGGCACACTTTGGACTTGGGGAGAAAACGGGTCGGGCCAGCTGGGAAACAACACCATCACTAATAGTTCAAATCCAAACATAGAAATTACCAACAGCACCAATTGGTGTCGAACTTCAGCTGGTATCCATACCGCTGCAATAAAAACAGATGGCTCCCTGTGGACTTGGGGATACAATGGCTCTGGTCAGTTGGGAGACACCACTGTTACCAATCGCTCAAGTCCTGTAAGGGAAATCACCAGTTCCACCACTTGGTGTCAAACTTCTGTCGGGTGGATACATACCAGTGCATTAAAAATATATGGCACACTTTGGACTTGGGGCGGCAATGGCTCTGGTCAGTTGGGAGACACCACTGTTACCAATCGCTCAAGTCCTGTAAGGGAAATCACCAGTTCCACCACTTGGCGTCAAACATCAGCTGGTGGTTTTCACACCAGTGCCTTGAAGTAAATGGAGACAGAACATGCCAACACCCTCTGAAATCCAAACTAGTATTGACTCATTAATAACTGCTTGCGACAGTGTTTGTTTTCCTTTGTTAGCAGCCCAAACCAGTGCTGCTGGAGTTGGCATTAGTTTTGTTGTTAACACAGTATCAGACTTACCTGACCTAGCTACAAAGTGCATAGGTTTTGGTCAAACAGTTTTTGTCAAAAGTATTTGTGTACCTGTAATATCCACTTGTACTTCATGGGTGGGATTGGATGGTAGGGTTTTACGTCGAGATTGGCCTCTTAGACAGATGTGGACTTGGGGTCGTAATATATGCGGTCCGTTAGGAGACAACACTGTTACAAGTCGCTCAAGTCCAGTGAGAGAAATCACCAGTTCTGTCACTTGGTGTCAAACTTCGGCAGGCAGCGCCTTCACTAGTGCAATAAAAACAGATAGCACACTGTGGACTTGGGGATACAATGTCCAGGGTCAGTTGGGAGTCAACACTGTTACAAGTCGCTCAAGTCCTGTAAGGGAAATCACCAGTTCAACTACTTGGTGTCAAACTTCAGCTGGTAATTCTCACAACAGTGCATTAAAAACAGATGGTACACTTTGGACTTGGGGATATAACGGGTGTGGCAGATTGGGAGATAACACTGTTACAAGTCGCTCAAGTCCAGTGAGAGAAATCACCAGTTCAACCACTTGGTGTCAAACATCAAGTGGTAGTTTTCACACCAGTGCATTAAAAACAGATGGTACACTTTGGAGTTGGGGAAATAACTATTGCGGTATGTTAGGAGACACCACTGTTACCAATCGCTCAAGTCCTGTAAGGGAAATCACCAGTTCCACCACTTGGCGTCAAACATCAGCTGGTAAAGGTATTACCATCAGTGCAGTAAAGACAGATGGCACACTTTGGAGTTGGGGGTGTAATAGGTGTGGGCAGTTGGGAGATAACACTGTTACCAATCGCTCAAGTCCGGTGAGAGAAATAAGCAGCAGCACCACTTGGTGTCAAACTTCGGCAAGCGCCTGGACTAGTGCAATAAAAACAGATGGCACACTTTGGAGTTGGGGATTTAACCAGTGTGGGCAGTTAGGAATCAACAACACAGGTCTACTATCAAGTCCAGGGAGAGAAATCACCAATTCCACCACTTGGTGTCAAACTTCAGCTGGTAGTAATCACAACACTGCAATAAAGACAGATGGCACACTTTGGACTTGGGGATTTAACGATTGCGGTGTGTTAGGAGATAACACTGTTACCAATCGCTCAAGTCCGGTGAGAGAAATAAGCAGCAGCACCGCGTGGTGTCAAACTTCGGCCGGTTCCATGACGGCTGCAATTCTCCAGTGCTATAACTAGCACACAGTCAAATCGCCAACTAAGCTTACTGGATGACCCTTACTCTATTCACCATCACAAACATCCAGCACGAACTCACTAGTTTCTCACTTCAAAAAACCCTTGCCTCTACACCGATCACCACCACAATTGTGGTGTCAGATCAACCATTAACTCTTGCACAACCCCATACACAATATCCAATTCCAGAAAACTTTGGCATGCTGGAATACTGTGATTTCTGCCTCAAGAGCATGCACAGCTACATCAACACTGATTTTGTGTTGATAGCACACTATGATGGCATAGCCACAAACCCCAAAGCCTGGACTGATGAATATTTTGAATATGATTACGTGGGCAGCCTCTCGCATCCTGAATTTCCGCCAATGAAAGGCAGCCTGCAAGCCAGTGGCCACTACCAAGAATTTAAAAACGCAGATTGGTTCACCTGTGGCGGAGGATTAAGCTTGCGAAGCCGTCGCCTCCTCAAAATCCTAGCTGAAGATCCCCAGATCAAAACCCGGAACTACACCCCCAATCACAACACGCCCTTCATCAGTGAGGATGCTGTGATTACACTGCTCAACCAGAATTACCTTGAAACTGCCTACAACATTCGATTCGCTCCAGCACATATCAGCTTAAAATTCTGTGCAGAAGTGCTCACTGGTTACACCTCAGCATTGGGATTTCATGGTTGGTACAACGCACCTTTGTATCTCAGCGAACAAGAATGCCTCTTCTACTTTGAACATTTGGAAAAAATTGACTACAACAAAAACACCATGCAAGGGCAATTATTGAAATTTCACACCATGATGAAGGGATATTTACATTTACGTGATTATTTGATTTCTCAGGACAAATGGCTATTATACTAAGTTATGAACATATTGGGAATGAATTTTTCTCACGACGGTGCTGTGGCAGTTGTGAAAAATGGCAGATTAACAGCAGCTTTGGGAACAGAACGTGTTACTAGAGAAAAAAAGGCTTTTGGTGTAACCAACAAAACAATTGAGGCTATACTTCAGGAAGCTTCACTTAAACCTGAGGACATCAGTTGCATAGCATTGGCTGACTACAAGGCCAACCACAGCAACGGTGTCTTGGCACTATATGACAGTGATGGCAACACTGTGGAGAGAACTGCCTACTCACTCTACAACAACGACGTGCGAACGCTTACAGGTGTTTTCCTCGGCAGCCACAAAATACCAGTGTATGTGCTGCCACATCATTTGGCGCATGCCAGCAGTGCCTACTACACTAGCAATTTTGATAAGGCCATTTGTTTCAGCTTAGACAGCAGTTTTGGCGAACTTGGCGACAACAACATGGTGTTTTTTGGTGAAGGCACTAAGCTTCAAGCTCAAATGTGCCCAACACTCATCTCAGGTATTGGGTATGCCATCTTCACCGAGCTGTTGGGTTTCTCCCCAGCCTACAGCAAGGCAGGCACCACCATGGGACTCAGCAGTTATGGTAAATCACTCACTGGCCCTATTTTTGATGAGATTTTGAAAAAACAATGGTTCAGTGTTCAAGAACACGCTGAGTTGGAATACAGGAAGTTCTGGAGCAATGTGTGGGAAAAACTCATTGCCAAGCACCCACATGAGCTCACACACAAGGAAAGCAGTGATTTGGCTGCTACTATTCAAGAGCTACTGGAGAAGAGTGTTCTGGAAACACTAGCTACACTGCACCAAATTTATCCGCAACGACAGTTATGCCTCAGTGGTGGCAGCATGCTGAACTGCATCTTGAACAGCCGGATAGCTGAAAGCAAGCTTTGGGAGGGCATTCATCACTTTCCTGCATGTGGCGATGACGGCAATGCGGTGGGCGCCGCTCTTTGGGTAGCGCACCATTTGTTTGACTTACCAAGGCAAAATTATCAACCGCAGAATTTATGTTATTTGGGACCTTCTCAAAACACTACCTCCATTGTGGACTACACTAGAGTTTGTGAGCTACTGGCTCAAGGAGCTATAGTGGCCTGGCACTGGGGCAGAAGCGAATATGGGCCTCGAGCACTGGGCCACAGAAGTCTTTTGGCTGATGCACAAAGCTATCACATGCGTGAGAAAATAAATTTCGCAGTGAAAAACAGAGAATGGTTTCGACCTATTGCGCCTGTGGTGTTGCAGGAACACGCCCACGATTGGTTCTCCTTGCCAATACCCTCGAGCCCCTACATGCTTTACACTGCACAAGTGCTGAAGCCGCAACTGATTCCAGCAGTGTGTCATGTGGACAACAGTGCACGCCCGCAAACTGTTACAGCTGAACAAAATCCCCAGTTGCACCAACTGCTCACTTGTTACCATCAATTGACAGGCGTTCCTGTGCTGTGCAACACCAGCTTGAATGGCGCTGGAGAGCCCATTATGGAAACTCCTGAACAGAGTTTGAGATTTTTTGAAACCAATGACAGCGTTGCCGCACTGATGTTGAATGGACAGCTTTTGGAGAAATCACAATGAAAATCTATATTGGCGCAGGTGAAGACAGGATTGATGGATATGTGCACTGTGACTACGATCCCAACTGCAATCCTGATTTTTGTTTTGACCTTGAAAAAGACATTTTCCCATTTCCCACCAACAGTGTAGATGTGTTGAGAGCCACTCATGTGTTAGAGCACTTGGGCGAGGGGTATTTTCACTGTCTGCAGGAAATTTATCGAGTGTGCAAACCTGGGGCAAGAGTACATATTCATGTACCTCATCACCGCAGTGATGACTTCTTCAGCGACCCCACGCACAAACGCCCAGTCACTGTAGATGGCTTGCGCTTGTTTGGCTGCAAATACAACCAATTGGCACGCAAGCAAGGTGCACATGCCAGTAGGCTTGCCGAACGCTACAATGTGGATTTTGAGGTGGTGGACTACAGCTTGCGACCCATGGAAAAATACAAAGATCAATTTGTGGGGCAACCTAAAGAACAGGTAGAGCAGTATCTTGAACAGCACTGTAACATAATCGACGAAGTCTACATTCAGTTAGTGGTAGTAAAGTAACCCATGAGCTCAACATTTGAGCATGTGAAAACCACAGCACTGGAGTTGGCCAAACAGGAAAATCATCCACTGGCATTTCAACTCTTGGACCATTATTGGCCCAGAGCGCAAACACTGCTAGAGCTGGAAACTTTGGGCACAGTGAGCCTAAAGATTGGTCATACAGACTTGGCTGTCAAGTGTGCTGAAACTGTTGCAGGTATGTGCACTACACCTGAAGAATCTTATGTAGCAAGAGTGAACTTAGGCAAAGCCTATTATCGTGCAAATCAGCCAGAAAAAGCATTATTTTACAATAAGATAAATTTGGAAATGCGCCCAAATGACTTTGACGCTATAGTGAGTTATGCTGCCAGTTTGAAGTTAAATGGTGAGCGTGGCGAGAGCGAAAGAGTAATAAATGATTTGAAGTGTCAGCCTTGGGTCACAGCTGACCAGTGCGAGAATCTGCGCATAACTGACACTCATCCACTGCTCCGAGCTGGACAAACTGCTGAAGGAATTCGGTGGTTCCTACACACGGACAGAGATCGCACAACTGTTTTTGACATCAAAGGAATGAGAATTTGGAATGGAGTGAAGGTGCCAGGCCAAACTCTCTATGTGAATGCCTGCGGAGGAGCTGGTGACGAGCTCATCAACATCAGGTTCTTCAACCATCTCAAAAACTTGGGTATGCAACCAAAACTTTTCAGCATATTAGACCGCCCTGGATTAGCCCAAGTGTTCCGCCGACATGGATTTGAAGTGTTGGTGAATGAGGAGGAGATTGATGTTCATCAGCCCTGGACTTATCTCATGAACTTGCCTATTGATTTGGGTGTTGGCGAACAAGACCTTTGGAAAGGGCCTTATCTCACAGCGTCTGGCCAACCTCATACCAAACTGCCTGCGTCAAAAAAACTACGTGTTGGGGTAAAATGTCAAGGCAACCCTTATTTTGAGCAGGACATTTATCGCTGTATTCCTTTGGAGCAGATGCTGAGTGTGATACCCTCGGATGTTGAAATCTACAATTTTGATCTACAGCACACGCACGAGAGATGCCATAATCTTCGAGCCAGGATCAACTCCTGGGACGACACACTGGACTATCTCAGTCAAATGGATATTGTGCTCAGCAGTTGTACTAGTATAATACATGCAGCCGCCAGTATGGGAGTGCCTGGGATTGTGTGTGTGCCTATTTTGGAATATTATGTTTGGACCAGCACACATACTGACGAGAGCACGCCATGGTATTCAAAAAGCTTACGTGTACTGAAGCAACAGACTCCAGGGTGTTGGTCTACACCATTGCAGAGAGCAGGTGAAATTATTAAAACAACTCTACGAGAAAAACAACAAAATGACAACTGAAAAACACTATCACATGATAAGCGGGCTACCACGGAGCGGAAGCACCTTGCTAAGCAGCATTTTGCGGCAGAATCCAGTGATGCATGCCAGCATTACTGATCCACTGGCCACTATGGTTCGAGGAGTGATTGAAACTAGTGTAGACAGTCCTGGTATGCGAACAGAAGTACCAGTGAGTCGCAGAAAAAATCTTGTGCGAGCATTGTTTGACGGCTACTACCAAGATGTAGACAAAAGTATTTGTTGGAACACCAACCGAGCCTGGACCCGACTCTTGCCACAAATCCAGGAGGTTTATCCCAGCTCACGAGTGTTGGTTTGTGTGCGTGACCTCAAATGGGTTTTGGACAGTTTTGAAACTGCACATCGACGACACCCTTTTGACAAAAACACCATTTTTGGTGGGATTGGCGACAGTGTGTATGATCGGATGAACTTGTTGATGGAGAAGAATGGCATAGTGGAATTTGCCTATACTGGAGTGAAACAAGCTATTACTAGTGCAGAAAAACATATGTTGATGTTGATCGAATACGAACAGTTGTGTCGAAATCCCCAAGGCGTGCTCCAGGCAGTGTATAATTTCATCGGAGAACCCTACTACCCTCATGATTTTGACGCGGTAGAGGCCAGTTGGGACGAGTATGATGCAGAGATTGGTATGCAATTACATAAAATACACAGCAGAGTAGAATGGCGGCCTAGAGAAACTATTTTGCCTCCAGATATCTTAAGCCAATACTCCAATATGGAAGTTTGGAGATATTGAGCATGAGTATTCAAAATACCAATCCTCTTGAGTTGCATGTGATTTTGCGCACTTGTGATCGAGCCAATGTACACAATGATTGGCGGGTGCGCTATTGTGACATGGAAAAAATTGACTTGGTAAAGGGCTGTTTCAACAGCCTTGTGGCTGCCATCCTACACTGCACTTGGTTTCACGTAAAACTCACTGTGTTGGACGACAGCAGCAGCCCGGCGTTAGTGGAATTTCTTAAGGAAAAGGGATCTCTCTTACCAAATTTTGAACTGGTTCAATTGGAAACGCAAGGCTATCAAAACTCAGGACATGAGGTGTTTTTGCGTGCCAAAAACAGCAGTAGTGACTTAGTGTATTGTGTGGAAGATGACTACTTACATGCGCCATCCTCTCTACAAGAGATGGTGGACAGCTATTTCCTCTTCAAACAAAAATTGAACAATGATCAGATAGTATTATATCCATTCGACGCGCCTGAATGCTATGATCCACCTACCCCACCCTGTTGGCTAGTGCATGGCACAGCTCGCCACTGGAGAAGCGGCATCTACACAACTTTTGTGATGTTGACTGTGCCAAGCTTGATAGAACAAAATTGGGGTTTGTTTGAGGCCTTGAGTTTGAACTACAGCGGCATGTATTTGCGCAAGGGCAAGGAAAATGAGTTTCGCTACACAGAAGACAACACTATCTGGAATATTTGGCGGAACGGACCAGCCATTAGATTCAATCCTATTCCCAGCTTGGCTCTGCACATGCAATTTGATGCGCAAATGGATCCATTCTTAGACTGGAAACAGTGGTGGCAAAATTATGCCCAATAGAAGTTGCGGGAGTTGCACTGCCTGTTGTGAAGGCCATCTCTATGGCAATGCCTATGGAAACATTCAAACTCGCGGCACCCCCTGCAGATTTTTGCACACCACAGGTTGCACCATTTACATCACTAAACCTGAATTCTGCACTCGGTTTCAATGCCTTTGGCTACAAGGGCTGTTGGACGACAGCATGCGTCCCAGTGAGTGCGGGCTCTTGGTCACTGTTGAAAGAATGGCAGACAAAACACAAAGGTTGCATGCGACAGAAGTTTGGCCGCAAGTGCCTCTCAGCAGCTATCAAAACTTGGCAAAATGGGCCAAAGACTTAGACACCACCTGGGAATTGCGAAAGTACCATGAGCTACAATCCTGATTTTTTCAAACCCGAAAGTTTTGAACATGCACAAAGCTTGATCTTAACTCCTGAAGGTGGCACCACTGCTGGCAGATGGGAAAAAGAAACCCAATGGGCACTCAATATGTTGACCACATTCTCCCCTGTTGATGAAAACAGTAGAGTGCTGGATTGGGGGTGTGGTGTGGGTCGATTAAGCCAGGCATTGATTCAAGCGCATAGCTGTAGTGTAGTGGGTGTGGATCTGCAACCAGAGATGCTGGAATTGGCAAATGATTATGTGAATCACAAAAACTTCTCTTCTGTGGCATTGAGTGATGCGCCTGGCTTGTTGAAATCAGGAACTTTCACTCATGTGATGTGTGTTTGGGTTTTGCAACATAGTCCTTATATAGAGCAGGAAATTCCCCTTCTGTGGCACCTTTTGCAGCCAGGGGGAACAATTTTTGTGGTGGAAAACATCACTAAAGCCATTCCCAATCAAACAAGTTTTTATGATGATGGGGTTCCCACCACTACAGTTTTGGAGAAAACAGGATTTGAAACACAAGCACAAGGGCTCATCCCTTCCCACGTTACCACACCAAGAGTTCACAAAAACAGCTGGTGGCGATTGCTCACCAAACCCAACAAAAGGATCCTCAATGAACACGACATTCATCATTAACGGTGGCGCCGGCCGTGTGATTGCAGCCATACCAGCACTGGAGAAATATGCACGATTGAACCCAACAGACGACTTCAAGGTGCTGATACATGGCTGGGAGTTGCTGTTCTGGAGCCACCCATTACTGCAAAATCGCAGTTTTAGTATTAGCCAAAAAGGTGCGTTTGACTTGTTCATCCGAAACAATCGTGTGGTGTGTCCAGAGCCTTATTATATTCACGGCTACTACAATCAGCGTTTGAGCTTAGCTGAGGCCTTTGATGAGGAAATCAACAAAACTGATGATCACTGTGATTTGGAACATCCACATCTCTACATCAGCAATCTGGAAAGAGACACTGTGAGACGACTTATCAAGGAAAAGCTAGCCGAAACCAACAAACGTCGACTTGTTGTAATCCAACCCTACGGCAGCGGCATTGGCATGATGAATGGAAAACCCTATGACAGCAGCCATCGCAGCATGGATCCTGATGACTATCTCAGCCTGGTTCAAAAATTCAACAAAGACATTTTGGTAGTGTATTTTGGCTTGCGTGAGCTTAAGCACCCTGGAGACAAAACCAGTATTGATCTTGACACCATGAATCCAGATCTCAGAATGTATTTGAGTTTTATAGCAGAGTGTGACTATTTTGTTGGGTGCGACAGCGTAGGGCAACACATGGCGCGCTCTATGGCGAAGCCTGGTTTGGTGATGATGGGCAGTACAGATGAAATCAATGTCAGCTATCCCAACCATTTCAAAATCTACCGTAATGGGCAAAAGCCAGTATATAGCCCTATCAGACTTACTGGCACAGATTGTGAATTTGCGGACCGGATGAATGATGGCATAATGCGGTTCAGCAACAAACAAATTGACGAAATCGCACAAATTGTAAATTTTGAAGTGTTTAAAAACTGATGACAGGGTCAAGTGGATTGACAGGTGTGAAGCACCATTTGCTGGTCAGCAGTGGCAAAGGCGGTGTAGGCAAAAGCACTGTAGCTGCAAACTTGGCAGCCAGCTTAGCTCATCAAGGCTTGCGTATAGGACTATTGGATGCTGATATTTCTGGTCCCAGTCAAGCAGTGATGTGGGCATTACCAGAAAACACCAGTGTAAAAGTCAGCACTGACCCCCAGCTGAGCTTGCCTTTTGTTCAATATGGTGTAAAAATAACCACGTTGGCCACGAGAATAAGTGAAAGTCAAGCTGTTAGTTGGCGAGGTCCAATGATGAGTATGGGTGTAATCAATTTGTTGTGCCACACTGATTGGGGAGAACTAGACTGTTTAGTAGTGGACATGCCTCCAGGCACTGGAGATGTTCACACCAGCATTTGTGACAAATTACCCTCTGCAGGAGTAGTGACTGTGACAACCCCGCAACGGGTGGCTGTTGCTGATACAAGACGAGGCATGCAAATGTATCAAAACAGAGGATTACGGTTGTTGGGCGTCGTGGAAAACATGAGCACACATGTTTGTGAGAATTGCGGACATACTAATCATGTTTTTGGTCACTCTGGTGCAGCCACGTTGTGCCAAGAATTTGATACCAAAATTTTGTGCAGTTTGCCCTTGAATGCTGAGTTGCGATGGCAAGGAGATGAAGGCGCTCCACTGGTGGTAGCTGACCCCTCACATATTTTGAGTGCCTTGTTCCTAGATACAGCCAGTGAGATTTGGAGACTTTTGAATGACTAGCACACCAATGGTGAGAGGCATGGTGAAATTGATCCATGCTGACAATTTTTTAAATCCACAGGATGCACAACGAGCCGCACAAGTGGTGCAGGGGCTGAGATTCACGCCCAACAGTTATGGAATGGAGTTGGAAAACTTCAACATGGTGCTGGATCGACTTGAGCCGGTAATGAGCAAGGTATTGGGCGAGCGTGTGGTTATTGATCACAAGCGCAGCGGAGTGTTTCGCCGTCCCTTGAACAACGTGATTCATTTTGAAGAGTTTGACTCACCCAATGAGTGGGCCTTTGTCTGTGCACTGGAGAGAACAACTCTCAACCTCTATCATCATATTAACTCCTCTGGCGAAGTTGATGCAGAAACAGCACTTGACGGCTACAACTTCAACTACATGAATTTGTTTGAGTGGAATTTGCACACCAACATTTTGTTGGAACCCAGCCAAGGTGTGTTTTTCAGGCCGTGGGTATTTCACAGCCTTGATCAGGGTATGGTGCAGTATTATCGTCTGTGTACTGATCGCAAGTTTAGAGTGTTGGTGATGGGTGCACCTGGCAGCAATCGTGCAGAGATGTCTCGAAAGCTGCATGAGAAATTGCCAAGCAGTGCTTTGATGCGCAGTTGGGACGTGAGAGTGCGTGACAAAGACATTGATTTTAGCATTGATGGCAGAATGAGACAAAGCTATCGCATGCTAACTATGGCACGTAACGATCGAAGCAGTTGTGTGATTTTAGATCATGCATGTCCTCTTGACGATCAACGGCAAGTCATCAATCCTGATGTGTTGGTGTGGATGCGCAGCGGTGATGAAGCTGAGCTTGAGCCACCACAATATTATGATTTTGAGCTGCTCACAGCGGATGACGAGTCTGTGGACAAAATAATCAAAAAGATTGAAACCAAAAAAATCACACTCTAAATAACCAAAAACCTCAAGGAGTAAATTATATGGATACAACCGTCGCTCTGGAAGAAGCTCTTGAAGAACCAGTAGTGGAGCCTGTTATTTGTTGGTGCCTGCATCTTATTGATGCCACAGGTAGGCATTATGTGTTCAATATTGACCAGGAACCTATCACAATGTTGGTGAATCAAGACCAGTTTGTATGGAATGGGGGTGACAACAATTTGCACGGTAAATTTGTAGATCTCTATAACCGACTTATGGTTGAAAAACAAAGCATATGCGTGATGACTCTACGCAACAGTTTGATGTTGGGTAGTGACAAAATTGCAGGAGTTCAGTTGTGTATGGATGCATGCTATTTGTGACCTCAAACCAATTTGAATAAATAGCTGCATGAGTAATTATATATCGTTGATTGTGCCACAAAAACTGTCTAAATCTGTTGTATTGCAGTGGTTTACCTGTGTTGAAACACAACTACCTAGTGGTCTTATTGGAAAGACCACTTTATACAGTCACGATATCACACGAGAAAGTAATTTTTATGCCAAAAAAACCCGTTCAGGCAAATTTTGTTATACAATTCCTTTGGTTCGCGACATAACTGATAGTGAATTGTACTTCCTGGTTCAAGAATGGAACAAAACTTTCCCCAAAGGCGACTTCCTCATTGACAGTAGCCAAAATACTGTTACAGCCTCTCCTGGAGCTACACGCATACAAGACACTGCTATTGACGAAATCTTAAATCTTTGGGCAAAACACCAGCACACTCGCTGGATGAAAGAAGCAGTTGACAAGGGATGGAAATTTGGTATCAAAATGAGCACAGCCCAGAAAACACACCCACTTATACAACCTTGGGAACAATTGCCCTCTACAGCTAGAGAACAAAACATAGAGGCTGTAAAAGACTTATTGAGTATCCTAGACAATTTTGGTTACCAGATCAGTCAAAAAACTACCGCCTAAAAACTTGCACCCTTAAAATTATCACCGTTAAATAAACATGCTGGATACAGTGTTCAGCATGTTTGTATCTCCAGGCAGTTTAGACCTGGACGTGAAAGAAGGCAAGTAATGCAACAAAATAATAACCCAGTCTGGGCAAATCCTTTTCCTGCACAATCACTAGTGAATTGGACACCAGCCGCAGCTGGTCGCAATGGAACTCTTATTGCAGTGGTTCTTGATGAAAGTGGAAGCATGGGCCGTGTGCGCGATGCTACAATTTCTGGATTGAATGAGTTTGTTGAAGGACAAAAGACTGCCGAAGGCGCTGGTGATGCCTATCTCACTATTGTTAAATTTGACGCCCCACAAATCACTACATTGTTTGAAAATCAACATGTGAAGTCTGTTAAGGCACTTACATCAGCTGACTATCAGCCTGGTGGTGGCACCAACCTAATGGATGCTATTGGGCACACTTTGGAAAAGATCAACAAGGTTCTTAACTCAGTGCCTCAGGCCGAACGGCCAGGTGTGCTGGTTGTGATTGTAACTGACGGCGAGGAAAACTCAAGCCGCAGCTACAACACAGCTCAAATCAAGGAAATGGTCAAGCTGAGTGAAGCCTCTGACTGGACTTTCACCTTCCTTGGTGCCAATGTAGATGCATTTGCAATGGGTCACACATTTGGTATGCAACAAAGTAACACAGTAACCTACTCAACCAACAGCATGGCAGACACCATGGATGTGCTAAGCAAGACCACTACTCGTGTTCGCATGGCCAAAAGTGCTGGAGTATCTACCGCTGATCTCTATGCAAGCGAGACTATGTATAGCGCAGTTGATCGCAACACGGTAATGGGCAACAAAAATGCGTAACGGCTATGGGTTGGATTTTATTATTCGGCCCAAAGGTCGCTCTCCAGCTGATGAATACCCTCATCGTGGCCAAACCTGGATTGAGGGTCGAGCGGGCAGTAACTATGTTATTGAACTTCAAAACCACACCTTAAGCCCAGTGATGGCTGTAGTGTCTGTTGACGGCATCTGCGTAATTGATGGCAAGCCCGCCAGTTATGAAAGCAATGGGTTTTTGATTCCAGCACAGGGAACCACAAGCGTTCCTGGCTGGATGTTGAATAGGGAACAGGCAGCTGAGTTTGTATTTGGCAGCAAGAAGCATAGTTATGCAGCAGAATCTGGTTCAGACACCAGCAATGTTGGGGTGATTGGTGTAGCTTGGTTTCTCCAAAAAGAGCCCAGCTACACTGGGCAACCCTTTCCATTTTATGGAGCCGTTGACATTCATCAACTTGGCAAGAGTGTGCTGCGAGCCTCTGGGTCAATAGCTGCTAGTTCAATGAGTATAGGCAGTGTTGGTACTGGATTTGGTCAAGAAACGTCCTTCAATACCACTCATGTGAGATTTGAACGAAACAGCAATCAACCGCAGGTTGTTCAAACCATCTTTTATGACAGTGCTGACAACCTTCAAAAAATGGGTATCCGTCTCAAGGAAAGAAACAGTTATCAGACTCGAGTCGCCTTCCCAGGTAGCGAGCCTGGCTTCTGCAAGCCTCCACCCAGTTGGGTACGAAAAACTCAATGACAAATTGACATTGCTGTTTCTGTGCACAAATATAATGCATGGAAACAGCAATTTCAGTTTTTGGGGCCACAGGATTTGTGGGCAGTGCATTTGTTCAAAAAACCCAACACAAATGCATAGGTGTTCCTCGAAATTCCCGAACTCCTCCCACAAACAACATACTGTATCTCATCTCTACAACTGACAATTATAATGTATTCAGTGACCTGCACAAGGACATCAATACAAATTTAAATGTATTGATGGAGACCCTACAACACTGCAATCAACCAGATGTTGTTTTCAATTTTGTGTCATCTTGGTTTGTGTATGGAAGTCATACACAATTACCTGTTCCTGAAACTGCGCATTGTGATCCTCGGGGATTTTACAGCATTACCAAGAGAACAGCAGAGCAGCTCTTGATGAGCTGGTGCAACACCTTTGGCGTCAAGTATCGTATCCTGCGTTTGTCTAACATTTATGGGCCAGGAGACGCTGGAGCAAGCACAAAGAAAAACGCTATCCAACACATGGTCTCACAATTGTATCATAACAAACCCATTGACTTGTATGAGAATGGTATGGTTTACAGAGACTTACTCTATATTGACGACGCAGTAAGAGCCATCAGCTTGGTGCTTGAAAAAGGTGAGCTCAACACTATCTACAACATTGGCTCAGGGCATGCCACGCTATTGCGTGATGTGATTGACATATCTGCCCATCTAACAAATAGTAGATCTCAGATCAATGGCATACCAACACCTGAATTTCATCAAAAAATACAAAGTCGAGATTTTTGGCTTGATACGACCCTGCTTCAAAGTTTGGGGTTTGCGCCTCAAGTGTGTTTGACACAAGGCTTAACTGATCTTATCCGCAGCATTTCCACACACTCTTAACAAAAAGGCCTTGAGTTTTTCATGAGCATTCGCGCCCACATACAAGATTTTCTTAACCAAGTTGGTAATGAAGAACCCAATTTGTTTCCTTACATGGCCAACTCAGGTGATTTTGAACCTGGTAAATCCACTGTTTATTATTCTGGTCCCTACTGGGATCAAGATGAAATTGCCGAAATGATGCACAGCATATTGAAGGGCAAATGGTTGAGCAGTGGTGAAAAGGTTGCTCGCTTTGAAAAGGGTTTTGGCGAAAAGTTCAATCTACCCCATAATGTGATGGTAAACAGCGGGAGCTCGGCCAATCTCGCAATGATTGCAGCACTGAAAAAGAGTTTTGGGTGGAGTGACGACAGCGAGATTTTGGTTTGTGTGTGTGGCTTCCCCACTACTATTGCTCCCATTGTACAAAACAATCTCAAGCCAGTTTTTGTGGACATTGACTTCTCTGATCTCAACTGGGATTTGACACAACTGGAGTCAAAAATCACATCAAAAACGGTTGCGGTGTTCAGCAGTCCCGTGTTGGGCAATCCCTATGACTTTGATAGGATTCAAGAGATTGCAGCCCGGCACAAGCTCCAGCTCATCTCAGACAACTGTGACAGCCTAGGCAGCAAGTGGCGAGGACAGTATCTCACCGACTTCAGTGTGGCAGCATCTTGTAGCTTTTATCCAGCACACCATCTCTGCACCATGGAAGGCGGTATGGTGAGCAGCAAGAGTAAAGAGATCGTCACCCTGGCACGGAGCATCAGCTGGTGGGGTCGCGACTGCCATTGTGTGGGGGCACAAAATCTCATTCAGTGTGGCATGTGTGGCGAGAGGTTCAAAAAGTGGATCCAAGAGTATGACACGGTCATGGACCACAAATATTTGTTCAGCAACATGGGCTATAATCTCAAGCCACTAGACATGCAAGGTGGAGTTGGCTTAGTTCAGCTGAAAAAATGGGAAAAGATACACGCTCTTCGCCGTATCAACAAAACTCGCATCCAAGATATTTTAGAAACTGTGCCGGGGGTGCGTGTGGTGAATGAGCGAAGAGAAGCCGAGACCAGTTGGTTCGGTGTGCCTGTGATTTGTGAAAGCAAAGAACAGAAAGAGCACCTTGTGAGCTTCCTAGAGGGAAATAGGATTCAAACCAGAAATTATTTTGCTGGCAATATCCTAGTGCATCCTGGGTATCGCCATCTCGGTGACTATCGAGATTATTCCAATGCCAACTTGGTGCTCGACCGCGTGTTTTTCCTGGGTTGCAGTCCCACAATCACAGAGGGTATGTGCGACTACATCGCTTCAGTGGTGCAGCGAGCCACAAGCTAAATCTCCTGTTGACATTTTTCCTGAGTCAGCTATTATGAGCTCCATAACAGGAGGCACATATGCTGACTCAGGAAGCTTTGGTTGAGAGTGGCTACAAGAGGTTTCCTAATCCTCTTCCTTCCCGACTTGATCCAGAGTTCAACCAATACGGGTATCAAAAGCGTGTGTCAGATGAAAAGGGCATTCGTTATTTCATCGATGTGATCCAGTACAACTGGAAGAATGTGCCTGGCTATCCGGGTGCGCAACTCACTTATGAGCCGGAAGTGCATCTATACACCAGCGATTGTGCAGCGTTGATTCGGGTCATTGTGCTCAATGACGCGCATTGCGCTAGTGTTGAAGCCCTTGAAGCATATGTGGATCAACTTTGGCGTCAAACAGGCGCCGGATATTACGAAAGGTTTGGCTATGAGTGATCTAGTTCACAGTGCAAAGATCTTCTCAATTGCTGCTCACTCTGCTGTGGGACAGCGACGCAAGTATTCAGATGCACCTTACTGGACACACTGCGAGCGTGTGGTGGCTACCTTGGACAAGTTCAGCCAGGCCCCTGTCTCGGATGAGATGCGTGCTGCCGCCTGGCTTCACGACGCAGTTGAGGACACCAATGTGGACCTTGAACTGATTCGTGACCTGTTTGGTAACAATGTGTATCACCTCGTGGAGATGCTAACTGATGTTAGTCGGCCTGAAGATGGGAACCGGCGAGCACGCAAAGCTCTAGACCTGGAGCACACCAAGCTAGCTAGCACAGAGGCTCGGAACATCAAGCTTGCAGATCTTATTGATAATGCTGAGAGTATTGTTGACAATGACCCAGGTTTCGCTGTAGTATGGCTTCGAGAGAAGCGTGCTCTCCTAGAGGTGCTGGCGGATGCTGATCCAGGTCTATATGCTGAGGCACTTCGTGTATATAAGGAGTGTGATCGGAAACTGAACAAAAATTGATAACTCTTTGAAACGTTTTTGACTGGCAGGGTGTTGACAGCACAAAAACTACGCGCTATATACAGATACACTACAAACACACAAAGGAGAGACTCAAATGGTAATTTATTCTGCTGAACCTCGTCGGGGCTTTGTGGCCAACATTGGTGATCGAGTTGTGTATGGCGAAGATGAAAACAACCTCCGCGGTGTGGGCTCAGTGACAGTGAACGAAAAGGGTCGACTGGTGGTAAATGAGCAGCCGCTGGAAACACTGCTTCGCAAATATGGCTACCTGCGCCTAGCAGCCTAAATTTTGTGCGGGAGTCACAATTTGGTGTTGACTCCCGCACACACTGCTGTATAGTGTGCTGACAAAGAGGGAAGAGAGCGTATGCAAACCGCAGCTGACGTAATTGTTGCACTAGAAGCCACCAACAGTCGGCTGGACAAGGAAGCGATTGTTGAGCAGGCTTGGAAGCTGGGCATCACAGACTTTTTTAAAGGTGCAATGCTGGCGTTTGATGCGCTCGTGACCTTTGGCATCAAGAAGGTTCCGCTTATTGATGATACTGAGCAGGGACCAGCTGCGGGCAGCTACACGTTTGCACACTTCAAAACTCTCGCAGATGCACTGAAGAATCGCAAGCTTACCGGGCATGATGCTCGTGACGCTGTGTTGGAAGCTGCTGAAAGCTGCAACACGCACGAGTGGAACAATTGGTATAGGCGCGTGCTACTCAAGGACTTCAAGTGCGGCCTGAGTGAGACCACCATCAACAAGGTGCTAGGCAAGCTCGGCAAAGACGCCAAAGCTTACACTGTGCCAGTGTTCACTTGCCAGCTGGCCAAGGACAGTGACGATCACCCCAATGACATGCGGGGCAAGAAGCTGTGCGACTTCAAGCTGGATGGAGCAAGGTTGCTCACTGTGTTGAACAAGGCTACTGGCGAAGTAATCCAATACAGCCGGAATGGCCACATCAACAATAACTTCCCTCAACTAACTGAGGCGCTGGCTACACTCTTGCCCCAACTAACTGAAAGCGTTGTGCTGGATGGGGAGGTTGTGTCTGCCAGCTTTCAGGCTATGATGAAGCAGTTCAAGCGCAAGAAGAACGTTGACACTTCTGATGCACATCTTGCACTGTTTGACATTGTGCCCTTGAGTGCATTTCTCAAGGGCGAATACAAGGTCTCGCAGCGTGATCGTCACCTCGCACTGTGTGAGCTGGAACCGCTCCTGAAGTCTGCTACCAAGGACCAGGTCAGTGTTGTGCCCAAGGTGGAAATTGACCTAGACACAGAGGAGGGGCAGGCTCGCCTCAGCGAGTTCAACCGCGAGGCACTTGACAGTGGCGTAGAAGGAATCATGGTGAAGGATCCCGGGGCTCCTTACAAGTGCAAGCGAAGCTCAAATTGGTTGAAGACAAAACCATTTATTTTTGTAGACCTTGAGGTAACTGCTGTTGTTCCAGGTAAACCTGGCACCAAGTATGAACACACCATGGGTGCTGTGGAGTTTGGTGGCGAGGATCAAGGACGAGTGATCTCGGTTAGTGTAGGCAGCGGCTGGAGCGACGAGGATCGTGATGTGATCTGGAAGCACCGGAAAAAGGCAGTTGGGCGTATTGGTGAGATACGAGCAGATCTCATCTCCAAGAGTGAGAACGGTGACACGTATAGCCTGCGCTTTCCTCGCTTTGAGCGTTGGCGTGGCTGGGCCCCAGGCGAGAAGATCTAATGAAGTATGAGAAACTGCCCAAGAGCCCAGGCTGGATATTTTTCAGCACTGCAACAAATGCCAAGGAAAGGCGTGCTGAGCTCAAGCCCATTATGGTGCTATGCAAGAGTACCCTGGGACGCAGCCATGGACCCCACAATCAAGGCAGTCGGTGGTATTACTGCCATGCTCGCAGTCCCAACGGCTGGCTCAACAATAGAGACAGTGTGGTGATCGTGGACCCTGGCGTGGCTGCCCAGGTTATTTTGACATTTTTCTGAAAAAGGAAACCCAGAGATGCTACTAGCTACCCTGCCCAACTTCCTGCTGTATTTTGGCAGCAGCCTTGTGATGATTGTCATCAGCCTCTACATCTACATCCGGATCACGCCCTATGATGAGATCCAACTCATCCGAGAAGGGAACACAGCCGCAGCACTGAGTTTTGCTGGCACCCTGCTGGGCATGACAGTAGCTATGGCCTCTGTGATCATCTACAGCACTGGTTGGCTTGACAAGGTCATTTGGTGTGCTGTGGCACTGGCTATGCAACTCCTAATGTGGGAGATCATGAACTGGGTGTTTGGCAACCTACAGCGCAGTATTGCAGTTGACCGCTGCATGGCTGATGCAATCATGTTGGGTACCAGCAGCCTGGCTGTTGGTATCCTACAGGCAGCCTGCTTCACCTACTAAGCTTGACACTTTCCTTAAACCTGCTATAGTCCTCGCAGGAGACACACATGCGACACAGTCAAAAAATTGCTCTAGTGCTGTTGGGCTCAGTAAGCGCCATCAGCCTCACAGCTTGTGATGACAAGCCCAAGGATGGTGATCCCATCTACGAGAGTGCTGACCAATGCAAGAGCATGGGAGGCACAAATTGTGATGATCGCTGGTACAAGGCCATGAGCGATCATGTGTCTACAGCGCCGAAATACAATGACGAGCAAAGCTGTATTGCTCGTGGACACGAGCGTTGCACGTCGGTAACTGGACCGGGAAATTCGGGCAACATTTGGCTACCAGCCATGGTTGGCTTCATGGCAGGACGCATGACAGCAGATACTCGGCCGGTTTACTTTCAAGGCTACAACAGCCCTACAAATGCCCGAGAGCGCGAAGATCGTCGAGTGATGGCTGGTGGTTACCACGGCGGCGGTGGGGCCACTACACCAGTTATGGTAGGAAACTACTACGGAGGCGGCTCGAGTTATGACAGCGGGCGCTTGGGCAGTGGCATGAACCAGGGCGCAGCCCGCGCTGGATGGAATGTAAAGCCCGCCTCTCCAGGTGCTCCGGCTGCAAGCAGTGCAGGCACAGTGGCCCGGACTATGCCCACCTCTGTAAGCCGCGCGAGTGTCCCCTCTAGTGGCTCAAGTGCTGTGAGCACCAGCAGTGCTAGCCGCGGTGGATTTGGTGGTAGTGGTGCTGGTATGGGCAGCTCGGGCGGCGGTTGACAAACCCAAAAATTCTGCTACAGTAAGGCTCAGAAGGAGACATCATATGCGACGTCACACAATGCAGGCCCGTCCCAACTGGCGCGAGCGTGCCGAGGAAGTGGGCTTCACGTTTCACACAAGTGGCAACCCCAGCACTGGTGGAGATGGCACCTACTGGGACGAGACTGTGGCCTACGAGTTCACCAGTGCCGAGATTGATGAGCTGGAAGCTGCTACCGAAGAGGTGCATGCTCGCTGCCTCGATGCTGTGGACCGAGTGTTCAATGACCGTGAGCTGATGACGCGCATGGGCATCCCAGCTGACTATCACGACTACATCCAGTGGAGTTGGGCACGGAACGACCCATCACTCTATGGGCGATTTGACTTCGCCTATGACGGCAAGGGTCCGCCCAAGATGCTGGAATACAACGCTGACACGCCCACTATGGTGATTGAGTCGGCTATGATGCAGTGGTTTTGGCTACAGGACGAGCGCCGTGGCGCAGATCAGTTCAACAGCCTACATGAGCGCCTCGTGGAGCGATTTACTGAGATTCGCGTGCTCATGCCACCGGGTGAGCCCTTTTACTTTGCTGGCTTTGGGGACAATGAGGAAGAGCGGCAGACTTGTGTGTATCTTCAGGACCTGGCCACACAGGCTGGCCTTGATGCACGCTTCATCAACCTAGGCGACATTGGCTGGCTCAACAATCAGTTTGTGGACCTGGAAGATCGCCCCATCAAGTATTGGTTCAAGCTGTATCCGTGGGAGTGGATGTTCTCGGATGAGTTTGGCCAGCACACAAGGAATGATGTCAGCGGCATCATTGAACCCATCTGGAAGTGCATACTGAGCAACAAAGGCATTCTGCCTGTGCTCCACGAGATGTTCCCGGATCACCCCAACATTCTGCCTGCCTACTGGACCTCAACAGAAGCTGGTGGCAGCGACTACGTGGCTAAGCCCATGCTCAGCCGTGAGGGTGCCAACATCAGTATTGTGAGCAATGGACGCGAGGTAGCGAGCACTGCGGGCAAGTATCACGGGCACCGGATCTACCAACAGCGGGCGCGACTGTTCCAGCAAGATGGCCATCATGCTGTGATTGGCAGTTGGGTGGTGGGAGACAAGCCAGCTGGGCTCATCATTCGAGACAGTGCCCGAGAGATTGTGCAGGACACCAGCCGCGTGGTGCCACATTGGTTTCTGTGAGGGACTGGTTTGCACCAATTGGGACAGACATCAGCAAGTGGCGGAAACTGCCTCCGAACCAAAGAGTCTCTAGCAATAATCTATTGGCTGCTGGTTATCCGTATGTTCTGGTTCAAAATTCACAGAGTAATAAATGGAGTGAGATTCACGCATGGTGCCAAAATGTTTTGGGACAAGACAACTACACCTGGACTGGTGATGTGTTTTGGTTCCTCACAGAAGATGATGCAGTAAAATTCTCACTTGTGTGGGGCTAACATGGAAAAAAACATTGGTTTTCCTAGTTGACATTGATATTCGAGTTACCATATGGCCCTATCTTTCAGCAGAGACGCCCATGTTTGATATAACAAAATGGACTCGGCTTCCTAAAGACAGAATTGTGTACGGCAAAGATCTTCAGGACGCCGAGTATCCTTTTGTCTACACGTCAAAAGAACATTTTGGCAAGTGGCAGGAGATACATCAATGGTGCAACACTGTGATTGGCGCTGACAGATACACTTGGACCGGTGATGTGTTTTGGTTTCTCACGGAAGATGATGCTGTGAAATTCTCATTGGTATGGGGGTAGCATGAAAATCCAAAGAAGTATTGATGGCTACGAGCGCAAAGACCTCTTGCAATATGTGTTTGCTTACTGTGTGAGTATTGAACAGGATATCCTCAACAGCGCCAAATTGCAAGAAATGCAGGCCTGGTGTGAAAAAGAGCTCTGTGAAGAAAGAGCAGGCAACATCATCCAGGAGGCAATGTGGGGCTGGTTGGACTACTTTGAAGGAGATTGGTGTTTCATTTACGATGATCTCCACGACAATGGCGACTGGGTGTTTTGGTTCGCCAACAAAAGCGACATGACTAGGTTTCAACTCACATGGCTATAAACGAGATTCGCTGGCAAGACATCTTTGTGGAGAAGGTGCATGAGTTTGAAAAAGTGCTGCCCATCTACAGGTGGTGCCTAGAAAGCTGGGGCAAAGAAGTGCCCGCCAATGCCTACACGTGGTTCAGGGTAGTGTTCTCAGCTGGTGAGCCCGGTGGTTGGACCAACAGTTGGCGAGACAGTGGCTTCAGCTTGATACACATGAACAGCAAGGTAATTGAAGACATCAAAGAGGACGCGGGAAGCTATCCGGACCTACTGAAACGCTTCCCACTCTATGTTCTATTTTATAGCCAAGAGGCAGTAACTGAGTTTCGGTTGACCTGGCAATAAGTTTTGACGCAACAGCAAACTATGTTAAAAAAGTGTGTAACACAGGAGACTCTGGTGACTGACAAGCGAATTGGTTTTTGCTGTAAATTTGTATCTGAAACAGAGTTCAAAGACAAGAAGAGCGCAGCAGAGTGGCACAGCCTCTACAACACAAAAGGCACAACTGTAACCTCACTGGAAAAGCTCACACGTACACAAGCCATTGACAAGCTGTGTGGCATTGTGCGCTACAACACTGAGGTACTTATGAGGCAGTTTCAGCTTGTAGGCAGTTGGCCACAAGAACTCCGAATGATGCGAATTGGCAGTGAGATTCTCCCTGCTCGCACACACGCCAATTGGAGCTCTGCCTATCAAGAATCTGTGATGATTGAAGCACTGCGCGGATTTGGGGAGGTAGGCAAACTAGCACGTGACTTCGACATTCGACTCAGCACGCATCCTGGACAGTTCACTATGCTTGTGAGTCATGAGCCCGAGGTGGTGGAGCGTGCTATTGAAGACCTCGAGTACCACTCGGAGATTTTCCGGCTCATGGGCTTTGATGGAAGTGATCAGCGACAGGAGATCAACATCCATGGTGGTGCCCGTCGAGACGATTTCCTTGATTACTTTCAACACAGCTTTGCTCGGCTGAGCAGTGACACAAAGCAATGGCTGAGTGTGGAGAATGATGAGTACAGTTACGGTCTCGATCATCTCTTGCCCTTGAAAGACAAGGTGAAGATCTGTCTCGACATCAACCACTACTGGATTCATCAAGGAACGTATCTCAGTCCAGATGACCCAAGGCTGACCCAGGTGATTGAAAGTTGGCGTGGTGCACGTCCAGAAATTCATGTGGCTTGGCCGCACGAAGATGTACTTCCCTCCCACAGCAACACAACCAGGCCAGACATTGCGTTGCTCGAGTCAAGTGGTATCAAACGAAGCAAGCTGCGTGCCCACAGCAAGCGACCTTGGAACAAGGCGTTGAACAGCTACTGTCTTGAGTTTTGGGATAGGATGGATCTCATGTGCGAAGCCAAGGAAAAGAATTTAGCTGCTAGAGAATTATATGACTATTCTCAAACACTATAAATAACCACTTAAACCATCTTTTATACCAAGGAGCACATATGAGATGAAAAACCTACCAAGCTGGGGCAAACATTTGGTCGTCGATGCAGCAGGGTGCAATGAAGCCATCAACGACAAAGAGACTGTAACCAAATGGGTTGACCAACTGGTTAACGATATTGATATGATTGCATTTGGTCGACCAGAGATTCATTGGTTCGCAGACCACGATGTTACTAAAGCTGGTATCAGTGCTGTGCAACTTATTACTACATCGGCTATTGTATGTCATTTTGTACCTCACACTTGGACACTTCACCTAGACGTGTTTTCTTGTAAGGACTTTGATTCCAATATTGTGCTCAAGCTGTTGCAGGAATATTTTGGGGTGAAAGCTTGGAATATCAAGGAGTTTGAACGCGAAGCTCCTGACCTCAATAGCTGAATTATATTATAAGGAAAAAGTAATGCTTATAGGTTATGCAAGGACTAGCACACATGAACAATCCGCAAGTCTAGAATCTCAAATTGCAGCATTGCAACAGGCTGGGTGTGAAAAAATCTTCGCAGAACAAACCAGTGCTGTTGGAAGTAGACCGCAGCTCACCGCAGCGATGTCATATATTCGTGAAAAAGATGTGTTTATGGTTACACGAGTAGACCGGTTGGCTCGAAGTACATCAGATCTTCTCAAAATTGTAGAAGATTTGGAAAAGCGAGAAATTGGCCTAATAGTGCAGAGCATGAACGGCATGGAATTAGACACACGAAATGCAATATCCAAGTTGATGCTGACTGTTTTAGGCGCAGTAGCAGAGTTTGAGCGTCAAATGATGCTTGAGCGGCAGCGAGAGGGCATCGCCAAGGCAAAGGCAGAGCGGCGCTACAAGGGCAGGGCGCCAACAGCACGCAGGCAGCTGGCTGAGATTCAGTCACTAAAATCCCAAGGGGTTGGTGCAAGTGAGATCGCAAGGCGGCTTAAGATCAATAGGTCAAGCGTTTATCGAGTGTTGGCACCAAACTCTGTTATCAGCCCACTGGTTCAAGGTAAGTAAGTATAATGGCCACTGGTACCTAATCTTCAACTATCAACAATTTCAAATCCCCTGAGCCCTTCAATAGTCTATGGAAGGTGTCTCGGGGGATTCTCACGACATCGCCGGGCTTGAGATTGCAGGGCATGCAGTTGTCCATTTGAAGTTGCCAACCATTACCCTCAACCACTGTAATAAGTCTGTGACAGTGATCTCGATGCCACACTAGCTCATGAGAATCTACAGATTGAAAGAATGTTCTTTCCAAACCTTGAATTTGTTTCTTGTCACTGTAGGGATTCATTACCACCATTTGGCACTAATTGGACTCAATCCCAAGGATTTAGTATAGCGGGGAACTCTACACGCCCAGTATCCAGCCTTCATTTTGTCTGTTTTTTGTTCACAGTTGTGACGAGAAGCAAACGCTTTGCGTCGTTTGGGATCGCGGATTTTAACACTCAAACCTGACACATCACCAAAGGCAATTTTTTTGACCCTGCCTGTTTTGGGATTCTTGACGTAGACGTAATACTTTTTAGGACCGCCTCTCTTGGGCTTGTTAAGCTCAACAGCTTTTCCTTGATACTCAGCCTCATCAAGACTTTCTGGAGTTTCAAAAATACAATCCAACGGAACCATTCTGCCTTCATACACACCAAACGTGCCTAAATCACTCTCAATCATGTCCTGGTCAAGAGCGTGTTCCAAGAGTATATCTCCACAAGAAACACGACGTCGCATCTCACAAAAAAACTCAAACCAAGCTGGGCTGTGAATACGGAATATGTTATCAACTAGCGGAACTTTGTTATCCTGGTGCCATTGAATGGCTTGATTTACACTTTCATTCAAAGGTTGCGTAAGGTCTTGAATTTTCATTTGGTTTCCCAGATCTTGAAACGTTTGTGTTATTTAGAAACCAAAATGCTCTTGTAAGATCTTGTCTATTTTGTGCAGTTGTTGAGTTACAGGCCCTAATAGGCAGTGAGTCCAGTGAGAAGGAACTATCGGAGGCAAGTAGCCGTCAATGTCCCGATTTAAATTTAACACGTTGATTACACTAGGACAATCCAACACTTTTGCGAAGTTATCAACAGGAACAACTGAGCCTGATGTTCCAATACACAGGAACAGGCTTTTGTCTGTAAGGCTGTCCAGTGTGTTGTAGAGATATTGGTATTTGGGTGCTGGTTCACCAAACAACACTACCGCAGGCTTGACATCAGTCAGGCTTTGGCAATTGGGACAACCTAGGGAGATGTTGTATCGAGTGTAGCCAATATTCCAAACATGGCCACAGTTTTCGCATTGCATTTCATCCAGCTGTCCGTGAACATGCACAACAGGGATGCAACCAGCCTCCTCTAGCAAGAGGTCTGCATTTTGAGTTATCACTGTTGCACTGTATTTTCTCTGCCATTCTGCCACCTGTTTGTGGGCGGCGTTTGGCTGAAACTTCAGAAGCATTTCCCGTAAGTCGCTGTGAAATTCATTTACAATTTGAAAGTTTTGTCGCCAAGTGGCGTAATTACTGTAAACCAATGGATCATAACGGCTCCATAAACCTTCGCTATCTTCTCTAAATGTGGGGATGCCGCTTTCAGCACTCAAACCAGCGCCGCTAAAAATCAATAATTGGGTCATAATTTTGATTATGCAACAAATTTCTGGAGGGTTGCAATCCAATTCTCATGTTTACTGCCTTTGTATTGTGCTCACTGTCCAGACAATAAATATACTATGCCATATTTGAATCATAATATCCCCGTTTTAACATGCCTAATACGTAACCAATACCTTTACAATCACACCAAAGGCCACGGCGAGTTCACTCCCTGTGATGTACACAGTGTCGCAAGTATGGAGAAACGCACGCCTTTATTTGAAGCATTTTTGGAAAATGGAGTGAACTGGACACGTCGACCCATAACTGCTTTTTGTTGGCGTAATGATGCACCAGTAAGACCACTTGCAGAACATGTTTATTGGGACTGTTTCAGTCATTATATTGATGTGCAGGTCCGGCAACGCATGGCGGGGTTAAGGGCTACGTTGTTGGTTTACACTGGGGAACGTCGTCAAGGACAATACTGTATGACTTTAGACTGGGGTTGGGAAAACTCTGCTTTTACTGACACCAATTTCAGTGAAACGCCTGAACACAAATGCGCGCATTTGTTCAAAATGGATGAAGGAAACTATTATCTTTATCCCAACAATAGAATCATTTGGCATGACAATGCTTGGGTGAAAAATCCTATAACCAGTAATCCTGGGTATCAAATAGACATGACAGTCTACAGTGTGGAGAACGCTGTGGACTTTTATACAGATGACAGCTATATGACACATGTGGAGCCTGTAAATGAAGCTGGTTGATATTTTGGAAAACAAGGAGGACCAACAGAATCAAAAACCCAGTGTGTTCAGCCAGTGGGAAGACACTGACCCAAAGAATGACAAGCCGGAAGAGTCAAAAAATAATCCCAGTGAACTCTATCATAGCACTATACTAGACAATGCGCCTAATATCCTGCAATCAGGATATATAACAACCTCTATCTACAAAGATCCAGCCAAGGATATAGTGTTTGATTCTCGCTCTACAACACCCCATACATCACCAACTATAGCTGTTCTCACTTCTTGTGGGACACTGATGCAAACCTACAACGAACAAATTTCTCGCCAGCTAACGACGGCAAGCAGTCAACTGGGAACGCAAAGCAAAGCCTATCGAGCCTTGCGTGCCATCAGTCACGTTTTGGAATCACAGAAGCTTTTTGAAAACGATCCACAACTAGGTAACAACAGCATTTGGCTCTACACTGAAGGTTGCCAAAGTGCATTGCACATACTGCTCGACAACAAGACAGCAAAAATCACTTGGTTAGGTAGTTTGAATGGCACTGGTAGGCAACTTTTGGAGCAGGGGTTAGCACAAAGCCAGAAACAAGGTGCCTTACTCGCTGTTGTGAAACCCATCTGGAACAGCCACAAATTTTATGAGAAGATGGGATTTCAAGATCAAGGAACTGGTTATTGGAACTTACCTCTTGAGGAATCAGCTAATCAACTGGATCGCGCAGATCTAGAAGACTTATTGGGTGCAATCACATATGAGCAAGAAGAGATTAACGACGCCAGCTATGATGCTGCGGGACCAAAGTATGAAAAACTTGACAAGGATTTCAAAGCCTTAGAGGCTGTTGCTTATGTGGTTAAAAATAACTTACGAGCACTTGACAATCCCAACTTGGGAAAAAATAGCATTTTCCTCTATAACTATACCCCAGATCTAGGCGTGTTCAGTGTAACTGCAATACATGTGGTGATTGAAAATCAAGTGGCGCATGTGAAATGGTTGGGCAGTTATGACAACAAACCTGGTGCTGGCAAAGCGTTGATGTTACAAGCCTTGACTATCGCAAAGAACAAAGGGGCCACCAAGAGCGTCGTAGAGGCCAAATGGGAAAGCGAAGGCTTTTATCACAAGCTGGGTTACGATGTGGAGAACAGAGGATCAAACAACCCATTTACAGGCACCAGTTTAGTCCAAATGGGAAAGAAGTTGGAAGAAGCTTGGACTGATGAAGACCAGCGTATGGTTCACAAAAATCCCACAATTCAAGATTTGAAAAGGTTGGCACGCAACAACAAGTATCACAGTGCCAGATTTGTGATCTACAAAGATGGCAGTGTTGTGGCTGCGGATAGCGAACATTATACTCACCACAGTGCTGCACCTGCCATGGGCGCTTGGGCTTTGAGAGGGTATGTGCAATACTTGGGTGGCAACGACTATGCCTATCGCAGCATGGAAGTCTACAGTCCCAAAAGTGTTGACCATCCTCTTTTCCGCAAGTGGGAATCTAGTGGTATAGAGAATGGCAATCCCTCTGTTGTTGAGGAAAAATGGACCAAAAAGTATAAGAAGAGTATCAACTGCTCTAATCCTCAAGGGTTCAGCCAACGTGCTCACTGTGCTGCTAGACGCAAACGACAAAAGGGCGGAAAGACAACTAGCAAGCCCTTGAATGAAAACAATAACGTAGAAATACACAACTATAAAAAGCTGGATCGCATCTTAGTTGCATTGTGTAACCTAGTTGACACCAGACGAAAGAAAAACCCTGACAAATACGGATGGGTAGCCGCAGGGTTGTTGGATCCCCGCAACCGTCTTGTAATAGGTTTCAGCACATTTGCCAATGACAAATGGTATCATGCTGAACGATTGGCTATGAGGGCTTATCGTAAAAAATACGGAAGCATACCTGATGGCTGTATAATTGTAACCACATGCAGTCCATGCAGCGAGCAGATGCCAAGATATGGTGAAAGTTGTACTGACCTAATCAACAAGAGTCCTGTCAAAAAAGTCTATTGCGGCTACTCTGATACAACTCAATCCCAAAGTCAACGCACTTTCAATATTATGGTTACTGCTGATACAAACATACGAGAACGGTGCCAAAAATTTGCTGAAAACTTCATGGATTGGGAAGCGCAATATTTGGATGAAAGCTTGCGTGATTGGTTCAAACAAAAATGGGTGCGATTTGGGACAGATGGCAAGATCAGAGGCGACTGTGCTAGAGGCAGTGAAGGCGAAGGCAAGCCCAAATGCCTGCCACAGCGGAAGGCTTGGGCACTGGGCAAGAAAAAACGTGCAACTGCTGCTAGGCGCAAGCGTAGAGAAGATCCCAATCCTGAACGTGAAGGCAAGGCCCGGAACGTAGCCACAAAAGAAAGTGTTGGCTCTACAAAATTGGGAGATCTCTGCACTATCAAAACTAATTTTCCTGATGCTGACTTTTGGCTTGTGCGACGCAGTGATAGAACAAATGTGGGCACACCAGCCAAAGAATTCAGTCCCTATCATATTGGAATCAAAGTCACAGCTACTGAACAGCTGATGCCAGAATATCTCTACTATATGATGATGCATCTCCACAACCAAGGCTATTGGAACAGTCGAAGCATGGGCATGAGCAATCTTGTGCACATACGCACAGAAGATGTGAAAAACATACAACTGGCTTTGACAGAGCATGAGCTGAAAGAAAACTCCAGTTGTCCACATTGCGGAGGCCAAATGGTTAACTACTCTATGCTCAGTGAAAAACAAGATGCCTGCTACTACAAAGTCAAGAGTCGCTACAAAGTTTGGCCCAGTGCCTATGCCAGCGGTGCATTAGTGCAGTGCAGGAAAAAGGGTGCAAAAAACTGGGGCAAGAGCAAGACAAATGAAAGCATAAGCATTGATCAACAAGAGGAACATGGAGGTCTCGAAGCCTACATAACTGATACATCTACCCCACAATTGGTCAATTATCTTGCAAGTGAAAATGCACCCGCCGACCTTGCAGAAAAATTGCAACGCAGATACAAAACAATAGCTGTGTTCAAAAACATATGGGTCGAGGAAGATCATCAAGGGTCTGGAGTAGGTAGCTGGATTTTAGAGGCTGGTATTGGGGATGCAATAGACAACCAGGCTCATGCTGTCATTCTCACTGCTGTCTCAGATGATCCCAAAAGACAATCACAACTTGAGAAATGGTATAAGTCTTATGACTTCAAAGAAATAGCTCGCAGTTCAACTGGGTATCCTGTGATGTTACTAGATTTAAACAAAGACCAGGTCTCAGAAGCTGCCCCGTGGCTCGGGCAGGGAGATGAGCCACTGCCCACTAAACTCTATCATGTCACAAGAACAAGAAACCGTTTGAGCATACGCCAGAGAGGACTTGTTCCCAAAACAAAGGAACATGATCATATATTGCGACAACCAGGTGTGTTTCTGTTTGAAACTTTTGAACAAGCTGAAGATTGGGCTTACTATTGGAGTCAAGATGAGGGCGAGAGTATGGATATATGGGAAATCAAGGTTCAAGATCCCAATGATCTAACTCCTGATCCAGCATTGGATATTCAGCACGATTACGATGCATGGGTCATCTACAAGCCAATTCCTGCAGCCAATGTGAGGCTGAAATTTACGCAACGCTGGCCGGAACCTTGGGGAAAGCCTACTACAACGGTGAAAAAAATCCGCAACCTTGAAGAAGATCCTAATGAAACTGAATGACCTATTGAACAAGCCTACCAGTAGCGTAGCTGAGCTGGCTAAAAAATACAAAGTGTCAACAGACTCTGTGGAGAAACAGCTGGCACAGGGCATCAAAGTGGAGATGGAACACACCCGGTTGCGGAGTGTGGCGCGAGAAATAGCCTTGGATCACTTGGGTGAGGATCTTAACTATTACAAGAAATTGAGCAAACTTGAGAAAAAGCCTGCTCAAGAAGCTCTTCTGATAGAGCTGTTTGCCCTGCTAAATGAAGTAAAAATCGACAATGTGAGTGGCATTGGGGAAGTGCCTGACAATAAGAATGTGGATTATCTTGGCTTGAGAGTCGCGATGAAGCCCAGTGTATTTTTGAAATTGGCTAGCCCTTTGTCAAGAGAACATGCTGGGAGTGTGGATTATATCAAACAGCAACTAGATCAAGGGCAGGGAATGGCCAGTCCTTGGCTGGTCTTAGACATACCAATAGAATGGGAAAAAGGTCGTTATAATAAATCCGCAAGAGTAATTGGGCACGAAGGCCGCAACAGAATGTATGCGGTCCTAGAAACTGAAGGCGATGCACCTGTTGAAACTCATTTGTTTTTTGTCGGTGGATTGCGTGCTAGGCACATCAAACCTGAATGGATTGAAGCACTCAACCTGCGTCTTGTACCACAGAGAGCAAACACTAGTGTATCTGGCCCGTTTTTTGAACTGCTGTTAAAGACTCAAAAAAGTCTCTCAGAAGAAAATGAAAACAAAAGAGACACATACCGTGTAACCTGGAGAGGTAGATTGGGCGAATATGATCCCAATTATTTTGACATCAAAAGTGACCCACTTGAAGACGATGATGGCAAAGTCATCGCCGTAAAAGATCAGCTTGTTCCCAAATCTCATTTGCGTGCCAATTTAAACATAACTCCAAATCCCAACCTAGTGTATAGGGGCATGAGTAATCATGAATTTCAAAATATCAAAAAAACAGGAGTGATACAAAGCAAAGGCGAGTATAACTTGGCTGGGCAACAGGGCTTAACCTATTTTTCAACTGAACCCAGGTCAGCTGAAACTTATGCTCATAGTTTTGCACCATGGAATCAAAAAGCCAACTGGGACAATCCAGCATGGGTAATTGCAGTGCCCAAACCTGATGAATCAAAAATTGTGCATGTGCAAGGCACAGGATCACATGAAGTGGGAGTCAAAGGCTCTATACCAGCGAATCAAATAAGGGAGATATACCGAGGAAAGGTTGTAGAATACGATCCTGGTGTGCACAACCAAGTTGCACCATCAGCATGGCTGCATTGGGAGAAAATGCCTGTTGATACATTGTTAACAGAGCGCAAAGGTGCGCCTGGCACTCTCAAATCCAAAATCACCAGACTGTATGGCGGAGGTGTCACATGTGACAAAACACAAAAACTCAAAACACGCCAGGGTGCTACAACTCTAGACAAACGCCAAGCCAACTGGTTTCAAAACAAACATTGCGGCGGAGCAACTAGAGTTGATGAAATCATAAGTGGTGAGCATATTCCAGGCGATTGGAAAAAATATGGAAGCGGCGACGCAGAAATGTTTGAAACAGAGTTTGATCTTCAAGGATATAAGATCACAATAAGTGTGAGTCGGGATTGGGCCCAATCTGGTGCCTATGTGTTGATGAAGAAAAACATAGAGGCTGGAGCAAACCTGGTTGGCAGAGAAATAATATTCAGGGTAGATGGCGAAACTGATCCAACAGGCTTACTAGGCACAGGTGCAGCGAATGTAATTTCAATTGTTGTAGGAAAAATCATAGGACTACTACAAAATATAGAATGGGACTATTTGGTCTTCGCAGGTGCTGGGGACAGTAGACAAAGAGTATATACTAAAATATTGAGTCAGATATCTCCAGGACTTGATTCAGAGCCAATGCAATTTGGAGATTGGTTCCTGCTGATCAAAAACCATTTGTTGGCAGCAAAATCTCAAGAGCTGGATGAAGTTTTTAAAGGCAAGCCACTTCCTGGAGATTGGCAATCAATAAAGGGCGGTTCAACCCACTACACTGAATTTGAATTTGCTGGCAGTGAAGTGCAAATAGCAGTCGTAAAAGACGCTTCTTATGAGCTTCAAACTATCTTGCAAAAGCAAGTGCCAGAAAACTGGGTTGGATATGAAGTGTCCTTCTCTGTAGATCACAGCATCTCTGTAACAGGTATGTTTGACCAAAAAAGTGCCCAATTATTTGATTTGATTATACGAAAACTCAAATGGTTTTTCCAGACCCACAGCTGGGACTACATCAACTTCAGTGGGGATGAGCGCAGCCGCAACAAGCTCTATCTCCGGCTGGCAAAACAGTTGGCACCTGCTGATAGCACAGTGTTGCACACTAACAAAAGCTTTGCAATTGTCAAGCAGGACAAGCTTGCATCATTCACTAACTTGGACGAAAGTTTAAGTTACAAAGGTTTGCGTCCTGGAGCAAATATTTGGTATGAGCCTGGCATGCAATATTCCCAATATAATTTATATCCAGGCAAAAGTATTGTGGGCCAGCGAGTATACCATATGACCAATAAGCTTACAAGTATAATAAAGTCAGGCGGACTGAAACCAAAATATGATGAGACTGGTGCTAGAGAATTTGGCCGATATAGCACTGTGGAATATCCTTTCACTCCAGTTATTGCTATATTTTTTGATGTTGGTGAGCATGATTGGTTTGGCAAATACATCTTAAGTTGGGAAATAACACCTGAGGATAAAACTGCACGAGCATATATGCCAGTAGATACCATGCAGCCTTCAGATAGAGATAATTTGCTGCCCAATTGTCAGGTAACACCTGTAAGTATTGATAGGATTACTATCACAGATCTCAAAGGAAACCTTATAAAAGTATGAGAATTTACCATTTAGTGCCCTTAAAGAAGTTGCTAGAAGCTTATCAGCCATTGACAACCAAATGGCAACAAGACAATGTGGGCTCAGTTTCAAGATATATTACAAGCTTTGAGTATGATGACCATTTAGTCGAACAAAGACTTACTCAAGATAAAAATCAAAAAGACTTACAGGATGCATTGGCTGCCAGTGATTTAGAGCCCAATCCACAAGCCAAGGGCTATGTTTGGTTATGGACAGTGGATGGGGAAATAGAACAAACTGGCACAATGGGCCTTAAGGCCATACCCTTGTGGAAAGAATTGGTGCGACGCCTCTTTGGTTGGCTTGGATCTCATGAATGGGACTACTTGACTTTTATTGGTGGACGCGGCAGCAGGAACAAGCTCTATAGCGCATTGGGTCAAATGTTGGCGCAGAGAGCTGGTGCCAAAGTATATTTTGATTTTGACACAAGTGACTTTGTTGTATATAAGCCCAGTGCAATAGTTCAACCAAAATTGCAAGAGGCTTTTGATTACCAACTTCCCCGGGATAAATGGAAGATAAAAACAGAAGGCGACAGCTATATTGATTTTTTGTTTGAAATTGATGGCAACGAATACGAGCTTCGAATGTCTCGATTGCAAGAGCCTCAGAAGAGGGGTATTTACGAGGTGGAATTTAGGCACACAGAGTATGGCATGGACATAAGTGGCACAGGTTCAGCCTTTAAAGTCTTCAGTGCTGTGTTTCAACTTCTCAAGTATGCTATTGATCATCAAAAAACCTTACCTGTAAATGGACTTTGGTTCCAGGCTTGGGCCCCGAGCAGGAAAAAGCGTTATAAGAGTATGGCACCAAAATTAGCAAGACATCTGGGTTGGACTTGGGTAACCAAGCAAGAGAGTTTTCCCTACTCTCTCTCGCCAGGAACAGATGGCTACTTGATTCTCAAACCCAGTCTTGGCGAAACAGCTGGTGTGGGCAAGATAGTTAAAGGTGTGAACACTACCACCGATGTGGGACCTGATGCTGTTCAAAAACAAGCCCGGAAATTTCTCAACAAAGTCACAGCAGGAGGAGTTCCTCCTCAAACTCAAAGCAATGGCAAATTTCCCTCGGTTAAATAAGCTGAAATGGCAACTTTGTATAGTTTTGGTATGGATCCCACACGGTGGTACAGCAGGGCATTATATGCCTTCTCTACCAATGAATTAGGCTGGACTACAGGCAATAGTCCAGTCAATGGACTGGGCAGCATACAATCCATGGCGTATGGAAACAATACGTGGGTTGGTGCTACAAATTTTGGAGACTTCACAGTAAGTGGTGATGGTGTAAATTGGTATTCCTACACTCCTGAAAACAAAAGTTGGCTTGTTAACAAAATCACATGGGGACAAGGATTGTTCACAGTTGTGGGACATGAAAAAAACTTCAGTAACCTTGCAGAAACTGGATTTGTCGCAGTGTCTGGAAATGGTGGTCCAGCAACTTGGGTCAGAAAATTTGTCAGTTATCAAGAACCCATGACTTTGTTTGATATCAAACACTTGGGCCTAGGAAAATGGATTGCTGTGGGCTGCACAAATCATCTGCGACAGCCTGTGGTAATCTATAGTGAAGACAACACTGACTCTTGGACAAGAATACTACTTCCAGATATTATCCCTGGCGGTATTTACAGTATTGAAGCCCACGTAGGAAGTAGTGTAAAAGTTTGGCTGGGCGGCAAAGGCTGGATAGCCTATACCAACGATTTTCAAACCACAAGCACAGAATGGACATTGTTTGATAATTTAAAAGATCAAGGCAAATCCAAACCATTTACGCGGTTATTATACCGATCCACACTGGGCAAAGAAGCTATTGTTGCACTGTCAGGATCTACAGTTTGGTTCAACGACACAGCTTTGAATTGGCGGAGCACTACACAAGAGGGCTATAGATTCCAGGACGTAGCTAATTTCCAAAACCCCTTAACAAGCCAAGAGTCATTTAACTTTTCTGTTGGAGGCATGTTGAACCAGTACACTGGATTCAAAACTCCTTGGCAAGCCCAGAGCACACAAGAATTCTCCCTCATTGGATATAACAATGGAGTCCAAGCCAGCAGCCTTATTGTTGTTTGACACATGTGCTGTCTGCCACACAATCATGGCATACAACAAACGTGGAGCAAAAGTAGATGGGTATCGGCACTCTAGGACCAAATGATCGCTCAAAGATTATGGCCCTTGTGAATTCAGGTATTGATGTGTTGCGCGAGATTGCTACCCTCAAAGAGGGACTAAAAGACCAAGTGGGATCAGTAAGTGAGGAACTGGATATTGACAAAAAGATCCTAAACATGGCTATCCGAACCGCCTACAAGATGAGCCAGCAGAATCAAGACACTTTGAACGATCTTCAAACACAGCTGGACAGTGTTGAAGAAGTGCTAAAAGCAGCAGGTGTTTCCTAAGGCTGCACTCAAAGCAAGGATACATTTTTATAGATCTTTGACTCAAAGATCTAAATGGATTGTAATGTTTTTTTTGGAGATTTTAGGTACAGCCAGCATACTGCTGGCTGTCGCCGTTTAAGCCTTTCAAATATTACCTTTGAGCACATTGTATTTGTTTTGGTTGTTTGGCAGTGTAGCCTTGACCATCAGCAGTATTTTGCGTAAGAATCTATTACTCGCTGTAATGATGTTGTTTTATACAGGGTTGAATTTATATGGATTATGGAGTTTTGGATGACGTATGTTGATGCTATTTTGGAGAAAGACAAACACTGTATTCAAGTTGTGGAGCGTGTAAACCACAAACGAGTCTACAACACATATCCCAGCAAATACGTAATGTATTTTCCCAGTGAGCGTGGAAAATACACTAGCATTTATGGTGAACGGCTGGATAAATTTGAAACCAATCGTTGGGAAGAGTTTCAAAGAGAGTGTCGCTTGGTTCCAAAAACACAACAATATGAAAGTGATAGCAATCCCATTTTCCGTTGTTTTTATGAACATTACAAAAATACAGCAAGTCCACAGTTGCATGTGGCGTTTTTTGACTTGGAAACTGATTTTGATCCTGATCGGGGCTTCTCGTCAACTGACGAGGCGTTCAATCCCATTACAGCAGTATCTGTATATTTGAGTTGGCTGGGCAAAAACTTTACTCTTGTCCTCAAACCCAAAACACTCACAGTAGAGCAAGCATCAGCAGTTGTGGACAAATTTGAAGACACTGTGCTGTGTAGCAATGAAACTGAGCTATTGGATGTGTTTCTCACCCTCATTGAGGATGCAGATGTTCTCACAGGTTGGAATTCAGAGGGTTATGATATTCCCTATTTGCACAATCGTATCATTCAAATTTTGAGTAAGGAGCACACTAAAAGGCTGTGTCTCTGGAACAAATTTCCCAAGAAAAGGGAGTATGAAAGCTATGGCAAGCCCACTATTACTTTTGATCTAGTGGGCAGAGTCCATCTTGACTATCTGCAACTGTACCGCAAGCATACCTATCACGAGATGCACAGTTATCGACTGGACTTTGTGGGCGAGTATGAAGTGGGCGACAAGAAGATAGCTTACGAAGGCAGCTTGGACAAGCTCTATAACGAAGACTTTGAAAAGTTCATTGCCTATAACAGGCAAGACGTTATGCTGTTGGTGAAAATTGATCGCAAGCTGAAATTCATTGATCTAAGCAATGATCTAGCACACACAAACGGAGTGTTGATCCAAACAACAATGGGGTCAGTACAGCTTATTGACAATGCCATTACTAACGAAGCACATGATCTTGGCTTATGTGTTCCTACTCGACGTAGAGACAATCCTGAAATCATGAAAGACGATCAGGGTGAAGACATTGAGCCCAATGGTATTGCTGGTGCATATGTGGCTGACCCAGTTGAAGGCATGCACAAATGGATTGGCGGTGTAGACATCAACAGTCTATATCCCAGTGCTATTCGAAGTTTGAACATGAGCAAGGAAACAGTAGTGGGGCAAATCCGCCCTGTGGGTAATGATCGTTTGATTCAACACAGGATGCAAAAGGAAAAACGCACTTTTGCTGACAGTTGGAACGAGATGTTTGGCATTATTGAGTATAACCAAGTGATGAATAGGGAAATGGTTATGCTGACTGTGGACTTTGAAGACGGCACCACTGTGGAACTCAGTGCTGACGAACTGTATCAATGGATTTTTGAAAATCCCAAAAAGCAAATGACGCTCAGTGCCAATGGCACTATTTTTGATCTCAACAAGGAAGGTGTGGTACCAGGCTTGCTGGCCCGCTGGTATGGTGAGAGAAAGGAGTTGCAGGCAGAAGCCAAAGCATGTTTCAAAAAAGCTGATGAAGAACCTAATCCCTCTAAGAAGAGTGAGTATCAAGAAAAAGCTGATTTTTATGACAGAAGGCAGTTGATTAAGAAAATTTTGCTAAATTCACTTTATGGAGCTATCGGAAATTCTAGCTCATCGTGGTTTGACAACCGTATTGCACAAAGTACTACTTTAACAGGTAGATGTATCGTCAAACACATGGGTAGTAAGATCAATGAGGTAATATCAGGGAAATATCACTACAAAGGTGATGCTGTCATATATGGCGACACCGACAGCATTTATTTTAGCGCATATCCAGTAATGAGCCAGCTTGAAGACTTCAAAAGCTTTGATTGGAGTCGTGAAGCAGTGGTGCAACTGTATGATCAAGTTGCAGACATCACTAACCAAAGCTTTCCTGGATTTATGAAACAGGCATTCAATGTACCTGAATCCAGGAGTGTGATCAAAGCTGGCCGTGAACTAGTAGCAAGCCATGGATTGTTCATTACCAAAAAACGGTATGCTGTGATGATCTACGACAAAGAAGGCAAGCGAAAGGATGTAGATGGCAAGCCAGGTGAGATCAAAGTTATGGGGCTTGATCTCAAGAGAAGTGATACACCAAAACCAGTCCAGGACTTCTTGAGTGAGATTTTAACTTTGGTTTTGACTGAGGTTGACAAAGACAGCATTTTCACGCGCATCAAGGAGTTCCGCACAGAGTTCAGCCAATGGCCCAGCTGGGCAAAAGGCAGCCCCAAAAGGGTGAATAACCTTACTCAATATGGCATGATTAAGAAAGCTCAGGAAAGCGTTGACCTCAACAAAGACACTGGGAAAAGAAAAACTATTCCGGGCCATGTCCTTGCGAGCCTAAACTGGAACCTATTGTGTGAGATCTACAACGATTATGGATCAATGCGAATTCAAGACGGGCAAAAGGTGATTGTCTGTAAGCTGAGATCAAACCCTTTGGGTATGACATCTGTTGCATACCCTGTAGATCAACTGTATCTTCCTGATTGGTTCAAGTCTATGCCTTTTGACAACGCTCTTATGGAGGCCACAATTTTGGACAAGAAACTGGAAAACTTGTTGGGTGTATTGCACTGGAATCTTGAAGATGCCAAAAACAACGAAACTTTTGACAGCATGTTTAGTTTTTGAAAGGTTGACAACGGAGCTATATGTCAAGTAGATTTGACAAAAGTCAACCTTAAGGAATAATTCATGAATATTTTTTCTGCCTTATACGAACGCATACGACGGATGTTTGGGCCTGATCAAACACCAGTTTCAACTACTCTTGCACCCAGGACAGAACCAATCCAGCCAATAGTTGTGACACCCGCTGGAAATCCTGTGCCACCCAGCTCAGAGAAGGCAGCCCTTGTAATTGAAAAAGGTGCATACCAACCAATCACGTCTAGTCCAACAGATCCACCAGTGTTGCAGCAACCTGCCCCTGTAATTACTGCCAAACAAGAGCCATCACAGGAACCTCCCCCAGCTAAAACAGGGAAAAAGCCAAAAGCTACAACAGCCCTTAAGGAACCCAAGGCGCCTAGTCAACGCAAGGCACCAGCCAAAAAGAAAACTAATTAGCCAATTCTAGTGAGCCCTCTCTTTGGAACCTCTCTTGAAGAGAGGGCTCAACTCTTACGGTATAAGTCCTACCCTCCAACTTCACCGGCTTCTTGGAACTCACCAACAAGCACCCCCACTAGCACCTTAGTGTTCGTTACTGGCCATGTGTGTCTAGATTCAGTAGTGGACGACTTTCATGAAGTCGACAGCATAATTGAAGCTGAAGATTTGCTGTTTTCACAAGCAAACACTGTGGTGGAAAAATACGATGGATTGCCATTTGCACTCCGTAGACAGTCAACCTTATTAGGGCATCAAAATCGTCGAGGCTGTGGTAATCTCATTTTCACAACTCCGGAGATACGTGCCCAAATACCAGACAATCAACTGTATATTGATGACAGCAATTCCTGTAAACAAGTGGGCTGTTGGTACTCAGCAGGCGTGTTGCGCAAATTTGACAAACAAGGCAGTCAAATATTTGTTAGTGATCGGGTACCCGAGCACACTGCCTATGTGGCATACAAAGGTTCAAGTGATTTAGACAGCGTTGCACTCCTGTTCAAAAAAGAAGATCAAATGCGACTGTGGTGTCCCTTAAGAGTTGACATACCCGTGAGCATCGCTCACTATATTACAAAGGTTGTGTTTGACAACTGACTCAATTGTGGAAAAATTATGAAATCCCAAAAAACTCGAATATATGAGCCTACTGAACTCAAAACTTTATTTGAAGCATTGAACAGTGCACCACCTTGGCTAAGTCGAAGGTTCATACTCAAGAACATGATGGGTTGGACTGATGATGATTTGAAACAAAATGCCATCCTGGTTGACGAAGAGACAACACAACGCAAAATGGGTAACAAAGGGAGTTATTGAAAATGACAGCAACAGCTATTAAGGATGCAATTTCTGATCTTGCAAAGAACGTGATCAGTACTGGCTTTTACGAAAAAATCAAGGTGTCTGGTGGCGCCAAAACCAGCACCATTGAGGCTATTGACAAAGACAAACAAGTGATTCTCAAGGCTGAAACTTTGCATCCTGTGGACGGCTGGGCTGGAGAATTTGGCCTTGCCAATCTAGGCTTGCTCAACAGCATTGTGAATGATTCCGAGTTTGCCCACAAAGACAGCAAGCTTGAACTAGTGCTTACTGAGCGTGAAGGTGTAGACGTTCCCACTGAGATGCACTACACAAACAAGAGCAATAGTTTCATCAATTATCGCTTCCTAGCAAAAAACATGGTCCCAGATCAACCCAAGTACATGGAACCACAGTGGGACGTGAAAATCAAACCCAGCAAAAGCAACATTCAACAGTTCAATTGGGCTGCTGGCAGTCTCAGCAGCTACGAGCAATACTTCATTCCCAAGACAGTTGATGGTAACCTCAAGTTTTTCATTGGAGATGAAGGTGCAGCTACTCAACGCGGCGGTGTAGTGTTTGCTACAGGGGTTACGGGCGAGTTTGAAAGCTCACACAAATGGCCTATTGCTCTTGTATCTGCACTTTTGAAGCTGGTTGATGGTGCTGATGCTGAAATGAGCTTCTCCGTCAAGGGTGCTATTCAGCTCAAGCTCAATACTGGCATTACCACATACAAGTATGTGCTGCCAGCAAAGCTGCGCTAATAGGACACAGTGGGCACCCCACAGTGCCCATTTTTTGGAGACTGCTTGTGCCAGTTGAACACGAACGCAAAATGCTCCTGCGACCTGAAAGCCCGCAGGAGCTACTACGACATTTGAAACGCCAACCCCTTGTGCAAACCTTTGAAATAACACAGGGTTATATCAACAAAAGTGCAAGAATTCGACATGTGGTACCACACAATGGTGATGCAGAAACGCATTGGTTCACTTTCAAAACCAAGGTTACTGGAAATACAGTGGAGATCGAAACAGAAATTTCAATCCACGACTATCACAAACTTTTCTTGATAGCTAAACCCGTAATCCACAAAACTCGCTGCAAGTTTCAAGAAGGGTTGAACTGTTGGGACGTGGATTTTTTCAAAAATCCCAAAAGCGGCGACATTTATTTGAGCATGGCAGAAGTGGAAATGCCAGAATTTGAGTTAGACCTTCCTGAGGTTCATCCTCTCTTACAGGAGAATTTTTGGCGCTGGATTGACGCAAACGACAAGAGGTTTCAGAACAAGAATCTTAGTAACTATAAAAAAGTTTTGATGAACCTGAAAGGTCTATAATGCCAAACAGCAAATATCGTAGCATCTTCATAAGCGATACGCATCTTGGTAGTCGTGCATGCCAAGCTGAGCTACTTGTGGAGTTTTTGAAACACAACTCCTGCCAAAATCTATACCTCGTTGGTGACATATTTGATTTGTGGAAATTGAAAAGCAGCAAATTCTGGCCACAAACACATAGCAATGTGGTTCGAAGAATTCTCACTGCGGCCAAGAGAGGCACACAGGTGAGATATGTTTTAGGTAATCATGATGAGTACCTTCGAGCATGGATTCCAGACATACACACTTTTGGCAACATTGAGCTGGGCAATGCCTTTGAACATCACTCTGTTCATGGGCAGAGATTTTTGGTAACACACGGTGATTTGTTTGACGGTGTAATTCGATATCACAAATGGCTTAGCTTGATGGGCGACAAAGCACACAGTTTTTTACTGTGGTTGAACACACATTTGAATCATATGCGCCGGTTTTTTGGAAAAGATTATTGGAGTCTAAGTTCATACCTTAAAACAAACACGAAACAAGCTGTTGCATTTATCACCAAATACGAGCAACATGTAGTACAATATGCTCGGGACGAAGCATTTCATGGAGTAATTTGTGGCCATATTCATTCTCCATCGTTGAAAACGTTTGAGGATGGGTTTGTGTATATGAATTGTGGTGATTTTTGTGAAACTGTGTCAGCTTTGGTTGAAAACTTTGATGGCTCAATAGAGCTACTGGTTTACGACACTGAAACAAAAAGTATGATGACGAAAAACACATGGAGCCTTGAATGAGACTTGTGATTGTTGATGACAACTGCCAAGACCAAGTGAATGGTGTTGTAACTACAATGAATGCAGTGAAAAAACAAATGTTTTCTCGAGGCATACAGAATCTCATTCACATCACTCCTGATCAAATGATGTCTATGCCTGCATTGGTATATCCAGGTGCTCGCATACCATTGAATTTTTGGAATTTGAAAAAAAGAATAGAGGCGTATGAACCCACACACTTGCACATTTGTACAGAAGGTGTGCTGGGCTTAACTGCTAGGCAATTTTTTCAAAACAAAAATTGGCGCTACACAACTAGCTTTCACACAAGATGGGATCACTATCTCAAGGAAAAATTTGGTGTGCCGGCCCTCAAAACCATGAGGTATCTCAAATGGTTTCATCAAAATAGTGCAGCAACTTTGGTCAACACTCCTACTATGCAAAGAGAGATGGTGTCGCTTGGCCTGTCTCAAGCCATCACATGGTCACGGGGAGTCAACACCCAACTGTTTCAATTTAATGACCGCAAGTGTGACACCAAGCCCACATTGTTGAGTGTTGGTCGAATCAGTGCTGAGAAAAATTTAGAGGTGTTTTGTAGCCTATCAGCAGAAAAATACAATCTAGTGTGTGTTGGTGATGGCCCTGATCTCAAGCGGTTACAGAACAAATACCCCTGGGTGACATTTACTGGGCAATTGAGCGGTAAGCAACTGGTACAGCAGTTCCAAAATGCTGACTGCTTTGTTTTCACCAGCAAAAGTGACACGTTTGGGTTGGTTATGATTGAAAGCATGAGTGTTGGTACTCCTGTTGCAGCATTTCCTGTGCAGGGTCCAATAGATGTTGTAGATGATGGGGTGACTGGTGTGCTAAATGAGGATATTCAGACAGCTATCTCGCAATGTTTGACATTGAGTCGAAAAACTGTTTTTGAAGGCAGCAAGCGATGGAGTTGGGAAAAAACAACTGATATCTTTGTTGATACGCTGGTACCCAAATGAAACATAAAAAAACCATTCCATCAAATTTTCCCACTCTCAAATGTGTTGCATGCGGCACAAGCTGTGAGCCTTACAGGAAATACGTTTGTGACAATGATGGGGCAGTAGTCCATACTCAAAGTGACATTTGGCCAGAATATTTCCGTGACATGGGGACCACCCGTATTGAGTTTTGTAGTGCACAATGTGGCCTCAAATATTGCACAGTAAATCAATTGGTGTAGCGGTTGATTTAGCTGACTACAGCATATAATCTGAACACATAACAAAGAGAGAAATAATGACAGAACCAACTACAAGAAAAATCTACGTGACTTTTCAACGTGAAGGGATTCACAAGTATCCAGCAGCTGGAACTGACCCCTCCCTTGCAGATGTAAATTTTCTTCAATATCCGCATAGGCACATGTTTCATTTCAAGGTTGGAATTGGCGTCAATCACCTAGACCGAGACATTGAATTTATCATTTTCAAGCGTTGGCTGGAAAGTCTCTATGGTGATGGTGTGATCCAACTGGATTTCAAAAGCTGCGAGATGATCGCCGAAGACCTCTACGCCCAAATCTCTGCTCGCTATCCAGGTCGTGCAGTGAGCATTGACGTTAGTGAAGATGGTGAGAATGGGGCTGTGCTAGCCTGGGACGCTGCATAACCACCAAGGATTGCTATACAAAGTATTTGAGCGCCAGGAGATCGAGATAGGATTGTGCTGGCTCAAATACTTTGTATTGGCGATAACCTTATAATTTTCAATGCTATAATTGTCAAAAACTCCTGTGGTTTATATACTATCTCTATTAGAGAATATTTGAAGGATCAAAAATGCCCAATGTATTTGTATGGCCTATCGAGCCATTGGATAATCGCTACACCCAACAATGGTATCACGAGATTCCGTTGCGGCTCCAAGAAATAGTTGGAAATGCAGCAAAAGTAATCCAACTTGATGGGGTCCAAAACACTACAAGCACCACATCTGGTGCATTTTTGAATTTCAGCGACACCAACAGATGGAAAAGCACTCAACTGGTTGAGTTTCTCAACAAACATGATGCTGGAGAAACAACTCCAAATGATGTGCATTTGTTCACTGACGCTTGGAATCCAGTGATTCTGCAAGTCAAGTATATGAATGATCTCATGGGATATAATTGGAACATACAAGGTTACTGGCATGCTGGAGCATACGATCCCACTGATATCCTTGGATATAAAATGAGCAAACCGTGGCCCTGGCTAGCTGAGCAGGCACTGTTTCATGCCTGCGATGAGAATTGGTATGCAACAGATTTTCATAAAAAAATGTTTTTGAGCAATCTGGGCATCAGCAATGAATATCATCACAAAGCCAAAACTAGTGGGCAACCACACTCTGCTATTGTCAAACAAATGCAAGATATTATGCAGGACAGCCGAGAGAGGAAACAGGGCGTTATTTGGCCACACCGTTACAATCCAGATAAGCAGCCTGAAATTGCTGAAGATCTCTCCAACAGCATGAAACAGCCTTGGTGTATTACACAAAAAATGAATCTCAACAAAAGCAGTTATTACGAAAAGCTGGCTGACTGCCAAGTAATTTTTTCCTGTAGCTTGCATGAAAACTTGGGCATCAGTGTAATGGAAGCTGTGCTGGCAGATGTGATCCCAGTGCTGCCCAATCGGTGCAGCTACAGCGAAATGTATCATCCTGATTTTCTCTATCCCAGCAACTGGACTCAAGATTGGGAAAGTTATCAAACACACAAACAACAATTGACTGAATTTATTCAGTACAGATTGAATCACCCCAAAAAGTTCAGTAGGCAGTTGGAAAAGCAAAAGAAAGTGCTCTTACAAAAATATCTTTCAGCTAGCGTAATGTTTGAAAACATCAGCAACACAGTTGCTAGATCAACCACAGTAAAGTAAGATATATCTATGACAAAACTTTCCAGCCCCAACCCACATTTGAAAAAAATTGATCAAAACATGCAACCTGTGGTGGGTAGAGACATGTGGACCACCAACAAGGACTATGCTATTTTTCTTCCTTCAATCTCAGCGATCTATGTGCGACTAGTAAGTCAGCCCAACGCTCGCACAGTCAAGGGGCTGCCGGGTGGATTGCAGGATTTGGACTTTCTGCAAACCAATACCAACTTATTTTATTATCCCACTGCACTCTACAGCAGCGGTCACAGTTATTGGGATCCTGCTCAAAGTGATATCCAAGAAGCTATGGTGCAAAAGCGAGACAAAAACGCCTCAGTAATTGTGGGCGACAGTGGTGGTTATCAGATTGCTACTGGCGTTCTCAAATGGCCTTGGCAGAAAAAAGAAAAGCAAACTGATCAAGACTGGATGAAGGACAAAGACGCCATTAGGATGAAAATCCTACGCTGGCTTGAACACACTTGTGACTACAGTATGGTATTAGATGTCCCCACAGGCAGCTTGTTGAAGTTTGGTAACGATCCCATCACAGGTGAGAACCTACATCCTGGGGTTAAGAACTTTAGAGACTGTCTTGAAAGCAGTATGGAGAATCACAACTTTTTCATCAAAAATCGTCGGGAAGGTAGTACACAATTTTTGAATGTGTTGCAGGGGCGCAATCAAGAAGAAGGTGACATTTGGTGGGACGTTGTGAAAGATCTTCCTTTTGAAACCTGGGCATTCAGTAATGTGCAAGCCAGCAACTTTGCTATAAATCTCCGTCGGATCATTATCATGCGAGATGGCAAGTATTTGGATAACAGAGATTGGATCCATTATCTAGGCAATGGCAAAATCAAGGCAGGCTGCGCTCTTACTACACTTCAACGAGTGTGGAGAAAGCACATCAACGAGCGTACAACTCTCAGTTACGATGCAGCAAGTCCTTTTGTGAACGTAGCAAAAGGCAACATCTACTACAGTTGGGAAGTAAGTCCGCAAAGCATTGCATATAAAAACAACTCGTTGCCAGACAAAAAAGAGCTTAAGGGCAGTCAAGAACTGTTTCAAGACTGGATCAATCGCCACAATCAAAAACATGCTGTTCGCGAAAGCAGCATTGGCAAGCGGATCACCATTGGTGATATCTGTGTCAAAGGTTATGAAGATCTCAATTTCAAAAAACAAGCTTTTTCACAAAAAGAGTTTGAAAGCTTGTTGTATCAACAAAGCTTGGAAGGCGTTCATGGCGAGAAGTTTCGCTACAGTGATGAATACAAACATTATCTTATGCATGAGCACACTGACCACGGCAGCGGCATGTTTGATTGGGGCAAGAAAGAGTTTAAGGACCATGAAAAGTATCAGGTCAAATGGCCCAGCAGCATGGATGGTCTCAGCTATGTGCTGGGCATGAGCCACAATGTTGAGCTTCATATTGAAGCTATTCAACATGCATGTGCAATGCAAGACCTGCCAATGGAGGAGAGGAAACATCACATCAGCGAAGACTTGATTGAATTTGCTGGGGGACTTTGTGAAGAGATCTTCACTAGTGAAAAACCCATGCAACTGATTGAAAAACATTCTGCTATGTTAGCCAAAATCACAGGAATGAACGCTGATAACAACATTGTCATGGATTTTGATGAATTTGAATAGCAATAACACAATTTTTGTGTTATAAATAGTCTGCTACATTACGGTAGCAAATTGGTGGAAACACCCGTTGTGCATAAACGACAGATGCTTTGAAAGGAAAGATATGAGCTATAATCGCACAAAATGTGATCCTGAACTGGGTCGCAAAGTACATGAATACCTAGTTTCCAAAGGGGTTGAAACCCCAACAGTGGAAAATTCCCTAAGCCGCACAGACAAAATTGATATTATTGAACGCAAGTTCAAGGACATCATGGAAACAATGGGCTTGAATCTATCAGATGATAGTTTGGCTGAAACGCCGACACGAGTGGCTCGCATGTTTATCCAGGAACTTTTTTGGGGTCTTGATTGGGAAGCTTTCCCCAAGTGCACCACTGTTGCCAACAAAATGGGCTATGATGAAATGGTGTGTGAACGAAATGTCACTGTCAAAAGTGCCTGCGAACATCACTTCATTGTGATTGATGGTGTAGCAACTGTGGCTTATATTCCCAAAGAAAAGGTATTGGGCCTAAGCAAGATCAATCGAATTGTCGAATACTTTAGCCGCCGACCACAAATTCAAGAGCGTTTGACTGAGCAGATCTTTCATGCAATGGAATATATCCTGGAAACCGATAGCATTGCTGTCGTCATTCACGGCAAGCACTATTGCGTAAGTCATCGTGGCGTTGAAGATGATTGCAGCAGCACAGTTACCAGCAAGCTGGGTGGTGCGTTCAAACAGGATCCCAGTGCTCGTGCTGAATTTATGAAGATGGTTGACTTGACCTCTCTCTAATACAACAGTTATTGTAACAGAGAATTTTTAGGTCAAAATATGAAAATCATCAACAGTAGATATAGAGAGTGGAATGTGTTGCCCGAGAGTGTTCGGGCAATACTCATTCACAATCAATTACTCCTTAGCTTCGAAGAGCTTTACAAGCCATCCAACCAACGTTATGAACCCAGTTATGAACTGTTGTTCAATTGGTGTGTGGAAAATTGCACCAATATTTGGTCCACAGAAAAAATCAGCTATGAGAGTTTTCGGTTCAGTTTTTGGGCTGTGGAAGATCAAGCTCGTTTTATAGAGTTTTTGCAATCGCCCAGAGGTTCCTGATGGCCTCTAATATTTTTAAGGTAACCAGTGTCTGTCAAGGCAGTGTAACCGGTATCACAGTGAATAACCTTGGATCAGGTTACACGGTTGGTACGTTACTGACATTTGGTAGCAGTAATGCCAGGCCTACTCAAGCATTGCGAGTTGACAATGACTATGGCGAAACCATCTTAAGCATCAGCATACAAGGTGAGGTCACTTGGCATCAAAACCATCCCACTAAGGCAGCATCTAAGTTGGTAGACAGTTTGCAGAACTGCATTGACATAAAAGCCGCTGGGGAAGTAGCTATAGCAAGAAGTTATCTACAAGGGGTTAAAAAGTGTTTGAGGATAGCTAAACAAGTTTCCCATGAGGACCTGATTAGGCCATTGGAAACAGAAGTTGAGCATAGAGAAGGGAAACTCACTTGGCAGGCGTTAAACAACAGTTTGGAGAATCAAAATGACACATGAAACCAGTAAAGCTGTTATGAGAAGGCTCTCTGACAGCAGATTTATTACTCGATATTTCGTAGGCAATGGCATTGACATTGGTGCTGGGGATGACCCAGTCAGCAATTACAAAGATTTTTTTCCAGGAATGCAGCAGGTGAGAAATTGGGACCTACCTGATGGTGATGCGCAGTTGATGGCAGGTGTAGCTGACAACAGTTTTGATTGGTTACTCAGCAGCCATTGTCTTGAGCACATGAGAGACCCTACAGAAGCTATGAGAAACTGGAGCAGAATTTTGCAACCAGGTGGGCATATGGTCCTATTGGTTCCAGATGAAGACCTTTATGAACAAGGGGTTTTTCCCAGTCGTTTCAACTGGGATCACAAAACTACTTGGACAATTCAAAAAAATCTCAGCTGGAGTCCTGTTTCTGTAAGCTGCACAAGTTTCCTAGCCAACTTTCCCGAACTCACTATCTTGAAGCTTGAGCTTTTGGATGCCAGTTATCGATACCATATTCAAAATCAAGATCAAACACTGACACCCATTGGTGAATCAGCTATCGAAATCATTCTTAGGAAAAAGTGACAATCTTGCACGACTCTGGTATAGTTTTGAAATAGTTTTCTTGGGTTGATTGTGCTGAAAAACTTCATAACCTATGCCACTGCTGGTGATATAATATACAGTCTTTGTGCAGTAAAAATCCTTGGGGGTGGCAACATTTACCTCAAATTGGGATACCTTGATGAGTTTTGCCGAAATGTGTTGGGTTGGTACAATCAGCCCTTCACAGGCAGAATAAGTGAAAAAGATTTTCAAAACATTGAAAGCCTGTTGTTACACCAAAGTTATTTGCATGAAGTGCAAATCTATACCAACCAGCACATTGATTATGATTTAGCAGCTGAAAATTGGAAATTCATATTACCTTCTGGTTGGCAAGGTAATCAAACTCAAGCCTATGCCTTGGGACTGGGATGGGATATGACTGACGTTCAATTGCAGCACCAGTTGTTGAGAGAGCCTTGGCTCACACAGGTTAGCCCAATCCTTATCCCCAATCGACCCATAGTAATCAATCGAACACCTAGACATAGAGACAACAGTGCTACACAAAAATGGATGGATTTTATCAAACAAGGTCTGTGCAAGCAGGCTGTGTTTGTGGGCACACCTAGAGAACATCAAGAGTGGCAAACAGAGTTCAAGGAGACTATTGACTATTTTCCTACCCTAGATCTGTTGCATTTGGCACAGGTAATTCAAGGTTGTGAAATGTTCATTGGCAATCAAAGTGCGCCATTGGCTATAGCGATAGGTTTGGGCAAAAGCTATTGGTGCGAAGGCAATCGGGATACAAAAACACAAACTCCTCTAGGAGGCGGGGGCGATTGTTGGTTTGACCGCATAAATGGAAATTATTTTTGATCGGGCAACACATGTATGGACTGCTGGTTGTTTACAACAACAATTTCTCAGAACTTTCAAAAATAACCTTGGACAAAAACAAAAAGCTGTATGCTCAGAGACACAATTATCATCTGTTTGAAAAAACCACTTGGACCAGTCACTTTGACAGAATCCATGCGGTGTTGGAACTTTTTGACACACACCCACATCTCAGTTGGCTTTGGTATACTGATACTGATGTTTTGATCACCAACTTCAAAACAACCATACAAGAAAAAACTAGTGACACACATGATTTACTCATCTCAACTGATGTAAATGGCCTCAATACAGGCAGCATTTTATTTCGTAACTCAAGTCAGTGTCGGTCATTACTGCACGAGTTATTGAAAGTGGAAAAAGAAGCTTTGCAACATTGGGACTCAGAACAGTGGGCATTGAATCAGTTATTTGGGTTCCCCGGCACACACCACCCAAGTTACCCGCAAGGCGAGTCTTTGAAAATTCCACATCCTTGGGACAAAACGATTCAAGTTGTGCCTCAACGAATGTTAAACAGCTATGATTACAACCTATATCCTTATATACCAAAACCTGCCTTGGACAAACTGTTGACAGATGGCTCATGGCAGCCAGGCGATTGGGCTGTGCATTTTCCTGGTGTAAGTGAATCAGAAAAAATAAATTTGTGCAACAGTTGGCAAAACAAAATACTGTTGTAACTGCCAAAGGACAAAAAATTGAAAGTATATGATTGTTTTACTTTTTTCAATGAGTTAGATCTACTTGAAATACGCCTTGAAGAGCTATGGGACGTTGTTGACTATTTTGTGTTAGCTGAATCAAATGTTACACATACTGGCATGTTCAAGCCCTTGTATTTTGATCTAAACAAACAACGCTTTGAAAAATATGCCCAGAAAATTCGTCACATTGTTGTTGATGACATGCCTGGCGGTGAAGACAACCTTTGGTTCAGAGAAAATCATCAACGCAGATGTCTTGCTCGAGGACTAGGAGACAAAAGCCCTGATGATTTGATCATTGTAACTGATGCCGATGAAATTCCTCGAGCATCAGTAGTTTCTAGCATAAAACATGATAGTCAGCACACTCGTTGGATTTTGTTTGCTCCACAGTATTTGTATAAATTAAATTACATGAGAATCAAAACCACAAATGGGGTAGATTGGCAAGCTGGTCCAAGTATTATTGTCTCAAAGTCTCAAGACTTTACTGACCCTCAAACAGAACGAACATTTACGTTTCCATGGGTTGGGTTGCCTGATGGCACAGCCTTTGTTGCGCATGGAGGTTGGCATTGGAGCTCATTGGGAAACAATCAGCATTGTATTCAAAAGATCAACAGTTTTGTTCATACAAATGAGAATATACCTGAAATAGTCGAAAACTTTGACATTGACAGATTTATAGCCACAAAAGGTAGCCATCACACCCCAGGACAGTTTTTTGAAACAGTGGAATTGAACAACTATTTTCCCAATTTTGTCTTATCCAATGCACAAAAATTCTCGCAACATGTTGCACCTGGGTTAGGTGTCAAAACAAGTGATATCTATCCTTTTGATACCCAACACACTTACAGAACATAACAAGGGAGAAATAAAAATGGACATGAGCCTTGAACAAATGCTGGCCCAAACAGGTAAGCGCCAAGCCAGCTTTGAAATAATGATAAATCATCTAAAACAAACTGCCAATCCGTTGATTGTTGAAACTGGATGCAGTCGCAGCCTACAACATGGATTCCACGGTGATGGTTTCAGTACAATAATTTTTGACAAGTATGTGGAAACTTTTTCTGGGCAACTATTGACAGTTGATTTGGATGAGTCTCATGTGAATTTTTCTCGCTCACAAGTGTGCTCAAACACACAAATTTTTTGTCAAGACAGTGTTGTTTGGTTACGAAATTTAAGTCAAAAGTTGCAGGCAGAAAACCGTCAGATAAACTTACTCTATCTCGACAGTTTTGATTTTTACCCAGACAATCCTCATCCCAGTAGTTTTCATCATATGAAAGAATTGACTGCAATTTGGAGTTGTTTGGGTCCAGGCACAATGATTGCTGTGGACGATAATTTTGGTGACTCTTCTTCTCGGATAGGCAAAGGCAAGTATGTGGAAGAATTCTTTCAAAACATTTGTGTGCCGCTTGTATATGACGGCTATCAACTAGTTTGGCAGCTTTAACACAAGCTCCTTGACTTGTCTGCATGGTTACAACAAAATTATAACAAATAGGAGAATCTAGGATGTTTGGACGCAATGAGCTGGTTGGTGAACGTTACTTCAAAAATGCAGAAGATGAACTTTTTGTAACTAGTATTTTCACCACATTTCAGGGAGAAGGCCCATATCGAGGCGAGCCTGCTGTGTTTGTTAGGCTAGCCAAGTGCAATCTCCAATGTTCATTTTGTGATACTTTCTTTGATGATGGTGATTGGATGACAATCCAAGAGATTGACTCCAAAATCGCAAAGAGCATCTCTGACAGCTTCAATGGTAATACCCCTCTTTGGGCTGATGTTGTGTATGGGGGTCCAGGAAGTGATCCTGTAAAGAAACGCAACATGGTTCTCGTGCTTACTGGCGGTGAGCCCATGCTACAAAAAAACATTGTTCCATTTTTAGAGCATATGAATACCCAGTTTGCCCGAACGCAAATTGAAAGCAACGGCACTATCGTCCAGAACATTCCTCAGGAAACTACCTTAGTAGTAAGTCCCAAGTGCAGTGAAAAAAATGGCCGTCCGGTGAAATATCTTGAACCACGAGCAGAAATGCTAGGAAGAGCAGACTGTTTGAAATTTGTAATGAGTGCAGATTCTGATACTCCTTACAATAATGTCCCTGACTGGGCACACAACTGGCGGGACCAAACTGGTAAGAAGGTGTTTGTAAGTCCCATGAACATTTACAACCATGAACCGCAGAAAAGCAAGCAAATTCGAGCTGAGAAAAATCAAATTAGTCTTGAAGAACGCAGTATTGTGGATGAAGTTGTGAGTTTTTGGACGCCAGGGCTTATCAATATGCAAACTGCTCAAGCCAATCACGAACACGCTGCTCGTTATTGTGTCCAGAACGGATTCGTCTTTAATATGCAATTGCATTTATTTGGAAGTTACGCCTAAGCATGAGCATACCTGTCAGATTTGATTGGTATTCAGATAGTGGCGAGCTGTTGGTGGCCAACCGGGGATTCTTCACCATCTCGTATGGTCAGGATCCCCACAATCTCTCCACGCTAGCTAGTAGGGTGGCTGAGTGTCCTATTTCAGAGCACCAAAAATACATCCATCCCCAAGTGAGGTATGCAGTGCCACTTTCAGCACCCGACTACATGTTTGATCTACAAGATCTCAGTTATGTGCTACCAAACAACTTCAAGGAAAAAACATGAGCAAGAATCTAAAAATCCCCTTTGGCCTTTGGCCAGGAAGTTGGGGTCTACGAGGTCGCACAAGACAAATTGCAGAAGCCGAATACACTATGCAGGGTCTTGACCTTGAGTTACGCTTGATTGAAATAAATGAGGAAGATCCTCTTCAGAAAGAGATCAAAACTCTCAAATCCAAAAAGAAATATGGGCAACTTACTGAGTATGAGTTTGACCAGCAAATATGCATGCTGACTACTGAAGAAACCAGTGTTGATCGTGCAATAGCCCTGTTGGATGTTGAACTCAAACACAACAAAATTGATCGCAATGAGCATGAGAAGCAAACAGCTGAGGCCAAAAAAGAGCCTTGGGTAGCTATGCCCAACATCAGTTGGGACCCCACTGATCCGTCACGAAGCTTTTTTGAATTGGATTACAACAGTTATTTTGTGGAATTTCTCCGCAACCACGGTTATGAAGGTGCCAGTGAGCAAGAAGTAGTGGAAAAGTGGTTAACAGATGTTTGTCGAGCCGTAGCCTCAGATTTGGGCGAACAAGATGATGCATTTGTTGCCACTGCTATACCAACTAACCGGAGAGCAAGGCGACCTAACAAACAGAAGACTGAATACAGTTGACACACTGCCTAGCCTTGCTAGAGTTGTGTCATATAGTGGAGATAGAACTTTGAGCACTTATGTAATTGTAGATCTGCAAAATTTGGCGATGCGTGTTCGATATGGTGTAAGAGCTCCAGATTTCAATGCACAAGTGGGCTTGGCCATGCACATTATTTTCACCAGCATCAAAAAGGTGTGGAACGATTTCAATGGGTCACATTTAGTGTGCTGCCTCGAAAGCAGGAGTTGGCGACGGGATTTTTACCAGCCTTACAAAGCTCATCGCCGAGTAGCTGCTGGACAGCGCACAGCGGATGAACAGGAAGAAGATCGAGTGTTTTATGAAGCTCTTGATGACTTCATTAAGTTCGTAAGCTCGCGTACCAATGCAACAGTGTTGAAGGCGCCACAAGCTGAAGCAGATGATCTCATTGCACGTTGGATCCAATTGCATCCGGGTGATGATCATGTGATTGTCAGCACTGACAGTGACTTTCAACAACTGCTAGCCACGAATGTTAAAATTTACGATGGTATCAGTGCGTTGCTCTATACCATAAACGGAATTTACGACAAAGATGGCAATCTTGCGCACAACAAGAAGGGCGAGGCACTACCAGTGCCTCATCCTGAATGGATTTTGTTTGAAAAATGCATTAGGGGTGATGCCAGTGATAATGTCATGAGTGCATTCCCAGGTGTGCGGAAGAAAAAGATGTTGGAAGCATTTGAAAACAAAGTGTCCCAAGGCTATTCCTGGAACAATCTCATGCTCAGCACGTGGACAGACCACAACGGAGAAGAGATTCGAGTTCGTGACGCATATGAAAGAAACTGTACTCTTGTTGATCTCACCGCTCAGCCTCAAGAGTTTGTGGAAACTTGGGATACTTGCATCAAAAATGCAGTAAACCAACCCCGTAAGGCACAAGTGGGCATTGCATTGCTGAAATTTGCAGCACAGTGGGGTTTGATGCGGATTGAAAAAACAGCCTCAGATTACAGTGTGTGTTTCAGTAGTGAATATCAAGGACACTTGACCGAGTAAATAAGGCTATGGATTTGGATTTTCAAAACATCTGGAACATCCTAGTCTCATGTCAACCTCCTGAGATCACACACTTTCAACAAAAGAGCCATCCTGGCCGCGGATGGTGGTTAAAGACGTGTGTACCACTTATTGGTGAACCAGACCTATACAAAATTTGGAGTCGCATCATCAAAAACAACAATCGTTTGGTTTGTATTACTAGTGAAAGTTTTGATTGGCAACAGGCCCCAATTCCAAATACTGCTAGCATTTGGTGCCGCGATGGTATAGATATAACCCTAAAAATAGCAGATGGTGTTTTTGACTACAACATATTGCCTTTTGAAAATTCATTTAACCAACATGGAAACTCCTTAAGAAAACAATTGCTTAAATTCAACGAATCTTATCCAGGGGCACTAGCACCTGATGAGTTGACAAAGCTGGTTGCTGTTGCAGACTTGATGTGTAACTGGCAGACAGAAACACAAGCGAAGGCCCGTAGGGCAAAGTTCAAGGTAGTTGACAATGAAGAAAATCTCAGCCAAACCCATCAGTGCACAAAGTTGGATGTTGACTGAATGGGGGAATAGAGTTGGAGTGCTCAGTGCCCAGGATGGATCTTACACGCTCCTAAGCAGCCAAACAACTGAAACATTCTCTAGTCAAGAGGCGTTGGAAAAGTCGCTGGGGTGGCACATCACTTTTGAGCAACTGGAAGCAAAGGAAGAACCTTTGGACAAAATTGGCGTTTGGCCAATCAAGCATACGAATCCACAAAATGTCCAAGACTCTCCTTTTGTTACCTATTCAAAAACAGCACACAGCAAAAGTAGATTTGCAGCTGGATATTGGGGCATTCACTATAGTCATGGCTGGAGTCCCAGTTTTTGTCCCAAGATGGAAACTGTAGAAAACGCCCCTACTGTGGGGCCATTTTCCAGCAAGTTGGAACTCAATACAGTGCTCAACAAAAAACAAAAAGAGGGACAAAAACAGCCATGAGCAGCAACTTTTCCAGTGATCCCATCAATCAGTTTGTGAAACTGGTGAACACTGCTCGCGACTACAACTCAAAAGAGATTCGCATGTCAAGAGAAGACGCGGAAAGTTTGGCCTTGAGCTTAACTGCATTGTTGGCTCGCGATGTAAATCTTGCACAAAAAGTGATGGAACTACAAGAAAAACTTGTGGGGCAACTGCAATCAACCCCACGCAATCTAGATCTCAATGGAGGCACGTTCTGATGTTGATGAAGCCTGTGGTTGATCCCTTATTCCAAACTTTGATTGCTCGAATGCCTCCTTTGAGTATTACTGAAGGGCCTTGGATTGCTGGCGGCGCGGCACGCAAACTTTGGGAAAACAATCCCTGGACTACTGGTGACTTAGATGTGTTTTTCACCAGCGGGGAACAGCTGGCCACTTGGAAAAAAATCTTTGAAACCTCTCTTATGGTGAATGTGCAGGAGGAGTTTGAAAAAGAAACTGAATGCATGGAACAAGAAGACAACACCTTCACAGTAGAGCTTTTCAACAACTTCAAATGCCTACAGACCAAACCCAAAAACAAGTTTTACGTTGCACACCAAAGTGATAATGCCATCACTTATCGGATGCCAGGTGATTCCCCGCTCACAGGAATAACAGTGCAAATGATCAAACGCCGCTTTGGAGAAAGTGTAGAGAAGGTTTGGGACAGCTTTGACTTCCACAATTGTGAGTTTGCCACAGATGGGAAAACACTGCTGGCTTCAGAATCTGCTGCTTGGGGCAGCCTTTCTGGAGAGCTGCTCTTGAAAGACTCTGACAACACCCGCAACTTGCCCTTGAGAACCTTGAAATATCATTTGCATGGTTTTGAAGCCAGCAAAGAATTGCTATTGACTGCGGTAGAGCAACTTACAAAGGGAGGAGTAACATGGGACAACGATTACTAGACTTCCAGCATTCAGATTTGGAATGCCTCCGAATCGCCAGCGATTTGGGTGAAAGTGTCCTGGTAGACCGGTTGCCAACCTCAGAGGGCACCACTTGCGTAATTGCTGCTGGCAGCCTTTTGTTCACATCTCGCAGTTTCACCACATTTTGGATGTGGCTATGCATGGGTGGCAAATGGTATCAAGCAAACATCTGCAAAGATGGTGAACATGAGCTGATCCGTGATATGCGACTGTTAAATCCCAATGTCTATGCTCATGTGTGCAAAGACACTCAGTTTGTGCCTGAGCGTTTTCTCAGCTTTCTCTTCAGTATTCTCAGCAAAAAACTCAAGAACATGACCCATGAGGAGCGTTTTGCCACTTTCAAGCGAGTGGTTTACGAGGTGGACTGACTGAGAAAACTCACGACTCATAAATATTGCACACCAGAAACAAGGCAATAGTCATGAGTCGTCCCAAGCCCAAAGTGTTGTTGAGCTACACTGATCCCAAGACATTTCAGAGCGAACAGATTATTGCGGCCAAGGCAATTTATGCTGTATTTTATGATGGAACCCCCATCAACCTCAAGAGTGTCAATACACTGCATGACGATTCAAATCCAAAATATCGTAGGGTCACTTTTCCAGAAAGTCCTGGGCATGCCTTCAATCTTGCTGATAAACTTAACAAAATGTTCAAAACAACTAAATTTGAAGTGTTTGAGTTTTCCCAAGGTGTTAAGATATCTAGACCTCCCAAGGTGTAAGTGACCCAATTACAGCGGGCAATCTGGGAAGATTTTTGCGAGCAGATCAACCCAGATGCAACTGAGCAAGCTTTTCCAGAAAACCTTGTGGAAGGTGGTTTTGAAGGTTTTTGTAAAATTCTGTTTGTAAATTGGAGCAGCACACGCCCTAGTTTTCGGTTAACATCAACAGGGCTTCTGATCCTTTGTAGGATGTACCAATTTTGGGAATTTGATATCAGCAAACAGCCTTTCAACACATTTAATATTCCAAAGGTTCACATCCATCTGTATAGGAGTGTGAAAAGCCCTTATCACTATGATCAAAAACGGTTTGTAGTTTTTCATTCTGAGCGTGCTATGGAACTGGAGATGGCGGGTGGCAATATACTGACGTGGGCTGAAATGTTCGGATGATTTTTGTGTTGACGTAAAAAATACCTGCCATATATTCAGCTGGTAATACACAACAGCAAGGACACACGCAGACATGGCTAAGGCAGCTCAAGAGAAAATCCAGACAATCACTACTGTCAGTCCCAGCAAGCTGAAGGTGATGATCGATCACGTGACGCGTAGGAAGCGACCTCTCTTCATCGCCGGCCCTCCTGGCATTGGCAAGAGTGACATTGTTGCAGAGGTTGCTCGTGCTCAGAAGCGCCCACTGATTGACATTCGACTTCCCCTACTTGAGGCCACTGACATTCGAGGCATTCCGCACCTCGCAGAAGTGACTATCCGCGATGCAGAAGGCAACGTGGTAAAGAATGAGCACAACGTTCCACTGACAGAGAAGATTTTCAAGTGGAGCAACCCTACCGATCTGCCCACTGATCCCAACAGCCGCGCAATGGTGTTTTTTGATGAGATGAGCGCAGCACCACCCTCTGTGCAGGCTGCCACATATCAGCTGATCCTGAACCGGCGCATTGGCAGTTACCAGCTGCCTGATGATGCAGTGATGGTTGCTGCTGGTAACCGAGTGCGTGACAAGGGTGTGGCCTACAACATGCCAACTCCGCTGGCAAATCGCTTCATCCATGCAACGCTGGCTGTGGACTTTGATGACTGGCAGGAATGGGCTATGATGAATCGCATCCACGAGCATGTGGTGGGTTACCTCAGCTATCAGCCCAATGATCTCTTTGACTTTGATCCCCGTCGCGAAAGCTATGCGTTTGCTACCCCACGTAGCTGGAGCTTTGTCAGCGAACTGCTGTATGAGCCCCAACTGGATGGCAGCTACCGCGAGACGGATCTGCCAGCAGATGTGCTTGGCGATCTCATCAAGGGCACTGTAGGTGAGGGTCCTGCCCTGAAGTTCCTCAGCTATCGTCGACAAGCAGCTAACCTACCCCGTGCACGCGACATCCTTGATGGCACAGTCACCAAGCTGAACGTGAAGCAGATGGACATTTGCTATGCACTGACCACTGCACTGGTGTATGAGCTCACAGATGATGTCAAGAAAGCTGAGAGTAATAAGCAGAATGGTGTGAAGAATTCGCACGATGACATGTATAAGAGCGCCGATCGCTTCTTCCAGTTCATGATGGACAACTTTGAACCGGAGATGGTTGTAATGGGTGCTCGGTCGTTTATGGCAACTACACGTGACCACCCCATCAAGCCAAATCAACTGAGTTCATGGAAAGTTTTTGTGAAACAATATTCGTCACTTATTCCGAGCATGAACGCAAACTAAACTCAGCTACTAGAGTTACCAAGAACAAGGGTGCAGCGTTGTGGAGCACTGCACCTTTGTTCTTTTTAGCTACTGCGTTCCTTTCATATGCACTAGCAAGGTTGCGATCCTCAAAAGGATTTATGATACCTCAAGCCAAATCAACTTTCTACGTGTAAGGTTGTTTGTGAATCAGTCTTCCCCGCGTGCACGTCTATAGCACCATAGGTGAAAACGGAGGACAATATGCCCTCCGTTTTCATGTTTTTGCATAACTTAAATTATCCGTTCAAAATGGTCTTGATACGTGTAATGAGATCTTCGTTGCGCCAAGTGTCCCTTATAGCATCATACGCATCATTGTCCCACACTGTAATCCCTCGACGACTGCTTCCTCTTGTTTGCGTGCTGCCATCTGGTCTTGTGTCAGTAACAAATGGCCCAAGCTCAATCTCAGCCCGCACAGAACGGTTCACAATGCTTTCATAAATTTCAGCAATAACAAACTCATTTGTTACTACTCTTTCACTTAAAACAATTTCAGTAGTTATTGTTTGTGGATCAATAATTGATCCCACTGTCTCACTCATGTTTTTTTCTCCTTGGATATAACATATTTATATAACTTTATTGAACTCTAGTGCAGTTAGCAAGGATTTTATTATGTCGTTGAAACGGCATTCGTTAAGTAACCCGTGTAATTGATATTTTTCAATAATAGATGTTGGTTGTCCTGAACTCATACACAAGTCGTGTAAATCTTCTCCCCATTTCTCAATAAAAGTTTGCATATACAACCGGTTACGCAGTTGAGTTTCAGCTAAGGTTTCCGCCCCGTTCCAACTACTGCAACCGTTGAAGTGTAGCAAATAACTGCTGCAATATTTGATTTCAAAGCCTTTTTGAAGTAGGCGCAATCTATAGTCCACATCTTCACCTCCCATGTTGAACGCTTCATCAAAGCCTCCAACTTCTTGGTAAATTAGACGTGGAATTCTACATACATAGGTGGGCATGAGAAGGCGCTCAAAAGGTGCTGGTGACCGTGCAGCATGTGTGTGAGCAGCTACATTCAAATGTAGAAATCTACCACCAAATTGCTGTAGATTTAAGGTAGGGTCAAAGCCATAAAAATGAGTTTGATTACAACTGGGAATGCTCACTGTCCTGTCATTTATCACTAGACGGGTAGCCCACTTGGGGGTAAAAACAACATCATTGCTGAGGAAAACTAAATCTGCATATTGTTCATCAGCCCATCTCAGCAATTGATTGATATTTGTGCTAAAATTCTGAGGGTTTGAATTCACATATACTAGGTTGGGATCAAAACAGTCCAAATGCCAGTTTTTAGTCCATTCTCCGTCGTTGTCAATCAACACAAACCTATCTTCTGCAGATAATTTTGTGTGTTTGAAAAAACTTGTAAGGGCTACATGTGTATATTGGTTGCTGCTTGCAACAGTTATCATCCCATATAAGGTGCCTGCCATTTATAATTGCTTTCTTGTAGGTGTATGAAACTTCCAGTGTTGCATACTTTTGTTAAAAGATCTGCTATATGCGTGAATCTAGAGGATATTTTGTAATTCTAAGCTGTTTCATTACCAAAAAATCATAAGGTAATTACAGATCCTACAACACAGTCGTCAAGTCTCTTGGAGAATTGGTAGTAGCGACCACTTTTTTTGGACTGTATGCTATCCAATATCAAACTCATTGTGAGTATTTGCCGGCGTCGATCTCAAGTTATTTGTGCAACCACACCAACAGGGCTGTTGATGTCTCTTATAAGGATGTGCACAAAACTATGCAAAGGATCACTTATAGTGGCAGAGAACTTTGGATTTTGTTTAATTATGCTGTTGAGCAGTGGGCTACCTGCTCCAGGTAACGCACTGCTCAAGTGAAACTCTTTTAAATTTACTGTTTGCATACTAACATTCCCAGATCGGGAAGATACAGGTAGTGGATATCACAGTTGAAGATTGTTATCAAGGCGTCTACCAGTGTTTCCACCAATGGCTGCCCAGCTAGATTGAAACTAGTGTTAAACAGCAACGGTGTTTCGGTTTGTTGCCGAAAAGCATCTAGCAGCTGATACAAATGCAAGTTTTGCTCGCTGGTGACAGTTTGTACTCTGCAGGTGCCATCCACATGTGTAACTGCAGGAATCAACTCTCTTTGGCTTTCCTTCACATTTACAGCATACATCATGTAAGGGCTTTCATTGAGATTGCGCATGTCAAACCAGTCATTTGCATGTTCTGCCATCACACTCGCAGCAAAAGGGCGGAACCATTCACGATTTTTAACTTGGTTAACAATATCCTTGCCGTTGGTTACTCGAGGATCAAAAAGAATGCTTCTGTTGCCTAGTGCACGAGGCCCACCTTCACTAGCGCCTTGAAACAAAGCCACAATATTGCCTTCTGCCAGCAGTAGTGCCACTTCAGCAGGTGATGTGTCTCTCATGCTGATACCTTCAACAGAAGCAATAGTGGTTTCAATCTGATTATAGTCTGGCAACACACTCAAGTAGAGATGAGAGAGTGGTTGAGGTGTAGTATCTTGGCTCAGAACATAATAAGCATGCCGAGCTAAACCAATGGCTGTTCCACCATCATGTGCAATGGGATCAATGTAAAACTCAATATTAGGGAAACGTTCTAGATATTTGTAGTTGGCAACACAGTTGAGTGCATAACCACCACTGATTACAATGCGATTTTCTCCAGTAATGTCAATAGCACGCTCAATCAACTTCACCATCTGCTCTTCAGTTTCTTTCTGCACATGGTAGGCTAGATTCTTGTCTTGATCTCGCACTAATTCAAAGTTATTATGCCAGTCACTTGGTTGTGTGTATCTACGCAAGTAAGGAAATCTATTCTCGTCAATGTGTGCGCCGGTGGGATATCGAGGAATCAACAAGTTCTTGTTGCCTTTATTGTTGATGAAAAAGGCAGGAATGTTGCTGTCTTCTTGGCCATAAGGAGCTAGTCCCATGGTCTTCCCAGCTTCAATAGCCCCAAATCCTAAATAATCACTTACACTCTCGTATGCCTTAACAATAGTAACATTATTATCAAATTCTTGGATACCGTTGTCGTAGTAGAGGCTGGTTTCCGCACCGTCACTGTATCTTTTGTAAACTGCGTTGAACTCATGTGGATAGCTGCAATGATAGATGCTTTCAGTTTCAAAACCCCCAGTAAGTGGTAGTCCTTCTCCCATGCTTTCTTGCACATAGCTTCCGGCCCCATCTACGACCAAGGCGCATGCTGTTTCAAAACCACTGCCATAGAAGGCATTAGCTGCATGACCCAAGTGATGTAGATGGCCCATTAGGGTAACTTGCACATTAGGACTGAATTTGCGAGCTAATGCAGCATAGGCATTCTCGTTAGTCCAAGGAAGAGTAACCCAATTAGTGGTGGTCCCACCAATGATCAAGTGGTCTACCAAATGATTAGTTAGTACCCATAGCATGGCTCTAAATGGATTACCGTCATACTTTAGGCGACTCCATCGTTCTTCCTCGCTATAAAACAGCAACTTACCGTCTTCAACAAGCGCCACACTGCTGTTGTGACCGGGATTGATGGCCATTATTTTCATCAGCGTGTTTTCCTTTCAATATCTGCAACAATCTTTTGATAGATGTCGTCTAGTTCTTTGGTTGAGAATTTCATTGTGCCTTCATTCAGCCTATTGCTGAGATTTACGTCCAGACCAGCAATACGAATAGGACTATATTTCCTAGCAGCAGGCTTTTCAATTATTTGAAAGTAATCTGGATAGCTGGTGTTCTTGGGAAACGTACTCCCAATAATTACTGTGCCTGGTACTCCAGAGGCTCTAGCAATATGCTGGCCTACACTGTCACATCCTACAAAATAGTCAGAGTTGGCAACTAGAGCTGACCAAACTCTTAAATCAGCAGTGTATTTGGCACTCCAGTTGTCGTCTTTCAATTGAAAGTCAGGCTCGCCAAAAAAGATCATGTTGTATTTTTGATTAAGACGCCGGCTCAGGCTCAAATAGTCGTTTGAGCTTAAGCTTCTGCTTTCTTCGTCAATCACTGTGGCACGATCCAGTTTGGCACCACGGCCAAAGGGTTGAAATACAATAGTTTTGTTCTTTTTGCTCACACTTTTGAGATCAGCTATGGTATTCTTGGCTACTAGAGTTTCTTGTTGATTGAATGCCAAGCGTGGTGGCAATAAATCACTGTGATCTGTAGTTTGGTTGATTTCCCTGTCAAAAGCTTCAGCCAAACTTATCTCTTGCCTAAAATATGCTGGGATACGATAAGGCTCCGGGGTTACTATTTGATCAGCATTCTTGACTACGTTGTCAAAAACACCTTTTGTATCAAGATTGTAGGTGCGATCTTGCAGCTCGGGAATACCCCAGTATAAGAAATCCCATGCCCCAACCAACACAGCCCATTCGCTGTTGGGATGCAATCGACCGTATTTGATTAATGCAGGAATAGCGGTGATTACTCTACCAGCACCACCGTCTATCCAAAATATCTTTTTTGTCATTCTAGTTCCTCGAAGCTTCAAGATATTATAAGGCAAATTGACTATTTTTGCCAAAATTTAAGATTCATCTGCCTATAATAGACTAAAAAGCTGTTGAGAACTTGACCAACACTTGTAGGTAGTCACAATTGCCGGCCTTTTGTCTGTCCCAGCCCTGTGTACCATTGTAGGAAGTCACCCTGATATTGCTTATAGCCGCCGTGCTTGCAAGTGATTGTGGTGTCAAGATATATGGGAAATCCGCCTTCCTGAAGTTTTTCAAACATACGTATGTCCTCACTCATAAGACCGGTGTTGGTAACTATCACATCACAGATCATTCGGCGTTGCTTCATGTCTTTGGGATCAATATAGGCTTGACTGGTGTTCCACAAATGGTTTATAGCTTGTCGACTCATGCGTGCAAATCCTGTGCCCAAGCCATCAACTTCCATCAAACCAGTTTGCGGGTCAATAGGGCGTTTAGTCATTTGTCTTACAACATATTCTGGACGATCCCCTTTTTTGGGATATGTGCCACCCACAACATCTACAGGATGATCCAGTAGTTTAAAAAACTGTTGCGGGGTCCATTCAATATCTTGATCAATCCATACGAGATCATCAACACCGATCTCATATGCTAATTGCAAGGTGTCATTTCTAGCTCTTTGAATCAATGCATCGAAGCTGACCCATAAGGGTAAAAGTTCAATGTTTCTTTTTTCAGCAGCTTTAGTAGTATAAAATAAACTGCTAGTGTAGCTGACCTCTACCTTGCCATCATAGCTAGGGGTGCCTATCATTACTCTGCGACGAGTTGATTGATTAAAATTTGCCATTCGTGTATTCTAGTGTTCCAACTGTAGAGTTTGTCAAATAATAATGCTTGATTTTGCCATTGAGGGTTATTTGAATCATATTTGCTCAATTGGTTATCAAGAGATTTAGCAAAGGCTGCTGACAATACCCGTTTGTTGGTAGTATAGTCTACAAAACAAGCACTTTCGCCAAGGGTTTCTTCAAGAGCACCAAGTCGAGTGGTGACCACCTGGCACCCAGCACTAGCAGCCTCTATTGCTGAGATGCAGCTGGTTTCTGGGAAAGTGCTGGGATATACCCATAAGTGACTGCCTTGCAATCTCTTTCTCACAGCTTGATTGAGCCCGTAACCAACATACTGGATTTGAGTGTGCTGGCGACAGCGATCAAACAAAGACTGATAGCCTCTCATGGTGCTGTCACTGAAACCTTTGCCATAGATAATGGTGCTGCTGTAAACTGTGAGACGCCAGTTTTGATATTGCAGTTGGTCTACAGCATCCAGCAACACATCAAGTCCTCTCCAAGGAGTGCTGGTGTAGATCATTTCAATTTGCTGAGAGGCGGGTTTGAGTTGCCAATTGAAAGAGTGTATGGCATTGCGGATCACAACTGTTTTGTTTGGATCTATGCCAAAATAGTTTATCCATTTTATACGTTGCCATTCACTTACAAATATCCAGCAAGCAACAGCCTGTTGAAACTGTGGATTAGCCGCACCTTGACTGGCCTCTTGGTCGGTGTCGAGATGCTGCCAAACAACGTTCTTTTTGTTGGGATCTATTTGATGTAAGCTGCAATTGCTTACTATGAGATTCAACGATGTTGGCCAACCTCCCAGTTGTTGAGAGAGATTGGCCATCATGAGTTCAGTGCCACCGCGTGGGATCATAAGCCTAAAGTCTACACACCTTTGGCAGTGAGTGCAAGTTCAAGAGCTGTCACACGCTGATTGAGCTGATCGTTGCTTTCAGCCAACTCTTGCACAGCTCGAATCAACACAGGGAACACGTTAGCTACTGTGGCTTCAAGCTTCTCTGGGTTGTCCTCAAGCACCAAATGCAGCCAGTCTTGTAGATTATATCGATTGCTGACTTCCAGTACTTCTTGAGCAATAAATCCAGCGCTCTTGACCCCTACTCGGCTGCCATCTCTAGTATTCCATGTGAATTTTACTGGACGTAGATCACGTATCAGCTGCAATCCCAAAGGAATATCTTCGATGTCAGTTTTGTCTCTAGCATCAGACAAAGCAGTAATAGTAGTTACCTGAGCTCGCAGTGTAGTAATGCTGGAATCACCAAAAGTTATTGTGTTGTTGCTGGTTGCTGTTGCTCCACTTGCACCGCATCCCAAAAACACGTTGTTACTGCCATTTGTGTTGCTCGTACCTGCTGATCGTCCTATTGCAGTGTTGTTTGTGCCATTGGTATTCTGCTGTAGGGCAGCGCCGCCAATTGCTATGTTTGAATTGGTGGTATTGTTCCTTAGAGCACATGCCCCCAATGCAATGTTGTCACTGCCACAAAAGTTAGTGCCAAGGGCATCAAAGCCCAGGCCTATATTATTGATACCACTTGTATTAAATTGGAGTGCCCAACAACCAACTGCAATGTTATTGCTACCAGTTGTATTGCATCGTAGAGCACAAGCACCGATAGCTGTATTATTACTACCATTTTGGTTGCAACAAAGCGCAGCTAGGCCAAATGCCATGTTAAATAGCCCAGTGCTGCTGGTATTGGATGTGCCTATTTTATAACTGCTAGTGCAGTCCAAACACGCATATCCACAACAGCCCACAGGGTTGCCGTTTATAGCAAATCCATTCCCATCTATAGCCAGTCGCAGACAACTGCCAGCAGCAATCAGCACACAAGATACACTGCCTGCTGCTGGTGTTACATTGCCAATTACCGTGTTGTTGAACCCAGTTGTGATCAGACTTCCAGCGTTTTGGCCAATTGCTATGTTACATGTTCCAGTGGTGTTGGCAGTCAGCGCACCAATACCCAGTGCTATGTTACCAGTCCCAGTAGTATTCTGCTGTAGGGCAGCGCCGCCAATTGCTATGTTTGAATTGGTGGTATTGTTCCTTAGAGCACATGCCCCCAATGCAATGTTGTCACAGCCACCAGGGTTAATTCCAAGGGCATCAAAGCCCATGCCTATGTTATTGTTACCACTTGTATTAAATTGGAGTGCTAAACAACCAACTGCAATGTTGTGACACCCGCTAGTATTGCATCGTAGAGCAGACGCACCGATAGCTGTATTGCTACAACCATTACGGTTGCAACAAAGCGCAGCTAGGCCAAATGCCATGTTAAATAGCCCAGTGCTGCTGGTATTGGATGTGCCTATTTTATAACTGCTAGTGCAGTCCAAACACGCATATCCACAACAGCCCACAGGGTTGCCGTTTATAGCAAATCCATTCCCATCTATAGCCAGTCGCAGACAACTGCCAGCAGCAATCAGCACACAAGATACACTGCCTGCTGCTGGTGTTACATTGCCAATTACCGTGTTGTTGAACCCAGTTGTGATCAGACTTCCAGCGTTTTGGCCAATTGCTATGTTACATGTTCCAGTGGTGTTGGCAGTCAGCGCACCAATACCCAGTGCTATGTTACCAGTCCCAGTAGTATTCTGCGATAGGGCAAAGTAACCAATTGCTATGTTGCAACCGGTGGTGTTTGAGCAAAGGGCCAATGCCCCCAATGCTATGTTGTCACTTCCATTCAAGTTAGTGCCTAGGGCATTAACTCCCATGCCTATGTTATTGCAACCTAGTGTGTTGAATTGAAGTGCCAAACAACCAATTGCAATATTATGAGACCCGTTCTGGTTGCATCGTAGAGCAGACGCACCGATAGCTGTATTGCTACAACCAGTTAAATTACAACAAAGCGCCCCTTGGCCAAATGCCATGTTAAATGTCCCAGCACTGCTGGACATAAATGTGCCTATTTTATAACTGGAAGTGCAGTCCAAACATGCATATCCACAGCTACCAATAGATGCTCCATTAACATAAAGCCCAGTTCCGTCTACTCGCAGTCGTTCACATGCGCCAGCACCAATCAATACAGTGCAAACCAAACCCCCGGTGCCAGACAAATTGCCAATTACCGTGTTGTTGAACCCAGTGGTTATTAGGGAGCCAGCGTTTTGGCCAATTGCTATGTTACATGTTCCAGTGGTGTTGGCAGTCAGCGCACCAATACCCAGTGCTATGTTAAATGTGCCATTGGTATTCTGCTGTAGGGCAGCGCCGCCAATTGCTATGTTTGAATTGGTAAGATTGTTCCTTAGAGCACATGCCCCCAATGCAATGTTGTCACAGCCACCAGGGTTAATGCCAAGGGCATCAAAGCCCATGCCTATGTTATTGTTACCAGTTAGGTTTAATTGGAGTGCCAAACAACCAACTGCAATGTTATTGCTACCAGCAGTATTGCATCGTAGAGCAGACGCACCGATAGCTGTATTGCTACTACCATTACGGTTGCAACAAAGCGCACCTAGGCCAAATGCCATGTTATATAACCCAGTGCTGCTGGACATAAATGTGCCTATTTTATAACTGCTAGTGCAGTCCAAAGACGCATATCCACAGCTACCAATAGATGCCCCATTAACATAAAGCCCACTTGAGTCTACTTTCAGTCGTTCACAACTGCCAGCACCAATCAATACAGTGTTATTCAAACCCGTAGTGCCAGACAAATTGCCAATTATTGTGTTGTTGCACCCAGTTGTGATCAGACTTCCAGCGAGTTGGCCAATTGCTATGTTACATGTTCCAACGGTGTTTGCACCTAGCGCACCAATACCCAGTGCTATGTTAAATGTGCCACTGCAATTCTGCTGTAGGGCAGCGCCGCCAATTGCTATGTTTGAATTGGTCTGATTGTTCCTTAGAGCACATGCCCCCAATGCAATGTTGTCACTGCCACCAGAGGTAGTGCCAAGGGTGCCAAGGGCATCAAAGCCCATGCCTATGTTATTGTTACCACTTGTATTAAATTGGAGTGCCAGACAACCAACTGCAATGTTATTGCTACCAGTTGTATTGCATCGTAGAGCAGACGCACCGATAGCTGTATTATTACTACCATTTAGATTAAGACAAAGCGCAGCTAGGCCAAATGCCATGTTATATAACCCAGTGCTGCTGGACATAAATGTGCCTATTTTATAACTGCTATAGACGTCCAAACACGCATATCCACAGCTACCAATAGATGCCCCATTAACATAAAGCCCACTTGAGTCTACTTTCAGTCGTTCACAACTGCCAGCACCAATCAATACAGTGTTATTCAAACCCGTAGTGCCAGACAAATTGCCAATTATTGTGTTGTTGCACCCAGTTGTGATCAGACTTCCAGCGAGTTGGCCAATTGCTATGTTACATGTTCCAACGGTGTTTGCACCTAGCGCACCAATACCCAGTGCTATGTTAAATGTGCCACTGCAATTCTGCTGTAGGGCAGCGCCGCCAATTGCTATGTTTGAATTGGTCTGATTGTTCCTTAGAGCACATGCCCCCAATGCAATGTTGTCACTGCCACCAGAGGTAGTGCCAAGGGTGCCAAGGGCATCAAAGCCCATGCCTATGTTATTGTTACCAGTTAGGTTAAGTTGGAGTGCTAAACAACCAACTGCAATATTGTGACACCCGCTAGTATTGCATCGTAGAGCAGACGCACCGATAGCTGTATTGCTACAACCATTTCGGTTACAACAAAGCGCACCTTGGCCAAATGCCATGTTAAATGTCCCAGTGCTGCTGGTATTGAATGTGCCTATTTTATAACTGCTAGTGCAGTCCAAACACGCATATCCGCAACAGCCCACACCGCTGCCGTTTATAGCAAATCCATTCACATCTATAGCCAGTCGCTGACAACTGCCAGCAGCAATCAGCACACAACATACACTGCCGGCTGCTGGTGACAAATTGCCAATTATTGTGTTGTTGAACCCAGTTGTGATCAGACTTCCAGCGAGTTGGCCAATTGCTATGTTACATATTCCAGCGGTGTTTGCAGTCAGCGCACCAATACCCAGTGCTATGTTAAATGTGCCACTGGTATTCTGCTGTAGGGCAGCGCCGCCAATTGCTATGTTTGAATTGGTAATATTGTTCCTTAGAGCACATGCCCCCAATGCAATGTTGTCACTGCCATTAAAATTAGTGCCAAGGGCATCAAAGCCCATGCCTATGTTATTGTTACCACTTGTATTAAATTGGAGTGCCAAACAACCAACTGCAATGTTATTGCTACCAGTTGTATTGCATCGTAGAGCACTCGCACCGATAGCTGTATTGCTACAACCATTTCGGTTACAACAAAGCGCACCTTGGCCAAAAGCAAAGTTGTTTGTTCCTGTACTGACTGTAAGGCCGTTACCAACCTTATAGCTGGCATAGATGTCCAAATTGGCAGTAGTAGCCGCAACACCTGTTAAAGCAGCGCCGCAACCAAAATAACATCTTGCACACACGTCCCCTGTGCCGTTGTTGACAACCAAACAGTTTGCGTCAACTCTTAGTCTTTCGTTTGTTCCAGCGCCTATCAACACTGTGTTCACACAATCAGCTGTGCCAGCCAAGTTACCAATTACTGTATTACTGCACCCAGTTGTTATTGAAAAACCTGCACAAACGCCTATACCAATGTTGCTGTTACCAGTTGTGTTGCAGTTCAGGGCCATGAATCCAAGTGCTGTATTGAAACAGCCTATAGTATTTGACTTAAGACTATTCCCGCCAACCGCAGTATTGCACAAACCTATTGTGTTAGCTGTAAGGCTGCAAGTGCCTATACCAACATTTTCCACTCCTGTGGTATTGGCGTCTACAGCATAAGCCCCAATTCCAATGTTGTTAAAGCCTGAGGTATTAGCCCCCAATGCAAAGGCACCAAAACCTATGTTTTGGCATCCTATTGTATTGTTTTGAAGTACTTGCTCACCAACCGCAGTGTTGTAGCCACCAGTTGTAGTCCTTCTCAAGGCAAAATGTCCCAGAGCCACATTGGCTGTTCCCTGTGTGCCACTTACGCAACAAAGAGCCCCGTTACCAACACCAATGTTACCACACGGCCCGCCTCCTAACATCATGGTGTCAATGCCTATTGCGATATTACTGCGCCCAGTTGTGCTTGCACACATGCTGCTGCTGCCAAATGCCAAGTTTTGACATCCAAAACCGTTGTTGACCAAAGCTAGACAACCAACTGCAATGTTATCTGCTCCAGTAGCAGTAGTATTGCCAGCATTATATCCCAACTGCACATTCGACCCAACAGGAGTGTTGGCATAAACTGTCCCCAAACTTGTGGGAGTAGCAGCAGACACACTTCCGCCGCTAATGCCAGTTAAACCAGCACCACAGCCAAAGAAGCAGCGAGCACACACATCACCAGTGCCATTGTTTACAACTAGACAATTGGCGTCAACACGGATACGTTCAGTAGCCCCTGCGCCAATCAATACAGTGGCGGTGAGGCCAGCACAACCTGATAAATTACCTATAATAGTATTGCTGGTTCCGGTTGTGATATTACCCCCACTGCTGTTGCCAATTGCTATATTACATGCACCAGTAGTTGTGTTGAGTAGCGAAAGAACACCAATGCCAATGTTGCAGTTGCCAGTATTAGCGGCCAAAGCACATCTGCCCATTGCAATGTTACGAACTCCTACTGTATTGCTGGCCAAAGCAAATGGCCCAACAGCAACGTTGCTACCACCCGATGTGTTTGCAGCTAGTGAGCATGCGCCAAGAGCAATATTGCATGCTCCAATGGTGTTGGCACATGATGCGTAGTGGCCGATAGCTGTATTCAAGGTTCCTGTTGTGTTGGCAGAGAGGGCAAACGATCCAAATGCAGCATTGTCTGAACCAACTGAGCTGCTGCACATGCTGGAGAATCCCAAAGCAATATTGTTGCAGCCTGTGGTGTTGCAGCGCAAAGCATTTGAGCCCACAGCGATGTTCCATAAGCCGTTAGTGAGTCCTCCCAGGGCACTGCTGCCAACAGCTACGTTGTCTGATCCACTCACACTATTGAACAGGGCACAGTCACCAACAGCAATGTTCCGACTGCCACTGGTGTTGTTAAACAAACTGTTGTTGCCAACAGCAATGTTCAAGTTGCCTTGGGTATTGCAACGCAAGGCGCTTGTGCCCAGTGCAGTATTGTAGCTGCCTGTTGTGTTGCACAACAGGGTGGCTTCACCAAATGCGGCATTGAAGCTGCCAGTGGTATTAGTGCACAGACTGTTCCGCCCAACAGCCACATTCATTTGGCCCACAGTGTTGGCATATAGTGCACACCGCCCTACAGCCACGTTCCAATTGCCAGTTGTGTTTGAGAACAACGCGTCGCTGCCAAGGGCAGTATTTTCTTGCCCAATCGTATTGGATTTGAGCGCGTCTACCCCCACGGCAGTGTTTTGAACGCCAGTTGTGTTATTGCTGAGCGCCAAACAACCAATAGCAATATTTTCTGTGCCTGTGCTGGTTGTGCTGCCTGCACAGTATCCTATTGCAGTGTTGGAGTTGTTGCTTGTGAGGCCATACACAGTTCCCAATTGAATTGGAGTTGCTGCTGAAACTGCCCCGCCAGAAATGCCAGTTAAACCAGCACCACAACCAAAGAAGCAGCGGGCACACACATCACCAGTGCCATTGTTGACAACTAGACAATTGGCGTCAACACGCAATCTCTCAGTTGTGCCAGCACCAATCAGCACAGTGTCAACGAGGCCTGGGGTACCAGCCAACTGCCCAATCACTGTGTTGGCACAGCCTGTTGTGATGCTACCACCAGCATAGACACCTAGACCCATGTTCAGAGAGCCGGTTGAGACAGCCAGAAGAGCCCCACCACCAAAAGCTGTATTGCTAACACCTGTGTTGAGATTACAAAGTGCATTGATACCCACGGCTGTGTTAAGTGCAGTCGTATTGCATCCTGTACTATTGGGAATCACTATATTCCCACAAATTTTTATCGCCATAGTGGATTACACCTTGTTTTCGTTTTCAGAGTTCTTTCCTGCACTACAACAAAAATGGCTGAACCATCTTCGCTCTCCCCTGCTGGATCAAACTCGGCTACCCCTATTTACGGAATGGTCTTGGAGCTAGGTAGTTGATTACCGTTTTGCCTCTACCTTTTTAAGGTGTCCTGACACCGTCGGGAAAAATTTTTTCCCAAATTTCCACGTGACTTAAGAGTTTTTGGTTGTATATTATGCTGAATATGCCACTACGCAAGGAGGCCACTTATTATGTCTATCGCCAATGACGATTCAGCTATGACCAAGATCCGCAAGGCTCGATTGAAGTTGATGTTCACCCATCCTTTTTTCGGAACATTGGTCATGAACCTTCCGGTTAAGGACGCAACTGATGCTGGATGGTGCCCGACTGCTGCGGTTGATGGTCGATATATCTACTACAACCGAAATTTCATCAACGACCTATCAGTTGATGAAGTGCTGTTTGTTTTTGCGCACGAGTGCTACCATTGTATCTTTGATCACTTTGGTCGACGCAGCCATCGTGATCCGCAGTGGTTTAACATGGCCAATGATTACGTTATAAACGGCCTACTTGTGCAAGACAAGATTGGCAAAATGCCAGAAAAAAAGGTAGAAGTTAAAGACGCTGATGGCAAATCCACCCAGCGTGTTGGCCTCTACGACAGCAAGTATCTGGGCTGGACGTCAGAAAAAGTCTATGACGACCTTGTAAAGCGCAAGGTGAAGAAACAGCTTACTCTCGACGTGCACATTGAGATGGGCAAAGATGCCCAAAACTCAGATGGGCAAAAAAGCAACCAAGGCATTCCTGTTGAGATTGATGAGGAAAGCCTCAAACAGCTTCGAGCTGAGCTCAAAGACAAGGTTCTGCAAGCTGCCAATGCCTCTGCTGGAAATCTTCCAGCCAGCATTGCACGTCTTGTGGACCATCTTGTGGAGCCCAAGATCAACTGGCGTGACTTCATTCGCGAGACTATTCAAAGCCAACTCACAAGCGACTACACCTACCGGCGCCCCAATCGTCGCCATCATGGTGGTGATGTGGTGTTTGCCAGCCTGGAGCGTGAGGAAACTGTGGATGTGGAGGTCAGCATTGACCAAAGCGGCAGCATCTCTGCTGACATGGCACGCGACTTTCTAAGTGAAGTTTTGGGGATAACTTCACAATATGATAATTTCCGGCTTGCAGTCAGCACCTTTGATACCCGGCTCTATAATCGCCAGGAGTTTACTCCAGAAAACATTGAAGAGCTGCTGGAGTATGAGCCCATGGGTGGCGGCGGAACCGACATTTCTGTGGTTATTAGATCACTCAAGGAAATGAATGTTGAGCCCAAGGTATTGATCATCTTCACAGATCTTGAATCAAGTGAGTTTGGCGAGCCCAATTTCTGTCCCGTTGTTTGGCTTGTCAACAATCCTTGGAACAAGAATATCGTTCCGCCGTTTGGTACCTGGGTGCGGTTCACAAAAGAAGAAGGGGTGGCTGAAACAGGAGATGCAGGCTAGATAATTGCCTCAATAGGCGGAAGTTATTTCCGCCTATTTTTAGCACTTGCAGACATTTTTCTTTTTGACTCGTCAGAATGTTTGAGACCTTGTCTGCTTTCACTGATTTTCTTTTTTGTCTCATCCGAAAGCTTGCGACCTTTGTTATTTTCGCTGATTTTCCTTTTTGTTTCTTCAGATTGAGTTTTACCCTTTTTAATCTCGCTCATTTTCTGTTTTGACAAATCGCTGTGTTTCTTTCCTTTGAACGGGTTAACCATTCCGTTGGTGTAATTCTGCTTGTTTTTTTGACGTGATTTTTCTTTTACTTCTTCGCTGCGCGGAATGCCACGGAGTTTACTGACCTTGCCCATATTGATTTGGGATAATAAGGCTCTAGTTTGCTCGGATACAATACGACCCTTCAATTTAGCTGCGCGTTTAGCCACTAATTCTAGTGGCTGTTTTTTACCTTTCAAAGCTTCTGATCTTTTTCTATTGGACTCCTCTGAGGGAGTTCTGCCTTTGCTACTTTCTCCTATCTTCTTGCAGGTTTCTGGTGAATGTTTTCTGCCTGTCCTGACTTGTGATACCATCTTTCTGCACTTCTCATATAGAGATGCAGTAACAAAATGTGAATTTGTTCGATAACCTACCATATAATTCAGTGCATAAATCATTTTAGCTTTCGCTGAGTCAGTAGATACTATATAAATCAATAGTTGATGACATAACAAATGTTCTCTTGCTGTGAGGCGAACTAAATTCGAAGGGTCATTTGAATTTCCTTCAATCCATCCTCTTGTACCCTTCCGATTACGATGTAAAAAGAAAGAGTCAGGGACTATGTGATGTTGTTCTGTATACCCAACAAGTTGACGAATTCTTGCTGATTCAATTATACTGTAATACCATTGAGTGTATTTGTTGTCTAAATACGGATGGTTGATAGGCAAAGATACCCTAGGCAATAATTTCATGCTGAATGCTCCTTCATAGCGTTTAGAGCGGTCGGAGAGGTTAGAGGCTCGCGGACCGCAATTGTATTTAGTGTCAATTTTGACACGTACACACATAATTGTACAAACTCTGCTATGAGCACCAACATATCAACCCAACTTGAAGAACTGGCTGTGGGCATTGTCACCAGAGTCAGTGAAATGCTGTATGTGGCCAGCAAAGATCTTGAGCCCAGCAAGCGGGAAAAGATCGTAGAGATGATTGAAAACCAACTGCCTACAGTGGTTGTCAACACTCTCTTCCGAACAGAGGCTCTTCACACACCAAAAGGCATTGATCATCTCAGAGAGAATATCGAAGATTATTCAATGCAGTTCACACAAATGTTCATCAGGAACGATTGAGCTTAAATAGGGGTGTGACCCAACCCCTCACTGTTTGTCTCAAATTTCCACGAGACTGTTCCATGACACTGCTAAGAATAGCAGTACTGGAAACTCAAATCACAAACACATATGAAAATGTAGGTTTCCGCAAACAGGAAACAATTTATGACATTGACGTCACCATAGAGTTTAACTCAGTTGGTGACCAAATACATTGGGAATTTACCAATTCCTCCTTGACACAAGTGGCTGGCATGTTATTTTGGCCCCATGAGCAAGAAAACAACAGCTTATTTTTCCATAGACATCGAAACCGATGGACCCTGTCCAGGACTCAATAGTATGTTGAGCTTGGGTTGTGTGGCTTTTGATGAACAGGGCAACAATCTTGACACCTACTATGTGAACTTGAATCTGTTGCCTGAGGCCAAACCAGACCCCAAAACAATGGATTTCTGGGCACAACATCAAAAATATTATGATGAGACGCGAGTGTGGTGTCAAAGCCCAGAGGAGGCTATGCCCCATTTCAGTCAGTGGGTGGCAAGTTTTCCTGGTAGTCCAGTGGCAGTGTGCATGCCCAGTGGATTTGACTTCACTTGGGTGTATTACTATCTCATGCGTTTCACAGGGAAAAGTGTGTTCAGTTTCAGTGTGTTAGACATGAAGACCATGGCCATGTGCATGCTGCGGCTGCCTTACCGTGAGAGTGTGAAAAGGAATTGGCCACGACATTGGTTTAGCAAGTTGCCGCACACTCACAACGCTCTTGCAGATTCGCTCGAGCAGGCTGAGACCTTCAAACTCATGCTGAAGGATTTGATGGGAAGTGATGATGAGAAAGCTTGACCGATGGCAGTGCATTGATGCTGGTGGGCACTGGCGCTACCCATTAGCCGACAATTTCCTCAACCATCATTTGGAGAACATTTTCCACCAGTATGGTGGTCGCAAAGGGTGGCTACAACACTATTTTCCTGAACTTTGGTGTTGGCTAGAGTTGAATGTGCCGCATTATGAGTGGGATATAGGCTACAAGATACCTTTTGAAACCCTTGATTTGTTGCTGGTCTATAATGTGAGACCTCTGTTTGAAGCTGCCTGGGAGGATCAGATCCTTGACACCGTTTGACTACAACCCCCCTTATAGTCGAGGAGATGGTGTGTTTGTGTATCCATTGGCTAACAATCTCACCAAACATGAAAAAGTCCTGGCTACAAGGAACGCACACTCAAGACTTCTGTTGTTTCAAGAAAATTTCCCTGATCTCTATACCTGGTGTATCTTGAATTTAGATGGTGAAGAGTGGGACTTAGTGACTGCCTGGGACACAAGCACCAATTGGCAATTTGAGCTGCTGTTGGGAGAAAGGGCCTTTGAGAGATTTCAAGCTGCTTGGGGAGAAGATGATGAGGCAGCTTGATCCCATTCGTGCCACTCGGCGTTTTGCCAATGGTTTTTTCTATACTCTCTCTGATGATCTTGATGAGAATGAAACAACACAAGTTACTAAAGATGAAACTGAGAGAATGCGGTTTTTCCAGACACATTGGCCTGATCTCTACACCTGGCTGATGTTGAACAGTAATGAGGAACACTTGAGTTTGTATTACAGAGGGATCTATCCCAATGTGAGTTTTATATTGGCAATCTATTTTGATGATGCACTCTATTTCAACAGTGCATTCAGGAATCGAATAGAGTTTGTAGATATACTATAAACACCTGATTATACAATTGGGTATTTCCTGGTTGGCTCAGAGAACATACTCTCCCTGAGCAAGTCAGGGAGATAAAAGCTTTCCCGGCAGTACGCAGAGACTGGGTTTTGATGCTGTATGTCTACAGAAGTGGTTACTCGGTACTTCTTGATCCTTGGGGATCCACATCCTATCTCGAACAAAAATTGTTCAGTAGCGGCAAAAAACTGGAGGAGACCCAATCAACCTCCAGTTTTCCTGATCGTTGTCAATGCACAGACAGAGCGATCCATTTGAACACAGTGCCTCACACTGCGAAGATGATTTGAGCCTATTCTGTGACTGGGCTTGTTATTCCGGGTTCGCGCTGGAGAGTTTCTTTGCATAACAGACAGCGGTGCTTCCCGGTCCGGTGGGCAGAGTTCCACCGACTTGTTTGCGTTCCTGACAGGTCACCTGTCCCTTCCGCCAGCGGATGCCATTTACCGCCATATCAATACTGCTGTTGCTCATATGTTAAGCTCCAAGGCGCATTCATGCTATCAAAATCACCAACTTTTCTGTTGACTTGGTAGGAGAGTGTTATATTGTTGAGTCAATGAGAAAGGACTCCAATTGAATATAGTGGCCTTATTTTTGTCAGTGTTCTTTTGGTCACAAGTGGCTATAATGGCCATTTGTGTGGGCCTCATGCTTCCCCTGATAATTTGGTATGAGTGGCGCAAGGGCAACGATCTCACATATGAACAGTTTTTCAAACTGTTGATTTTGTTCTCTGCAATGGGCGCCACCGGACTTGGGTTGGTATTGTTGGCGCTTATCTTGTGGAAATTTCCACCAGACAGTGTGGAATTGTTGGGCCAATATCAACCCAACAGCATTTACGAGCCAGTTGGCTCTCAAACCCTTATGCTGCCAGGCAGCCGGAGTGCCAAAACAATGCGAGCATTGCTTAGCTCAAGTGAGGATTCTTGAACATGGACGCAGTTATTTTTTGGATAGTAATGTATTTTGGAACAGGTTTCTTAGTTGGAGTGATAGGTGGAGCTGTTTCAATTTGGGAAAAATGGCGGCAAGGCGATGATGTACTGCTATGCGATCTCTTTGATCTCGTTGGGGCAATGATGGTATGCTTGTTCGTATGGCCGGCCGTAATCTGGATGGTGATTGTAGACGTCACAAAAAGCAAGTTCAAAATCAACAAAAACAGCGTTGTGCTCAAAGGTAGCAGGAGTGCCAAAACCTATCGAGCATTGACTGAGGAATAGCTTAAATATCTCATGAAGATAAATGAGATCACACAACGCATAGTTTGGCACAGCAGCCATGTTCCTGATATTCAAGAGTTTAGGTTTTTAACACATCTTGGAACCTGGGCTGCTGCTGTTGAACGTGCGTTGCAAAAAGATTTTTATACCGACATGCTCATGGCCGATCTGGGCCCAAAAACCTACATGTATCAAGTCAACATAGATGCCTGTGAGCGAGGCATTAGAATCAAGGACGATCCTGATTATGGTGATCCCTGGGATCACATTGCCTACAACTGGGATCGCATGCCAACGGAAATACAAACCAACATATCAAAAGATGCTCCTTATCATGAGCTGGCAGAAAAGCTTCCTGATATGTTCAAAAGCCTAGGCATTGACTATCTTTGGTACTACAACCGAATTGAAAGTCCACGCAGCAAAAGCTATATTGCACTCAACCCCAAATGTTTCAAAATAATAGACATTCATGCATACGCTCCGCGCGAGCTACTTTTAGCTGATCCGAGAGTGATTGATTTACAGGTAAGGCGCGGAATGTGGGCCAAATCAACAGCTCAGAAAATCAAAAGCATCCTTCGAGCCCGAGACCCAAACATCAAATTTTAGGTTGACTCTAGTGTAAACTTTGTTACTGTAGTAACAGTAACAGTAACAGGAACATTTCACATGTTTGACCATAAGCAACAAGTTTTAGCTGCACTCGAGGCAGCACGAGCGAGAATTGATTCAGAGGATTGGCATGGAGAATGTGTATGCCTTCACAGGACACTAGGACGATGCCCTTGCCATGAGGATCATCAAACTCTGTTGATTCAGTTGGAAGCTGCCATCAAAACCATGCAAACTGTTTGACAGGAGACTGGGATGCTGCTGCACACATTAGTTGACCGAAAACTCATACACCCGCCCAAGTGGTTGCCCGACAACACTCAATTTCTGGGCTATGCTGGTAGTGCTGCCTATGGTGTCAGCAACGACACGAGTGACATGGACTGCTTTGGCTTCTGCATCCCGCCCCGTGAGATTGTGTTCCCCTTCACCGACGGCGGCAGGGTGTATGGCTTTGGCACACAGGAACAGCGGTTTCGAGTGTGGAGCGAGCATCACATTCAGCTGCCGGATCAACGGAAAGAGTTGGACTTTTCTATTTATAATATCGTTGATTTTATGCAACTGGCGATGGAAAATAATCCAAATGTTTTGGACGTTCTCTTTCTTCCCCGCCGCTGCATTCTCCACAGCACCAAAATCGCAGAGCATGTGAGAGAGCATAGGAAAGAGTTCCTCCACAAAGGAGCTATGGGAAAACTTCGGGGATACGCATTTTCACAAATTTCAAAAATTCGCAACAAAACCAACAGCAGCAATCCCAAAAGAGCTGCCACTATTGCTGAACACGGATGGGATCTGAAGTTTGGAGTGCATGTAGTGAGGCTCATGCTGCAATGCGAGCAGATCCTGGTAGAGCATGACCTTGACATTGAGCGCAACAGCGAGGTGCTCAAGAGCATTCGGCGAGGTGAGTGGACACTAGAGCAGCTGGACAGTTGGTTTGATGTCAAGGAAAAATCTCTAGAGACACTACATGCCAACAGCACGTTGCGAGATAAGCCAGATGAGAAGAGGATCAAACATCTACTTCTTGACTGTTTGTCAATGCACTATGGCCCTCTCACCACCGGTGTCAAGCGAGAAACTGGTGTTGATCAACTGGTAAATGAGCTGCAAACTGTGCTGGATAGATATCGATAAGGTCTAGGTTGACAAGATCGTCAACCGTGCTATATTCCCTACACAAAAAAGGAGCCACACATGAGTTACCTCCGTAAGCGTATGATGGAGCAAACCGAACTTTTGCGCACTGTGGACTTCAGCACAGTAGCTAATTACCAGGTGATGAAACGAGTGTATCACCAGCTGGTGAGCCAGCACCATTTCCCAGGCGATCTAGCCGCCGAAATCTCCGCTAGCATGCAGATCAATGTAAGTGATGCTGCACTACTTGATGAGGAGTTCATCACAGCCATCATCACCAGCACATGTGTGGCAGCGAGCCGACTGTATCGCCAACTGGAGATTGATTTTGGAGTCAATCGTGCCAACGTGATGCTGACGAGCCTCACCGGTCAGTTCAGCATCACTTACGACGTGCCATGATCCTTGACGTTGCCATGCTGGTGATTGCAGCTGGCTTTTGGTACACAGGCTACCTTCTGTGGACCATGAGGCAGGGGTTCAAAGCGTCAGCAAGCTTGGCTCTGCTATGTGGGTTTTTCAGCTTCTTGGCCTTTTGGGCAGTGGTTGAGTGGTTGCCGTTGGCAGCGGGCCTGTTTTGTCTATTCACTCTAGTCATGTTGAGTTGAGCCATGGATGACAAGTTTCGCAAGATACTGGAACGAGCGCTGCATCCCAGCACCATGGAGGGCGAGTGGGACTCGGCTTTCCGTGCAGCACGTCGCATGGTTGGGGCCAGCAGCTTGGACAAGCTGTTGGGTGCTGCCTCGCAGCCACAGGTGCGGGAGGTGGTGCGTGAACGTGTGGTGTATCGGGAACCCAACTACAGCCACAGCATGGAAGTCAGTCTCAAGATCTCTGCTCGTTGGCAGCACAGCTTCATGGAAACCATCTGGAAGGACGCCCAGAGTGGTGGCTTGAAGATTGAGATCTTGCACCTGCGATGCCGAGACAAAACCTTGAACAGCGGCTTGGACATGCGCGTGAAGGTGCACGGTAGTGCAAGTGGTTTGGCATGGTGGAATGGTCGAGTGGACGATTATTTAGCGGAGATGAACAGCAAGAACAAGAACAACACGAGGCCTACAGGTCCAGATGTAGCTGGTGAAACCATCCCCAAAAAGCCTGGATTTTGGCAGCGTTTGGCGAACGTCCTTCGGGGATAACCGGTGAGGAAGCTCACTCCAGATACTGCGGTGAACCGCCGGCAATTTCCCTACTTTGTGCGAGTCGTCAACGTGAGTAATTTTTCGCACTACACGGAAATTTGCAGCTGGACTAAACAGCGTTGGGGCTCACCAAGTAGACTCCACAAAGACGCATTGTGGGCATGTCAGATTGAAACAAGCACTGCTGGAGAGCAGGAGATGTGGATTTGGTTCCGGCATGAAGATGACATGGTGCTGTTCTCTCTCACTTGGTGCTAGGGCAACATGACAGACGTTGAAAGAGAACTAATCAACCTTGGGTTTGATATCCTCAAAGGCTGGCACAGTTGTCGACTGAGCAGTCCGTTGCCTGATCAAAAATCCGTTTACAACTGGCTCAACACTACAGATGGCGGACGCTATTGGGTTGGTGTCATCTCCATTTATTTTGAACGAGAAGAAGACATGATCCTGTTCCAGCTCACATGGTGTTGATTGGTAGGAAGAATAAATGATCGATATTGATCAACAATACCCCAGCGACTACCACACTAACCACACTAAAATCCAGGAATGGCATAGCTGTTCTATTCGCCAATTTGTTGGGCCTGATCGACATACCATCCTCCAGTGGCTCAAAACAACAGATGGTGGCCGCTTTTGGGAGGGCGGAACTCGAGTATGGTTTGAGAGAGAAGAAGACATGATCTTGTTCACGCTCACGTGGTCATAGCCCGTGCACGATATCGACAACGACTATCTCGCCAAAGGTCACAACCAGAGACGTGACTACAGCATGCTGGACCAATGGCATCTCTGCCAAGTGAATTTCTCCGCCGTTAACGGAGACAAGATGTTTAGTTGGCTTGACGCAGCACCTGGGGAACGGTATTATTGGACACGAGCTGGTAACATTTGGTTTGAGAGGGAAGAAGACATGCTCTTGTTCAAGCTCACATGGTGTTGAGGGATGCAAGCCGGCAAAGTGTCAGAGCATGGCACGCTTTTGCTCCCTGTTGCCATTCAAAGACGTGATAGTGATCAGCTGTTTCCATCGTGCATAAAGCCTTGTTTGCTGTCAAACAAGGGTTGACACCCTGCCTAAATCTGCTATACTCACCACACAAGGAAAGAGGACAAGTTGATGAGCAACAAGCGAGCACTAGTTAAGCTGGGTCAGTTTATGATGCAGAGTGCTAGTAATTTTAAGTGCGATGTGACCTTCAACAAGTGGGCACGAGTAGGACAAGCACTTACTGAGCTGGACAGAATTTTTGCGCCGCAACTGCGCGAGTTTCCTGTAGAGGACCAACTGGTGGTGAAGTCTGCTGCGGCTGTGATGATGGGCAAGCTTGAAATGCCTGATATGCTGGTGCCTCGCGAGAGTATTCCTCGACGCACGCGTCGTGCTCGCATGACCCGGGTTATGAGCAAGAAGGAGCCCAAGGCTGCCAAGCCAACACTGTCCCAAGACAGTGTGGCGCCTCGCAAGCGTGGTCGACCCCGTAAAGTGGTGGCTGCATGAGCCACTCTCTGCAAGCGGGCTGCGATGAAAACACCCTCAACCATATCACAATGGTGCTGAGTGAGCTGAGCAAGCATTTTGATGTGAGTTTCCGTCATGCAGCAATGCGAGCTGTGGGGTTGGAACTGATCTCTCAGGACCAATGGGTGGCACTCCAAGAACTAGCCAAGAGCGAAGCTGTTCATCAAGCTTTGATGAAAGAATAGGAAAACTGCACATGCGAGTTTTGTATCTAGACTGGGACCCTGCCACTCGGTGCTACTTTGCTGTTACCAGCCAGGGCAGCCGCATTACATTGAAAAGCTCAACTGAGCCTGACGCAGATGCTGAGGCTTCTCAACTGGAAGCTGATGAAATGGTTCACGATGAGTTCTGAACGAAAAGTGCTGTATCAGCGGAATACTATGGGCTATTGGATCTTGCAGCATCCATCAGGTTTGTATCCTGCTGATACAGCACAGGGTTTTTGGAGTAATCACCAGGTGGAAGCCATGAGATTCCTCACAAAAGAGGAAGCCAACGCCTGTGCTGAGTATCTCTCCACGAGCGTTATAAGCGGTATCAAATGTGACAGTCTCTTGGTGGAGCCGCTGTTTCAGATGTGAACATCAGGGTTGTAGTTGGCATTGTGACAGAGATCATGCCACTGAGTTTGAGTGTCATCTCTATAAGCTTTGCCACCACCCTTCTCTTCTACAGCTAACATTGGGTAGATAAGGGCCCTGCGGCCGCTTTTGGTGATAGTCCAGTCAGCATTGTTTGAAATGCTATAATGAGGATCAATCAAAGTTTTCCATTGGTGAACTGGGTCCTCAAATGTGTCTACAGCCCATTGAGCATGACGTCGGCGTATCATATACATTTGAGTACCATAAACATTGAATTCAAAGCTGTGATACGTGTAGGGCTGACTGATAATTGGCATAGTGGCCTCTACTCTAGAGATGGTTTCAGGCCTTAGGTATCCCAGCATCAATATATCCAAATCAAGCTTCTGGAAATTGGCTACCACACAAGGCAATTCTTCAGCAAAGTCTCGGCGGATCATAACATCATCCTCCACTACTATACAAATTTCGTCACCTGAATAGATAAACTTTTTGAGAATCTTCATGTGACCAGCCATGCAACTCCAAGCCAGCTCGCTCCATTTGTTTTCTTTTTTGATCCTTTCTTTTTGCCAGTTATCTGGTGCCAGTGTGGGGTGCGATGCAGCAACACTCTCCACAAGAGAGATGTCTAGCCCCACTTGCTCAAACCGGTGTCGCATGCGTTCTGCTTTGCTGAGATTGCGAAAAGTTAGGCAATAGATCGTGGGAATCATAATCCATAGTAGTTGACGTTGTGGAAAATCACAAATAACTTGTTGACAAAGATGTCGTCTGTCCTACACTGGAAGGATATGGAGAATCTTACAATGGGTAAATCAACAAGTTGTGGTGTGGTGATAACTGACGGGAACAAGTTGGTTGTTGGGCATGTAACACGTGGTAAATGGTGGGACCTACCTAAAGGAGGCATGAACCCTGGAGAAAGCTTTCTTGAAGCTGCACTGAGGGAACTAAATGAAGAAACTGGTTTGGTAGTGGAAGACACCTCAGCCCTTACGCCTCTGGGCGTGTTCCTATATAAGCCAAAAAAGGATCTAGTGCTGTATCTTTGGAAGGTCGAACAAATGCCAGACCCCACTTCCCTAGTCTGCAAGAGCACGTTTAAAGACTCCAAAGGTCGTGATGTCAAAGAATTGGATCAATTTAAAGTAGTCACCTGGCAAGAAGCTGCAAACTTAGTCAATCCAGATATGCAAAAAGTATTGAAAAAAGTAGAGAAGGAAATTTAATGACACGAGATCAATTTGTTGAAAAACTGTTGTCTGGTGAAGTCAACCTAGTGTTTGAGAAACGAGATGGCTCTCACCGAAAAATGAAGGCCACATTATCTGAACAACTTGTGCCGCAAGTATCCACGACGCAAGTATCAACCAATAGAAAGTCAAAGGGGCAAAACTTGAATCTAGTGGTCCTCTGGGATCTAGATAAGGGAAATTGGCGCAGTCTGAGGTTTGATAGTCTGCTGTCTGTTAATGGAATAGACATGTCTCAACTCATCAAAAATACTGAACGCTCCACAAATTGAGATTGAGGTATGTGTTTTGAGCATGCCTGTCTGGTAGCTATGCAACTTGTTGATCGCATAAATCTAGTGTAAATATTGCAGTGCAACATAGAGAAAGAGAGAAAGCAATGTTTACTACACTTATCCGCGCTATTTTTGGCGACGTTTCAACCCACAACAGCAACATGAACCTGCGTTGGTCCAGCAACACTGAACTAGCCAATTATTTCCGCGCAGAGTACAAGGAAAATGCTCCAGAAGCATATGACTACTTCATGTGCACAGGCAAGGGCAACTTTGCTGGCTGAGTGCTAGCCCACATCTAAGATAGTGCAAAAAGCCCGGTGTATTCCGGGCTTTTTCCTTGACATCGTAAGCAGCTATTTGGTAGTGTGATTACACTGGCATGACACTTTCTCATTGTTACAACACACGGCTAATCAGGATGAGTATTCAAGAAGCCAACAGTCGTATCTGTTGGTGTGCTGATAATTTTGGTGACCGGGATATCAAGTGGACTGTGCGATGCCACGACAGAAGTCGTTATGAATGGTGGTTTACAAATAAGGATGATTTAATTTGGTTTGGCCTTGTTTGGGAAAGTTGACTGAACAACAGGGTGTGTTAAGTTTCAGATTGTTGAAACACTCGTGTATGGAGTAGGAAAAATGAACACTCGCGTTTCTGAGTCTCAGCGTCGGGAAAATTCTCGAGCTATTGCTCGTAGGGATAAATGGCGTCAACAATATGTGGTTGTGGTGAAGGCTATTCGTGAACTCAAAAGCCAAACTCGCGGCCGGCCATATGATCCGGTGATCAAAGTGCAACTGCGTACAATGAGGCAGCTGGCTTGCGACATGATGTTTGAACGGACGCATTACATCCGTTTTGATCTGGTGAATACAGCATATCCTTATGCAGCTACAACACTGGAACAAGCTGCATGAACAAAGAAACTGTGTTAATGCAGGAGGTAATTGTAAATTATCACCCGCAATTCGCTGACAGCACTCAACTTCGTGAGATCGGCATGTTGCGGCCAGAGATTTTCAAGGTGGAAATGCTGATTGAAGAATGTCTGGCGGCATGGGGTCCTTACAACTTGGTCAGAGGGGATCATCAAGATTTCAGTGATGGAAGTGATTGTAAAACTGCAAGTATTCGATCAGAACCGGTTAAAGCTGGTACAGCATCTCATAAAGGTGAAATCTCAGGTGTACAAACCAGTGCTGGTGTTGTCAAGCAGGGAGCATTACGGTGTGTAGTTTATAACCCTTGCGAAAACAATATCTTGTATTTTTACTTACCCAAAGAGTTTTGGACACAAAATATCAATCGGCATCCCACAACTGGTATGGGACGGATCTTTTTCACGTATAATCGTAACACAATGGTAATTCCCAAACTTATTCAATATCAAGTGAATAATTTTGAAGAATTAGCAAGGACCACAGGGTAACAAGCATGCAGAACCTGGGTGCAGAACTTTGGCCCCACAGAGTTGAAACTCTGGGGGGCAGTGATCAAGCTGGCATGCGTGGTTGGCTTGAGCGGAACGTGGACTGCACTGCTTGGTTCTTTGCAGCAGCCAATGTTGTGTATTTTTCGCACAAAGAAGATGCTATGCGATTCAGTTTGATTTGGACATGAAGTATTGGGCAGCAACCACGTTGGATGAGCCCAGACGTCAGGAAATGTCACGCTGGTGCAACCAAAGTTTTGGCTACACTGGGTGGATGGTTCACCCCCAGTTTGGGCAATGTGAGGAAGAATGCTATCTCAAATGGAGTTTTTGGTATCAAGCGGATGTTGTTCTTTTCACCTTGGTTTGGGATGTCGCTGCCAATGAAGATAAGTGAACCAACGTGGGACAAAATTATAGCCTATTACCAAACAAAATCTCACATAGATGATTATAATTGGGCGAGCTTCAAACAGTGGGTATGTACAACCTATAACGTTGATAAAGTCTATTTGGGTGTTGAGGTTGAACTTGTTTTTTATCTCCCAAGAAGATGAGGCTGTGTTCGCATTAAGTTGGCTATAAATGGGCCCTACACCGTGGAGCCACTTGCCTTATGAAGTTACCTTGCCCATCAACTCAGTTCACAATCTGTTGAAGATCAGCATCTGGTGCAACAACAACTTTGGTGACCAACCCATCAAATGGATGTATATTGGGCAAGGTCGCTGGTTGTTTCCTTCAGAGGAGCAAGCTGCTGAGTTTGCGTTGATTTGGACATGAACAAAATTTGACAGCAGCGATAGCTACCTGTTTTGGCTGCTGACCGTCAGTTGACACAAACCAAATTGGCCTGCATAAATTGGAGTATGACAATGGAAACTCTCAAACTACTGGCGGCCAATTTGCGTTGCACTGATGCAGATTTTGAAGCAAAATACGCTGATTTATTGAATCAAATCAACGTTGAACTGGACCAACGCGAGTTGAAGAAGCAGCTGGCCACTTATGCAGCTTCCTTAGGCAAAGAAAACAGTGTGCTGGATTTGAGCAGCAGTGTTGTTGGCCTCGAAGGCAAGATTGCATTTTGTTTGAACCATGGTGCTGAGTTGAACGCAAGCAGTCTCACCCGAGTGGTGTTGCTGCTGGACCGCCTGGCAGAGCAAACTGAGCGAGCTACTCCCACATGGCAAAATTTGCCCATTACTAGCCAAACACGGCAGCGGGATCAGTATGTTAACTGTTACAGTCGAATTGACAACCTCAAAACACAAACGTTACAAGGCACTCGAACAATACGTGAGGTGGCAGCAGGTGTGCGAGACATTGTATCAGCGTATGCACCCAGCAACAGCGGAGTTCATCGTCAGTTATTGACTCATTACAAAGACTGTTTGCATGAAGCCCAAAGTGACCCCACTGTCAGCAATTGGGTGCCTGTGTTACGAACAGTGGTTGAAACCCTCACACTACTTAACAGCAATCGTGGCAGCATCAAACAAGGCAAGCGAACTGCACGGGCTAGGTTGATGAGCAGCACTGTTGACACTAGAGATCGCCAAGGAGAAGCTGCTGCCACTCGTATCAAAGTGAAGTCAACAGACACTGATTTGGGTATCACGTCAGTGGATCCCACTAATGTGGTTGGTGCTGAACTGGCCGTAGTCTACAACACCAAAACTCATCACGTGGAAGTGTATCGAGCCAGTGGAGAGCAAAAGCTCAGTGTGCAAGGGGCTCGCATCACCAATTTTGACCCTGCCTTGAGTCAAGGGCGAGCTTTGCGTGAGCCCGACAGTTGGCTGCCACGATTTACCAGCATTACCACAGTTCGACGTGCAGAAGTGTTGATGACCAGCCTCAAGGGCAAAAAGTGGGCACTCTCTGGCAAACTAAACAGCAACCATCTTATCCTGAAAACTCTCTAAAAAATCTTGCATTAGTGAAACGCCCTGTTACAACTGTTGGGCATATAGAGGAACAACGCTGTGGAACCCAAAGACCAACCAAACCCATTTGGTAAGTGGACCATTATTGGTGGGAATTTTCCACCGGAATGGAAAGATGACCCAGAAATGGCTCGGATCATGCAAGCACTCTTGGAGGCTAGCATCATTGCTGCTCAGCGCGAAGAGGCTCTTGAACGACTTATGGGGGTCCAGCAGGATCCGGATCCTGAACTGGATGATGCCATTACTGACATTATCCTTGACGATGTGCAGGAATATCCTGAGGCACTGGGTTGGATCATGGGCGCATATCGCAAGGGTGAAGAACTGGGCTGGAAACGCTAAAACCACTGTTGACAACCCCGTAACCCCCTGCTACTTTAGGCACATGAACAACAAACCCAAACCCACTCCCGCCCGTCTTGTGCGCAGCCTCATCACCCTGCTGGGTACACCTCGAATCCTGTTCAGCGACCGCATTCAAAATGGTCGCAGCATCAAGGTATGGGGGTGGGATGAACGCCTCTACAGCGAGGCCAGCATGATCCTTGCGCGGCATGGCTACCGTGTGCGCAAGGTAAAGACCTCGTTTGGCAGCACTCGTCTTCACGTGTTTGAGAAATAGGAAAACCGGTTATGACCGATGATCTCGGAAACCTTTCTGACAATGACTTCAAGCGCCTAGTGCACCTGGTGAACGAGATCATCCACCTAAGCCACGAAGGTGCTCGAGAAGGGCAAGCTCGGGCACACGACATCTACGCACTGTCACGAGATGCACGCGACATCTTGATCCTGGACGAAACCAGTCGGGAAGCTATGCGACGCCTCACAAATACTGAACGTCCCACCATGTATGGGGTCACCATCAGCAAGTCTGTGGAAGACTATGTTCGTGCTGGCATGAAGATCAATGCCATCAAAGAGCTGCGAACTGAAACGGCTCTGGGCCTGAAAGAGGCCAAGGACGTTGTGGAGGCTTTTGCCAGCACAATTACGCCCTTTTAGGCACATCTTTGGTTGACAACACTCAATATCCTGCTATGTTGCGCTGGTAAATGGAGTACATGACATGACCAACAAGCCTCAGAAGATCGTTGTTCACAAGCACGCCGCCAAGCGGTTGTTTCATGTGAGCATTCACAATGTTGACAGCAAGGCTGCTAACACCACTTGGCAGGGTATTGCAGGCAAGAGCCGTTATGCATATGAACAGGGCTTGGTAGGCAACTACAAGAACGATCGCGTTCTCACTGGTGGGCTGATGCTGGCTTTTGTCAACACCCAATATGAGGGTTGGGAAACACAGGACGTGGAGGGCGAGTTTCCCAACATGATCCGTGCTGCTGAACACAAGGAACAGGTGGCGGATCAGCTGATCCAGGAGGGTCTTACAAACGTTGGTGTGCGCAATGTGAACAGCAAGCGCGATCCCAGCAGTGATGGCATGGGCAGCAACTGGAACGCCAAGTTCAACCCCAACCGGATGACAATGGCCAAGGTGAACGAGAAGATTGACTGGATCAACACAAGCCTGCAGATGAACATCTCTCGAGACGTTCGGAGCCGGGCACTGCGGGCAGTGATTGGTGCTAACGGCAATGTGGACAGCATGGCTGGCCTGCTCCGCTTCATCCGACAGGAAATGGGCCTGGTTTGATGGCTGCTGTTTATCGGATCCTGCATGTGCCTACTAGCATGTATTTTTGCCCCAGCAGGGAAGTGCGAGTCAAGCTCGCAGACCTACCCAGCTATTATGGCAGCGGCACGATTGCAGTAAAGAGCAATCTCAGCAAAACTGGTAAGACCTATCTCAAACTGCCTACCATCAAGCAAATTGGCCAAAGATACTACACTCACTTGTTCAATTCTGTGACAGACATGGCTCCTGGAACACATTACTGTGTGAGGGCTGTGGTGGTGGATGAGTGGGTGGTTGAGGAAATGGCATAAAGTTTTTGGTTGACACATAGCTACACCTAGTCTAATGTGCGTTGATAAGACAGTTTTTGTGAGGACGAGATGAGCAAGTTCAGTTGCCCTGTGGTGCGTGTGGCCGCAGTCGAAGAACATCCGAATGCGGATCGCCTTTCTCTTGTGCGCCTTGAAGGCCTCGGTTATCTCTGCATCGCAAACAAACTAGAGGATGGTAGCCCGCGCTACAAGCCCGGTGACTGGGTCGTATACATTCCCTCAGCCTCGGTGCTGCCTGAATGGCTGCTCAAGGACATGGGATTTTGGAACGAAGACGCTGGTAAGGGTGTGCTGGCAGGCAGTGATGGCAACCGTGTGAAGCCACTCAAGCTGCGTGGTATTTTCAGCGAAGGTGTGCTGTATGGGCTCATTGCATATGGTGATGACGATTGCCTTTCTGCTGATTTTGGGTCGGCGACGGATGTACATGTAGTAGGCAAAGACAGTCTTGAATATCCAGTCAAGCTAGGCGAGGATGCTGCTGCAATCTTGGGCATCACCAGGTGGGAGCCGCCCATTCCCGCTGCGATGTCTGGTGAAGTTGCCAGTGTTGCTGAGGCTGCTCTTACCTACGATTTTCAGCGTTGGGAGAGCGTGCCTGACATCTTCGAACCTGGTGAGGTGGTGGTGGCCCAAGAAAAAATTCATGGATCTTGTACCATCATCCAGTACTTCCCAGGCATGGACCATCCCGAGATGTTCCCCGACCATGCAGGCTACCGCAGCATCACTGTCAGCAGCAAGGGACTAGGCGGTCAGGGTTTGGTGTTCAAGAACAACGAAGCCAACGCCAACAACCTCTATGTGCGGGCACTTGGCACACTGCTAGCCGACCATGACCTCGCCGGGCTCCTCCACAGGATGAGCAAGGTGGACGGCGGTGCTCATCCGGTGGCTATCCTGGGAGAAGTTTTCGGCAAGGGCGTGCAGGACCTCGACTACGGCACCACTAAGCCCACGTTCCGGGTGTTCGACATGCGGATCGGGCGGGAGTGGCTAAGTCCCGATGCCGTGGCCTACTGGGCAAAGGACCTGCCCTGTGTACCTACCCTCTACACTGGCCCCTTTGACCAAACTGCCATTGAGGCTGTGAGAGACGGTGTCACAACGGTGGGTGGCACCAATGTGCGGGAAGGTGTGGTGGTGCGCAGCCTGGTTCCCACCGAGCATCCCCTGCACGGTAGGAAAATCTGCAAATTCATCTCTCCGGCGTATCTGCTCCGCCGAGTGAAGAACGGCGAGGCAACGGAGTTCAACTGATGCGCTACGATCTACTGGAGGTCTACTGCTGCCTATGCCCAAGTCCCTAGACATATTGATCCCAGAAACAGAAACTTTCTGGTTGACAATGTCCGGAACTGTGCTAATATGACGTATAATACATAAAGGACTAACAAATGAGCGATCTCCCCAAGCCTATGTTTGCTAACGTTGGCCGCGCGTATGTGGCTGCTGCCGCGTTGGGTCTAGACACTAGCAATCTCAGTCGTGATCGTGCTGATACTGTGCTCCGCGCGCTGGTCAAAATGCCTGGTTGGCTGGAACAAAACCTGGATGTGTATCAGATGTGGATGGCTGATGTTGACCCCTGGCATTGCTTCATCCGTGACCTGAGCGCGTACACCAAGCAAGTGCGGGCTCACACGAAAGCTACCACGCGGGCCAAGTGAGTATCGACTGCATAGCAGGAAAATCTGCAAGTTCCTCTCTCCGTCATATCTTCTCCGACGGGTGAAGAACGGTGAAACAACAGAGTTCAACTGAGTCGGGGCCACGATGACCGAAAACTATATTCTCTTGAAATGGGGCACACTCAAGGGCTATCGGGTAGCTGACAACCCTGTGGCGCAAGGTTTGATTAAACAGTACATGGAGTTGGGTGCCAGCGCCATGCACCAACAGGACACTCCCGAACAAAAACAAATCATATGCGAACTGCTGCCTGCTCTGGCGTGCCCGCGCCGTGCCTTCCCCAACCCATACGACCCCACAGGGCTGCTGCACTGGATCGCAACCCAGGAGCCGGTCATTCTCGGACGCGACCCCGCTGGCTAGCCGGCTGGCCATTTCAGGATGCCGCCATGTCACGCCGCTTTCTCGTTACCGGAGGTGCCGGCTTCGTCGGCAGCCATCTCGTCGCCGCCCTGCTGGACCAAGGCGCGGAGGTGGTGGTGTTCGACAACCTGCGCACCGGCCATCGCGAAGCCGTGCTCCCCGGCGCCACGCTGGTCACCGGCGCGCTGGAGGACCCCGATGCGATCGCGTCCGTGCTGGCGCAGGGGCCGTGGCATGCGGTGTTCCACTTCGCCGCGCTGTCGCTGGTGGGCGATTCCATGCGCGACCCGATCGGCTATCTCTCGGCCAATGTCGGCAACGGCCTGCGCCTGTTGGAGGCCTGCGTGAAGCACGGCGTGCCCCGCTTCGTGTTCTCCTCCACCGCCGCCCTGTTCGGCACGCCAGACCGCATGCCGATCGACGAGGAAACCGCGATCGACCCCGGCTCACCCTACGGCGAAAGCAAATGGATGATGGAGCGCGCGCTGGGCTGGGCCGAACGCATCCACGGCATGCGCTCCGCCTGCCTGCGCTACTTCAACGCCGCCGGCGCCGACCCGCAGGGCCGCCTGGGCGAGGACCACACGCCGGAAACCCATCTGATCCCGTTGGCCATCGACGCCATGCTCGGCCGTCGCGCCGAACTCGCCGTGTTTGGCACCGATTACGACACGCCGGACGGCACCTGCATCCGCGACTACATCCATGTCACCGACCTCGCCGCCGCCCACCTCGCGGCGCTGGAGCGGCTGGACCACGCCAGCGTCACCTACAACCTCGGCACCGCCGCCGGGCATTCGGTGCTGGAGGTGATCCAGAGCGTGGAGCGCGTCAGCCGCCGCCCGGTGCCGCACCGCTTCGCCCCACGCCGCCCTGGCGACCCCGCCCGCCTTGTTGCCAGCCCGGCGCGGATCATGCGCGAAACCGGCTGGCAGCCGCGCCTCGCAGCACTGGATGACATCGTCGCCACCGCCCTGGCCTGGCGCGAAGCCCATCCGCGCGGCTACGGCGGATGAGTTACCGCATCCCGGCGCATCGGCCTGTGCGTGTTCTCAGAAGTGCATTTTTCACCTACTTATGTCCTCATCCGCCCAGCCGCCGCAGCGAGGACCGCCACGCCATGAGCCAGCCTGCCGCGACCACGGTCGCCAAGAACCTGGGCGCATGACGCTGGAAGTCCTGCATGGAGTTTCCCAACCAAGAAACTTATCTGCAATGTTTGCTCACATGGAGTTGACGGCATCTGTGAGTCTGTTGCGTGTGATACAATGTACCAACACCCTCTCTATGGACGGAGATAAAAAGGTTGACACAGTCTGTCTGTGCTGTATATTGAAGCTACACAAGGAGAACAACAAATGGAAGCCACGCCTGATCTAGCTGTCTACGTGCTGGCCCGAACTGATCTGCCCAGTATGAACCCAGGAAAGCTGGCTGCACAAGTACATCATGCTGGAACCCAGATGATGAGCCTATTTGCAGATCATCCACTAGTTCAACAGTATGTTGCCGACGGTGTCTCACAAGGTGCCTACTACTTCAACACCACAATTGTGCTGGGTGCCACAATGGACCAGCTTCATGGTCTGAGATGCACTTATGGTTGGGAATACCACCTCACTGTCAAGGGGTCAGTCGTCGACCCCAGCTACCCATTTTTTGTGGAAAATCAAGAGGTAGCTGATCTTGTTGCAGCTAATGGCAAGGCAGCTGTCATCAAAACCATGGATGATGGGCGTGTGCTGATGACTCGCCAAGAGACCACTTGCATTTGGTGCCTTGTGGATCGCAACAAGCCCGAAGTTTCAGACATTCTAGGCCATCTCAAACTCTATCCCTAACAACAAAGGACACTGCCTGTGCTATTGCTGATTGAACTCATCGGTGCTCTGGTGCTCATTGGCGTATGTGCCTATGGTGCCAGCAAACTGATCGAAAGTTTCTACGATCGCAACCGAACCCCTCCCGACCGCAAGGACCCCAACTGATATGTGGAATCAACCTCCGCGTGACTCCAATCCTCGAATCAACCCTCTACAGGAGACTCCCCGAGTGAACGCTCGATTCATCGCTACCATGGTAGGTGGCGCAATGGCTGCTCTGCTGGCACTCACAGTGATCCTCGGCAGCTGGTACACAGTTGATGAGCGTCAGCGCGGTGTGCTGCTCCGCAACGGCAAGCTGGTGAGCGTGGTGCAGCCAGGGCTGGGATTCAAAATCCCCTTCATCGACAATGTGGTGCTCATGAGCACCGAGACCGTCCTGCTGCGACTGGACAAGGAAGCGGTCTACAGCCGAGACCAGCAACCTGCAACTATCACCTTCTCGGTGAGCTGGCGTGTGAGCGAAGACAATGTGGACGATGTCTACAAGGAGTTTGGCGGGCTCCGAGGAGTTCAAGACCGTGTGATCCTGCCGGGTGTGCGTGACGAGCTCAAGAACGTAATGGGTCGCTACAACGCAGTCACAGCGATTCAGGATCGCACCCGACTGGGCACAGATGTCAAGGCGGCCATTGTGGCCAACATCAAAGGGCCGTTTGTGATCGAGAATCTGGCTATTGAAAACATTGATTTCAGTGACGCTTACGAAAAATCCATCGAACAGCGAATGCTCGCGGAGGTGGCTGTTGAAAGAGATCGACAGGATGCGATCCGAGAGAAGGTGCAGGCTGAAATTGTTGTAACCAAAGCGCAGGCCGAAGCTGATGCAGTCAAGGCACGAGCTGGAGCTGAAGCTGAAGCTATCCAACTGCGCGGCGAAGCTGAAGCCAAGGCCATCCGGGCCCGAGGCGATGCACTTCGCGCGAACGCAGAGCTAGTCACACTTACGGCTGCAGAGCGATGGGACGGTAAGCTCCCTACCACTATGGTCCCAGGTGCAGCACTGCCCTTTGTGCATGTGAAGTAATCAAACAGAAAGGTGGGTGAAAGCTCACCTTTCTCCTTGACAAAAGTGTCAAACCCGCTAAATTACAGATGTTGATAAACCAAGTGAGCTATCCACACATGACCGAAGATCAGATTGAGCGTACCGTGGAACGTGCAACAGATCGCCTGGACGAGCGTTATATGCGAGGGGAGATCAGCCGGGCACGCTATGCTGATGAAGCTGACAAGCTGAGTACATGGGCTGAACGCGAGTATCGCAGGGCGCGTCGGTGAAATTGGGACAACACCTACACCAACGCCAAATGCTGTTGGATCAAGAGCTGTTGAGAACCACGTTGTTGGCAGTGCAACGTGAGCGAGAACGTGTGCATGACCAGCACTATGATCTGGAACGCTTTAAAAGCCAGATCATCAGTTGTGTTTTGGAAAATCGGCCCATGCTCATGTTTACTCCTGGAAATAACTGGACTGACCCTCAAAATCCTGAACACCCTCCACGTTTTGTGTGCCATCGAGACCACAAGTTATGGCAAGAGTTCCTAGTTTGGTTGGAAAGTGAACACATGGAAATCCAATACCATGGATGGAATTTCACTGTGATAGCCAAGTGACAGAAGACAGAGTCTTCCACAATGCGCTGCTTTTGTTTCCCAAAGATCTTTTCTGCTGCTCTGTTACACTTGGCGAGGAATACTACCGCCAACAATACGAAATCTTGGATTGGCTACGCCAACAAGGACCTGGTGACACTGGAATTGGTGATCCACCACAAGGTGAGTGCGTTTGGGCATATACACAGCTTTTTGGATACCAGTATATCGCTTTCCCCACTAGGGAACTGGTGACGCATTTTCAGCTGGTTTGGCAAAACAACACAGGACATAGTGGTTGACACGGATGTGCAGACTCTGTATGTTGTGGGTGTTGCAAAGGAGACGGATATGCGAATTGATGTGCCCAGCATCGTAAATGATCCCCAGATGAGAACCTTGCCCTATTGGCTGGAGGTATATCCCAATCAGGATCAAGCTCGCCGGGCTCGAGCACTGGCTCGCAAGGCGTATGATCGCACACGGCTAGCTGAGGTGCAGCGTTGGCGCTGCTGCTGGTGTCACTGCGAGATGCGTGGCGAACAAGGCTTCAAGAACAGTGCCACCATTGAGCACATCACTCCTCGCAGTTGTGGTGGCACTGACCACATCACCAACTTGGCTGTGGCGTGTGGCCGATGCAACAACCGTCGAGGCAACACGCCCTGGGAAGATTTCCTGCAGGCTATGGAAATGAGTCGGCCCGCGCCTGAGACTGGCAGCTTTCGCTCACTGGCTTTTGAACGTAAGATGCGCCGAGAGGCTGCTGAGCAGAACAAGCGCATCAAGCAGTTGACTCATTTGGTGCGCAACCACGAGGTGCAAGCCACTGCTACTCAAACGCGACGCGAACAGTGCAAGTCACTGGAAGCCCAATACTCAGACATGCTGCCAGGATTGCAGCTGGCTGGTTTCCAACGAGCCAAGAGGATGCGTCGCGAAGTTGACCGTCAACTGGCACTGCAAGCCCTCTCACAAAAGGTCAGCAACCCTTTTGAAGTGGACAGTCGGCCCTGGCGCATCTACGAGCGTATGCGTAACAAGCAGAGTGTTGACACACTGCAAGCAGCCGCTTAAATAAGGTTATGAAAAGGTTCCTTGTTGCATTCATGTTGCTGTCCTCCAGTCCCTGTTGGGCGCAAGGATACCACTACCGCCCCTATGGCTATACTCCTGCGCCTCACTACCGCCACCATCACCATAACCACGGTGGCGGAAACTGGGTAGCCCCTCTTGTAGGGGGCATTGTTGGCGGTGCAGTGTTGGGCGCTATCATTGCACCAAACATCTATGCTCCTGCACCAGAGCCCATTTGCACTGATAGGCTAGTGGGATATGATGTTTATGGTCGTGCCGTTGTGGAACGTTTTTGTAGGTAAAGTGTGCCTGCAGCCAGCACATCAATCATCCGAAAACAAACCAGTTGACAACCTTGCAAAACCTGCTATAACTCACGCAACGCAACAGAGGATACAGCAATGAGTCACTTCACCGTTATGGTTATTGGGCCTGACCATGAAGCCCAGCTTGCTCCCTACCACGAGTTTGAATGCACTGGTGTGGCAGACCAGTATGTGGTGGATGTGGACGTCACTGACAAGTTCCTTGCCGATATGAAAGATGCGGAGGAACATGCAGAGGAAGACCAATCTGCCCTTGACTATGCGCTGGAATATTACGGTTTTGAAGACCAGGTAGTTGAAGATGAGAGCGAAGTTGATCGAGAGGGTGAGCACAAGTTTGGATTTGTGGTGGTCCGGGACGGTGAGCTCGTCCGGGCTGTGAAGCGCACCAACCCCAACAAGCAGTGGGACTGGTACGAGGTTGGTGGGCGATGGACTGGCACGCTCAAGCTCAAGCCTGGTGCAAAGGGTGTGCAAGGCCGCCCTGGACTGGGAACCCAAGGAGCAAAACAAGGGTATGCTGACCAGGCGAGGATGGGAGACATCGACTGGGCAGGCATGCGTGACGAGGCAGGCGAGAAGGCCGGAGTCTATTGGGATCGGGTGCGGGCACTTGCTCCAAATGTTTGGGAAAGCTGGGACAGTGTGATTTCACGCTTCCCCAGGGACACTGACGGTGCTCGAAATTTCTATCATAACCAAACGGGCAGGCAGGCCCTGCACCAAGCCAAAGACTTGTTTTGGTGTGAGGACTCGGTGCTGGTCGGCCGTGAAGAGTATGTGCAAACTGCTCGAGACAGTGCTGGCATGACCTTTGCATTTGTCAAGGACGGTGCGTGGATGGAGCGCGGCAGCATGGGCTGGTGGGGCATGAGCACAGACGACATGCCCAAGAGTGAGTGGTATGCTCGGATGAATGAGATGATCAACGGACTGCCCGAGGACACACTGATCACCATTGTTGACTGCCACATCTAGCCAAAAAACGGGTTGACAGCCCTGAAAATCGTGCTATACTGCCCACAGTAGCTGGAAAGGCGCTGAACATGCACTACACGTTTCCCGAGATCACGCACCTGGATCAAGTGCTGGAAGCTGTCCAGGGTGTGGAAGGCTTCATTGTAGCCCAGCGGCCCTGGGGCACTGTGGTCAACTACATTCAGATGGGCCCGGACATGTTCCCCGAGGTCCATACTGCTGGAGGCAGCGCCAGCATGCGCGAGCGGCAGACTCGACTCAAGGCTATCCGCCGGGAGTGTAGGGGGCTGCTGTTCAGCCTTGATGGAAAGTTGGTGAGCCGCGCATTTCAGAAGTTTTGGAACGTGGGCGAACGGCGCGAGACTTTGATTGAAAACATCGATCTCACTCAGCCACACATCATCCTTGAGAAGTTGGATGGAAGTATGATTCGTGCTCTACCTCTAGGTAAGGGCTACTGTCTTGCAACCAAGATGGGGCCCACTGCTGTAGCAGCACAGGTTGAGCCGTTCGTGGCAACTCGAGACAACTATGACCGATTTATCCGAGACACACTGGAGCAGGGATACACTGCCTGTTTCGAGTGGTGTACTCGTCAACAAAAGATTGTGTGTGATTATCCAGTTGATCGACTGGTGCTGACTGCTGTGCGTCACATCAACTCGGGTGAGTATCTCACCTACTCTCAGATGCAGGAACTGGCGGCCGAGTATGAGCTGGATCTAGTCAAGGCCTATCCTGGTACTGTGGCTAGCATGGAGCAGCTCGTTCGGGAGACGCATGAGCTGGAAGGCGAGGAGGGGTGGATCATCCGGTGGGATGATGGACATATGGCCAAGTTGAAATCGGCCTGGTATGTGCGTATCCACCGTGCCAAGGATGCTCTCACGCAGGAGAAGAACCTCATCGACCTCATGCTGGCGGAAAAGCTGGACGACGTCAAGAGCTTTCTGCCTGTGGAGGACCTGGCTCGCATCGACGCCTACGAGAACGCCTTCTGGACGGGTGTGGGGCAAACTGCCTACATATGGAAGGACCAGTATGTCAAGCTCCGGCGGCAGTTTGGTGACGATAGAAAGCGGTTTGCACTGGAGGCAGCACCGGGTCTTGAGCCCAACCTGCGTAGTGCTGTGTTCAAGGTCTGGGCCCGTGAGGGCCACGTGGACTGGCGTGAGCTGGTGTGCGATGTGATCCGCAAATGCACTGGCACGCAGACCCGGGTGGACGAGGCACGCTCACTGTTCCGTGCGCCGCGGTGGAGCCAGCAAAGTGTGGGAGACGAATGATGGCCTACAAAGGTGACACGGTGAAGTTTCGAGTGAGCAGTCCCAACGGCACTTGGCGCACAGTCTCCACGCTGGAAGAGGCTGAGCAAGAGATCAAAACTCTGGTGGACACCTATGGTGTGGCCTGGGCCGCAGTGGATAGGATTGAGACCACAAGGATCCTTGTTCGGCAAGTCAAGGCTGATGAGTGACTCTTACCTTGTAACTTTGGTAGCGCCTATGTGCGATGATTTTGATCAAGTGTGTGATTGGTGCATGCAACAATGGCCGTGTAAGGAGCGGCGCTGGCATATACACTGGGCTGGATTAACAACTAGAGGCAAGGGGTGGCAAATCACTTGCAGTTTCTGGCACCAAGATGATCTCACCATGTTCCTGCTCACATGGGCGCACCTGGTTGAATCTAGATAAACAGGCGATAGTGATGGCTATACTGCCCTACACAGCCACATTGGTAGCACCCAAACTCCGGGAGCTTGACCAAGTTCAGGAATGGTGCCTACAAATGTGGCCTTGTACTCATCGAGCCACATGGTATCAAGATAATATGACAATGCAAGTATTTGCAAGGTTTGAATTCAAATGCACCTGGAGTTTTCAGTTTCGAGAAGATCTCACCATGTTCCTGCTGACCTGGAGTCATTTGGTGGACAGCCATGAGTGATGCATATGTTGTGACAGTGATGGCTTACTCACTTGAAGAATTTATCCCAGTTTACAACTGGTGCTGCCGCATGTGGGGCGATACAAGCTTGTATCAGACTTGGTGTATGGGTTGGGCTAATTCAGATCTTTTGCGTGGAGTATATGTTTGCGATTGGGCTTTTCAACACAAGGATGATCTCATCATGTTTTTACTGACTTGGGGTCATTTGGTTGACTCTAGCCAAGAGGCAGAAAGTTGTGAATGACAAGTTCAAGATAACATTGAGTGCCCACACAAAGGGAGAACTCGAAGCTGTGAATCTATGGTGCCAACAGTTGTGGCCAGGTGAGTGCGGGACAGTATGGGACAGCGGATGGCCACTACCTACAACTTTTTTTTAGAGCAGGTGGCATCACTGCGTGGCGTTGCAGTTGGTGGTTGACACGCAGGGAAGATCATGCTATGTTCCTGTTGACATGGGCACATTTGGTAGAGCCGCCCCAGAATTACACAAGGTATCCTCAAAGTGAATAAGGACAACAAACGATGACCCCGGCACAGAAAATCAAACAGCGAATCCTTCTCGATCTTGTTAACCAGGGTTCACTCAGCATTGACCCTGCTGCTATCACATCAGACAATGTGGACGAGCTTTACGAGGAGCAAGATGCCTGGGACATTGAGTGTGACTTTCGCCAAGGCGAAGTTGAAACTGGTATTCCCTGCGAATATTCCCGGCACTACGAAAGCCAGAGCGTGGCTGCCCAGATGGCAGATGGTTCCTGGGTAGGCTGGACCTACTGGTATGGTGGCGGCAAGCATGGTGAACCCGAATCCATTCCTTGGATGAGCGAGGCCTACGAACTAGACGTCAAGGAAGAGGAGAAGTTGGTGATTGTTCAAACGTTCTCAAAGAAGGGAAAAGAATGAACCAGGATCTCAAAACTCGGCATATAGCACTGGCCTTGGCTCGAGCTGATGATGAATACCGTGGCTTTGAGCCTTTTCCGGAACCTCCCCTGGATGCTGATGCGGACTGGTATCATGATCACGTGGATGGATGGCCATGGTATAAGCACATGGCAGAAAGGCTGTTGACGCAACCCAACCTCTGTGCTATCCTACAAAACAATACATGAGGTAAATCCATGCAATACCTGCTCACCCAAGAAGAGTATGACGCACTCCGAGCTCGACAGGAGCATGAACTCAAGCTGAGTAGAGCCAAGCTTCAGAAACTCTGCACCAGGATTGCGGACACTATGCCTGTGAAGTGGGGATGGAGCAAGGACGAGGAAGCCAAGCCCTGGGGTTGTATCCACTCTCAGCAAGAAGAATGGTATTGCGATAGCTGTCCTGTGCAGGAAATCTGTCCTGAGCCCCACAAAGAGTGGAGCAAGTGACAGCACTCCTACTCACCATCGCACTGGTCACAGGACTATGCTATCTGGTCAGCTTGTATCTGTCATTGTGGGTTGGTGTGTTTATGATCCTATGGATACTGTTCAGCATCGGCTGGTTTTTCCGAACCTGGGCAGTCAAGGACAAGGATGGCCCGGAAACCATGTTTGATCGGATAGTGATCTCAAGCATAATACCAGTTGCCATGCTGTTTGGATTTTTGAATAATCTCCTACAAAAAAGGTTGGGATTGCCCTGATGAAATCAGATATTATCAATCGCCTCACAGATCAAGCTGATGAGCATGCCAGTGACTATGTTGGCAGTCTACGCCAGCGTGGTCTTCAAGTGCTGCCCGAATACTACGAGCAAGCGTTCAGGAATAAGTTTGCTGAACTGATTGTGAGAGAATGTGCTGACATTGTGGACCGGATGGATGAGGGTCGCAATGAATACTTCCAGCGACTGGACGGGACCAAGGTCGTCACCGGAGACGTATTGAAACACTATTTTGGTATCCGGGAATAACCAACATGCTGTGCTATAACCCAGCCCACCCACACCATCACAATCAAACATTGTGGTGTGTGTATGGGTTTGAAAGCTTTCCTGAAATTATCTGCTGCAAGATTGTCCCCCATCCCGAGTTTGGGCCCATCATCTGGGGCTACAGCGTCTACCGGGGCGTGCCAGGGTTCCGCACGCTGGGCCAAAATGTCATCAACTGGCAGAGGGGATTGGAAGAGCGGTTTGGCCACACCATGTTTGAATTCTATACCACGCAAGAAGAGGCCTTGGAGAGGCTGCGGGAGCTTACCACCCCAGCGGCAGAGGCAGTGTGACTTATGCACTTGATGCGCACCTGGCTGTTGAATCTCAGTGATGAAGAAATCACCCAGGCTATTGACAGTTGGTTTGATCGGGAGATTTGGGATCAAACTCCCGACAAGCTGCGATGGATAGTGATTGATCTTGATCTCTACGAACAAGCCGTGCATTTGCAAAAGTGTAACTTTGATCGTGCATATGCCCAACTCACCTGGAAAGGACCCAGCTAGTGCTCTATACCGTAGCTGTGAGTTATTTTGCCACAGGCGAGGGACATACCTTGAGCCTGTGGATTGGCGTTGCTAGAGACCCCCAGGATGCCCGAGAAAAGTTTCAGCAGGCTGTGCCCAATGGCAGTTTTTGGGTGCAGGGTGCAGAAACTTTTGAAGGTGTCAATCGTGAGCATGTGGCATGCAAGTATCTGCTCACACCATTGGCACTCACAAATCTAGAGGATCCTCATTGCATGCGTGAGTTTTCTGCTCAGCTGCATTTCAACTACAGTTGACATAGTGACAGACATGTGCTACTGTGCAAGCTGCACAATAAGGTGTGTTCAATGTTTAGGATTGAAAAACGGCTCAGCAGTTTCTTCCGCAAAAACAGCTTGCGTGGTGCTCCATTCAAGCAATGGACCTTGCACAAAACCTATGACAGGCTAGCTGATGCAGTTCAAGCCTATGATACGATGATCTCCAAACCCGGATACGGTATGAATTGGCGCATTGTATCTGGAGATACTGTAGTCAAACAAAAGAACAAATAGACATGGTAGCCGTATTATGAATTGGGAAAGTTTGTTGTTCCTTCTGCTGAGCATGTTGTTTGCCAGCTTGGTTGTGTTGACCACATTATTCCCATAGCACAAGGATTGAAGAAATGAGCCAAGACTTGGACGACGATTGGGATTGGGAAGAATTTTTCCGTCAATTTCCCTGTGGTGCGGCTGTGATTTTTGGTAACCATGTGGTGCATGCTGAGGGGTATCCTGAACCAGTCTCGGACATTGACGAAACTGAATTGCGCAAAGAGTTGGCAGAAGATCACGAGCTGGAACTGACCCTTCTCCGAGATTACTCAGTCATACGATTGGAAGGAGATAACTGGCGCCAGTTGATGCAGCAGTATGCAGGTGCAGATGGCACGCAGAAATAAGACGCCACAACGGATCAAACCCCGCCGAGGATGGCACCGCGTGGTGTTGCCCAATGTACCCAATCCTTGGCGTGAGTTACTGACGGGCATGCCATCAACTGTGTCAAAGATTGACGACTGGCTGGCAGAAAACACCTCTGGCAAATGTGAGCAGTTTCGCTACAACACATGGGACTTCAAACGCCAAGAAGATGCCCTGTTGTTTACCTTGACGTGGGGATAGCATGGAAATAAAAATCACCAAACAAACTGTCCTTGCCCCTGTGCGTAAGTTGAGCGCAACTTGGACAATGGAAAAACCACAAACATTGAAACACACTGTGAGCGATGAGATCGAGCAACTTATCCAGGAAGAGATCAACAGTGAAATTTTAGCCGAAATATATCGAGTCCAAGGATGGTATCTTGTACCCCTCACTGCTCACAGCGTCTGGACAAAAGGCGCAGTGACGCCATGGCTCTTGGAACATTACCCAGATGGTGGTTACTATCTCTTCACTGGTGGTTGCATGTTCCGGGACAAAGAGATGGCTGTGGAGTTTGAGCTCACATGGACATAATACCCAAGTTCAGTTTCCTGCATCGTGTGGAATATCGGGATCTGCCCGAAGACCCGAGAGTTATGAACTATGGAGAATCTCGCACACAAATGATCATATGGTGCTGGAAAAATCTTCCTTTGAGCGATTGGTCGCATGACCCCTTGGGTATTGATTTCAAGCATCAAGAAGGTCTCATGCAGTTTATGTTAACGTGGACATGATTGTTACCAAGTGCTTGCCCGGCGGTGGATGGTATGCCGAAGTCATGCTGGACGATAGTGAATGGCCACCAATTGATGAAAATGACCAATGGTTAGACAGACCCATTCGACGTTGGGTAAGAGAACACACTGAGGGAGCACATTTTTTCAGTTTTAGGGGAACAATACTGTTCAGTAACGAAAGTGATCTCACAGCGTTTGTGGTCTCTTGGTCATAACACGTAGAGTGGCCCGCTTTTTGGAAAAGGAGAAGGATCCTCTCTACCCTTATCCGGTTGTGTTTGACAACATGGAAGTCTCTGAGGCTGAAATACTTCGAGCCTGGCTAAGACAGCATGGTGGCCGAGAAAACGAGGATTGGGCTTGGACTCATGGATGGTGGGGAGATACCGTTCACTGTTTTAGGTTTCGAGATCCTTGCACAGCAGAGTTTTTCCGCTTGACTTGGCACCCAACAAGCGTATAGTTGCAGTATGAAATACGACTCAGATATATGGTGTTGTGAGATTCTGCTGGCACGCTATCAGCAAGGATGTTTACAACATACCAATCTATCTTCTTGCCCTGATTTTTTGGTGAATTGGGCAGCACAATCTCAATTGTTTTGTAGGCAGTGGAAAACAAAAAATGAACACCAATAATCCCAAAACTGTTTGGCACGAGGATGGAACCAGCCCAGTTCCTGGCTCGCGTGTATTTGTTTTTGGCAGCAATCTCGCTGGCATTCACGGTGCCGGAGCGGCCCGGGAGGCTGCCGCTAAATTTGGTGCCCTGTATGGTTGCGGCCATGGCTGGCAACCTCTCAATCAAAGCTATGCCATTCCCACCAAGGACCGTCGAATCCACACCCTAGCTTTGGATGAGATCAAACTCTATATTGATGAATTTGTGCGACTCACACAAAGCCCGTTTGTTATGAATAGTGGTTATTGGGTCACCCGAGTGGGCTGTGGCCTAGCTGGTTACCAAGACCACGACATTGCACCATTGTTCCGTGGCGCAGTAAATTGCAGTTTTCCTTTGCCTTGGCGCCAGTATTTGGAGCTTGAGACTTGATTGACATAGCTTTTCCTAATAGCCGCATTGGGCACTACATGCGGGTCACAAAGAGGTCTGGAAAGTGGGTGATGCAACAAAGCTACATTGCACTGATTCACAAAATCGCCACCACCGAAGACTGCTATTACCTTGACTTCTACAAAAGCCGAGATAATGCCACAATGCTGGAGTGGTGCCAAAACGCATGGGGTCCGCCAGAGGTTGGTGAAACATGGTGGCAAAAGCTCACTGGGCAAGCTCAACTCACACTTGTGATACGTGGCGAAGAGCGTGTCACGCAATGGCAACTAACCTGGGAGTAAGCCAATGAGCAGTGAATATCAGCATTTGAAAACTCTTGCATCGGAAATTTTCCGGCTGATGGGCGAGGAGAGTTTCACAGAGATAGACAGCATCTTGAGCAATATGCAGCCTACACTTCAAACAGAAGTAGAGATGGTGGCACTGCTACGCTACAGTTTTACAGCTCGGCATCATCTCACCTGTTACCATATCTATCTTGACGCAGTAGCACAGGAATTGCTGCGTCGTGGCAAAGATGTGGAGAGGATTTTGCAGGGACTGCCCTTCTACAGCATCGATAGGTATCCATGAGTCAGCAGGCTGCGCAGACTAGGGAGGCACATTTGTTGAATCACCAACCAGTTGACTGGGCAGATGATGTGATGGGGTTTCCCTACGCAGTCGCATGCAAGGTCACAGTGGTGGATTTGTGGCTTCGAACCAACTGGTGCAAGCAAAACATTGGCTGCTGGTTGGTAGATTGGACTCACACATATGATAACCACCGGCAGGTGTATTGGTACTGTTTCTCTAGTCAGGAGCAATTGACACAGTTTCAACTCACATGGTGTTGAACGTTTCACAAGAAGGAAGGAACAGGTGATTCGTATGGTTTTGCAGAAAATTTATCAACAAAATCAATGGTATGATAGCTTAAGTGGACATTACGTGCACCCCTACAAAGTTCCTGTTGTTTCTCACGCCCCAAGCGGTTGCATTCGCCCGGGACATCTATTGGGTTATACTTTTCTCAGGCACTCCTATGTTCCTCTATCTCATGTGGGGCTTATGGCACTGTGGCGCTTTCCGTATGTGATCAAGAACAAGCGTCAGCAACGTTGACACACAACAACAATCCGTTACTATAATATTACAAAAGGAGACTACTATGCGAATTCAGGTGCCATTCAAGCCAGGCTACCGTTTCTGGAGCCCGCGTGTGCTCCGTCGAAGCGAGCTGGTCACCATCACGCATGAGTGCAAGGAGTATTCTCGGCGAGAAGAAACTCTTGAGATCAGTGCCCGGCACAAGGAGATCACCAGTGTTGAAATCACACTGAACCAAACTGGTGAGTCCAAGTTTCGCTATTGGGCTGTGACTGTGGGAAAGACAATGGCTATACACACTCTTGTTGATCCCTATTCGGGATTCAGCAATGAGCAAGATGCAACAGAGTTCGCTCGTCTCTGGCGAGATACACAGAGCACTGAATATTTTGGTAGCCCAATTGGCGAGTGCCATGATTACGACCATGAGTGACGAAGTCATCAATTATGTGATTGCACGTCCTTGGGATACTCAAGAGCCCAACAATCTCTGCATCTATCACTTGCACAGTGAAGTGCATCGTGGCACAATAGAGGATGCAATGCTGACCTTGTCTCGTGTGCAACAGAGTAATCCTGGTTTTGAATATGAGGTATATGAGGTGTTTTACAGGAAGTTAAGTTGATGGGTTGGTTTGATAACTGCACAAAGGTTTGTCTATCGGGCCAAATACCCTGTAACTGTGATTTCATGCCGGGTCAGCAGGTGTTTCTCACAAGCAAGGACAGAGATCGTCATGCTGAAGACTATGCAAGTAGGAAAACCAATTGGAGTGCGCCTTTTGAACCTTGGGTTGTGGAAACATGGCGCAGGTGTAGTGAAGCAACAGGCGCAGACAAAGTTGCCCAGAAAGTGCGTGACCGTTTGACCAACAGGCCTGTCTTTGCCAAACGACCTTAATACCTGCTGTATTTTTGAATTTCCTATGGGAGGTGTTACCAGCTGGGTAGTGCGGTTGCCCAACAGCACCAACGGCCACGAACCCCAAGTAGTCAATTGGCTAATTGAGAGATTTGGCATCGACGATCACGAATATTGGACAAAAATCTTCAACCAGAAGAGAGAGACGCCCAACAGCCTTTGGAAACGAGGCAGCATCTGCACCTATGTGTATCAGGAATACTGGTTCACCAACAGAGATGATGCATTTGAGACCTATTTGGTGTTCTCAAAAATTTAAATTGAAAGGAAAATTATGTTAGATACTATGGCAGATGTGATGCGCACAGCCTACGAGAGAGGTTGGATCACCACAAGAGACGGAAATGTAAGCATGCGACGAGCAGTACAAAACTGCATGTATATTACACCAACAGGAGTTCGCAAACAGGTTCTCACCAGCGAGAGCATGATCAAGCTGTATTTTCCTGAAGACCGGATGAGTTCAGATGCATGGAGCAGGATGACTCGTGCTGATGACCTTTACCAACAGCGAATCATTGGCTTGCGTCCCAGTGGTGAACTGCCCTTCCACTATTGGCTACAAGTTAACACGCCTACTTCAAATCGTGTTGTGTTGCATCTTCATCCCACTCACATTGTGGCTGCAATGTATGCTGGTATGGATCTACAACAGATTGTACGTGATTTTCCTGAGCTTGAGAACCACACAACTGTAGGCCCAACTGTGGGCAAAGTACAAGCGCAAAGCACAGATCTTGGCTCAGCTGTTGCCCAAGCTTTTGATGTGCAACCTGATGGAGGCATCAATAGCCACATAATTGGGTTGCACATGCATGGCGTAGTAGCAGTGGATGTGGATCCTTGGTCAGCCTATGGTCACATCGAGAGATTGAACCATGTGTGTGAGATTGTGTTGGCTGCTGGAGGAATGCGTGACCAAACCCGTTGAGCATGACCTCAACTCACTACCCCTTGGTCAAATCCACGAGGCCATGATTTGGTTTTACGACACATATGATGTACGAGAAGCTGAGGCTGACAAGTCTACTGGCGTAATAAACGTTAAACTGCCTATTGACAACTTCTCTGAGGTGGCACTGACTTTGCACGAGCTGTGGCAGGAAACCTTCCTGCGCAGCCAGCACAGTGATCTCAAGGACGAGTATCAACGCTATGAAAGTTTGCGTCTGTTGATCAAAAGCTTGACTGAAAAAACAATTCGCGTATAACAAGACAACACTGCACTCAGGAAGCATCATGTTTGAAAATGTAGATTTTGGCATTCGAGAAGATCATTTTGGCCATGGGCTGTGTAGCCGGATGCGGTTGGAGTTTCTCAGCCAGCAAACCGGCGCGACAATGGTAGTGTGTCGAGCTGTGAAGCTGGAAATGCGCCGCAACATCGTAGACGTGTTCACTGGTATGGAAAGCCTCCTAAACAAGACTTTTCCTGAGGCAGAGGGCACTTGGCAGTTTGTGCAAGTAGATCCTGACTACTGGATGATCCAGAATAGCAGTATGTTCATTATTGGTGAGCAGCGCAGTGCAAACAGCCGACGCAGTTGGGGGTATGATGAAGGCAGCGTTCGTGTGAACCGTGCCAGCATCGAGGCATATGGAACTCCAGACCGGGTTAACCAGCTGCTGACTGCTGTGGAAGACACGTTCCAAGATCGCACTTTTACCAAAATCACGTGGTATTACAAGGATGGTTCTTCGGTGGACTATCGCAGCCTCTACGTTGATCAGGACAACCAGATTCAAAACAGCTTTTATCCTTGGTTCACACAAGGTGTTGATGCCTTCATTGAAGATTACCTGACTAGCACAGGCACAGTGCTACTCCTCTATGGGCCACCTGGAACTGGCAAAACCAGCTTTCTCAAGCATCTCATTTGTAGCCGGCGCATGAATGCGATCGTCAGCTACGATGAAGACATCCTGCGTGATGATCGCTTTTTCATTGACTTTTTGGCTGATGATGAGCACAACATCATGATCATCGAGGATGCTGACCTGCTGCTGAGCAATCGAGAAAGTGAACAGAACAAGATCATGAGCAAGTTCTTGAATGTCAGTGATGGCATTGTGAAGGTGGCCAGCAAGAAGATGGTGTTCACTACCAATATTAGCCAACTAAACAAGGTGGACCCAGCTTTGCTACGCAAGGGGCGTTGCTACAGTGCAGTGGAGTTCCGCAACATGAGTCCAAATGAGGCTGCCCTTGCTGCTGAGTCTGCTGGTGAACCCCAGCAAAACTGGAAAGGTAAGGAGCATTGGACACTAAGTGAAGTTTTCAATCGCGATATTGCCACAGCAGAAGTTACGCCTACAATGGGATTTGGTTTCCGGGTTTGAAAATCATAGGAAATCTATAAATAAGGAACTATTACCAAGGCAGGCAATGAAAACAATAGCAGTAATATTTCTTTCATATGTAGGCGCGTTGTGCGCCTTTGCTGCTAGTGGTTTTCTTGCCAGCTGGGCATATCAGTTAAATGGATGTATATGGACCTCAAGCGGTGTGTTTGGGGTCAGTTTTTTGGCTATTGTAACTGGATTTGCTGGTGTAATTACAAACTTGTTTGACTTCTCCGACTGGTTCCGTTGACAGCCAAAAGTTTCATGCTATAGTTAAGCATGAAAAAGTTATCCTTACATAGTATAGTAGTTTTGATTGGTCCCACTAAGAGTGGCAAAAGCACATGGGCCCAAAACCAGTTTGACGCTGATGAAATCATAAGCCTTTCTTCAATCAAGAAAGAGTTGACAGGCAACAATTCAACAGTGGATATTTTGCCAAATATTTGGCACGAACTCTATCGTAGAGTTGATATTCGTATCGCCAACGGGCAACGTGCAGTAGTTGATTCCACTAATCTAAAAGACAAGGACAGATTTACTTTTCTTGATATTGCCGAAAAGTATGGTGTGGAAGTCTATTACAAACCTTTTGACCTTGAATGGGGCACAATACAGCAAAACTCTGGTTCTTGTTATGACTTTGACTCTTTGAGAAAAAGCTATAGTATATGGAAAAATGCTCGCACACAGGTGTTACAGGGCGATAATAAACGAGCTGTTGTGCTGTGTGGTGACGAAACCACTGTTGGATTTCCAAATGAATTGCAGAGTGCAAGGATTTTAGCAGTAGGCGATGTTCATGGCAATTTTCCAGCTATGCAGCAGGCAGTGCAAATGGCACAACAGTTACACGCAAAGCTAGTGTGGCTGGGAGATATTGTGGACTATGGCGCCAATAATCTCAAATGTTTGAAACTTGCATATGACACTGTTCGAGACGGGCAAGCACTTATGATTTGGGGAAATCACGAAAGAAAAATTGATCGCTGGATTAGGAGCGACTTGGGTGAAACCTTTAATGGCAAACTTAGCGAGTCAAATCTATCTACTATAAGAGAAATCAACAGTTTGAATGACTTGCGGAAAAAGAAGTTTCTTGCAGCTTGGACAGCACTAAGAAACTGGAGTTTTAACCACCTAACAGTGGGAAAATTTTTGTTTACTCATGGTGCAGCAACACCTGCCATGTGGGCCAACAAGGATCGCAGATTGCAAGGTGTTTGTGCAAATATGGCCTATTTTGGTGAGGTAGACACTGTTTCACCGACCAAGAATGATGGATATCCAAACCGTATCTGGAATTGGGTTCAAAACATACCTGCTGATCATACTGTTGTTGTAGGGCATGATTGGCTTGATCGTGTCAGTTACAACGTTGTGGAAAAAGCAAATTCTTGTGGCGGCCGGGCATTTGTTACAGATTGTGGTAGCAGCAAAGGCGGTCGTTTGGGTGCACTTTTTGTTGATCAACATAGCAAAGAAGTTTTGCCTTACTATTTTGACACTTAAATATCATAGCAGTTAAAAAAGGTGTGTTATGAATGCCACTCTGGTACTCAATGCTGATTACAGTCCTTTAGGTGTAGCTCCGTTGAGCACACTCAATTGGAAAGAAGCTATCAAGCTGATTTATCTTTCTCAAGTTAATGTAATAGAGCAGTATGACGATTGGTTTGTTCATAGCCCCAGCGTAACTATGCAAGTGCCCAGTGTTGTTGTTTCAAAAACCTATGTTAAGAGCAGTAGGACTGTGAAGTTCAATAAACAAAATTTGTGTATACGAGACAACTATACTTGTCAGTATTGTAATCAAATATTTGAGCTGAAAAGCCTTACTATTGAGCACGTTATTCCACGATGCTGTGGAGGCAAAACAACCTGGACTAACGTTTCAATGGCTTGTTCTAGATGCAACACCCGAAAAGGACATCGATTAGATATACATCCACAAATCTTACCTTACAGACCCAGTATTGGTGAAATTATAAGCAAAGTTAAAAGACAGCCAGTTGTTGTGCCCAACAGCAACTGGCTGCCTTACATTGGGTGGACACCCAGTTTGGTTTCAGTACGAGAGCCTTACAAAAATATTGACACGGTTGCATCAAAACACACATAGTGATACACCCCTATAGGAGAATACCAATGAGTGAAACAACAGAGGCAACAATGCCTCCCACATCTGCCTCTGGAGCAGCAGAAATAACCATTACTGATTTAAAAAATGTTTTAGTCCTTATTGATTTGTGCACCCAACGAGGTGCTTTTCGAGGACCTGAATTGAGTTCTGTTGCAGCTTTATACGACAAGATTCAAGGCTTTGTTGGTGTGGCTGAAGAAGGCAAAAACACTAAACCAACCGGCATTTAAGGAGCACAATGATGTTTGACAATATGTACCGACACACAGGCCAGCTAAACAACACTGGCAAAAATGTAGTAGTTGTATTCATGCAACTGCCAGAAGATCCTGCACATGCATTAGTAATTGACACAGATGCATTGCCTGACATGTATAATGAGGCTCTCAGGAAGGTTGTCGAAAGCACTGAAGGACAGCAAGCCAAGAATCTTGCTGACGTTTTGGCCCGTCGTCCCAGCCCAGATGGCAGTTCCAGTAACATGCTAGCTAAGTTTCACCAAAGCAATAGACTGCAAAAAACACCTGTATCTAATGTCACAATGGTTCCTCGCCGCGGAGTTCGTTGGCCTCTCTCTGATGTAATTGCAGCAATGGCATCACAGGAAACTGTTCCACAAGGCTTTAATGACCTAGACCCTGAAACAAAGGCTATGGTGGCTGCCGATCTCAGGAAGTTCAATGTTCATGCTGTGAACTCAGAAAATGACAACACCGGGCAGATAAAAGCACAGGCTGCCAATCTCTTGGAAATGGCACGCATGTTGGAAACAGATGCACATAGCAAAAGAGAACAAGCATACCGGATTGATCCCAGTCTTAGGCCCGCAAAACGTAATCAACCAGCCGCAACAGCAGCACCTGTGGAGATAGCAGCACCTGTGGAGATAGCAGCTGACCCTCTTCCGGTTGTGCCTACTCTTAAGAAACCAAGTAAGGCTAAGCGAGCTGCCTAAGTAAAAATCTCAAGAGCTGGACAAACTGATAAATAAAGGAACTCCAGTTCTTGAGGTAGCTATGGCAAAGAAGAAAACAACTGAAGACTTGGAATGGGAGTCTATATTCAACAGTATCTCTTTTAATACTGAACCTCCCGCCAAATATATAAAAGATGCTGTAGTACGCACGAGATACGGAAAGCGCATCAAATTATCAGGCAAAGAATTTGTTTCTGTAATGGAACAAGAGCGTATGATGGATCCTGAAGATGCGCTTATTGAAAGCTGCAAGGTAACCTTGGACTTTGATCGACTCAAGCAAGATATCTCACGTTTTGCCAACAGTGTGCTCAAGAAGGCCAGCAGTCGTTACAAAAAAAGTCGTGCACAAACAAGTCAAGCAGCTAAGTTACGCAAACTCTTATCTCAGCAGAAACAAAGTTAATTTTATTTCCCAGCTGTTCAACTTGATTTAACCCAGTATCCTAGGACAAAATAGCAGTATAGGTATTGGAGATTGAGATGACAACTTGGGAACAGGTGGCTGACGACAGCAGATACACAAAGGTACTTGACAAGGGCTTTGTGGGCTTGATTGACCACATGGGCAGTGATCAAGCCATTGTGCAAGCTGCTCGAGTCAGCTATGGCGAGGGCACAAAATCTGTAAATGAGGATCGCGGTTTGATCCGCTATCTCATGAGGCACATGCACTCGACTCCATTTGAGATGGTGGAATTCAAGTTTCATCTCAAAATGCCAATCTTTGTAATGCGTCAACATGTGCGACACCGAATGGCCTCAATCAACGAATACAGTGGTCGTTATAGTGTTATGACGGATGAGTTTTATATTCCTGAACCAACTCGAATTCAAGCGCAAAGCAGTGACAACAAACAGGGCAGTGCCGGACAACTTGCAAAGCAAGAACTGGAAATAGCACTCAACACAATCCAGCGAGTAAGTGCTGAAAACTATCTAGACTATCTCAGCCTCATAAATGACCCCAATGGACGAGACTATAAATTTGGTGAGCGTCAGGGCCTGGCACGCGAGCTGGCACGTATGGTGCTGCCAGTAAACAACTACACTGAATTGTATTGGAAAATTGACCTCAAAAACCTGTTTCACTATCTCAATCTCAGAATTGATTCTCACGCGCAATATGAGATCCAACAGTTGGCCTTACCTATTGCAGAGCATGTGAAACGCATTTGTCCAATTGCATGGGAAGCGTTTGAAGACTATTGGCAGCAAGCCACAACTGTGAGTAGGCTTGAAAAAAACCTATTGCAGGAGCTTATCAACTTCAGTAACGTACAGAGCGTGAGTTTTGCAGACAGTTATGAGACTATGATCCAAACCGCAGGTAGCAAATCACAACTGCAAACACAGTTTGGAATGAGCAAACGTGAGTTGGCAGAATTTGAGAAGCAGTGGAAGCTGGCCCTTTAGGCCAGCTTCGCTTCTAGGGCTGCAAGTTTTTGACTTAGTTCTTGCACTGCTGCCCATAATATAGGTACTAACTTGCTGTTGTCTACTGACTGATAGACTGGATGGCCGTTTTCATCAACTTCATCTTTCTGGCCCTTAACAGCTTGTGGTACCACAGCTTGAAGTTCATGAGCTAAGAAGCCACTAGACCTTTCAGTCCGCATTGAGTCAACCCAGTTATAGGTTTTGGCATGAACTTTGCCTACTAAATCCAGGGCTTGGCTTAACGGAGCAATGTTTGTTTTGCGTCGATAATCAGATAGGCTGTTGTAATAGGTGCCGGCATCATCGAAAAGTATACTTCCTGACTCATATGCGTTTAGGATTGATGTTGTATTGATTTTGAATGATATACCTTTTTGGACCGCAGGTGTTATTGGATAACTGCCCCAAAGATTTATCATAGTATTTGGCTGAGGGTTGAAGGGCTGACTTACGGTTGACCTGATGTTGATACCATCGGTGTTGGCTTGATTCATATTGATAGTAAGAAATGAATCATTGAACGCTGGGGAGGCAGTGGCATTTGCTGCAATTGTTACGTCACCCAACCTCAAACCACGGTTTACAAACCGGGCAGTCTCAACACCAGATATGAAACAGCTTAGCTGATTTGACGCCACTTGGCCTAGTCCTGTTTGTAAATCACCTTTGAAAACATATTTCATAGGGCCATCAGATTCAGAAGGGGAGCCAGCACAGAATTTGTGAGAAAACACTGTCCACAATTTTGTGTTCAAGCTACCAAGGTCAAATACGGCATCCACAGTAGGAATATTTGTAGCATCTTTCCGCATGAAAATTGTGGGACTGACGGGAGGCGTCCCAAGGGTATCAGCATTTAAGGCGCTTGTGGCTTTGCCATCAAAATTTGTGGCGTAGATAGTATTGTATTTGAAGCTGGTACTACCAAGGTTGTATAAGTTGTCATTTATTGGTAGATTTGTTTGGTCGCGACGCATGTAGCTTCCTGATGGTATGCCACCAAGGAAAACGCTGTTTTGGGCCAACAAAGTGCTTGTGCTTTCGCCATAAAATTTGGCATTGGGCAATGTGGGATTTAAGGTTATTCCTGGATAGACACTTGTGAACCCTTGTAATGGATTGGTTGGTGTTGCTGCTGGAGCGAAAGTTGCATCATTACTTACTACTGCAACCAGTTGTCCACCTACAGTCAATCTCAATACCTTATGGATTGCATTTAAGGTGTCTGTTACCAACAGTGCATCAACATTTGTATAGACTGGTATGCTGGGACTATTTGCATCGTTGCCGTCAGCGGCACCCAGCGGACCAACTAAGTTCCACTGTGATGAACCATACACAAAAAGTTGTTTTTTAGTTTGATCATACAACAGCTCTCCGTCAACAGGATTTACAGGGCCAGGAGGAGAGGGAGGGCCTGGAGGAGTAGGACCAGGTGGTGTGGGTGGAGGTATGTTGGGTGTAGTTTGTACCGGGGCTGCACTTTTCCAGGCAGTGCCGTCATATACTTTCAATTGAGCGTTGGCAACGTCATACCATAATTGACCAACTCTTGGATTACTGGGCCCAGATAATGGTGCCCCAGCAAAGTTTTCCAACATCCATACTAAGTTTTCAACAACAGGCTCACCGTAATTGGGATAATTACGCCCAGGCAACCGCAACGAAGTTGCGGTTGTGTTGATTGTCTTGTCAGGAATGGATGCAATCGGAGTTCCGCTGTAACTGTTGATCACATATGTCATATTGCTTGCCTCAGAGTATTTCTGATATTTATGCAGCAAATGACCTTGCTAGCCACAAAAAGCTTAGGCTGTTTGAATACGGATAGTATAAACCACTTCAATTTCGCGATTCAAAGATTTTTGAACTGGTGAAAATACTACATGGCTTATCAACAATCCTGTATCTGCAACTGCTTTTTTGGTTTTCAAGCCCAACTCATTGAACACGTAAGGACTTGACACATCTGTTGCTGTATCAAATGCATCTTGGCCAGCTGGTTCACCCAAGCCCAAAACACATGTGATTTTCACATCAGTATATACTGTACCAGGTCTGTGAATAACTTTGATAAAGTTACGAGTGGGGTCACTGTTGTCTGGACTGAGATCATTTACAACTTTGTAATATGTTTCGTTGTATAGTTGTGCATCAAGGCCCTGTACATTGGGTGGGAGATAAATTACTGTTCCTACACCAGAAACAACAGCAGCACCATTGCCGAACACCATTTCTTGAATATAACCTTCGGGGCGATAAGCCAACCCTTGTGCCAATGCAATGCTGAAATTCTCAAAATTGATGGCATTGTATTTGTCTACCAAAACTTCCTTGGTATGAAAGTCGCGGATCAAAACGTGTCCTGTAATATTATTCAAGGGAGTTTCCATTTTTAGGAGAGCCTTTTGTCTAGGATTATTTTGTTTGAGTTTAAATCTTTTATCAGTAGATGACTGCTTACTACTAATTTTTGACAGTCATCTACTTTTGTATCAACTATTTTTTCTGTCTGCTGTTCCATGGCTATATTTATGCTGGTATCGACCCAGGTTGTGACAACAAAAATTGAGCTTGGTAAGTGCTGCTATATTGTAGCCCTAGTCCACCATAAGGCCACTGATACCCACCTGGGATAACTTGCCGCACACTACCATCTCGCACTACGCTGGTAGTTGGGTGAGACATAGCTGTTGTTTTCCAGTCTTGTTTGAAGATTATAAGTCCAATATTTTTATTGCCTGCAGGAGGTGGTTCAAAAATTGGAGCCAATGTCTGAGAGGGGAATTGCAGATAAAATCCAGGGGCTGCATTTGAGGGGTTGCTTACTAGCATCCAATCGTTTTGGAGCTTGCCATCCACAATAACATACGCATTTACCATTCCTGCTTGCCATTCTCCTGCGTTTGTAATAGTTACAGGATACAAATCACTGTTGCCTGTGCTACTCCAATACTGTGCCACAAATTTATCACTAATGCCGCCAGGTGTTCCCAGTGTGCCACGATTGATTTTTCTCAAAACAGCTTGGTTAGGAAATGCAGTTGAGGCCGCAGGAGCTTTGTCAAAATATTCAATTCTTTCACCCTCAATCCAAATAACCCCAGGTCGTTTGTCATCAGGTTCAAGAAGAGTGTCGCCATTTGCTACAAAAATTTCCTGATCATTCCAGTTCAACACCTGAGTAAGAACGGTCCTGTCCTGATTCCCAAGGCGTAGGTATTGTGTGTCGTTATACACATTTGTCACAGCACGGAATGCAACACCATCTTTGCTGGGCAACGCTGTGGGATAATAGGCTTGAATCTCATCAGCTGCTGTCAAAGTGTAATGATTTCCTAACTTTAGGTACCAACTGTTTCCGGTTTTGACTATGGTATAGTCTAAAATCCAGCTTAAGCTACTGCCGTTGAGCCATACTTGCACACTTTGGAACTCCAACGGAGTATTGGTGAATAGGTATTGGTTGCTGGAATCACCTGTCCAGACATCGTTATAAAAGGCACTTGCGCTGTCTTCACCCCAAGTTCTTACAACAATAGTATCGCCGTCAACCACCGCCCAACTTGCCAAAAGTAGGTTTGTTCCTTGGATTTGATAATCATAGTTTTGGGCGACTGGATCAGCCACTTCAATGTAAATGAAACTTTTATCTGATGGCGCTGTAGTGAATATTATTTGATTTCCAGCCAATGTATATTCTGTGTTAGGCAATACTGAGGCATTTAACCAAACTTGAATAAATGACCCAGGATCTGGGAAAATAGCCAAATTATATGCTGTTGTGTTGTTGTCACCAATTGCACTCAAAAGGTAGGGTGGCTTCAATCGCTTGCCGTTACTGTAGACCAGTGCATTGTTACTTTGTGCAGGATTGAATCCGCTCAAGGGATTATTTGGTGTATTCAAATTCAGCGGATACGTGAGCAATGGCAAGGTTACTACCAAACTCTGTAATTTTTGTAGACTTTGATATTGACTGCTGTATACCAAAATTACAATAGTGTCGCCAGGCAAAGGTGTAAATCCCAGTCCAATTTGACGATTGTCGGCAGGGTTTACACCAAAACTCACTGTAGGCACTCCATTCCAAGTCATCAGAATAGTGTTAGCGCCTATGGGTTGATCCATTGTGATCACAAAACTTGTGATGTCAAAAACAACAGTTTTAGTTTCTTGAATATGGCTGGAATAGTTAGCAATGCTGAACCCTGTGCCAGTACCAGGTGCTCCACCACTTATGGTTACACCCACTTGTTGGAGGCCAACATTCTTATTCAAATAACTACCACGAGTCAACGGCAAGATGCTGGCTACTCCCCATTGTGGAGTAATCAACCCTCCTATACCTGTTCCATTTGTATACCATTCATTTTGACTTATGCTGGGCTGAGTATAATAGCCTTGATTTACAATACTCACAGCAGTAATTTGTCCAGCTACACCACCAAAAGCAGTAGTGCTGTCAACCTTGATTACCAAAGTTTGCGTTCCGCTCCCGTATTTGAAATACAAGAGATCTCCTACCTTGTAGCCAGATCCTGGCTGATTTACATTTACAGCAGTTGCACGTATTGCAGTGACTAACACTGTTGTAGATGTGTAGCTCTGTGATGTATCACTTAACACGATAGTATCGTTCAAGTTGTAATCAATTCCTTGATTTACTATGCTCCAATTTCCGAGACCAGGGGTTGCTCCACCAAAACCAAAGCTGGTAATTACAACTGATCCCACTGGCGGGAAAACAAAAACAATGCTATTGCTGCTGGGATCATATACATAATCAGAGGTTGGTCCTAGAGTTTTCAAAATTCCGCCTACACTGACAATAATGTCAGCAGCACTGAACACTGGTTGGCCAATATAAAATCTATCAGTAATGCTGTCGCCAAGCCAACTTTCAGACAACACATTCCCAAAGCCCACTGTGGGTTGATTGGCAACATCTATTATCAAGGTTTCTTTTCCTTGAAGCGGGAACAACTCTTCAGGATGATTGCCTTCCACATGTGGTCGACTCAACCCCTGTCCATCATATACAGCATCAAGCGTGCCTCCTAGGGCACTTTCAAATGTGCTGCCTGCTTCTGCTACCCAAATGTTGGGTTTGGCTACAGCACTAAGTGGCGCCAGTGCAAATTCAAGACTTGTGCCGCCCCAACGTAGGACAAAGGTGGCATTTACGCCTGAACCGCCAGAGGCTTGCACTGCTGTTCCACTGGGAGTCAGTGTGTATGCCCCTGGAAAGACCACCTCAATTTTCAAAATTGCACCTGTCAAACTTGTGTTGACTACTTTCAGCTGAGCAGGAATAGTATAAGTGCCTCCAGATACAGAGAGTATATCATTTACACTATATCCTAATCCTTGATTAGCAACATCCACAGCAGTTATCCAGTTTTTGACTGTCCAATTGAGAGGAGTGTTTTGAAGATTACCATTTACCCAAACACGCAAGTCATTTGGAGCTTGTGGGGCCTGAGGCAGGGCAAACTTTGTTTGCAGCCCGTCCCCTTTGAATACCCAATATTGTGGCCTTGCTCCACCATTTATGTATTGATCAAATAACCGATCAACTTCTTGGCTAGTGTTGTCCCAGCCCAATACGCCATCCCACACTGGCTCGCCCCAACGACCATTTAGATTGAAATCCAAACCATCCAACACTGTTCCTTTGGGAGCACATCCACTGATCAGTAAGGGATCATTTGGAGGAGGCATGCTAGGAGTGGGCTGATACAACTGTTGAATTCTGTCTGCTGCTCCGTTATCCAGTTGATATCCAACCAATTCAAATATGCCTTGATTGAACACAAACAAACTCCAAAGCCCAATGTTGTCGTAAATTACTTTGATTATTTCTCCATTAGGCAAGTTTGTCAGAGCTTTCATTTCTTCGATAGTGTCAATAAACCTATTTGGCACAGTATTCTCGCTGTATCCAGGACTGTAATAGTCTTCTGCGGGCACACACGCCAGTCGGTCCAACACAATTTTTGTCCTTGTGCTGCGTACACTGAGGTTTGCTATATCAAATACAGTCACAGTAACAATATCTCCAACACCTGGTGTGAAGTTGAGTTCAACGAGAGTGCTGTCGTCTAAATTTATCTCATAATCATTAGTTAATAAGTTGTTCCATCGAACTTGTGTAAATTGCCAAGTTATGGGATTTGTCATGCTTACTATTTGAGAAATGCCGTCACCAATAAATGTCTTACGCTCAAGATAGCTAGATGCGTATACATACGCCTGCACAACATCGTTAGTGTTAGGCACAAAGACCAAATCAATTATTGAGTTGTCTCCAGGACGCAAATTCCAAGCTTGAGAAAGCTTGCTATTCCAGTATACCAAAACATTTTCAGGTTTGGTGCTAGTGCTTAGTTGAAGAGATTTGGTTGATCCGTTACCAGTTAAGGTCACTGTTTCAATCAATGCACCACTGCTGGCTTTGTAGTTGTCGTACCACGGCTTGTATATGGTATCTCCGGACAAAATCGCAAGATCAACTGGGTTACTGACATTCAAGATTGAAACATTATTGTTCAGGTCAATATAGGGAGGGTTATCCAAATCGCTGCTGTTGCTTTCCCAATAGTCCGAGACCACTCTGTAATCCACAAATTGGCGTATGACAACGTGGTAGGGTTTAACCTCTTGAATATATTTTTCCAAGCTGTCTATTTTACTTGGGTCATAATAGGCTGAACTCAAGAGTTGTTGGCTGAAACCTTTCAAATTGATAAAGCTTGTTTTGAAACACCAATCTACGAAATTTTGTTCAGCCAGCACATGGCTCACTAGCTCAAAAAATACCATGTTACGTTCATTTACATCACTGTCAACTTTCAAAAGTCCCACAGCTTTGTTGTTTTCAGGCCACAATCCCTGCAAAATATAGCTCAATTCTAGGCGTGTATCATACTCCCAACCTTGATAATCAACTGCATAACTTCCTCCACTGAAGCCCATGCTGTACTTTTCGTAGTCATAGAGATTGTCACTGAGTTGTAGATTGCCGTTTTGTACACCTACTACGGTCCATAAGGTTTCAGAATCAGGCGTGTATTCAAAAAGATTCCAACGGCCATTGCCTGTATTCAACACTTTGACCAAAGTTCCAGAGTCAACCACAAGAGTGTCACGGTCAGCCAAAGTGGCAACAGTAGCCCCAATCAGGGTGTCGGCACTGATGCCGCTGGCATACCAATCTACCAAGTACCAAACTTGGTTAGTGTCCCATGCTTGCATACGCTCTAATGAAAACTGGTTTTGTCCTTGATAAAGCCAAATGGTCCAGCGGTTGTTGGTGGCAGCACTTACATCTACCAAAACTTTGTTACCAGGTATTAGGCTGGGAATCAAAGCATCTCTTGCCGCCAAAGTAGCTACGTAATAATCCCAATTGCAGGGCAATATGCCTTTTACTGGCCGTACAATTTGCCACTCTAGGGGATCAATTCCCAATTTCAAAATGTTCTTGTTGTTTTGAATATAGGTTGTTGGCAATAGCTGTGATGCACCTTCCAAAACCAACACTTGTGCATCTATTAGGTTGTCATCTATGCTGTCAAAATCTGCAGACCTCATCAAGATCCATGGATTGTTGAGCGAGCCAATGTCCACTACATCATAAATTCCATTTTGATTAGGTGTTTGTGTGACAATAGAGCTGGTAAGAGTAACTGGATTTTGATTTTTAACAATTATTCGGTCTCCCAAATTTACTGTTATACCATCAACAACCAATGCACTATAAGATGAGCCATTATAGGTTAAGGTAGCACCCTTGCCATTTTCCCCAGGATAGTAAACAGTGTCTAGAGCAGTTGTGGTTGCCACTCGAGCATTGGCTTTGGTATTTTTTTGGAGAGGCTGTGGCTCTACGCTCTGAAAATACTGTAACCAGCCAAGCCTGTCAGGGTCATCCAATGGCGGCACACTGCTGCTGCTAAGGAGGCTGTTGATTTTTTTAACAAAAGCTCTCCTAGCAGTAATACCATCCTTGAACCAACTTTGTGAAGGTCGTGTCAGCATGCCATACTTGCTCATTTCAGGCAGTCGCAAATTGGGAACACTGTTGCCTACGTTGTTGAATTCCACAAGACTATCACACATTTTGCTCCACAAATCTAGTGTAGGTGTGCTCAAAGGATCGTTGGGTCTCAACAATGTCCACTCTTTGTAGATTTTATCTACATTTTCTCTACTTGTATAATTCACTTGCCAGACAGTGTTGTTTTCATCCAAGAAACTGCCAATGTTTGCTAACAATGCGCCTGTGCTGCTGATTGCGGCCCACCAGCTTTGGTTTTGTGTTTGTGGACTTTCAACAATTTGACTCAAAGATGCAACACTTATCTTGCGATCTGGCACGTTGGGCACTGTGGTTTTGTTTTTTACCCAAAAGTAATAGGCATTTGTGTATTGGCCGCTTTCATTACGCTCACTTGCCAACACGTAGGGATAATCAGCACCTTTTACTGATCCTGTAGGGGTTTGATCTCCCCCTGTGGCTGCTGAGTTGCCCGCTGTAACAGCGCCTGCCCAAGATGAAGGAGGCACAAGGCTTCGTATCCATTCATAAATGTCAATGCTGATTCCTGGAGCAATTTGTCCCCAATGTCTCCGGCGGTAGCTGTCTGTTCCAATTTCATAATCAATAAACCTTGTTGTGCTTAAATCCCACCAAGTTTGCCCCACTTGGTTTGGGCCCCACGCTGTAGAGGGGTCAACTTGATACAATCTTGAATCTCCAGCATTATAGCTCGCTGGATCCCAGTGTGTGCGATATGTTACTTCCTCATTTACAAGCCCTGGCAATGCACCTTTGCTGGGGTCCCAAATATTCAAATGAGCTAGTGTTTGTAATGTTGTTTTGTTATAAAGTGTGCTGGTCAATAATAGGCTGGTGTCAACTTTCTTGTCTTCTCTGCGATATTCAAACCAGACACCATATTTTTGATAGACTTTCCAAGGTTCATCTTGATTACCATCAACATAGGCAAAATCTCTTTGTGTCCAACCACCAGGAGGGGTTGCGTTATTGAATGCAGCATATGTGGGAAATCTTATACTCCAGTATTGTAACACTTGTCCATTGGCACCAGTAGCAGAGGTGGTTGCCTGCACATCAAAAGTATTCCTAGTGACATTGAAAACTGAAAAAGTACCATCCAGTCTACCATTTACCCCTGTAACTCCGCTCAATACAAGGATGTTGCCATTTTGCAGATTGTGAGGCAAGCTGGTTGATATTGTTGTTTGATTCAATGTTACAGGAGTAGTTTGTTGAATTTGCCAGGCTGGCCGGCATACTTTGTAAATGTTCCATCCAATAGCAGTGTCAATAAATTGCCAAACTCTGTCATGTGCCTGCAAGGGAGTATTTTTAGTTTCAAGAGTTTGAGAGAGACTAAACAACTCTGCTTGATCTTTGACATAATAAGTGGCCTCGGAAAATAACACGTATCCGCTGTTTGGCAAATCCCCTGGGGCTGAACCGTAGTGGCTTCTCAATGAGAAGTTTGGCGTTGCCTCACTTTTATACAAGACTCTACTGTCTTTGGGGGTTATTGTAATTGTGTCGTCATAAGCCAAATCTTCAATAGAGCCAGAGAAAAACTCAACCAACTGCGGATTACTTCTCACTTCAGTTTGCAGTAGCAGCACGTCAATGCCGTGAATAAGTTCGTTGCTGCCATAAGTACCCAAACGGAAAGCGTACTCTTCGTAGTAGCTAAAGCTTTCATTGGCATCAACCAGTTGAGTGTTTCGCAACAAACTATCAATAGTGCCTTTTGTGCCTTTTTGTTTGATCATGCCTTGATAAAATTGAAACTGTGTGGTTTCATCCACAAGGAGATTGGTCAAATATTCGCGTTGTTGATAGCCCACTAAGTGAGTAGCCAACATGTTATATCTTTTAGGCAAGGCTTGCGACAGTGCGCTGGTGGCATTTGTATGCATCCCTGTGCTGTCGCTGTAATTGTAGGGAGTTGGCACATCTATGTTGTATAACTTGCGAATATCGTCAACAGTTTTTTCAAAGTTAGCTAAGATCTGGTTATTGACAATTATCCGATCACCAATGGTAGATGTGGTTTGTGTTACTAGATAACCAGGCGCCTCAAGACGGCCTGCCCAGTCCATGCTCTTGTAAGTCTGTATCTTGAATCGGCTTTGTCTTACGTCAAACAGTGGGTCATACACAATATCGCCAAAAATTGTTTTGTTTTGGAACAGGAGTGCATGTTCAAGGCCAGTAGTGTAGAGTCTAATGCCAAAAATGCCTTGATCATTCAAAGGTCTTACTGAAACTTGATCATCAATGCGCAAGAAATCTATATTTTGGACTTGAATTGGTCGTCCGCCACGATCTAAAATCGTGTAGCTGCCATTTACTATGCCGCCGATGTTTTGAATAGTTCCAAAACTTGTGACAAATTTTGTTTTGAGTGCCAAAGGACTCAAGGCAATGTAATTGCCTGCTGCCCAAGGTCCTTGACTCCAGAACAAGAACTCTCGGCCGCTCAGGCTCCAATCTTGCAATTGGCCAGTGGTGCTGGAATATTCATCAAAAATCCAACCTTGGCTGACTTGCCAACGCCCCAAGCTTACCAAAAAGTCAAATACATCTTGCTGTGTAGGCAAAATGGTACCATACGGCACTTTTTTAACAGATGGCAACCCCAGCTTGTATTCAATAACCTTGATTTTGTCTACAATCACTGTTGTTTTTGGACCAGTAAGGTTACTGGGAATTACATAAAAGTTGGGATCATAGCTGTCGTATCCAATGACTCGGTAACCCTCAGATCCTCTATATTCCACAATTACGCCGCTATAGAAGAACTCTTTTAAGCTGGCACTGCGTATGAGATTGTTGGTCACATCTTCTTGGGGGATCAACAAACTGTCGTTGGAGCTTAGACCAAAGCTGTCAACCAAAAGCTTAACACTTGTGCCATCAATAAATCCTCCAGCTCTGTATCCTAGAGTTACATCACTGTTGCGGATAACATTACCAAAATATTCTGTGACGGAACGACTGTCATTTATCAAATACTCACTTATCCAGTGTTGAATGCCGCATGATCCATAATAGCTTAAGTCACTGCTTAAGGTTGTTACATTTTGTGGATCTTCACGATGAACAAAAATGTCACTGTTGCTGATTCTTTTCCTGTAATCCTTCCAAACCCATTGACTGTTGGTTTGTGTGGCAAAAATCTGTTGGGCCCGTGGGCCGTCCCAGAGGTATTCAATAAATTGCGCTGGCTTGGCCAGATATCCTATCTGCGCCCAAATTTGGTCACTGTCAACTGCTGTAAGCCAGACATTTTCCAAAGGACCGCGGTCCCCAAATTTCCAATCGGCCCGGGCTTCAATTTCGCTAGGCAATGTGGTGACTATGCGAGCTGGACCAGGAGGCAACAGTTGCCCAAATTCGTCCACTGGCAAATATTGCATCAACCCAGGACGAGCATACGCCGGATCAATTCCCTGTCGTTGTCCTTGGCGTATCCTGCCATCTCTTAAATCATACCACAATTGGGTGTTGCCACTGGTGTAAGGTGCGGCACCATATTCTGCATTCCACCAAAGTGGTTGCTGACTGAAGCCCAACATTTCCCAAGGGCAAGAGTTGGGGCGATCAGTATCAAAAAAGAGAAAATAGATACCGCGCCAATGACCAGGCACTGGGTTGTTTTCTTGATCAGTGCAACTGCTGTAATTCCAACTAAAGGGATCATCTATTTTGTAGGTTGTGTTCTTAAATGCATCCAACTGATTTGTTGTTAACCAACGTTCAAAAACTGGATACAACATTGTTAACTGATCTTTGTAAGAGTAGTTTGTGGTTCTCCACTTGCCAGAAAATATCGTTTTGATATCAAGCTTTTGCACACTGTCAGGATTTCTGTAGCTGGCTGGCAGAGAGTTGAACAAATTTACTTCCAATTGCATCCAAGCTCTAGCCACAGGATGCGTCAACAGTTGAGGATCAACGGTGCTTGATTGCTGGTCAGCTATTGTTCCCAAGTCAGCACCGTTAAAATCTTGTAATACAACAACTGCACCATTGTGGCATCGGAGACTCAAGGGACTGTTGGGCTGGGTGACATCAAAAAATGCTGTTGGCACAAAACTGGGGGTGACTCCCAGCCGGGCTGCGCTTGCTGGGACAAATGTGGGTGTTATTGACTTTTCACTGCAATATCGGCCAGGAACGCCGTCAAAGCCGCTCATTGCCCAAGGACTGCTAAGTGTTTTGCCGACATTTATGGATTTCAATGCCTTATCTAGCCATTCACTAATGGGATTGGCCAAAGTCAGGCCTCCACTGTTGAATAAGTTAACTAAACTGTTGATGTATTTGTTGTAAAAGCGGAGATATTCTTTTTGTGACCATTGCATAACACCAATGGGATCCAACAATGCATTACTGCTGGTCAAAGCAGATGTTTGTGCTATGCTGTTCAAAATCATGGTTTTCAACAAAGGTGCACGATGTTGAAGTATTACGGTTCCAAGACTTTGGTTTTGTGCAGTATCACGCCAATTATTTGCACCAATTATATTGCCAATAATATTTGATTGGTTACCAATAACAGTAATCAAATGATTGATGATATTTTGCCTTGTGATCGTAGAGACCTCAAGGTTATTGGGATTGGCTTCAAGATTTTTAGGAATTTCAAAATAGCCAGTTGTTGCTATGTTGGTAATGTTTTGCCATGTTTTTACCACTACATTGGAATTGGGCTGCACACTGTTTGCTAGAGTCAAAACTTTGCCACTTACAGTGTATTGATCAGGAGTCAACAATACACCGCTTACTTCAACATTTATTGCACTAGGACCAGGAGCACCTGTCCCAGGTGCTTGATCCAATGTGAATGTTTTTTGACTTTCTTGTGTATAAAATTGATTCACCACATATTGTCTACTCAACACAGGGCTTTTGAACCAATTGTTTTGATACACTGGTTGAGTAGTAACAGGATCAACAGTTTGCCAAAACTTGAATCCGCTGATGTCTACTCTTAAATTATTGGGTTGGTATGTCCAAGTGTTTTGACTCAATGTGTTTTCAAATGTTAATTCATTTGCTGAAACCAGCAAAGAGCCTTGGTTTATTGCAGCCAGTTGACTTGGATCATAAGAGAACAATGATGATCCACTAAAGCTGCTGAGCGGATAAATGCTGGGATCACTCAAACTGTTGCCGTCAATGTCAAATAATTCAAATAAGGGACTTTGACTGTCCACAGTTTGTTTCCAGCTTTGTGCACTTACCCAACTGTTCGTGCTGCTTTGAAATCTCAAATAAGTGTCAAAAAATCTGTTAAGAGGATTTCCGCTGGCCACATACAGACTGTCATTGTTTTTGGGCGCACCTGTAACATCACTCTGGTTTGGCAATAATTGTAAGGTCAGCTTGTTATCGCTGCGCAATCCGCTAACTCGATAAATTCGATTATTGGCTTGACCGTCTACTAAGTTGGTGAACAAAATTGTCATGCCATCGTCAAGACTTATGCCGTCGACCAATAAGGGATTGCTGTTGCTTTGGCTTCGTCCAATCAAACTGCCTAAGTCAGTGGTGAAGCTATCAACTACTGTAACCCTACCTCTACCAATAGTGCCAAAATTCCAGAGTTTAGTGGTTTTGTCAAAACATATGATAGGATACTTGGCAACTAGCGCGTTAACATCTTGCAAGAGTGTTTGGCTTTGCACCAATACATCTCTATGGAACCAACGGTTTCTGATACTCCAGGGATTTTGGTTACTGCTGCCGCGATGCATAACAACATACGCAGGTGTAACCAACTTATCAACGCCGTCCCAAGGAGTGCTGTCGTATTCTTTGGGATTGTCCCAGCGTATCTTGATACTGCTGTCTGTGTCGTCAACAAAGTAAATTTTTCTGCCCACGCCTTCAATAATCAACTCACGATCTCTAAGAGCTATATCCAAGTCAAGAGTAGGTTTGATTTTTAGCCCAGTGGAAAACACAAGGGGGTGTGTGGCGCCATTTATTATAGATGAAGGATTATTGGCAATTGCGTATGTGCCAGCATATACATATGCTGATTCATTACTAACAGAGCTTAGGTCTGTTATGTCCAATAGCGTAATAGTATCTGGTCCATCACTTAACCAAACATATTCTTGAAAATTCAACCACATGTCCACATCACATGGTAAACCAAAGCTGTAGTATTCTTGTTCAAACAAGCGATTATGATCGTTAACCAACGCACCTTGACTGCGCAACTTGTTCAACAAATCTTCATAAAACAAAATGTGCGAAACTGTGTCACTGCCTTGGCTGCGGCTTATTGCTGTTGCCTCAACTTGATAATCTTGGCGGGATTTAGAGGTCTCTACGACATAAAAATCCTTTTTGGGATTATACCAACTGGGCATTCGACCAATATAGTTGTTCAAATATTCAACTTTTTCAGGTTGAAACAAATGGTCAGCTGTGGCTGCGAAAAATTTACGAAGGATATCGGTTTGTAATACCTCGGGTAGCAGATCGCTTATTCTACGTTTTGTATCGCTCATTTCAATCTCAATTCAGTTTGATTTAGGCTGGGAACAATTAAAATGTCAGTGACCCTGGCACTGCTGATGAAAATTTCATCAGGTTGACATTTTATTTCAAATAAATCACCAAAACTACTGTTTTGGTTTTGTGGAACAATCACTAAGGAATTCAAGATAGCCGGATTTTGTTGGTGAATGTATGCCGCAAGCTCAGTGAAAAAGAAGCTTTGACCAAAATCCCAGTTAGCGATACTGAAATAGTTGTCAATGTCTCGAATAATCCGGGCTTTTATTTCACTGTCTGTAATGCTTACACCAGAGTTCTTAACTACCTTAAATGATACTCGCAGTTCAGGATCAGCACTTTGTCCAAACAACAGCTTGTATTTGACTGGATGCCAAATCAATTGATCAGTCATCATTTTGTATGTGTCAAATTCAGCGAAAGTAATACGCAAGTCTTCAGGTGCTGGTGGCTGAGGCATAGGGTCTGTGGTTTTGCCTCTGGCAATCCAATTGCGCATAGCTGTATCATAGCTGCTGGTCAAAACATATGTGTCGATTATGTTCATGATTGCAGGGTCAACTCTTTTGCCTTTGTCTATAAAGTGTTGCCAACAATAATTGAGATCATTACGGCCCACTGCGGCTTTGTATGACGGTGTTACGTCAATTAAGCTGTTGTTACTAAATTGGTATTTGAAGAACAGCTTTTGATCTCTAACATACGCTACCTCGCCATCGTTCCAACTCAGTGGGTTTGGTGGGTATTTGGTGCTCATGGAAATGAGATCGGTGAATATCTTATCAACAGTTGTGGGGGTCAAATAATCAAAACCATTTATTACTGTTGTTTTCCAAAAAACATAGGGAAAACTGCTGCCAGTTATTAGGCCTGTATCAAGGTCAATTTGTTGTTCTCGATCAGGGTCTACAATCACTTTGAATTCATCAGGATTGTCAACAATGCCATCAAAATTAGAGTCTTGAAACCTTACTTGCACTCTGCGGGGCTCAATATAGCCATCTGGATACAATTGCTGTGATGCAATAGGCCAAAACCAGTCTTGAGAAAAGCTGAGATTGGTAGCTAAGTTGGTATTGACACGCAATATTTTAACAAAATCCTGGTTGGCTAACCCTGTATTACTACTGATTACAGGTGAGGTGTTGATTGTATAAAACCTTACATCATTTACACTTTCAAAAACATATTTCAGGCCACGACTGGTGATGTACCAGCCAAAGCCAGGCACATACTTCAATTGAATAAGCCAACTGGCATCTAAATTTTGATTAGCTGTGTTGCCTTGCTGTGCAAGAGAGAAGTCTGCGTCAACAGCCAAATTACTGGTGGAAATAATTTGCCACATGCCAGTTAGTTGGATATAACTGATGCCGAAGGAAAGTTTTTCATCCAAGGCATTTTTGACTGCGTCTTTTTCAGCACTCAAGAGCACGTCTTTGAAACTGGGTATTACACTGCTTAGCATCGTTCCATTGGGCACAAAGCTACTGATAATTGCATTACCAGCACTGCTGACACTGTTGCCTTCGTCCACGAGATAGCTGCTGGTTCCGTTGGCAAAAAACAAATAGCTGCCTTTCCGGATCCCATATGTTGTATCTGGTAATGCCAAAACAAAGTCAACTGTTTGAGTATAAAAGTGAGCATTGGGAAATACAGTGTTACTGGGGTTTTGGTTTGTCCATTGAATATTGCCACCACCGCGTTTTGGATATTTGGCTAGATAAAAGTCCCGCATATCGGTGTTGATTTTTCGTGAATCAACACTGCCTTGAATCAAGGGTTGAATGTAGGTGTCAAGGATTTGTGTGTTGTTGACATTTAAACTGTTGGGCACTTCAATGTAGGTTTCATGTTCTTCTTCAAACAAGATTCCATCGTCTGAAAACACTTTTGAATTTTGATAAGTGCTAGTGGGATCATTTATATCAATGTAACGACTTTGGCCACTGTAAACACGGTTTACACTCTTGATCTTCAATGCTTGACTGCTGATCAAAGGGTAGACGTTGTAATCCTCTCCATTGACCATTCTGTTTTGGGAATAAAACACTGCTGGAGCACGTTCGCGTATAAATGCATTGCTTTCCCTGCTCAGGCTGTTGGCTACACTGCTTTGTAAATCAAATTGCATTTGCAGCAGATTTTGCGATGTACCATCGTTATCGCGATAATAACTCAGGCTCAAAGGAACACTGGATATATCTTGTGGTAAGATAGTATAGGTTAAATTGTTACTGGTCCGGAAGTAGACCCGTATCCGGCCAACTGGTATGTTACCAAAATTACCGTCACTAAATTTGATACTGATACTGTCTGTGCCACTTATGTCGCGTGTAATAACTTGAAAAATATCTCTAGTAGATCGATTCAAGGAATTGTAAGCTATATTTGTGCCAAACAAGGCAGGTACTTTGGTCCATTCAACCAGTGTATTGCCCTGGTCATCAACTGTTTCAACCCACACATCACTTTCATTTACATTTAAGGCTGTTAAATCAAGAACACGATTACTCAAAGGCTCTGACAGAACAAAATCTGTAAATGATAGGGTTCCTTGTTTGAACAAGCCAAAAAATCCTGTATCAGGACTGGCATTGCCATTGCCATCGTTGCGATACAATACGCTCCAAGGCTGTATATAATTGGGAGTCTTTTCCCTATAATACCCAGCTGATCCCACAGTGATGCTACCACTTACACTGTTGACAAAATCAGTATTGACAAACTCAAAATTCATTTGTTGTCCGTTCACCACTCCGGTGAAGGGAAATGCAAGAGTGCGGGTCACTGTATTATCTAGGTCATATCGCTCAACAGTGAGTCCGTTAACTGCCCCGCTTTTTACAGGCTGACCAAAAGGATTGACCTTGCTGAAGCTGGCATTTAAGACCAAGATAAATTGTTCAAACCAATCAGGGTTGTTTGCATCATTCCAAATAACAGGCACATTGGCTAGATTGAAACCATTGGAGTCATAGATATTTTGATCAGTGATTACTTGAGTTAACTTAACCAAACCCTGTGCAGCAATACAGCGTCGTGGGTTGTAGGAAATCAGCCTGGCAAGGCGAAAAATACTGTCACGTCGGGTAGCAGTATCGATGAAATTTTCCCGAATATTCAGATCCAAACGGAATGCCAAACTGGATGCCAAATAAGCCAAAAGTTCAATTATTGCGACAAATTCGCTGCTTTCAATCCAGTCGTTGAAATCTTCTGGATAATTCAAGCGGATGTAATCAATCAAAGCTTGGCGGATAGTATCATAGTCATAGGCATTAAAATTTACCTGACTCATGGCTTGATACAGCACACGCCAATCTTGTCCAAGGAATAAATTATTTTGTCGGAGGCTTTGACTCATTCGATATGTGCCCTGTTTTATCTACTTGCGTATTTAAGCGAGTTTTAACCACACATATAACTTAAGATTTAGATAATAGTGGTTTCAACATTTCTGCGATCAAAATCAATTTGGAAAACTTCCACAATATCCAACGGTTGGTAGTAGAGATCCATCTGGAGTTGCAGGCCATTGTCATATTCAGTAAGTTTGATATCTCGTATTTGAACTCGACCATCAGCTGCCACTATTTGATAGCAGTCGTCAATAATCATCTGCAGGTTGTCAGCCACCATGGGTTCAAATAACATGTCCCAAATTATTGATCCAAAGTCTGGGCGCATGACTCTTTCGCGTTTCCTTGTATAAAACGCATTAACCAAATCTCTCTTGATAAGATCAAGATCAGTGTATTGTGTTTGTTTGATACTGGTGTCCACTGAACTATAACCAATGAACAATCGGGTGCGGGGTGCTACTGCCATAATACTTATTTAGAGAAGATTTGACACTCTAAAATCTTGCCACAAAATAAGTGATGAATAAAAAACATTTGAGTTTTGATGATATTACTGTTCTTACCTACAGTCTTTGCGATAATATAGAGGCGTCAGGTTGGCAGCCCTCGATTGTTGTTGGCATTACTAGGGGTGGCCTCCTTACAGCCAAAATGTTGAGTCATTATTGGAAAGTGCCTATGTGCACAATTGATGTGAGCTTGCGGGACTATACCTTATGGAGCGAAGATTTCAATACCAATTTGGTAATTGAGGCATTCAATGGTCACAATCTTCTTGTGGTTGATGATATAAACGACAGTGGTGCAACAGGGATCAAGATCAAAAACACTTGGACCACTGTAGTGAACAGTTTGCCAGAACATCAATCATTATGGCCCAAAAACAATATCAAATTTGGCGTGCTGTTGGAAAATGAAGTCAGCTCTCACCAAAGTGACTTTTGGGGCTCAAAAATCAACAAGGAACAAGATCCCATTTGGTATGTTTTTCCTTGGGAGATCCAACGGGGCAAGGGTGATTGAAAAAACACACAATCTATTGTTTCCTTGGAGCGTGAGAATGAACTTTGATGTGGTGGATTGGACACCTATGGACCATTGGTGTGTAGAGCATTTTGGCAATGAAGGTGTGTTGTGGAGCATTGGTTGGGAGAATGGCACGTGGGATTTTCAAAAATTTGAGGATGCAATGATGATGTGGCTGACATGGGTGAGATAATTGAAGATTGGAGCGTTTCTGCAGATCTCTGCTGTCCGCTAAGCTTGGATCGTGATAGATTGGATTGTGAACTGGCTTTGTTGAAGTATCGCACAACCCAAGAAGTTCAAGACAATCTCATACTTATCTATCTCAATATGCCAAGTTTGGGTTATCCCATTGGCCAATTGGAGTTGGTTAAAGAGTGGCGCACTATTCTCTGTGAAGAGCTTGTGAAACGGAAACCCATTCATTGGCGTCATTTCTTGAAAAGCCGTATGGACAAAAACGCTGCTGAGAAAACATCAGTTGACGAGCCCAGCCCTTCAGCGTAAGTTATCAAGGGACACGGAAGGAATGATTATGACCAAAGGTGAGCTGCTAGGCAAGTGTTTGGTTTTTGCCACCAACGCACATGCTGGTCAGTTTGACAAGGGAGGTGCTCCATATTTGCTCCACGTCCTAAAGGTTATGCACTATTTGCGCACCGAGGACGAAGAGCTGCAATGCATTAGTTTGCTCCACGACGTGTGTGAAGATACTGATGCCACCTACGCTGATCTCAGAGATATTGGCTGCACCGAGCGTGTGATTGCGGGCGTGAGGGCACTGACCAAAGTGCCGGGTGAAACACTCGACGAATACAAGGCTCGAGTTTTCGCCAACCCCGATGCCATGCGTGTGAAAAAGTGCGACCTGCGTCACAACTCGGATATCCGGCGCTTGAAAGGTGTCACAGAGAAGGACATTCGGCGCATGGCTCGCTACCATGAGTTTTACCTGGAGATTTGCGAGCGACTCAAGCTAGCTGATTGACAATCCAATCAATACTGCTATAGTGCTGGGGAAAGGAACACGCTGATGATCACCATTGTGAAAAAGTCCACACAAAATCGTCGAGCACTCTTGGGCCAAACTGGTAAACAGTTTGTGAGAATGTCGGGCGATGCCGTGCGCTCCATTGTGGAGAAAAATACTTTTGATCCCACTTTGGCTTTTTGGGTTCATTGGTACAATCAAGCACCTGCCCTTGATTTCGATGCAACTGCGCTCACACCAAAGCAATGCCAAGATTTGATTGAGCTTGTGACGTTGCAGACCAAAAAAGATCTTGAAAATATTCTCAAGTATCTTGATGAGATCAGGCTAGATCAAGAATATTGGCGCACCGTGTCAGAAAAGCTGAGCCAAGGGCTTGAACCACCCAACGCCCCATATTTCTTTTGGGACCCGCCTGTCGGCATCCCAGACTTCTCCCGGTGGACGCAAGCTGATGCGCCAAATCAAGAGTGGCTGGAACATGTAGACAATCGCCTCAAGAGACTGAAGGTAGTTGAGCGCGACTACCGCAAGTCAGCCAGGCTCCACCAGGATCGCTTGAACGACACATACATTTGGGCAGATGTGCAGACCGAAACTGTGCGCACCACTGTCATCACTCCAGTTTGAGGGTCACATGAGCAAGGACAGTCTTGGCGACAGGATGAAGCTGCTGGAACAGCAGGAAACTGATCGACGCTTCCTGTTCAGCTTGCCCATCTATGCGCGTATTGACGGACGGGGCTTCAGCAAGTTCACCAAGGACATGGAGCGACCTTACGACACTGGCATGACCACTAGCATGATCGAAACCACTCGAACCTTGGTGGAGAAAACCCAAGCTACTCTCGGGTATGTTCAAAGTGACGAGATCAGCTTGGTGTGGGTGCCCACAGGCAATGGCCATGGTTGGTTTGATGGCAAGATAACCAAGATGACCAGTGTGCTGGCTGGCCTGGCCACAGCAGCATTCATTGAGAATGTTATTCAGTATTTTCCCAACTGGCAGCAGCTGGTGCTCCGCCTGCCGCACTTTGATGCAAGAGTCATCAGCATGCCCAGTTTGAGTGAGACGGCGAACATGTTACTTTGGCGCAATCTTGATTGTGCCAAAAATTCCGTGAGCATGGCTGCCCATCACTATCGCAGCCACAAAGAGCTGCAAGGCCTAGATCAAAAACAGCAACAGGAACTCATTTGGCAAAGTGGCGTCAACTGGAGCTCATATCCCGCAGCATTCAAGCGAGGAACTTGGGTACGTCGACGTGTAGTGCAACGCACGTTGAATGACTCTGAGCTGGGGTTGATTCCGGAAAACTACAGGCCAGATCCCGGCACACTGTTTGCCCGGAGCGAGGTGCAAAGCTATGATCTGCCTCCTCTCAATCGAGTCACAAACCGAGTGGCTGTGCTGTTTGAAGACGCACCGCCTGAATACAAAACAGATAACCCTTGACATACTCTCTGCCACTGCTATAATCCGCGCATACAAAGGAGACAGGTTGATGGGCAGCTGGAACGAAACTTGTGGGATCACACGCTTGCCCATCCATTCAGGCGATCCTGTGGTGCTGATCATGTTGAGCCAGGTCACTGACTCTGGTGGTGCTGATGGCGCTTGCTATGCCAGCCACTACTGGAAGCCCTATGCGCTCCCGCTACGTGCAGTCTACAACGACTACGGTGGTATTGAAGATGTGGGCACAGAGTGGAATCAACGCTGGATCCTGGGCAAAACTCGCGAAAGCATGGAGAGCATGCCAGAGGGAGAAAATCCCTACCACGAGCCCGCTGTGGATCCACTACAGCTTGACAGCATGGAAACCCTCATGGAGTGGATTCGATCTGATCGGGTGTGGGTGAGAGGTGCTCGCAATCCCCGGGGCGGTGGGCATCTCCTGGGCTGGACCATGTGCCACGCTTGGGCATGGGACCATCTAGCCCAGCAGAGTGAACACTGGAATGGCGATGTGACCACACTGGAGATGAACTACAAGCGGGGTCAGGAACGCTACCGCAGCCTCTTCAAGCTGGCACAGGATCACCCGGATGGTATGAACTTTGAGATGGCTTATTGGCGCTGGCGGGACACCCACTCCCTACGGGATCACTGGGCTGCCTTGCTAACTGGAGGCAGCAGCTTTGAAAGCTATGGTGGTGCCACAACTGGCATCCGCTCTTACGCTGATCTCATGCGGCTGTGGGCAGTGGCAGGACGTGACGTCGATCATCCCGAAGTTGACGACTTTCTCCGGGAGATGAGTGCCTTTCTGTTGGTATCAGACAACATGTGTGGACTGCGCATGACATGGCACCCGCAAACTGGCAAGGGCAGTCAGTGCGCCGAATACCCTCTCTACAAAAGTTTTTTTCTTCGCTGCCAGCAGCATGTGGACCTGATGCTGAACGGTGGCGACGATGATGACTGCGACACTGATGACACTCTATAACCTCAAAAACAAGGAAACCGTGCTGTGAACAACCTCAGCCTTCTCATCTACCTTGCTGGCGTAACAGGCAGTATTGGTAGCTTTCTGGTATTTGTTGCTGTTCTGTTTGGATTTGGAATAGCAGTCTGCGGTGTCGTTTGGGTCGTAAGTCTTGACGCTACCAATTTCCGCACTGTGGAATATGCCAATCACGTCAAAATCCACAGCTGGCGCTGGCTTTGGGCGTTTTTGGTGCTGATGATTTTTGTTGGTAGTGTGTCAGCACTGGTGCCCAGCCGACAGACAGTGCTGCTGATTGCTGGCAGTGAGATGGGCGAGCGAGTGCTCAATCACCCACGCTTCAACCAAGTTGTGGATCCTGGACTAGAGCTGGTGACAACCTGGATGCAAAAAGAAACGGCTGAGATCCGCCGGAGCATGGATCCTACCAAAAAGCAGTAATAGGCTAGCCCAGCTGGCCCAGGCTGGTGACAAATCCCGGGCGCCCGGGCTGGTTGTGCAGGATGAACTCGCTTTGTCCTGCACGATCGGTTATCCAGATGATGCTGTTAACAGGTATGTCAGCTTGCAGGACTTTCTCAAGCTTGCGGTCTCTCTTTTGCAACAGCTCAGTGATCCAAGTTTGGTCTTCTCGGAACTGCTCCTCTAAATCGTCCCCATCAGTTATCATGTCACCATCGCTGTCAAAGATGTGATAATAATAAGGGTCTAGGTCAGGGTCATTGGTGGGCTCATCAGTGCGCACATATTGTTTCCCTCTCCAAGTGACTTTGCCCTTTTGGTTATACTCTTGCACTGCTTGTTGAATAGCCTGATCAGTTATGGGCTTGACCTTCATGAGCCTGGGATCTACTCCTGCAAACCAAGCTGCAACGCGGGGGTCACTTGTCCAGCTGAGTGTGTGCCGGGGACCACCTTTGTCACCCACAGGGGTTTGAGCTCGATAGAGACGTATGGTGTCGCCAAACTTCCTCCGCAAGGCCGCTTGCACTGGCCTAAAACTCTGCTCCAGGCTGGCTCGGATCCGTTGGCCCCGCTCACTTGGCTGTGGGCTGTAGGCATCTTCCAGTTGAGCACTTTTCATGATTCCGCCCCACATGCCCTTGTTTTGGGCATCCGGTGGCACTCCTACAAATCCCTCTAGGGCATCAGCAGCCTCTCCGGTCAAACTGTCATCAGCTTGGTCCACTAGATTTTTGATGCCCAACTGCTCAACGCTGATGTTGGAGAAGCTTTCCCGTAGGATCCGGGGATTGAGATCTGTTATACGCATGGGATATTTACGCAAAAAATGGTTGACAGGCCAGCCTCCTTGTGCTACATTCCTTACTGTAAACAAGGAGGCTGCTGTGAGCGATGAACCCCAACTGGATGGCATGATCCCACTTTCTGCCCTAGCAGATTTCCTCCGTGATCATCTCACCGTTGAGGTGGAGGTGTATGAGGAGAACTACAGCCAAGGCTACGTTACCACTGAGGTCACCATTAAGTTGGGTGACATTGTGATCACCAGGGGCTCGGACAACCACAACTACACGCGCTAACAGGCGATTTTTTCAGAACAAATGGTTGACAGGGTGGTCAACCCATGCTAGTATGCCTACATAAGCTAAAGGACGTAGAGAGATGCAAGTTTCCGAGCTGATTGAACGGCTGCAAACCTTGAAGGAGCAGCACGGCGATGTTCCTGTGATGGTAGGCAATGACGATGGCGACGTATGGGATTGCATTATTGCTACCCATTATGTAACAGAGCAAGATGAGTTTCCCAGCAACTGGAACATGCCAGAAGGCTTTGAGTTTATCAAGCTCAGCAACTGAAGGATCAAGATCATGGACATCACTGCATTTGGCAAGACCCAACCGCTGGAACAGCATCTTTGGGAGATTGCCAACACCCGGCGAGATGAGTTTCCCAAGGATGTGATCAACCTCATGCTGGCAGCCTACTCTGTCATCGAAAGCCAAAAGATTTTCATCCAGCAAGGTGACGAGCGTGAGGCTCGGATAAACACCCAGCTCAATGCCAAGCTGGACCAACTGCTGAGTTGTGTGGATCAGCCTCGTTGGTTGGTGCAGGGCACGGTGAGCGTGAGCCACTACATGCAAGATGGGCGCGAGCAGAGAGTTGAGACCCTGGTGGTGCTGGCTGACACTGAGCAGGAAGCCTGTGACAAGTTTGTGGCTCATTGGGAGAGCAAGACCTCAGAATATGCCGTCTACTACACTGCCTGGGCTGACAAGGCCCATCAAACTGGTTGACACTGACTAGAGTTATGCTACAGTGCCAGAGACAGAGTAAGGACCTTTGCCCATGACAGTAATCCGAGAAACATGCGAACTTTGTGAGCATAACAGGCTCTGCTATTGCAGATCATGTGATTTGAGTGGCGAGCCCAACCCAGAAGCTTTCACCAGAAATGAACTGGTAGAGGCACTAATCTCCTACTACAGGGCCCCAAGGACCGCTGAGTAATGAAACTTCTTCGATTCCGCGAGAAGCATGGCGATCGAGTTTTCCTTTTCAAAACCAAAGAGGAACTTCAGCTGATCCTAGCGCAGGTTGCACAGGAAAGGCTGGACGAAGGCTATTGGTATGACACTGAGAATGGCAGTGATCAGGTTGACAGGCTGTGGCCCATGCGGCATCTCAGTGATGCGGACAAGATCGCACTTCTGCTCAAGAGGCTGCACGACCCTTCTGCCCGGCCCAACACCAACCCTACCAGCTATTATCTGCACCAGGTTGCGCAATGGATGCGAGCTCGCCGGGACTATGAGTATGAGGGCTGGGATGAACTGCCTGTCGAACAGTGTCAACTCACCCACTACGAGGGCAGCGTGCGTCGCACCAGCTCTGCAACATAGAGGTTGATATCATGAAAACACTGGCTAGGTTTGGTGTTTGAATGGAGTGTGGACAAGAACAATGTGCTGTGGATCAGCCCAAACCAAACTCGCAAGCAAGCTTTTTTTTGATCAACATCAAGCGGAGATCCAGCGCCTCACTCGGGAGGCTATCCAATCCATCTCTGCCAAAATCATTGCGGTGAACAACAACCCATAAGAGTCGTTGACAATCGTCTGTGGTGTGCTACACTAGGCACAGGAAACAAATGGGAGACATGCTGTGAAGAAACGTGTTGTTGTCACTTTGGAACTGATTTACGACCATCCCGAGACTGTGACAGTGCGTGGCAAACAGGTGGCCTATCCCTTTGATGTAGGCTATGTGTTGAGCGAGATCAAGGGCACGCTAGAATGCAGCGACTATGGTGTTTGGGGCCTGCAGAAGGTGAACGGCGGCTGTGTGAGTCACCTGCAACTTGTGCTAGCTGACGACATTGTTGACGAGTAATTCACTCATCACACAAGGAACCCTCTGATGCGACTGATTCGATTCCGCGAGAAGCATGACGACCGTGTGTTTGTTTACTCCACAGGATTGGAGAAGCAGCTGATCCTTGCCCAAGTGGCACAGGAACGCTTGCAGGACGGCACTTGGTATGATGATGAGAATGGCAGCGATCAAGTTGATCTCCTCAAGCCCAAGACTCATCTCAGCGACGCGGAACGGATTGGCCAACTGCTGGAGAAGCTCTTTGATCCCAGCAACCGTAGCGATGCTAGCAAGGCATACAAGCTAGGTGAGCTCACTTATTATCTCGGCCTGGTCGAGCGTTGGATGGGTGGCCGCAGGCACTATGAATACGAGGATTGGGACGAGCGACCGGTTGACGCCCTAGAGCTCAAATGCCACCAAGGCAGTGTGCGCCGTAATACCAACCGGGAAGATTAGGAAAACACCATGCGAACTCTAGCCCGCTTTGCCATCCGCCCTGCTGACAACCAGTATTCAAAGGGTGACCTTATCCTGGGCGCCATGTGTGAGGAACACGCCACCAACCTTCTCAAGCCCAACCATGTGTATGAGATCCGCGAGATTGATGGTGTGCTCACTATAGCGGACATGGGCGAGAGTGCCATGGGCATGTATCCTGTTGAAGCCCGGGTAGACAGTCCTCTGAGGGGGCAGGTATCGCGTGTGGGTTGGTTCAACGAGATAGGCCATTTGTTGAGCGTGGGCGATGGCCAGCACTTGGTGACCCGAGAGGAGATAGGCAGGTAGGCTGCGGGGAAAAACTGGTTGACAGCGCCCTGCATCGTGCTATAATGCGCACACAAGCAAGGAGCCGACCTTATGAGCCGCGGAAAATATAGCCCTGCAACTCCTCGCAAGAACAGTGACGCACGCATGAAGCTCGACGCGGTCGAACAGTTCGATCGCAACGCCTATGGTGAGGTTCCCTCTCCCTACCAGGCAGGGGTTGACCAATATGATGAGAAGATCCATTTCGTCAACTATGACGAGTGGGGCTACGACAGCTATGGCTACTCGGCCTGGCTTGAGGATGGCACGTTTGTTGGCCTTGGGCAAGGTGTAGACAGGCTGGGCTACACTGAGGATGACTACATCACCATGAGAGATGATGAGTGGGAGGATGTGTGCTGGAGCATTGATCCTGCGGTGTTCAAGCTTCCTTGCCCTGGTATCACACTCCGCCAAACTCCCCGGGCCATTCTCAGCCAGCTTGAAGGAGAGATTCAGCATATTTTGAACCGTGCTGAGGATGAGATCAAAAAGGCAAAAGAAATAGGGTATCACACCGAACTGTTTCACCAGCAAGGTCGACAGAGTGCTGCCAACGAGCTGCTTAAGGTTGTGGTTCGCCTACAGAAAGAACAAAACGGTTGACAGCCCCTTGAGCTGTGCTATAATGGGCATATAGAGACAGGAGCACGGGACATGAGCAAGAAACTGGAAGTAGGCGACGTGTTTGAGGCCTGCAAGAACATGAGTGTTTATGCCAAAATCCCCAGCCACTTTGCCTATGTCAACCGGCCCAACGATCCCACTCCTGCAAAAACTGAGGTGCGAGTGGGATGCCTCATGTGGCGAGACGATCATGCACTGGATCTCGGCTACCTCAAGGGTCGCTATGTGGTGGAGCATGCTCGGAGTGAGGGCGGCGGCACTGGTCACGGACCCCATGACATTTACCCCGACGGTTGGCACATCCGGGCTCGCAAGCTGAACGTAGATGGCAGCTACAATGCCACTGGTGTAGAGATCGAGTTCTACCAGAGCGGTGCGTTCACTGTGGTGAACAAGGATGTGCCCGTGGTAGGCAAGCTGCACCGGATTTTTGTGGCTGAATAGACAAAAAAGCGGTTGACAGCAGGCCAAACCCTGCTATAATGGGCACACAGAGAGAGGAAGCAACACCAATGTTCAAGTTCGAGCTGGACCAGACTGTCTACTATCTCATGGACAACCGGGTGTGCAGTGCTCCGGTGTTGTGCCGCATGCTGGTGGAGAATCAGCATCCCAAGTGGAATGCCACCGACAAGCAGGCGGAGTTTTTCCAGCGTTTTGGTCCCTGCCGTGTGGTGTATGCCACCTGCCATGGAGAGCATGAAGAAGCCATGCTGTTTGAGAGCCGCGAGGCACTGGCTGCTGCCATCATTGCGGAACAGATCTAATGACTGCTGAAGGAAAAGTGCTGTATCAGCGGAATACAATGGGCTATTGGATCTTGCGACATCCATCAGGGTTGTATCCTGTTGATACAACACAGGGTTTTTGGAGTAATCATAGGGTGGCAGCCATGAGATTCCACACAAAAGAGGAAGCTGATGCCTGTGCTGCCTATCTCTCCACGAGTGTTATAAGCGGGATCAAATGTAACATGCTCTTGGTGGAGATGTTGTTTCAGATGTAAACAACGCTTTTGGTATCAATATCTAACCCACGGGGTAATTATGAACGGCGCCGGACATGCAGACTACTGTAACATACGAATCAGTCGAGAAGGGCTAGCACGCGGCAAGCTCGAGCTAGTGCATCGATATGTAATCTACTTTGCACGACAGTATGTGACTGATTATCTTACAGGAACTGTAAGCGGAGCACATCTCAAGATTGGCCAAAGCACTTTGTTCAATTCGCTGCAACGTGGCCGAAACCAAGCGGGTGGTGATTTTAGAATTCTAGCTGAGCTGTGTTTTCAATCAGCTGATGCTGCCAAACAGGCAGAAAAATATGCTCATTATCTTTTCATGAACGATCAGGTACGCGGTCCGCAAAATCAGCAAGAATTGTTCAACATCCCTGATCAAGATGTTGAAACCCGTGCAAAGGCGCTGATTGCCTATTGCACCACCAACAATGATCATCCGTTGCCTTTTGTTGAGGCCCTGTTGTTTACAGGCGGACAAGAAACCGTGGATATTATCTGAGGCAGACATGAGCAAAAATCCCACTTCCAACCAAATCATCTCTTGGGTCAAAGCCGAAGCGCAAGCTCGCCTAGACAATGCTGGTTATTCTGGACGTTATGATGATGGTGGATACGGCGCTCTGCTGCGTGAGGTAGAGGCTTATCAAGCCGGCCAGGCCGGCACAGTGCCAGGCTCTTGGGAACCCATCATTGAGAAACATGTTCGGCAGCAGGATGCTGAGTATCAAGAGTATCTCAGGCTAGCCAACAAGTTTGGTCCACCAAAAAATTAAGGCTAGACATAAAACAGCATCCTGCTATAATGCCCACATAGAGAAAAGGAACCCAGCCGTGAGTGACGAAATTGATCGCTTGCTGAAGTTTGACCCACTGGACACAGCTGAGCGCATGCTGGGCCGCAACAATCCCGATAGTGTCAACCTTGGTATGGCGCTGCACGTCAGCCACAACCAGCGCAAGCAAAGGGCTCTAGAGGAGTTGGGCGACACCACCTTCAGCAACCGGCTGGTTCGCTACCAGGAGATCATCACCCTCATGGGTTTTGAGTTGGCGCTGGAGCTGCCCTTTGTGGTACGGGGATACGACAGCACTGATCCCGATCGTGAAGAACGCTATTTCATCTACGCTCACCGGGACGGGCTGCTGCTGTGTTTCGACACCTTCTGCGGTGACCATGTGAACGGTGCAAAAGTCTACTACAACTGGATTCCTCACAGCGGCACAGACCGTTGGTGCTACACCAGCAGCGGGCATTTTGAGGGCTATGTAGACCAGGAAAATCCCGGTGTGTGGTGTGGCGACCATGATGCTCGCGAGGCACTGCGCCACAAGATCCAAGGCCTGCAGAGTGCTGGCGATCTCCTGCCCCAGTGGAGGCATCGTCCTTGGCTTTGGTTGCTGCACTACCAGGACACCAAGGACACCAACTACGATCATGCAGCCATCACCCAGAGCCGTATCAAGATGTGCCCCGAGTGGGTGCAAAACATGATTGGCGCAGTATGAAGCAGCACACGTTGATCTACTGAAAAAGTCCTAGACACAACTCAGCAACCTTGCTATAGTCACACAACAGTTGAAAGAAACACACCCTATGACAGCTGATTTCCCCAGCTTCAGCACTGCTGTAGCCAATCGAGTCAAGAGCCTCAGCCAGCATGAGCTGTATGTGGTAGAGGGTATTGACCTCTTCACCAGCTACCTGCTGAGTTTTCCCGAGGGCACTGACCCCATGTTCCGGGTTCGCACCACGCATGACTGCTCTTGCTGCAAGAACTTTGTGCGCAACATGGGCGGTGTGGTGGCTATCGTCAACGGCCGCAAGGAAAGCGTGTGGAGCGTTCCCAACCTCCCCGAGCCCTATGCCACTGTGGCTGCGGCCATGGATGCACTAGTGCAACAGCTTCCCATCAAAAGCGTGTTCCGCACCAAGGAAACTCGCTTTGGTGCCTCACACACCTATGACAGTGACAACCGACGCTGGGACCACTTCCATGCTGAGGTGGCAACTCGTCACCGCTGTGCTCGTCCCGACGAAGAGCGAGGCAGCATCAACACCACTGCTCAAGTGCTGCGTCGCGGCCTAGACACCTTGGGTGACGACACCTTCCAGACAGTGCTGGACCTCATCGACAGCAACGCCCTCTACCGTGGTAGTGAGCACCGTCGAGCTGTGCAGGAGTTTCAAAGCCTCCAGCGTGCCTACCGTGCCTCAGGTGACGGCAGCCTGCATGTGTGGAGCAACGTCGGCAACCCTGTGGCACGCTTTCGCAACACGGTGATTGGCACGCTGATCCAGGACCTCAGTGATGGTGTGGACCTCGAGCGTGCCGTGCGCGGTTTTGAGCAGAAGGTGGCCCCCACCAACTACAAGCGCACCACTGCACTCATCACGCCTGCCATGGTCACCAAGGCAGTGGAGAAGTTGCGTGAGCTGGATCTGGAGCGGAGCATCGAGCGGCGGTTTGCCCGACTGGAAGATGTGAGTGTCAACGACGTGCTGTTTGTGGACAACAGTGTGCAGGCACAGATGCGAGATGGTCTCACCAGCCTGCTCATGGAGGCAGTCGGCTCAGCGCCGCCCAAGAACGTGAGTGGTGTCACTGGCATCCCGGTGGCTGAGTTTGTGAGCGATGTGCTGCCCAAGGCGCGCCGAGTTGAGGTGCTGCTGAAGAATCAGCACCTGGGCAACTTTGTGAGCGTGACTGCACCTGTGCATGTGCATGTGGATGCTGGTCGGCTGTTCCGCTGGAACAACGATTTTGCGTGGAGCTATGATGGCGAGGTCGCAGACAGCATCAAGGCTCGTGTCAAGCGGGCAGGTGGCAACACCAATGCAGCACTCCGAGTGAGTTTGGCCTGGAGCAACTATGACGACCTTGACATCCATGCTCACTGCCCTGACGGTCACATCTACTACGGCAACCCTGGGCGCATCCTGGACGTGGACATGAATGCAGGCCGAGGCACCACTCGAGAGCCTGTGGAGAACCTCAGCTGGACTCGTCCGCTTGATGGTGTCTACCGCATTCAGGTCAACCAGTTCAGTCAGCGTGAGACTGACAACGTGGGCTTCACACTGGAGATTGAGTGCGAGGGCAAGGTCTCTCAGCTGAGCTATCCACTAGGTGTCAAAGGCACGGTGGACTGCATCACCTTCCAGATGGTGCGTGGCGAACTCACTGATCTCAAGATTGTCAACAAGTCAATCCGAGGCGGTGACGTGTCAACCCAGAAGTGGGGTGTGGCTACGGAAAACTTTGTGCCGGTCAGCACGCTGATGTGCAGTCCCAACCACTGGGAAAACGCAGGCGGTGTGGGCAACCAGCATTGGTTCTTCATCCTGGAAGGCTGCAAGAATCCCGAGGCCACTCGAGGCATCTACAACGAGTTCCTGCGAGGCGACCTCGAGCCTCATCGCAAGGTGTTTGAGGTGCTAGGCAACAAGACCAAGTGTGCACCCTCAGATCAGCAACTCAGTGGCGTGGGCTTCTCACGTGGACGCAACGACGAGGTCACTGTGCGAGTCTCAACCAACAACTCAACTCGTGCCTACAACATCATTTTTTGAAAGGACACCCAACATGAACGATCTTTTTGTTACCGCTTCTCGACAGGCTTGGCGCTTTCCCAGCACTCGTGGCGAGCTCACCACCGAGCAACTGTGGAGCATGCCACTCCTAGCCAAGAATGGCTTTGACCTCAACTCCGTGGCTCGGGGCCTCAACCAAGAGGTCAAGGACCTAGGCGAGGAAAGCTTTGTGGAAACACGGAGCAACCCTGCTCGCTCCACTGCTGAAGGCAAGCTGGAACTGGTCAAATCCATCATCGCTGTGCGACAGGAAGAGAACCGGCTGGCCGAGCAGCGTGCCCAGCGTGCTGTGGAGCGTGCTCGCATCCTGGATGCACTGGCAGCTCGCGAATCCGAAGAGCTCACCAAGGCCAGCAAGGATGAGCTGCTGGCCCGCCTGGCCCAGCTGGACGGCTGATTGCTCAAGTGAGGGGTGTGACCGTGCCCCTCACTTTTTCTCTTGACTCAGTCTATGTCTGTGCTACTATGCCTATTGACACGCAAGAGGTGAGAACGTGAGCCTGATCAACAAGCGTATTGCAGACAGCATCCGACGCTACCCCACTCTTTATCGCTGCCGTACTGATGTGCTGGAACAGTGGTTTTGTGTGATTGGCAATGGCATGGAATGGCAGGATGGACAGCTAGTGAGCATATTTGACGAGCCACCTTTGCGCACTGTGGAACAGCTGGTAGCAGAAAACACCAAGTGGATGAGAGAGCGGCTGGAGGAAGATGCCAACGAGATGGATGCCTCTACTTTGGCTCGATATCGTGTGATGATCCAGCAGGAGAGCATGCGGATTAGGGCCACCGTCGAAAATGCCAATGATCTGGCACTAGTGGAGTGGAGCCACAACACACCGACCAGGCTCAGAGACAGCTTCTCAGCCAAAAGCATTTATCCTCTCTGTGCCTACAGCCGGATGAGCCAGGTGCCAGATGATGTTGACCCCGAATGGCTTGCAGCAGTGCGTGAGATGATTTTTGTAGTGTTTCGCAGTGAGCCTGACCAGTATGGATTTGACCCTGAAACCAATGCGAAACAGCACGAGGCCAACATCCAGTTTGCGAGCCAAACTTCGGCTCACTTGGCTCAACGTTTTGGTGATGGTGGTCGGCCAGCCAGCTATGAATCTTGGTGCTCACGCCAACGGGCATTCAACATCAAGGTCAAGGCAATGATTCAAGACATTTTGACAGGAGTGTAAACCGTGCAAGTCAACAGTGATCAATGGTATGTGAAGTGGTTCCTATGGAACTGCAATATTCTGGACCGGTGGCTCAATCCAGGATACGCTAGTCGACGAGTAGAGAGGGCTATGAATAAGGGCACCGACCTCTGCACCTTCTTCCGCACAATCCTGCTGGGCACCCTGGTGGCCCTGCTGAACTTGGCTGTGTGGGCGTGGGTGGCGTTTGTGATGCTGGTGATGCCCTTCCTGCTGTTCAATGTCACAACGGTGGCCATGACTGTGGGACTTTTTGTTGGTGTGTTTGCTGCCGCTATGTTGGTGGCAACGGCTGTTGTGGGAGCACCTGAGGCCATCCGGTGGGTGGCAAGAAAGACCAGCAGCGCAGTCAAGAAAGCTCCTCAGCGTGCGCCCACATTCCTACAGGTGTTTGGGCGCTATCTCATTGGCGTCAAACAGCGTTTTTGCCCCACCATCACCATTAAGGACAACAACAATGATTAACATCATCCGCAACGGCAGCTTTTTGATCCCCCCAATGGGAGCAGTGGTGGCTGTGGCTGTCACCAGCCTGGCGCTGTTTTTCATGGTCCTAGGCAGCAAAGAAACTCGAGTGCGAACCTCTGACGCACGGTGTGAGGTGGGCGAAGTTGTCAGCGGCAGCGAGACCATCCGCGTCAAGCTGCTGTGTGATGAGGCGGGTGAGAAGACAGCCACCAGCACCGGCCAGGCCGAAACTGTGCTGGCCATCCTCAAAACCAACCCCGCCACTGTGGTGTGCAATGTCATGCATACTGGCTGGGCACGGGACTGCCGCGTGCCCTAAAGGATAGAGTAGATGGTAAGGATCATTGGCAAGGACGAGCGGGAGATGCGGCGTGTGACCTGTCGGTTCTGCGCCAGCATTTTGGAGTACACCCAGAGCGAGACCACCACACGGTGGGTAGGAGACTACAGCGGTGACCGTGAGCAGATTAGAGAGCTGGCTTGCCCGGGATGCGGCAACAAAATTCCGGTGAAATTTTATTGAAAATTCCAGTTGACACCTCTGTGATTTGTGCTATTATCCAGGCGTAGAGCAAAGGCTAGGTGATGCCAAACGAGTGCCCAGACTGTGACAGCATGTGGTGCAGACAGCGTGGCTGCCAAGGCAGCATTCCACAACTTCCCCCATATGAGGAGATCCGTCCCATGACCAAGCGTTTTACCATCGAGCGTGTGATCAAGGTCTATGATGAGGACACCGGTAACCACTTTTATGTGGGTCCCGATGCTGACGGACTTGATGGTATGGAGATTCGAGATGTCAATAGCGAGGGCAAGATTGACGCTCGCTTCTTCATAGGGCGCGAGCAAGCTGTGCTGGTGGCACAGGCCATCCTCGAGCTATATGGGGACAAGCAGTGAGCCGGGCTGCACTCAAGCCCAAGCTTGATGATCAGGATCTTGCAGAGATCCGCAAGGATCACGATTGGTGGATGGCAGCCGCTCCTCCCAACTGCGTGTTGATTGGGTGGACCGATCGAGAAAGCGCAGTGTTTCAACAGGGTCCTGGTCCGTTTCCCAAAACCATCACCATTCCTGGTGTGGCAGCCGAATACATCCACACTCTTCTCAAAGGCAAGGAACTCACACCATGAGCAAGCCCAATGCTAGAGACCGGCGCACTGTTGAACGTCGTCGTGATCTTGACCAATACAGCGGACCTTACCGTCTAGAGGACCTACCTGAGCTGCAACATGGTGCTGTATTGGTTCTTGACAGCTGGTATGATGAAACCTCAGTGTATCTTGCCTGGGAAGAGCTAGAGAGTGAGGAAGAGTGGAGGGCTCGAGTCAAAAAGCTCGATGCGGCTGCTGCTCGTCGCGCCCAGAATCCCACACCACGCAAAAGCAAGGAGCAGAGGCTGCTGGAGCAGGCTCGCCAAAAGCTCACGCCAGAAGAGTTGGCTGCCTTGGTTCGAGATGCCAGGAATAGCTTGACAATGTCCTAAAGCCTGCTATAGTGGTCACACAAACGAGGAAAGCTCATGAATCACCAGCAGGACAGAGATCTACAAGTTTGGCTTGTCACGCTCGATGGAACTCAACAGGCCCATAATGTGGTTGTTGAGCTCAAGAAACTAGGATTCTTGCAGTTGACGGTAATGGATGCAATTGGCGTGATCACCGGCAGGGCAGATCAGTCTATTGCCGAGGCAGCTCGCATCCTCCCGGGTGTTTTGGATGTGGAACCAGAAACTCCAGTGTCAGTTTGATATCTCAAGGAGTACCGGATAGTGCAGGACGTATTTGGTCAGGATTTGAACGTTGGCGATAAGGTGGCTCTGACCCCGCACGGATACAAGAGCCTGGTTGTTGGCACGATTGTAGGATTCACAGCACAGCAGGTGCGAGTCAGCTATGAGCGACGACGCCGGTATGGCGATACGGAGGAGACCACAATCCTTCGACCTCCCGGTGATTTGGTCAAAGCCCCAGAACATTTTACCTCTTGACATTCAGCTCGAGTCTGCTATAATCCCCACATCAAGCGAGGACAGCACCATGTCAATCAACACCAGTGAGCTTTGGGTTGTGGTCTATATCCACAATAATCCCTACAGCTTTGACACTGGCATGCCGGACACGGTCTACCTCAAGCGGGAGGAGGCTGAAGCTGCCTGCCGTGAGCTCAACAGCATGCCCAAAACTTTCAGTTGGGAACGCGAAAATCCCTATTCTGCTGAAAGCCTGTATGATCGCATGCTGACTATTCGGGACGAGAGTCGGCGAGAAGGTGAGCGAGACGAGCGTCGCAACGCTGACGGCTACTAGGGGGAAAAGTGACCATCAACCGCAAGGCGTTTCAAACACCACAGAAAACTTGGCATGCAGTCAAGTGGACTCGCAAGGGGCGAGGATCCTACACTGATTTCGAAGCGGCCAAAAGGTGGTGCAACGCTCATGCTGGAGTCTACAGAGGTGACTGGTGTTACCATTATGGCCCTTGGGAATTCAAGTTTCGCGACCCCGCTATAGCCTTGATGTTTCAACTTACATGGTGCTAGTATGAAATGGGAATGGACTCTGTCCGTAGTTGCTGAGCGTGATGCCTCAGGCAAGCGTCGTCGACTTGAGGAGCATGAGACAGCCGTGGAGGTGCAAGATGGTGGACAGGCACAGCTTGTGGAGTTTGCAAACACCAGTGAGACCGGGCTGTTTGTGCGCTTGCAGAGCTGGGATGATCAGCGCGAGCATACCGAAATGGCTCAGTTGCTGAACAAGCGAGTGCGAGTCACTGTGGAGGTGCTGGACGATGAATGAAGTTTCAAAGATGATTTGTGTGGGCATGATCCTGGCTTCAAAAAAGCGCAAGCCTGACAGCTTGTTTGTGGTCACGCATCTCTATCAGCGAGAGTACGCCAATGGTAATCTCGCTGATAGAGCAACAGGATTGATAATTAGCAAAAAGCGTGACCCTGAACCTTGGCTCGAAACTCGGGCTCACGGTGCTCCCCCTCCGGGGATTGATGGGAGTGAGCTCCGCGACCTAGATGTTAGAAGTCTCGAGCAGATGTTTCCCCATGTGTGGTTTGATCCAGTTGTGCCAGAGCATGAGGAAGACAAGTGAATTTTTCTGGTTGACAATCTTCTCTAGGCTGCTACAATGGCGGGGCAAGCAAGGAGCTAGAGCGATGGACGACCTCAGCAAACTGATTGGGCGCACTGTAGCCAAAGCCGAAATGTTTGGAGACGGTTATTTCCGGCTCACGTTTGAGGACGGAAGCGAGCTGGATGTGATGGCGCACGGCACTGAGCCGCAGTGGTTGAGTGTTGACTTCACCGATTGACAGAGCAGTAGCCTTCAGCTAGTATGCGCTACCAAAAGAGGAGTTGTGCTATGCAGTTTGTTGTTATTGATCTCAAGACTCGCTGCCTGGTGAAGCATCCGCGCACTCGGAAGGAAACCTACAGCACTGAGCGTGCTGCCAAAGCGGCGAAGACCCGCTTGACCAAAATTGATATGGACGCCTATCTCGCAGGCAAAAAGTATCCTCGCTCCGACTATGAGGTTATGGACGAGGCAACATACAAGGCACAGGTGCCCATGCGGGAGGTCACTAATCTTATGACGGGAGCCACCGTGCTCGAGCGTGCTGACACACCGTGGCACTGTTCAGTCGGTAGTGAGAGTTACTGGAGCAGCTGACGTGAGTAAACTGGTGACAGATGGTCATGTGGCTGTGCTCTACAGCCCAGGTTTTGGATCATGTTGGTATGACCCCAGCTTTCCCTCCTGCCTAACTGATCCCGCAGTAGTAGATTGGGTGATGGCGGGAAAACCCAAAAGCCAATTGAGAGAAATTATAACCTATCTCGCTCTAGCTTACGGTGAGGAATTCGGGATTGGCGGGTTGGATCAGCTCGCAGTCTCATGGATCCCTGAGGGCACACGGTTTGTGGTGCATGACTATGATGGCAGCGAATATATCTTGCGAGAAGATAAAATGCCGTGGAGTGTGGCATAATCCAGAAAAAACTGGTTGACTGAAACCAAAACTTTGCTAATATGTGAGCACGCAAGCAGCAGGGGCTGGTTGCACAACAGGAAAGAAGGTTACAATGGGTATCAGCACTGAACTGGCTCGGAAGATCCTCTCGGACGAGATCGACATCTATGATGCGGTGGCATATGGTGAAGGCTGCACCAACGAGGAGCATAACTACCTGCAGAACATGTATGACGAGATTGCTGCTGAGCACTTCCTGCATCGGGACGATGCCTCTGAAGAGATCATGGAACGCATCTACGATTGCATTTATGACGACTTTGGCGAGGAGGCTGTGGCGTAACAGCCACACCCACCACAGCAACAAGCAGAACTGAGGTACCAAAAATGAACACGCAAACTTCTGTTTCCGAATGCCTCCAGGAAGCTGACGAGGTGATCCAGAGCCTGAAGGAAGCAGGCTATGACTACAGCCACAAGCGTGCCGAGATTGCTCTGCTGTTTGATACTCAGCTCTACAACGGCAACTGGGACTGCACCACGGACTTTGACGATGGTACCCCGGACCTCCGATTGATCCAGGAGGACGAGTATGACCAGCACATGGATGATGAGGACAAGCCTGACTCAGTCACCTATGCTGCCGGGCACTATGTGATGCTGGCCTAGGAACACAAAAATGATAGCCACCATCACACTTTGGACCATGCTGCTGTGGGCCGAATCTCGAGCATCCAGCAGTTCCTTGGAATCTACCCAGATAAATGGGTTTGCGACCCAAGAGGCGTGTTTGACCGCCCTGGCACAAATCACCGGGATCAACAAGCGTCTCCAAAATGAGAGAGGGAGTGCAAGGTCAGGCGAGACTGGTGTGGACTTCAAGCTGACGATGTGCATTCCTGTCGAAACTCCCAAGAGTTGATGGAGACAGCAAATGTGGGACGAAGAGCTTAGGAAGTTTGTGGGTCGCACTGTGGAGAGCATCACTCGCTATGGTGATGAGTATCTCGAGATTCGCTTTGATGATGGCACCTGTCTCACTGTGGGCTCTCGGGGCAGTGAGGAAAGTTGGCTGGATGTAGATTCTTTGGGTTGACCCCTGCTCAAACCCTGCTATAGTGTGGTTGCAAGAGAGGAGACCGCAGACATGATGAGGGCTGTGAAAGCGTTGATGGGCTGGCGTAAGGTGGTTAATGACAGCCTTACAGATGTGTCGTTTGGGTCAAACGGTGGAGGCGAGTGGATGGCACAGGAACTGCTCTCCATGTCAGACGCTGACCGTATCGCCCTTGCTGCCGAACTGCTGGCAGGGACGGGATACGAGACCCGGCGTACGGAGCGTGCAGGCTCTGATGTGGCGGATTTTTTGCTGTGCGGCGCTTCAATGAAGAGGGAGTAGTAGAGATGAACCTCAGCAAGCTCAAAGTGATCCAGACCACATATGCGCTAGAGCGTGAGGACTACGTGTATCGCATTACAGTGGACGAGGATGGTTGGGTCATCATCAAGAGGACTGACTCCCAGCATCCCATGTGGACGCATGGGGCTCTCACCCAGGCTTATGACGCGGTCTGTGAAAAGTTTGTGGTGATGATCCGTGTGGAAAACATGCGTCTCCGTCCCGATGAGGCTGAAAAAGTGCTTGCAGGGCTTTGAAGCTGGTGCTATATTGAGTTTGCACAACAGGGACACGGTGATATGGCCTACATGAACCAAACTCGCAAGAATGAGATCACTCCTGCTGTGAAGCGTGTGCTGAGCAAGTATAAGATCAAGGGCACGCTGAGTGTGCGCAATCACAGCACCTTGGTGCTGAGCATCAAATCCGGCAGCATTGATTTCTGCCAGAATTGGTATGACAAGTGGACTGCCGAACATGCGCGCCGCCCCACTGCACATCAGCCCACAGAGGTTCCGGACCACATTGATGTGAATGTGCATCACATTGGGAGCCACTTTTCCGGACGTGCAGAAAAGTGCCTCCAGGAGTTGCTGAACGCTATGAACGAAGGCAACTGGAACCGGAGCGATGTCCAGACCGATTATTTTGACCGTGGATGGCACGTTTCAATGGGCATTGGTCGTTGGAACAAGCCCTACGTTTTTGAGAAGGTTAGCAAAGGTGTTTGAAAAGCGTCTATGGCTGGTCAAACTCAGCTTTAGAGATGATCGTCAGAGAGAGTTGGGCACTAGTGAGTTCTCAGTGATGGCTCGAACTCATTGGGGTGCTCAGAGAGAAGTACGTCGTCAGGTAGAGATCATGCGACACAGCTATGGCCAGATGTATCCAGGCCAATCAGTGTCGATCTACAGCACTGTGAGCCTAGGAGTTGGTGAGTTCATCTGCGTAGCCTAGTTTGGAAAACATGCGCCTTAACCCTGCATTGCGATAGCGAGGAAACATACATGACTCGAAACGAGTTTGACGGTTACATTCGGCTGGTGTTCAGCAGCGCAAGCAATTGGCGCGGCGAAGACCACATTTGGTGGCCACATGGAACCGATCTCTACTACGAGGTCACATGGATCACAGGTGGGATGACAGGGGGCAACTGTTGGGGGGACAGTGCTGAGCACAGTGTGAGCAGTGAGCCTGAGCCCTCTCTTGAACTGCTGGATCAATTCTTGGATGAGGTGTGCCCAGATCTCACTGCTCGGCAGTATCGCCGGCTACTTGCAGAGGTTCCTTATCGAGACAGCTACACTGACTACGAGTATTATGGCAACCACACCACACGTGGCAAGAAGGTTGTATCCTTCAAGGACCTCTACAAGTGGTTGTGCCAGGAAGTTTGGAAGTGCTGATTACCTGTATCGCTGGCCTGCCCGGCAGTGGCAAAACCCATCTCATGGACAAGATTAGCGACCAATACCCACCGCTCAGAGCATGGGCGGTAGATGACATAACCGAGCTGGGGCAGTTGCCAGGAGTGCATGCTGTATTCCATCTTGACCATCTCATTATCGCCGATCCTCACTTCTGTAGAGAGAGCACCAGGGTACGTGCAGAGACTTTGCTGACGGGTTGGTATAACCGGCCCATAGAATGGATCTTTTTTGAGAACAATCCCCAACGATGCCGCGAGAACGTGCACTGTAGGAACGATCAACGGAGGGTGTTGGGGATGATCCACATCCTAAGTCAACTCTATACCATTCCAGCAGGGGCTGATGTGCGGCCAGTATATTGTCGCATAGACTCATAATTTTTAGGTCTTGATCAAGACTCCTGCTATACTCAAGGCAGGAGAAACATGAATGAAGAAAATACTTGTAACTGGTGGGGCTGGGTTTTTGGGCAGCCACTTGTGTGAAAGACTTGTGGCCCGAGGACACCATGTGCTGTGTGTGGACAACTATTTTACTGGATCAAAATCCAACATACAGCATTTGTTAAGCAGTTCCAATTTTGAGGTCATACGTCATGACGTCTGTGTGCCCTTATATGTGGAGGTAGATGAAATCTATAATCTTGCCTGTCCTGCAAGTCCCAAAAGTTATCAAAAAGATCCTATTCAAACCATGAAAACCAGTTTTATGGGATCTTATAATCTATTAGGCTTGGCCAAACGCACAAAAGCAAAGATCTTTCAAGCCAGCACTAGCGAAATTTATGGCGATCCTTTTGTTCATCCGCAACCAGAATCCTACTGGGGCAATGTAAATCCTCTGGGCCCGCGTGCCTGTTACGATGAAGGCAAACGTGCTGCTGAAACACTTTTTATGGACTATAACCGGCAACACAATGTTGACGTTCGGGTGGCTAGGATCTTCAACACCTACGGACCGCGCATGAGTGTTGATGATGGGAGAGTAGTTAGTAATTTTATTGTGCAGGCGTTACAAGGGCTGCCTTTGAGTGTGTATGGTGAAGGCACCCAAACACGTAGCTTCTGTTATGTTGATGACCTAATTGATGGCATTTTGACATTGATGGAGTCCACATCTTCTGGCTCACAACCTGTGAATTTAGGCAATCCTCATGAGGTAACAGTCAGGAGCCTTGCAGAGCAAATCCAACGCCTCACAGGGTCCACTAGCCGGATTTTAAATTTACCGTTGCCTGTAGATGATCCACAACAGCGTCAAGCTGATATTACTAGAGCAACAAGCATACTGGGTTGGGAGCCAAAAATCCCTCTTGAGCAAGGACTACAAAAAACTATAGCCTATTTCCAACAGGTGCTGACCAATGCCTAAGGTAACAACCGCAGTTTTTATCAGTGGACGAGGCAGCAATCTCTTGAGCCTTCTCAAGGCACAAAATGATTCCCATTGCCCCTTTCAAATTCAATTGGTGGTTAGTAACAATGAGGATGCGGGCGGATTGAAACTAGCACAAGATCATGGCGTGCAATGGGCAATCTTTCCCAACAGTGCGTACAAAAAAGATAGGGAAGGTCAAGAGGGGGCTATTCACCAACTTTTGGTGGAACAAAAGATTGAGCTAGTTGCGCTGGCTGGCTACATGCGGGTTTTGACTCCGTGGTTTGTTGCACAATGGAGTCAACGAATTATCAATATTCATCCCAGCTTGTTGCCCAAATATCCTGGATTACACACTCACCAAAGGGCTTTGGCAGCAGGGGATCAAGAACACGGTTGCACGGTACACTATGTTACAAAAGTGTTGGATGCTGGTCCTATTATCCTACAAGCCAAGGTTCCTGTAGAGCCTGGAGATACAGAATCTGATTTGAGTCTTAGGGTATTGGTGCAAGAACACCTAATCTATCCCCAGGCATTGTCCTTGGTTTCCCAGCAACTCTGCGACAAAAAAATAGTGGGAGAAAAAGGCATTTCGCTGGAAAAACCGGTAGACAGCTGAGATGGTGATGCTATTATGCGGTTGTAGGCAACGAAACAGAGGATGCTACACGATGAACACCAAGCAGTTCAACATCATTGGTATTAGCCGCTTCCAGGGCGTGCTGACCTTCCGCGTTAGCAACGGCAGCATCAAGCACCGTGAGACTGTGCTGGCACGCGAAGGGCACACTGAGGTGCAGTTCAAGACCCTCCCGCAGCCCATGACCAAGGCTGATGCTGTGGCTTGGATGCGCAGCCAGGGCGTGGACGCTGTGGTGCCGGCCAAGAATCTCAAGAAGAAGATTGAGGCCATCTTGGCTGCTGAGCGGGAAGCTGCTGCTCAGAAGGCTGCCAAGGATTGGGCCGAGATGCAGACCAACAGCATGAGCAAGCTGGCTGCCAAGCGGGCCCGGGACGCTGCTCGCAAGCGGGAGAAGCGTGCTGCTGAGCGTGCGGCTCAAGAGGCTGCTAAGCAGCAGGGCATCAACCAGCTGATGGGGGCGGTTGACCAGGAGTTTGGGGTGGATGTGGAGCGTGAGCTGGCGGGGGAGTAAGCAGAGGAATATGGAACTGGTGGGGTGACGAACCCGTAAACCCAGTTTGACACCAAGAAAGCGGCTGGTGGGGTGATGAACCCGTAAACCCAGCCGCTTTCTTGTGAGTAAATAGGGGAACAAACAAAGGATGGGTCAGTGAGAGCAAGTGATTTTTTGTCGCCAAAAATTCAGTTAACTGAAAGCATAACTGGTAGCGAAATGCTGACTCTCTACAAAAGCATGCATCACGAAGAGCCCACTAATCCTGCTATGGTCAACTGGATCAAAAGTCAAGACTGGGGCATAAAAATGATCAACCCGCAAGACTTTCCAGATCACTATGGTGATGTGCTGCCAGATGATCCTTTTAATCGGGTAATTGATATTGACGATGAGATTGTGAAAAAGCTAACCATCAAACTAGAGCGTGGAGAGCAAGTGGACCCTGTGATTATGGGACCAAATGGCAGTGTTGTTGACGGCAACCACCGAGCGCAAGCTGCCAAGGAGGCTAGTGTAAGCATCTTGGCATATGTTCCCATGGGGCAAACTGTTTGACGCAAGCTTGATAAGATCGCATACTTGACCCATGAGCACATATCAAGAAGCTGGCGTTAACATAACTGCTGGAGAAGAGTTTGTTGACCAAATAAGGCCCTTGGCCCAATCCACACACCGAAAGGGCGTGTTGGGCACAATAGGCGGCTTTGGCGCAGTGTTTGACATCGGCAGCTTGGGCATGCGTGACCCCCTGCTGGTTAGCACAACTGATGGCGTGGGAACAAAGCTGTCACTTGTCAAAGAGGCAGGCACACGCCTTCAAGGCTTGGGGCAAGACCTAGTTGCTATGTGTGTGAATGATCTTGTGACAACAGGTGCAACGCCACTTTATTTCTTGGACTATCTGGCTGTGAACAAGCTGGATCCCTCTACGCATGTTGATATCATAGAGGGCATTGCAGAAGCTTGCAGAACATCTGGTTGTGCACTAGTGGGCGGTGAAACAGCAGAAATGCCAGGAGTCTACAGCCCAGGCGATTTTGATTTGGCTGGATTCGCTGTGGGTGCTGTAGAGCGCAACAGGCTGCTTCCTAAAAATGTTTCTGTAGGTGATGCAGTAATTGCTCTGCCCAGCAGCGGAGTGCACAGCAATGGGTTCAGCCTCGTGAGGAAAATCCTTCACGACAGTGGCACAAGTCTTGATGCGCTTGTGCCTTGGGACCTTACAAAAACTTTTGGTCAAGTGTTATCTACTCCCACTGCCCTTTATGTCAGCACAATTTTGGAACTGCACACAAAAGGCCTACTTACGGCTGCTGCACACATCACTGGTGGAGGCCTGTATAGCAATCTCAAGCGTGTGTTGCCAAGTGATCTTGATTTTGAAAAAACCAGAGGTTGTCCGGTGCCTGAAGTATTTCGTTGGCTACAAACCGCAGGGCATGTCTCAGACACTGAAATGCACTCTGTGTTCAATATGGGCGTGGGCATGTGTTTGATCTCCAACCAACCCAGCAAAGTAGTTGAGCTGTTGTGGGCGCAAGATCAAGCCTGTTACCTTATTGGGCATGTAATCAATAAGCGATGAAGTATCGTGTGGAGATTTGGGAGGCAGTGCGTGGTTTAGAGCCCACTCTTATTCACGTATTGCTGTTCAACACCTTAGATGACGCCCTTACAAGAGCTAGATCCACTACCTTAGCCAACACCTTGCCTTTGGCTCCTGATTGGTACTCATTCAGTAAGGGACCATATGTTCAAACCGAAAGCATTACAATATGACCCTTCCTCACTTGCTGAGCATTGATCAGTTTGACCTCACAAGTATACACACATTATTCACAACTGTGAAAGGCATTGAACTGGGCCTCACCCAACCAGTAGCTCAAGGGAAGGTATGTACTAACCTCTTCTACGAGCCCAGCACACGCACCAGCAGTAGTTTTTATTCAGCCATGGTGCGGCTAGGTGGCGCTGTCATCCCCATCAATGATGTCAGCTTCAGCTCTGTCAGCAAGGGTGAGAACCTAGAAGACACTATTCGCACTTTGGCCAGCTATTCAGACTGCATTGTGTTGCGCCATCCCGAAAAAGGGGCAGCTCAATGGGCTGCGGCTGTAAGTCCTGTTCCTATCATCAATGCAGGCGATGGAGTTGGTGAGCATCCCACACAAGCTCTCCTAGACCTCTATACCATCCAGCGGCATGTGGGCTTGACTCGTCCCATTGACGTGTGCCTAATGGGTGACTTGCGTCATGGTCGAACTGTGCACAGCCTCACCAGGTTACTGCGTCTATATGATGTGAGACTGCACATGGTGAGTCCACCAGGTCTGGAGATGCCGCAAGAACTCACAGAGGAAACAGACAAGCTTTACACCAGCATTGACGAATGTGTGGACAAGGTGGATGTGATCTATGTTACCCGTGTGCAGAAGGAGCGGATTGCGCCGAATCTACAAAGCACGATGGGCAAGTATCAGCTCACTCCTCAGCACATGAGCCAGGCCAAGAGCAGCAGCATCATCATGCACCCTTTGCCGCGTGTTGACGAGCTGCCCAGCAGCTTGGACAGTGATCCCCGGGCCGTGTACTTCAAGCAGATGCGCTATGGTCTCTATGTGCGTCAAGCTATCTTTCTCCACATGTTCAGTGACAGCGTGCCTTGGAAGTTTTAGGTTGACATCTAAACACTTCTCTGTATAGTGCGCTTGAATCCGCAAAGAGGCAACTATGTTTGGCTTCATGAAAAGTTGGTTTACTCAGCCGTCTCTGTCCGTCAGATCCGCCCAGGATCTCAGCTACTTAGAGCTAATTGAAGAACTGCGAACCAGGGATGATATTGAAATCTTTGCCCGCTTGCGGTTTCGAGATCAGTGGGTGAAGAATTTTCACGAGAAAAATCCTGGTGCAAAAGTTCCAAGTGGTTTCCTCATGAGGTTTGGTGCACTGGACAGAGTGGCCTCAGAACGCATGCTGAAACTGATGAACGAACTCAGAGTCATGCGTGAGCTACCAGAAATCAGCCATGAAAAGCTGGAGAAGCACCTTGCGGGCTCCTATCCAAAGAGCATGCGATGAACCAATTGATCGAGTTGAGTTTTTTCCTGCCCGAAATGGTTCTTTTTGGGGCAGGGCTATACACTTGGTATCATCTTTTCACCTCCATTGGAAAGTGGAGCTGGAAGCGAGTGGCTCTATACCTCTACGGTGCAGCTTGTGTCTACAGCCTTTGGATCATGGGTTACCAATAGCTGGTTGACATGCCATCAAAAGCTGCTATATTGGCGGGGTAGAGCACGGAGACAGTAGATGAGCAACTGGAAGGTAGAACCTGCTGCACCGCACACGGTGGAAGGCATGATCTGCTCTCTTGCAGGCGTGTGCGACGGTGCAAGGCAGCATGACCAACAAGGGTTTTCTGGTGCAGACACTGAGTTTGGCCACAGCTTGGCCAATCGTGCTCAGCAAGGTAGGCCCTTCACGCTGAAGCAAGCGCAGGCTGCATTGAAGCTCGTGAACAAATACCGCCGACAAATTGGTGGGACGGACTTTGTGAAAGCGTTCCTGGAACAGCCAGTGTTCAAGCTTGCACCGCTGGATCCCAACGCAGCAGTTGGCAACCTCGAAGGCAGGCATCACAATCCGCGGCGTATCATCAGCGAACAGAAGACTGCGGTGTTCCACTTCCCTTACAATCCGGACTTGGTGGCTGCGCTGAAGATGGTCCGAGGCGAGCACAAGGGCGAAAAGTATCGGGCACAGTGGGAGCCCTCCCGCAAGGTTTGGTTGTGCCCTGTGAACGAAAGCAGCATCTGGAGCATCATGGATGTTGCAGATAAGTTTGAGTTTGAGGTGGAAGATCGTTTCACCACTTACTTGGAGCGTGTGCGAGAAAAGACGGAAGAAAGTCGAGTTCATCTCATGCTGACAGGCGGCCAGCATGTGACATTGGCAGGCGACACACTGATTGTGTCGGTTGACGACGCTGCCATTCTCAAGGAGATCGAAGATGAGCTCAACACTGACGCCTGATTGGATTGACAGAGACCTACTGGCAGAGGCATTTCGAGAGATGCCTACCCCACATGGTGCCACCTTCGACGATGGCCGCCGCTGGTGTGGACGGTGTGAGAAGCCTGTGCTCACATGTGAGGCAGTGGTTGGGGATGGTTGGGCTGACAAGATCTGTCAGCGTTGCACCAGCATCTGGCCCGAGTTCAGCGACCTCTACCAGCTGCAACTGCTGATGGCGGATGAGGATGAAGATTATTTTCCGGATACTATGCATTGACGCTGACAGCTCTAGACCAAATTCAATTCCCTCTCAATCTGCTCAAAACCCGTGACGCTGATCAGTGGCCCTATATGATTGAGGTTTTAGACGTGCCCAATATTACTTTGAAAAGAAACCAAACACTGGGGCTACAGCTTTTTGGCACTCCTGATGCAGAGAGTTGCAGCAGCCGATGGTCATGGCATGCCATCAGCATCCATAATTTCTCATGTGTGAGGTTTTGGTTCCGGTCCAAGGATGACTTGACACAATTTGCGTTGATGATGGAAAGGTAGAATATGGGTATCGAAGATCTCAAGGGCATCACTCTGCTCAACATTGAGCTTGAACGCGAGCCAGACCAGCTCATGTTTTACAGCGAGTGCGGGCGTAGGTGGCGAATGTGGCACTGTCAAGACTGCTGTGAGAATGTTGTCCTCCAAGACATCATTGGCGAGCTAAGTGACCTCGTTGGTGCGCCTATTCTTGTGGCTGAGGAGCGTGTGAATGGAAGCGAGACTGAATGGGGGCACGAGACCTGGACATTTTCCGAACTAGCTACCATCAAGGGCAGCGTGACACTGAGATGGCTGGGTGAGAGCAACGGCTACTACAGCGAAGCAGTGGATTTTGAACAGTTGATGAGTGTAGAGGAGAGTCTCCGAGCATGAGCAGCTACCTAGTGATCCGTCAAGACGACAACGGTGTGTGCACAATTTTGGCCGACAAGCTCAGTGAGCACGAAAGCCGGCGCTTGGTTGAGATGATGACCAAGCGTGGACACAAGGCCACTTACTTTGCCCAACTATATCTCAACCCTCATCAGCGCCAGCAGATTCTCATCACTCATCATGTGAATCTCTAGATTTAGGATTGACCATCCCTTCAAACCTGCTACAATGCAGGGGTAGGAAGGAGAGCTTACATGTTGACTGTTCCAGCCTCGATTGAGAATGCTCGCAAGGTGCTGCGACTCAGCACCAAGCACAACCTCAAGGTTGATCCCCGAGTTGAAGCTTTCTTGAACAGCATCCCTCGGGTCACCCAGCTGGAAGGTTTCAACTTCAAGCTGAAGCCTTACCAGGCAGAGGCTGTTGCGTGGTTGGAGAGCCAGCTGGGAGTTGGACTGTTGGCTGAAGAACAGGGACTGGGAAAGACCGTTGAGGTTATGGCCTACGCCCACAAGAATCAGCTGTTTCCTATGATGGTAGTGCTGCCCAATACTCTTAAGTTGAATTGGCGGAATGAAATCATCGCGATGACTGGCACTCGGTACCAAATCAATGTGGTGGGCACTTCCTACAGCAAGCGTGCCACTGCTGAGCGAGCTGCTCGGCATCCCAATGTCATCTACAGCAAGCGGCCCACAGCCGGTTGCGACATCTACCTTGTGAACTACGACATCCTCAGTAGCAACCTCGACGACATCGAGGCATTGAATCTCAAGTTCATGGCGGTGGATGAGAGCCACAAGATCAAGAATCCCAGTGCCAAGCGCACACAGGCTTACATGCGGCTAGCTACTGGTGAGGTGGAGGAAAAGCTCAAGGGCGGTGTGCGCAAGACTCACAAGGTCAGCAAGCCTGTGCCGCGTGTGGTTCTGATTTCAGGCACTCCAATGGTAAACAGGCCGGCAGAGCTGTGGAGCACTGTCAGGAGCTTGGCCAGCTATGTGCCGCAGTTCAGCACTTGGAACAAGTTCGCATGGCGCTTCTGCAACCCGGTGAATAACGGGCATGGTTGGAACTTCGGTGGCAGCTCGAACATGGATGAACTGCACCAGCTGCTGACAAGCCACCTCATGCTGCGTCGCTTGAAGCGGGACGTGCTGAAGGAGCTGCCGCCCAAGGTGTATCAGGTTATCCCACTGGAGTTTGACCGTGCGGAGTATGACAGCGTAGAGCGAGCCTTCAAGGGAATTGATTGGAAAGCTGGCCTTGAGACTATGATCCGCTTGGGCAGCAATGCTCCCAAGAGCGATGAGCGCATTGTTGCGATGCAGAAGCTGCGTGAGGTGGCTGCGCTCAGCAAGCTCGCCAGCACTGTAGAGTGGATTCGAGATTATACTGAAAACGGCGAGAAGCTGGTGGTGTTTGCCCACAACCGGGCGGTGATTGACCATATCCAAGGTGCGCTAGCTGCGGACCAGGAGTGGGGCGGAAAGGTTGGAGTTATCTACGGTGGGGTCAGCAACGAAGAGCGTGCACAGGCTGTTGAGGCTTTTCAGAATGATCCCAAGACCCGAGTGATTTTGGTTAGCATCTCTGCTGGTGGTTTTGGCCTTACCCTTACGGCTGCAAATGCGGTGGCGTTTGTGCAGACGCCGTGGAGCCCTGGAGAAATTCAGCAGTGTGCAGACCGTGTGCACCGCATTGGTCAAACTAGCGACCAGGTTACGATTTTCAACTTGGTGGCTGAAAATACTATCGAAGAGATGATGGCAGACATGCTGTTCAGCAAGGGGCAGGTGCTGGATGCGGGATTGGATGGTGGGGCTGTGGTGAACACAGTGGACTTGCGTGCAGCGGGTTAACCGGGATCTGGAAGCGGACTACAGCCAGTGGCACGAGGTGCCTATTGAGGCAGACAACCCAGTGCCTTTGCCCCATCTTTTGGACGTGTTGGGCGAGCTGCGATGGAGTTGGCTGAAGAAGACACCTGGAGGCAGCTACTGGCTCCAGTGGCACAGTGGGGTCAACCCCAAACGATATCAACTGGTGTTTGAGCGTGAAGAAGATGCTCTGCTGTTCAGGTTGACGTGGACCTAGCGCATGTATGAGACCACAGTCTTGCCTCAATGGCCACATATGGTAGTGCTGGAAGGCATGTCTCTTGCTGAGCACGAAAACATGCTGCTGTGGTTGATAGATACCTTGGGCCAACCGGACTTTTTCAAAGCAAGTAGCCGATGGAGCTATCGTTCTCTGTCATCTCACCAACATTATGAAAAAATTTGGGTGAGCTTTCGGAGCCAAGAGGATGCCAGCTTGTTTGCCCTCTTGTGGGGAAGGTAGCATATTGACAACCTTTGGGGTTTCTGATACGCTTTAAGTATGACACTTGATTATTCCATTTGGCTTATTTCACAAAATTTTGACGATTTACAATTTGCCAACAGCAAATTACAAAACAATACAGTGAATTGGTTCAATGGCAGCAATTATCCCAGTTTTTCCCTGCTGGTGAACGATTGTGTTCACCAGAGTCCTACAGAAACAACTATCATACTTTGTAATCGCGTTGCCCCCTCTGACGAAAATATTCAATTGATTTTACAAAAGCTGGATGAAGGGTTTGCCTTTGTGGCGTTGTATGATTTCCGTTTTTTTGGTATCAAAAAGGAATTGTTTAGGCAAATAGGTGGCTTGGACGAGAAGTTTCCTGGAGGCTTTGAAGACGATGATTTCATATTGCGATTGATTGGCAACAATCTAGCCTGCTATATTACACAAGAGGCTGAGTATTTCTGGGCCCCCAGCACTTGGGCCCCTTCAGGACAATATCTTGGCATAAGCTATTTTCAAGAAAAATGGATCAGTTGGCCGGATGCAGTCAACACAACTGAGATGTATAAAAGATTGCCCGACAGTTTTAAACAACGAGATTGGGGACCCAGGACGCCAGGTGAGTTCTTGTCATGCAAGGAACACAGCTATGTTCAGTCTTGGTTATGCAAGTATTTTTACTTGAACTCAATCAGGAAAATTTGTGATTTTTAAGATATGTTATGCCTCTACATACAGGCCGGTGGCATACCAACCAGTGACATGTGAACTACTACGCCCTAAAGGCACCTAGCTTTCCGCGGCAGATTGTAACTAGCCATGTATTGAAATTCATACCTCCTTTTAATTTTTTCCAAGAGTGATTGTCAATTTAAATAAGTGTTATGAATCAACCAATAGATCCTTGCCAGGGCGTGAGCCTCACAGTTACATTTCCAAAGTTTGAATGCACTGATGGTGTATTACCCAATTTCAACAATCTTGATGAGTTTGGCCGAGGGCTAGGCAGCATACCAGGGCAATTGGGTCAGATAGCTCAATGCACTGTTACTGCCACAGCCAAACAAATTTCGGATGCAATAGACAGTTTACTGAAATTATTTGACAAAACCTTTGGGACCACACTAGGCAGCGTGGACAATCCTGTGTACGGCCCTAACCTCAAAGTCCCAGAACAAGAAATGGGTGTACGACTGCGAGCACTGTTTAATGAGTTCAAACTCTATTTGGAACTCAAGTTATTGGACATTTTGGGCAGGATTATTCCCAACTTGAGCTTTTTGAATATACCGTTGCCGTTCCTGCCCAACTGTACAGTGCGTGATCTTCTTAGTGCAGAGGGTAGAGCTAAAATAAGAGCTGCAATTGGCGCTCGCCAAGATCAAATAGCAAAAGCCTTGGGCCTACCTTGGAATATCACATTTGATGGAACATTGGGTTTGAAGAACGATGAAATGCGCCAACAAAGCCTAATCAGTAGAGTATGGAGTGAGTTCCACAAAGGTTTATTGAGCCTAATCAACAGAGGTTTCCGAGCACTAAGAGCTTTGACTGAACCGATCAAAAAAATTTGGCAAGCCCTGCGCTTACCAGACCTTCCCAATTTGGTGGCCCTAAATTTTGAAGAGCTTTTCAATAGTGTGTGGCAACCCATCAAAGACTTGGCCATCAGTGCTAATGAAAAAATGCAGCGCATGATTGATTACTTTCTTGAGTTTGATATAAAAAACTTTTTGGACAAGGCATTTAGTCCCTTGTTGAAATTCATAGCTTGGCCTTTTCCCACAAAAGTCAAACAGCTTCTCAAAATATCTGACCCACCCAAAGATCTCAATCTTGAGAGCAAGGAAACCCGCTTCAACAGCATAATGCAGGCTGTGAAAGACTTGTTTGAACAAATTCCTACTCTGATATTGGAACTGTGGATGAAGCTTGTCGTGGGGTTCTTCAAAGCTATCTTGAAGTTTGTTCCCATACTCAAAGAAATCTTCAAGTACATTCCCTTCACCTTCTGCACATTTATTGGGCTGGTGTTAAGTCCCATTTTGGGACTGGGAAGTGCAGTGGCTGGCCTTATTCCTCCTGGAATCTCAGTGCAACAAACTTAGCCGCACTGAGTTCCATTCAGTTGATCAAAAATGGTCTTTGCTGTATTGAATCTGTTTTGAGCTTCTGGGGTAATTGTTCCCTGCCGTCCCAACAGCCCTGATGAACTGATCTCGTAGTATTCATTTACTGCTCTAGCTGCTGACTCAGGACTGTTGGTTGCCAACATCTTGGAGTAGGCACTGCGATGTGTGTTCTTGAATTCCCAATCCACAAAGTCTAGGCTTTTATACAAGGCAGTGTCGTTTGATAGTTGACTCAATTGTGGCCAACTTACACCAATAGCCCGTGGCATATTTTTGAAACGATCGGAATTCCATTGAGCCAAGCCTTTGAAGGTGGGGTTGCTGTCCACTCGGGGATTCAAGGCACTTTCAATAGTGAAATTGCCCAGCAAGCCAGCAATGTGTTCGGGTTGATAACCTTTGCCCTTCAAGTAACACCAAGCTTTTTTGGCTTGATTGGAATCAAATCCTTTGCCAGCCCCACTTGCTGCTGCACTGAAGTCTGCATCAGGTCTAGCTTGGCCACTGAACAAAAATGCGTTGTTGAGACGGCGAGTTTTGAGTTCAAACTTTTCTTCGTTGTTACAAGCCAAAATCCATCGACTCATTTCATTTGGAACTTTGTTGTAGTCTCCGCTGCTGATCATGCCAGTGATGCCGCTCTTGTCAAAGTTGTCAGAGCCAATGTTGTAGATGAAGTCTGCTAAACTATTGAACTGATCTTGTGTTAATAGGTTGCTACCAATGCTGCTGTGAATCTTGCCTTCAATTTTTTTGATGTCTGTTTTCAACAACACCTTCATATTGGTTTCGCTTATACCCTCTCCAACATTCAATTGCGTGCTGATCTGAGTGCCAGAATCGTCTGTTGCATTCAAGGTAACTGTGTTGTTTTGAAGTTCTTCACTTGATAACAAATGACCATAACCCAACAGCTTTTGCCCGCTTTTGCATGCATCGTCAAAGGGCTTGCCAATCAAATTGCCACCCAAACCTTCATGATCAATTATGATTTGAATACCACGGTTGTTAACTGTCCACTCTGTGGAGGGGAGCAATACTCTGGGACCCAACGGTTTGAATTCATATTGTGGAGTCCCACCTTCGTCCCAACTTTGCCCAATGTGCAAGCCAGTTTGACCATTCACTATTCCATATACTTGGAGTGGTTTGTCTTGTGCTGGACTCACTTGCCCCACTTTGTAAGTGCTTTCAGGTGGAGTGATTTTCCTCTGCACTAGGCCTGTGTTGGAATAACCTGGGCCTGAAACACTTCTTTGTCTCCAAGGATCAGCTCCTGGCAGTCTGCTGACAATGGTTTGAACAATCTGAATGCTTCTTGCAGGACTCACTACATTCTGCAACTGCACTCTTTCTTCCGTTCGAATGTCAGGCGATAATGCAACTACTCCTGGTACAGCAGTTATGGGATTATCTGGATTGGTGGGCTTGGCTGCATCTGGTAAATTAGCAACATTCAAGACTGTTTTTGGACCAGTGTTCACACTTCCTGCACCAGAACGCAAGTTTACAGATCCATTGCCTTGAACTTTGACATCAGCACCACCTACTAAATTCAAGGTACCTGTGCTTTGAACTTTTACATCAGCACTGGCAACTAAATTTAAGTTACCATTTGTGCTTCTTAACCTTACGTCACCTGTGCTGCTGGCATCAACATTGCCTCCTGCAAACAAGCGAATATTACCAGTCAAGTTTTTGATGTCAATGTTGCTTTCTTGAGTGGTGAGAAATATGCCATAATTGCTTCTGTATTGTAGGCTGCCTACAGCAGTGTTGTAGATATTTGAATTACTGACAAGATGCATATTTCCTTGACTGAACAACAAAACATCTCCACCACTGCTGATGTTGAAGGGCTTTTTGCTGAACATGCGTGTTTCATCTAGGCTTCTCATTTTGATGCTGCCACCAGCTTCAATATTCACATCTCTGTCAGCATGTAAATTGATGTCTTGTCCGGCACTGACACTTACACTCTTTTGTCCAAAAATGTCAATGTTGCCTTCTTTGTCCATCTCTATCCTGGCTCTGTTTGGACCAGTGTTGATTATGATTCTATCTTTTGTATCATGAATAACAATTTGAGCTAGGCCACGAGTTTGCAGGCGGATGAAAGCGTCTTCTGGGGTGTCGTCCATAACGAAGGTGTGCCCATATGGGGTTCGGATACCCATAGTGCGAATACCCTGTTGCATACCTCTCGGTGCTGGTCCACCTTGTTCAATAGGGAGGTTAACTCCTCCAGATTCTCGAGCTGCATCGTAACCTGATAAAAACGTTGGTGATTCACCAGTGAATATATTTGGGTTCTGCTCTTGTGGATTGCTGGCAGGAGTGCTGGCAGGAGTGCTGGGAGTCATATGATTGCGGTCAACTTGGAACAAACATCCAAACCAAACCCCTCGGCTAGGATCGCCATTTATGAAACAAACCAGCACTTGGTTATTGAGGTCAGGTGGTATGAATGTCATACCATAGTCTGTTTGTGAGCTTGTGGGATTTAGGTTTACATCAGCTACGTTTGATGCCCCAGCAAATGGACTGGCGTAATCACAAATGATCCACGTTGCTTCATTATTGATTGCTCCACCAAGTTCAGGGATCCAAACTCGGATACGTCCCATGTTGCGAGCATCATTTACGTCTCGTATTAGGCCAAGATAAATTTTGTCCCAGGTGGCACGTAGCCCCCCAGGCTCTAGCTCATAAGCTCCAGGTAAATTTACTGTTTGTTTTAATGTTGCCATTTATAGCTTCTCAAATTATTGATTTATACCTGTTCTCAAAACTGCCGGTACAGTACCAAACTCTGTTCGCGAGTCGCCCAAATTACTCAAAAGGTCACGGGTTGCTTCACATCGTTGGGTAAATTTCCCGTCTCTGAATATGTGTGTTACTTGCACCATCATATAGAGAGCATTGAAAAAATCAACATCATCACGCAAGTCCATAAACCCTGTGTTTTCGTCAGGAATAGTTCCTGCCCGGAAAGCCAACATAAAAAATGCATCGTAAGGTTGGTAAACGGCGTATTCATCTATATAGACTGGAACTCCTGACTGTTGACCAAAATATGTCTGTTGTATATAACTTCTCAACTGTCTATCTCTTTCTATATTTGAAGCCCCTAACCAGTAAGGATCACCACGTATCTCCATTGTGATATTCACCATATCTTGCATGCGAGCATAAATTTGTTGTGTTACACTGGCATAAACTTTACGAACATCCGTATCAGTAGCAGTCTGAGGCCTTAGTTGATTTATAATATCTCTAGTATCTTGGATGTAGGTAAGCTGAGCAGGCAATGTCCTATTATTACTACTAAATTCGTCCTCACTAAATTCAACACGTCTTCGCCTTGTTCGTGCAGCATCCCGCTCTCTTTGGAGCTGCTCCCGTAAGCCGGTTACTGGAGATTGATCTTGACCAAAACGTCCATATGCGTCTTCTAATGTCTGAGCCACATTTGGGTCAAATACTACTAACGACCCTTGAGCTAAGGCACGGCGCGCTGCCTCATCTTCTTGTTCTATTTCTCGTAAACGACGCTCACCAGCAGCAATTTGAGTGTCTAATACAACAGCATCAGACGCCTGTGCGCCAGCCCTAAGCCTCCGCAATCTAAGTAACTCTTGTTGAGTTTGATCGTATTCTTGAAGCGCAGTCTGTCTACGAGCTAAGGCGCTTTGTAAGTCGCCTAGAGAAGTACGCAGTGCACTAAATGCACTTGGCAAAACTGTTTCATTTGTCATAGGCAAAGGTATCCAATGCAGTGCATTGAATTGAACATCAAGATTTATAATCTCTGTGTTGTTTCCTGTGTAAAAATACAAATAAGCCTTTTTCAGTAGCTTAACAGTCCCAGTATTAATACTTGCTAATCTAGCATCGTGAAATTCGTTTACAAGTTGGAAAGCTCGGCCAAATTCTTGGCTAGCTATAGCTCTGCGGGTCTGTTTAACTCCAATATAAAATTGGAATTGCCTTATATAATCATTTCTTATGTAGTCCCACCCAATGTTTTTTACTACACACTCAATCCAAGGAACTTTTATGATACCTGACCTATCATCTGGTATAAAAAATGTAATGTCTTGAATTGATGCACAGACGTCATCTACTAACGCACCAATGCTTATGCCTTTACCAGCAATAAATTGAACTTTGTCTCCTACTTGCCTAAAACTAGCACGCCGGTTGTTGATTTGTGGGCTAAACTGGATTTTTTGATTTCTCAATGCCTCCTCAATGAAAAATTGATAAATTACAACCTGTGTTTGTTGATCTTGTGGCCGTTGACTACTTCTTAAATCAATATAAAACTGATTTAGTTCATCTTCCAATTTTCCAAAAAATTCACCAACTGTTTTATCAAAGTCTATAATATTTTGCCCAGGCAGTACCCCTCCTGGATCAGAAATGCCTATCCTTCCACTTCCTAGTTCAATAGTATAAGTTTGTGGTAAAAGATAGAATGAGTTTTTGAATGCCATATTATTATTAACAGCGGCTTTCATTCTATAAATGGTTCCTGCAGCCGTAAGTGTATTCGACAAATCAACTATATTAAGTTTGTAGACTTTAAAAAACTTTCTTTGGGCATTGGCAACTATATTTCCGTCAGCATCGTAATAGTTGAACCATAACATCAAAAATATAGGAGCTAATCGCCAATTAAGGTTACCTAGTTGCTTGCTGCTTTCAAAAATTTTGTCAGGTAAGCTCATATTATACGGTTCTGCAATCACCATGTCTACTTCTACTGAGGTTGCATTTTTAGTACGAAAATTATGGCTTACAGCATCTTTTATTTCACATTCTATTATATTGAACCCAGCCGTAACTCCACTTTCAGCCACAACAACATATCTAACCTCATTTAGGTACAATTTTTCATCAATATCATCTTCATCAGCTTCTCTATCATTTACCAAAACTAATTGTAAATGATATGTGTATCTGTCATGAGAATTTAGCATATTATCTTCTGGGCTGAAATTTAGGCCTTTAAGAGCGAGCTCACTTAAAATGCGTCGAAGATAATGATTAGTCACAAGTGGGGTAGCCATTACAAACTACTTTCTATACTAAGCTGGTTAGGTGCATAAATTGTTATCCCAGGAACGAAATCATAAATTGGATCCACAATTTGATCAGGATTTAGGATAGCAAACGCCCACCATGCCCGGGGATTCTGATATAGTTCAAAACTCAATAAGTCAGGCCGATGTAGATGCCGTTGTGCCAAAGTAACAATTAGATCGTCAGTTGTTCTTGTGAGCAATGGAGGTCGCCAAAAATCCAGATATGTAGTGTTTTGTGGAGTACGATAGTAAGGACTACTGCGTAGATAAGTTACTGTTGTCATTAGATGAAATCACTTTGACTTGGGTCACCATTGATGTATTTGGGCAACTCGAATCTCTTCCGCAATGTGGTAGGAGTGTGTTGCACAATCAATGTTACTGAAATTTTAAACAAGCTGGGTAACCAAACACCTTTTGTAGCTGACGGTGTTTGTTGTTGAACACTGGCTCCAGGAGGATTGTTCAATGGATCGTCCCAATTCCGGTTTGCAGGCTGGGTAACACCAGGCAAACCTTGCAACGCTAGGCCAGGTTCGCCAGCATCTTCAAGCTGTTGTGGCGACCTAATTATTGGTGTGGGTCGCACTGTAGGTTGATTAGTAGCAGGCAGCCCACTAGCCACTTGAACATAGTCTACATCATCTGGAAATCCAATACTATAGCTCTTGACTATGACTGGCAAGTTGTTGAACACAAAGGGACCGTAGGCATTGAACAAGAGAATAGGAGGAGGTGTGCCTGCATCTTTGTCATTTTCACCAAAATGCATCTTGCTCATGGTTCTCAAAAAGTGTATGCATGCCAAGGCATAGCGTCCTTCTTTTTGATTTTGAACAGTGAATTGACCATCCACACTGAATGAAGTTGCAGGAGTACGTGCAAATATATGAAAGTCTTGGTTTGTATGTACAGTGCTAATGGTTTGATAATCAATGTCTTGTTGATAGTTGATTGTAGGTGTGTAGGGCCAAACCATGCCATTGTTTGTTTCTCGCAAAGGATCCAATAATCCCTTGCCCAACACGCGATTAGCAGCAGCTGGTCTGGGCCGCAGGCTTACACGTCGGTTAGTGGGATCTTGATTGTTGAGTGTTCCCAACAAATTCACACCATCTCCAATTCCAAAACCGCCAAACACCCCGCGTGGAAAAATAGCAGAGGCAGCCGACCCCACAACGTTGTTTACAAGTCCACCAACCAAAGAACCAGTGTTAACACCAAAACCACCAAATCTAGGCATGCAATTCTTTCCTCAAAAATATTAGCCAAATATTTATGTGCTGGAAACCAGCTGGAATCTAAATACTAGATCATGAAACAGTTTGAACTCTCCCCACAATTAGTTTTTGAAGGCGGCAACGTATTCAAAACCTCAGATGGCTATCCACGCACCACTCGTATCCCACTGGCTTTGATCAGTCCCACGTTGGATTGGCTGGAAAAAATCACAGGGCTGCCTATGCATGGCATGACCTTGGGCAGTGTTGGCAAAAAAGCCAGCAGTGGGGATATCGACATTGTAGTCGACAGCAAGAAAATGTCAAAAGCCCAATTTGCCCAAAGTCTCCAAAACTGGGTGTTGAGCCAAGGTTTGAACCCCAAAGAGTATGTGAAGCCTGCTGGAGAAGTTCATCTGTTGACACCAATTGCAGGTGATCCCAAGAATGGCTTCGTGCAAACTGACTTTTTCTTCCATGATGATCCTCAATGGATGAAATTCAGCATGCAGAGTCCAGGAGACGCCAGCAACTACACTGGTGCAGAAAGAAATCAACTCATGAGCAGTATTGCCAAAGCATTGGGAATGAAATACAGTTGGCAACGTGGACTGTTGAATCGGGAAGATGAATCTGTTATCTCCACTGATCCTGATGTGATTGCACAAAAGCTATTGGGGCCCAGATTCACTCACGACAGCTTCCAAAGTGTTGAAACTATTCAACGAGCCATCAAAGGCAATAGGGCTATTCATCAAGGGTTGACTGAGTTGATTCAAACTCTAAGGAGCTTGGATAAATTAGGGCCCACTGGCAAACCCACAATGGATGTGAAAACTGGGAAGTTTAAGCAGAAATCTCCCAGTGAGCAACGCAAATCAGAAGAAGAAGCTGCAAGGATTGAGCAGTTGACAGGTGTAGCTGTTTAGCTTTTGTTTCCGTATCGGGGATCAATTGGCTTGACATGAATCTGATCAAACAGCAGAGGAAAGTTGGGCAAAACTTTTGGTAGGTCTGTTCTCTCCAACCAATTGTAATTTACGCTGCTGTGTGGAATGAAGTTGGGGAAATCGTGAGTTCCGCCCTTGCTCTTCAAATGATGATGAAATTTGTGTGCCAGGTCACAATCTAGGTCTAGGCACAGGGCTTTGTCGCCCATTTTGGTCCAACCTTTTATTTGTGCTGGCACAACCACAGTGTTACCATGCATGCTCATGAGGTGAGGCACTGGTTTTTGGCTATACAAAACAGTCATGTGAAGATCATCAGTATTCATACAGGGAACACCTTGACTTTCACACCATTCTTTGAGCTCTCGAGCATTTTTGGGACTCATGCTCAAAACAACTATGGTGCCAGCAGCGTGCTCATGAGCTTCCATTACTGTGTTCCTAGGGTGCTTGAGATAGCGTCGAACTGATTGGAACAGCCTATTGGAAAGTTCATCATCCAAACCCACAGCTTGGTGGAAAGCCTTTTTGTCTTTGTTCAAAACAGCCTCACGTGCCTTGGTGCCGCTTATTCCACTAACGCCAATGCCATCTGGATGCCGTTCTCCAGCTGATACAATTTCAATCGTCACTGGTTGACGTTGATGTTTTTCACGTATTTCTGGACTGTTCCAAGAGTCAAAAAGGTCTTTCATGCCCTGCACACGATCTTCGCCGGCAACAAATACAAAATGTCTATAGCCTTTGTTGTAGAGCCATTCTGCGGCTTGCAGCGGAGTTTTGATGCTCTCATCCTGCACCACATGATCTTGGTGTTGAGACATAATCTCTTGGAAAAACTCCAGCTTTTCCGCCCAAGGCAATGGATTCTTTTTTCCGTCTTGACTGTGACTCAAAAAGATCCAATAGTCACCCTTGCCAGCGTGTTTGGCCATTGTGTTAACCAAGTGCTGATGACCACGAGTGGGAGGATTCATCCTCCCAAAGGTCCAAACTACCCGGTTGTGTTCTTGTTCCATCAATGAATCAGGCTCGCCTTTTCTCATAAATTGGGCACGATTTACAAACTTCACTATTCCAGTGGGAGTTACAGCCACAAATCCCTCATGTCCTGGATCTCCACCCAAACTAGCACCCACTGTCCCATCTGTTTGACGGTCCATTTGTTTCTTGAGATCCAGCTTCAAACTTGTTAACAAACTTACTATCCGCCACACGCTATTGTAACCATGGATGTGGCTTTGAATCCATTTCAAACACTTGGCCTGCATTGCAGGGCTAGCAGTACTGTTGAGCCCTGTAAGCCACTCCAAAAACTCTCTACTCACATGGCTAAATGTGGAACTACCACGTTCTGCCTTTTTGGCCAAAAAGCTTTTCATCAAGCCAGGAAGGCTCAAGATTTCATGACTGGCTAGTTGTCCTCTGTCCAAAAATGATTTCACACTTACAGCATGCACTCTAAACAAGTGGGATAATTTGTCAACTAAGTTTTTATCCAGGTTCAAACTTTTGAGCATGGTGGCTTCATGAGGTAGGATAGCCAGTCCTTGATCAGTGCGAAAGCCATATTGACTAATGTTTCGCAAGGCTTCTGGTTCCTGATCTTCAGGGCTTTGATAAACACTGTGCATGACCACGCCAGCACTGCTGTTGGCAATCATTTCACCATATTGACTGTTGACAGGCACACGATAAGTTATTTTGTTGGGTGTAAATTCATATGCCCCATCTACAATGGGAGGTACACCAGTCCACAACAAATCCGCTTGAACGTAACCGATAAATCCTTTTGGGGTAACTTTTTTCAACAATGGGTAGAGACTGGCTATTTTGTTGGCATATGCCAGTCGAGCACTCTTTGCACTGGGGCTGGTGTCTTTCATTTTCCTGCTCATGAGCATATTGACAATATCCTCAGGGCTTGTGGTTAAACCATTGTATTTTTTACTGCTGAATCCAGCTTTGTCTGTTAACACAAATTTATAGTCTTTCCATCCAGAAATCAAGGCTGGTGTTCCATCCATTTTTATACTAACATACTCGGGTTGATGAGCAGTTGTGCTCAGTATATGAAAAGCTCTTTTGGCACCATCTAACCCCTCATCGAAGATCATGTCTTCTGGATGCTCGATACGGGCTTTGGCCTCAGTCAAAGAGAGATTTACTACTGGTAATAAGTCAAACAGCTTCATTGTTACGCCCCAACATAATCTTTTGGCAATCTATTGAATTATTTAACAGATCAAGGCGTCCATTTTGACTTCTTCTGTAACCAATTACAAAATTTAGGGTTTCAAACACAAAGGACTATAATGGCATTGGTTCCCAAGATCAAATATCTAACAAACAAAGATTTATTGTCTGCAATCCATGAAAGTAAGCTTACTTTTTGTGAATTTGTTGACAAAAAATACACTGATTTTGATGTCATTGTATATGATCTTGCAGCAGCAACTCCAGAAGTTTTGGACGCTGCTCGACACAAAAAGCTAGCTAACAAAATGGCTGAAGAAAAGAAAGCCAGCGGCAGCAAGACTTTTGAATCTTCATTAACATTGGATAATGTGCCTTTGGATGAAATTGTTGTGAGGCTTATGACTTTTGTGCACATTCCGTTAAACCCTGCCAAAGCTGACAAAGCCAAAAATCAGGCAGAAAAACACATCAGATGCAATTTCCCTCCTTTTCAACATTGGATTTTCCAAAACAATGAATGGAAATGTGTGGGCAAGAGTCATCACAAAAAGGGTGAATTCACCTTAACTGGCGGTAGGATTACTGATAGACTGGCTGCTATGTGGATCAAATTGGTTGATCGCTATGGGCATAGAGGCAACTGGAGAGGTTACACTTATCTTGACGAAATGAAAGCGCAAGCACTGGTGCAATTGGCACAAGTGGGACTTCAATTTGATGAAGCTAAAAGCTCAAACCCCTTTGCTTATTATACTACCGTAAGTAGTACAAGTTTTCTCAAGATATTACAACTGGAAAAGAGAAGTCAACACATAAGAGATGATCTTTTGATCATGCATGGTGCAACACCCAGTCACACCCGACAGACCGAGGATCAGTTGGCACAACAACTGGGATTTGACAATGCAGAAGCAGCAGTCCCACTTGTTGTGCCCCAAATGAGCCCAACTGGCCCCATCTAGTATTTTTTGATCCACACTGCGTTGCCTGCATCATAAAAACGATTGTAGCCCAAATTTTTGGCAATTTCTTGCTCTGTATTGCCCGCAGCTAAGCCTTGTATTTTGTGTTTTTGAAATTTAAGTCGGCTCTGAACGTCATTTATATTTTTCCAATACCAATAATTGGGTGGACTGATATGACTTAACTCAAAGCCTGTTTTTTCGTAACCATTTCCCAGTCCCCAGTTCAAGTTACTGTAGGACACCAAGCTTTTGAATCCCAACTCCTGATGTGCATGATTCAAAAGCTTGCTAAGCCCTCCTGGCACATGATACCCAGGCAAAATACAATAACGGGCCAGCTCATAATCACTCCCTTTGCTATACCTAGTTTTGACAAAGCTAGCAAGTGCAACAAGCGACCCGTTGTGTTCCAAACCCCAAATATGTTTGGTTGGTATGTTGCCCTGCAAGTGTGAGTTCTGAATAAATGTTTTAGCTGTTCCAAAATCCACAACTGTAATGTTGCATTTACGTGCACCAACAATTGTTTTTTTCAAACCCACTACGTGTGACAATCTGTCAAATATAATATTGGGTTTTTGCACCATCTCATGTTCCCAAATTTGAACAAGCCTTACACCTTTTTCAAGAGCTTGTTTCCATTTATTTTGATGATATTTTTTGTCTCCTATTTGGCAATCTGAATGATAAAAGATGCCATTAAACTCAATACCCACATTTAAATCTGGAAGATAAAAGTCAATCTCCAATGGCTTGATAACTTGCCTATTCCATTGCTCAAAAGATATGTTATTATCCCACAACCATTGTTTGATCTTTGTTTCTCCCCAACTTTCTTTTCTTGGATAACAAGCAAAACAACGCAAATCAGATTCTCTTTTCAAGGCAACACTGAATTGGTTATGGCATTTTTGGCAAACAAACGAATGTTCAGAATAACGATGTGAGTCCAAAAATTCTTCTTGAGTGAATAACGGAGTGTAATCAGTCCTATTTGTAATATAGGAATCCCAAGATTTTTGCCGAAAAGTTTTCCTATTGGTCTCCCTATGCTCTGTTGTCAAAAACGGGGCCACAACACCATATTTTGAGAGGTTGGTTTTTTTGGTTTTAACTAACACCTCCAGGTTTTGAGCAGGAACAGGTGCTCCATAAGTGTTTTGAAACACCTCTATAGTTTTGGTTCTTATATCAGGATGTTGCTGAGGAAAGTTTACTCCCCAATTTTCCTGGATCGTTTTTTGTGCTTTGTCTAAAACAACAGGATTTAAGGTTGGAGCTTTTGCGCCATACTTTTCAAAACATGTGGTCTCAGCTTTGGCTTTGACCTTGTCATGTTGACTTGCATACTCAAAACCATACTTTTGAAGGTTGGTATTTTTACGTTTTTCGTGAATATGATTTATTTCATCTCTAGTGCGGCTGTGTCGAACGCTTTCCTGATATTCACGATTACAGGAGCATTGAGATTGATTACCACAGAATTTTCTGAACCCTAGAACCATATTATTGAAAGTCCTGAACTTACCACTCTGTTCACACCAACTGTTTTCTGCATTAGTGTTATGAACGTATGCATAAAATTTAGCTGCAATTGGGCCTTCACAAGGAAATAATTTGTCTAGCTCTTCTTTGTGTATAGGCAACAACTTTGTCAACCTATTTGGTGTAATCTCCTTGTTCAACCAAAGTTCTTTCAATTCTGCCAAATTCACAATTTTTCTCCAACCCTATTGCATATTATTTATATATCATAATGAATATCACAAATCTAGGTCCTGCCCACCTGTTGAACTAACAGTTTTTATCAGCTATACTCTGACTCAAGGAGACTTTTGAGTCATGACTATCAATCTAGACAATGTTGATTTTTCAAAAGTAATTGCCATAACTGATGTGCATTTTGGCATGCGGAACAACTCCAAACAGCACAACACTTGGTGTACTGAGTTTTTGGAGTTTGTGGTCAAACGAGCACAAGAGCTGAAAATCAAAACACTCTTGTTTTTGGGCGACTGGAGTCACAACCGCAACAGTGTGAACATCAGCACACTCAATTACAGCCACAATGGCATGAAACTGCTAAACAACAATTTTGACAATGTGATAATGCTCTTGGGCAACCATGATCTCTATTTTCGAGATACTCTAGAGCTGCACAGTATTCCCTATGCACAGGATTTTTCAAATATTCACCTAATTGACAAAATCACCACAGTCAAAGACTATTGTTTTGTTCCTTGGTTGGTGGGTGATGAGTATAAGTTGATTCAAAAAATCAAACAGCCTTATTTGTTTTGTCATGCTGAAATTGCCAAGTTCCGGATGAATGCCATGGTGGAAATGCCCGATCATGGCGGCTTGAACAGTGAACACTTTCAAAATCAAAAATTGGTGTTCAGTGGGCATTTTCACAAAAGGCAGCGAAAGGGCAACATTTGTTATATTGGCAATGCCTTTCCTCACAACTTTGCAGATGCGGGAGACGATGATAGAGGGTTGATGATCTGGACTCCTGGAACTGATCCCATATTTGAAAAATGGCTTAGTGCACCCAAGTATCGCACGTATAACCTTACAGAGGCACTTCAGGATCCTACCGGCTTGATAGACAACAAAACTTTCGCACGGATAACAGTAGATGCTGACTTAACTTATGAAGACCTTGCCTTCATTAGAGAGTTATTTGAAACTCAGCTAGCTGCCTTGGATGTGAGTTTTATTCATGGCAGAAGTGATGGAGATGACACTGTTCTTGATGATAGTGAAATCAATTTTGAAAGCGTTGACTCAATTGTGGTGTCACATTTGAATAGTATTGAAAGCACTACAATGAACAAACAACGCTTGATTGAAATCTATCAGAGTATTTGAACTTGATCATCCTCAAAAACGTCACAATCAAAAACTTCATGAGTGTGGGTGCTGTTACACAATCAGTTACTCTCACACAACCTGGCTTGACTCTTGTATTGGGCGAGAATCTAGACTTGGGCGGCAACGGCAACCGGAATGGTGTTGGCAAATCGACGCTGATTTCAGCCATTTGTTATGCCCTGTATGGTCAAGCTCTTACTAACATCAAGAAAAACAATCTCATCAACAGCATCAACAAAAAGAACATGGTGGTGAGTATTGAGTTTGAAGCCCACGGCAACAGCTACAAAATTGAACGTGGCCGTGCCCCTAGTTTTTTCCGCTATGTTGTAAATGATGAATCAGTAAATGAAAACAAAAGTGCAGACGAAGCTCAAGGCGAAAACAAAGATACTCAGAAAGAGATTGAGAAGGTATTGGGCATCAGCCACACCATGTTCAAACACATTGTGGCTTTGAACACCTATACTGAGCCATTTTTGAGCATGGGTGCTGGAAAACAGCGAGAAATAATTGAAGAGCTGTTGGGAATTACATTACTGTCTCAGAAGGCAGAAAACCTCAAAAAGCTTATTCAAACAACCAAACAAACTATTGAACAAGAAGAGTTCAAAATACATACTATCAAAAACAGCAATACACGTATTTTGAGCACTATTGAAAGTTTGAATCAAAAAACCCAACAGTGGGATACTCAACATCAGAACAAAATTCAAGACTTGGAAAATGCACTAGATGCTTTGAGTCATCTTGATGTTGAGCAGGAAATTCAAAGTCACAAAGACAATCTTGTGTATCGTGAACTTCAAACAGCATTGAAGAATGTGCGCAGCCAAAGCCAAACAAAAACACAGCATGGAACACAGCTGAAGGCGCAACAAAACAACTGGTTAACTCAGTATAGTCAAATTCAAGACCACAACTGCGCAATGTGTGGTCAAAAGATTCATGACGAGAAACAAACACATCTGCTGGACGACCTTGAGCACAAAATTACCAAACTGGACAGCAGCATTCAAACACTGGAACAGGAATGCCTGAGTTTGACACAAGAACTGGATGAGCTCATGGGTCTGTCTAGTGCTGTATCGCTAAACCAAACATTTTACAAAAGCATTGATGAGGCATATGAGCATCGAAACAGTCTCACACTTCTTAGTGGTGAACTGGACAAACTTAAGCTTGAAACCAATCCTTATCAAGCCCAAGTGGGTAATTTAAATGACACACTGCAAGAAGTCACTTATGATTCACTAAATGAACTCAGCCAACTCAAAGACCATCAAGAGTTTCTCTTGAAGCTGCTAACAAACAAAGACAGCTTCATCCGAAAGCGTATTATTGATCAAAACCTCAGCTACTTGAATCACAGACTGGGTGAATATCTAGCTGGATTGATGTTGCCACACCAAGTTAAATTCAGCAACGACTTGGGAGTTGAGATCATGCATATGGGCGTAGACTTTGACTTTGACAGTCTCAGCCGAGGTGAACGCACAAGAGTTTGTTTGGCACTCAGCTGGGCATTCCGAGACATTTTTGAAAACATGAACACCAGCATCAACTTCATGGCTGTTGATGAGATCCTTGATGTGGGACTTGACAGCACAGGACTTGAAAGATCTCTAGAGACGCTTAAGGCTATGAGCAGAGATCGGAACAAGAACATTTTGTTGATCTCACATAGAGAAGAGCTAACAAGTCGCTGCGATCGAGTTTTGTATGTTATCAAAGAGTTAGGTTTCACTCGTTTCAGCTATGAAAGCGGTGAGTAATTATCTGTACTCCATAAATATAGATATATGCCGGTCACGACCCTGGCAGGTCCACCGGCTCTATCGCTTTAAGGGAGCAACAGCTATGTCTATTTATCGTAATATCAAACCCTTTGGGTTTTATGTGTATGCCTACTTAAGAAAAACAACATCCAACAATGGTCCTGCAGGAACCCCTTATTATATTGGAAAAGGGACCGGCATACGTTACAAAGAAAACCACGGAACTCTACCTGTACCAAAAGAAGCATGGAGGATTGTTGTCCTTGAACAAGGATTAACTAATCTTGGTGCTGTTGCGCTCGAAAGAAGGCTGATACTCTGGTGGGGACGCCTGGATAATAACACAGGTATATTACACAATCGAACTGATGGCGGGGATGGGGCAGTTGGGAAGATAGTCTCTGATGAATCAAGAATGAAAGCAAGTGTTAACAATTGTGGCAAAAAAAGAAGTGCAGAAACAATCAAGAACATAAAAGATGCATTATCTCTTATCGACAGGTCAGGAGAGAATCATCCGTTATATGGCAAAAAGCATTCTGATGAAGCTAGATCTAAAATGAGCGAAGCTAAAAAAGGCAGGTCCTATGAAGAAATTTATGGCCCAAAAGCAGAAGAGATGCGAGCTGCACGCTCACAAAAATCTCGGGGACGAAGTCTGTCTGCTGAGACCAAAGAAAAGATAAGTTTAGCAAATCGAGGCAAGAAAAAACCTGCAGGCTTTGGAGTCCGAATGTCCGCAGTAAGGTCTGGCCAAAAAGTCTCTGAAGAAATTTTGAAGAAGAGAGCACAGATATTCGAAGCAACAAAACAAACTTGTGAACATTGCGGGAATATCTTTGGTTTAGCGAACTATATCAGATGGCATGGTCCTAATTGCAAAACTCAACCTAACCAACTACTATAGGCGATTCGATTGGGATTATACACCAGCAGTATAACTCAGTTCAGCAATCTTCAGCTTGTTTTGTTCAAAAAATGGCTCAAACTCTGTTATTACAAAGGTTTTGTAACGTGCGTGGTTTTCAACCGTGAAGTCAGCCAAATGTTTTTGATCAAAACAAGCATAACTTCCTTTGTGATTGATGCGTATGACAACAAACCACAAATCTTCTGGATCACATGTGTCAAGTGTTTGCTCTATCCAAGCATCCAGTTGTTTGATATCTCCATTGCACATGAGTCGATGCCACGGAAAGTCTTGATAAAACTTACTTTCAATCACCAGCTTTTTCATATGGGAAGGTGGAATGAGATCACTTTTGAAGTAGCTGATTTGCGTAGCATCCATAGTGTCTTTTCTCTTGGTGTTTGCTCCTCCAATGAAGGCACCAGAAT